ATGCCAACATTCGTAACGCAGTCATCCAACGCATGCATAATATTGTATGGAACATATCCTAGAATTTGCTCTTCATTGTTATTTGCTTGTTTTATTAAAACTTTAGTCTTATCTTCCGGATGCTCTATGATAATGAAAGTAAAATTGAATCCACAGATCCATTAACACACAACAAAATGAGTTCATTCGCTTCATTGTTTACTAACACCAACTTCAAGACTACCAAGTTTGCAGCTCAACACATCCCAAAAGACGTGCCTCAAGCCCCACAAGAAGCCCCTCAAAAGGCCGAGAAGAAGGATGAGTTCACAACAGTCAAGAGTCGTTATTATGTTCCTAGAGAGGTTCATTACAAACAACGAGTTGAAGAGCCTCAACAACCAGTCGCTGAGAAGAAGTCTTATTACAAGACAACTAACGGATCGTCGAAATCGACTGCAGCATCAAAGGGTGCTTTCAAAGGTACATCGAAGGTCGTCGAAGCAAAAAAAGTAGACACATACACAGAAGCAAAAGTAGTGATGCTTAATAAGCCGATCTCATTTGACTAAACATCTCATGAGATGATTTATTTTTTGTGTCAATGACCGACTCATCGTCTGCATACCACTTGCACATCGTTCGGCCATGCACATATTTTTTGTGGTTTAGTCAACAATATTTTAAGTCGTCGAATGTCACTTACTTCATGTGCCGATGCAAATACGTCCGATGTCTGGATAGAAAAATTCTGAAATATACTATAAACCCCGTATGTCATAGCATTGAACGCATTTTTGTTGATGGGTCTATCAGAGTGAACAAATTTTTTGTTCATTACCGACACTTCTGTTACTTTATACACACCAGCAACAAATAAAAACACACCCATCACACTTCTAACGATCACAGTGTCACCACGCATATACCATGTCCCGCTATAACACCATCTATCATATTTTTCGATGACATCATACCATGTGTCTGTTAACTCGTTGAAGTAGTACAAAGAATCTCCATATACATGTACGTGTAGAACATATATCTGTTGTGCAAAATACGACAACATACCATACTCATCCGATATTTTATACTTGTGATAATCATCCTCGACGTATAACTTTCCTGTTAATGTTACATACTTCGAACCCATGTAACATACATCGTCATGTATAGTCAGTTTGCGATAATCGTTAGTAACCTTTCTTGATTCGCGCATATACATAACACATTGTTTGCAAGGCATCTGCTTCTTGAACCATGATACAATTCCTCTGAGCATCTTTTTATCGTGTGTACATATCATCAAATTTATCATCTGCTGACTCATCGACCGCATACCACTTGCACATCGTTCGGCCATGCACATATTTTTTGTGGTTTAGTCATCAATATTTTAAGTCGTCGAATGTCGCTTACTTCATGTGCCTGCTGAAATATGTTATCAATGTGACCGTCAACACAAACTCGAATCAAACCAAAAAATCTATATCTCGACGCATCAAACTCATTGAACCCATTTTTTTTGATTTGCATCTGCTCCCAATAATATTGACATTCCAATGGTATGATTTCTTCTACGATATACTCATCAACAGTAAACAAATATATGTATTGGCCACATACGATGTATACAAATTTGTCGTACATGTACCATGTACCGCCGCTATACACTTCATCATATCTTTCGATGATATCATACCATGTGTCCGTCAACTCATTGAAGTAATATACGCGACCAGAAATCTCACGCGCGAAACATATATTTTTTTTGGTTGGCAACAACATACCATATGCATCGACCATCTTGGTGGTACTATCGTTGTTGCACTTGATATATAGCTCTCTAGGCGATGTTAGGTAGCCCATGCGCCCATCACCCAGGTCGTCGTATATAGTCATTTTGCTATATTCGGTAGTTACCTTTCGCGATGGTGACATACGCATTATACATTGTTTGCGCTTGAACCATGAAACGAGTTTCTTGAGCATATTTTTTGATGACTCATCCGCACGACATCAATTTTATGATCGCAAAAAAATGATGCGACAATAGGCGGGCGGCCGGCGAACGGTCTACTCAACGTCTGCACAAACTATGTCGATGTCGTATAGATCGTCGCTAATCTTATACACACAGTAATCATCGACGAAGTACCCATACTTTTTTGCGATCTTTATCCAACGCTCTCCATGTTCGCAGTCCATCATCCATCGAAAATTAGGTATGTCAAACACAAGAGTTGATGTGCTGCGAGACATACTTACTTTGATCCAGACCTCAGCGCCGTCACGTCGCATGACAAACATCTTGTGCAAAACACCTATAGGCGATATGTGCCCGGTGTAACCATGTTTCTCGAAGAATGAAGTACCAAATAACGTGAGGAGATCCAACACAAAAATAAATCTCTCTTTCTTTGTACAATAAAATTCGATATAATAACATCGCTCCTCGTTATACTCGTGTTGTAGTTCGACGGCCGAAAACTTCTTGAATATGGCTATCATAGTCTCTTCGTAATCTTCTTCGGAACACTTTATAGCGCTTCCTAATGTAAATCTATTAGTTTGTTCATCGTTGTTGATGCGGGTATTTTCATACGGATTATATCGTGAGAATGATGATAGCGTTGAAAACAATGTATCGCAAATATCATGGCAGTATGTTGTCTCGTCCGACATGTCTGTCACGTCTGTCATCTTTTTTGTTATGATGCGTCGACGAGTCAATTTTCGGGGAATGCAAAAAATTAAACATCGCCTGAACAAACTATGTTGACGTCGTGCAAATAGTTTATGCATAGCATCTTGCAATCATCTATCGTATACCCATAACTTTGTGTTGTAAGTAACCATCTCGGTAATATTTCGCGTTCTATTGTGCATGTAAAATTAGGTATCTCCATCAAAACATCATCTTCGTATATGCTCGATTCGTATATTTTAATGTATACAGGACCATCAGAGTAACGTTCGCGGCGCAACATGTACGAAAATTCAAAATCTTCCTTTGGTGCGTCGACATATTTGTAGTACTTATACTTTTCGAACAAGTTATCGCCGAAGAATTCTAACAGCTGCAATGCGGAGATGAACTTATATTCATCGATAAACTTGATTTTAACATACCATGATATTCCTTTCTCATCGCCATCTTTGTCAAAAATAACACACAACTCGCAACTAACCTCGGCGCGAAACTTCTTGTTACGTTCGATTGCTAATATTATTTCATCATATTCATCTGCCGTACATTTTTTTGTGTTACTTGATTTATAAAATGCTTTAGCACCGTCAACCAAACATAGGTGTTTAGGTTCACATGTAAAGCTTACGGCCATATACAACAATCTGCAGAAACCTTCACCAAATGACATGTTCATCTTTTTTGTTCATTATGTTCGCATGTCAATTTTCAATGGCCGCTTATGCATAGCAGACGATACATACGTCAGACAAGCCGTCAGGTACATTTTTCATCTTGCATTCATCGACAATGTATCCATAATTTTGTGCTGATTGAATCACTATTCGCGCCAATTCATTGTTGTCGATCCAGACAAAATTATGTGTCTTGAATATTATGTCGCGCCATGTTGTCATACTCACTTTGATGCTTTGAGGGAACTTATGATCACCTTTGTATCTCAACATGAACATCATCTGGGATGGTGTTGATGGTTGTGCGTGACCATATTTCTCGAAGAATGAAGTCCCAAAGAAATCAAGCAACTTCAATGCATGAATAAATATAACTTTTGTGTTGCATGACATCGCTGGCCAAAACAAATTTCCACAGCCTATAACATGTTTTCTGCTCATGTTGATGAATCCTTCATCGAACTTGTTCTTCGTCGCTTTCACAATTTCATTGTGTTCTTCTGGTGTACAACACATTGATTCATGGAATTCTATTCCATAATCGAGAGTTTCTTCAGCATTTGCGTCATACTTTTTGTGCACGGCGTAAAGCAACAACTCGCATGTTTCATATCCAAACGATTTGTGATATAACATTCCTTTTATCTTTTTTGTTGATGCATCGACGAGTCAATTTTCGAGAGATGCAAAAAAATTAGATATATTCGCATGCGTCATCTATGCAGATGATCGACACATCGTGCAAACGGTCGACGAATGATCTCTTACAATCATCAATCACAAAGTTATAACTCTGTGCCAACTTGATCCAAATAGCACCTACATCATGGGTCATATGCCATCTGAAATTCGGAATCTCAAAGATCATCTTATCATCGACAGCGTATACTTTGACATACGGTACGTCACATGCCTCATTGCTTTTATTACGAAGCAAGCACATGAATGATACAGCATCCTCACTTACAAGGACACTGTCGTGCCCATATTTGTTGAAGAACTTTGTTCCAAAGAAATTGAGCAATGTCAATACAACACCGAATCTGCGAAAATGACTGCAATAGAATTTTAGTTTGACACCCCCTACACTATTTTGTTGTATGATTATTTTATCCGCAACGAAACATGCGCCAATATGCAGATCACGAACAGCTTCAATGATTTCTGCGTACTCTTCTTTTGTGTACATACAAATAGTTCGATGCGTTGCAACTTCATTGTAGTCCGATCCTCTGTCTCCATTGAGACAACAATTATTTAAGAGGTACAAGAGTGATTCACACGCTACGTATCCGAAAGTAGCCATTCTTTTTTTGATGATAGTGGGTGGCATCTTCAATTTTCGCTACGTGTCTCGAAAATTGACGTCATCAATACACAAGAAAAAACAACATGAGCACCATCTTCAAAGTCATCAAAGCGACCGCTAGAGCACATATCTTGAGACGACCTATTCCGACAAACATCGTAAGACAAGTAAAATGTCTCGACACAAGCATCGGAAATGGCAAAACTCATTTCACGCACAAAACATTCGTTGACGAATACAACAAAAAAGAGACCGCCGTCGCAACGGTCTGCACACTCGAAGTCCTAAAAGTTGTCGGTTTTGTTGCATGCATACCATTGATGATTACCGCTATGGTGGCAGGCGCAATCATACTAACATATGTCGTTGTGTGTATCGTATTAGGCACATATTATTGTGTAGGGACCTTGTTTAAATTCGTCGACAGATGGTTTTAAGCGTCTGTAACAGCGACTATGTCAACATCTGATAGTTTTGAGGAGAAACTTCTCTTGCAATCATCGACTACGTATCCATAACTTTGTGCTACATCGATAATATGTTTTGCAAATACTAATGCATACACTACCTGAAATTCCATGTCTCCAAACATACAACACGATCGTTCGAGGTGACTTTGATGTACTCATCTTCATTTTTTAACATCATGATGAACGTTTCGTCGCCAGTGCACCTACTAAGACTCTGCTTATACCAACTATTGTTGAAATATTTTGTCCCGACGATGTCGCACATCTTCATCAACATATTGAATCGATCATCCCGACGTAGTTGCACTTTGATGATGTAGTTTGATGTCATTATATTGACATGAAAACTAACATGTACCGATTCTAACTTTTTATTTATTTCTCTGATCAAGTCCATGTCATCATCTAACATATCGCAAAAAGGATCACTAGTGACATCCATACACTCCATTTTTTCAGGATAGTGTTGTTTGATTGTTGTGTTGAAAATCATTCCATCAAGACATTCACAAAAAGCGTGGCTGAACGCGATCATTTTTTTCTTGAGTGGCGTGCACATCAATTTTAATCATCCGTAAGTTACACTCGAACATTTTATTGAGAGTACTCATTACATCAATTTTGATCATTCTTGTTTTTTTCCCTGCGACAAAGTATACACAAAAAATAAATGAGTCCACTTATCATCATTGGTATTGCAGTTGTAGTAGTCTTGCTCGTCATCGGCGGTGCATACTACTATGTGCAAAAGAAGACATCTGCACTTGTGTGCGCCACATGCCCAGTATGTGCTACTACCGTCGTCGCATCAGCTGCCACAACACCGACATATACTTTGTCGGCAGCTAAATCAGAACATGCAGGAGATGATATCAGACTTTACAGAGACGTTTCTATCGATGATGCAAAAGCACTTTGTAACGCAAATCCAAAATGTGTTGCAATCAGTTATAGCACTGCTTGGACGGGACAAGATAAAATATCAGGTGGCGCTATCTTAAAGAGCGCATCGAGCATCAACAACACAGGGTTTGCAGGCGACTTCTACATAAAAAATTAGTGACGTTAGTAACGTTTAGTAACGTTAGTCGATGACTTCGAACATCGATACATCGTCGAAGAAGTTATTTATGTCGCCAACACGAGTATATCGTTTTGCACCTCTGCTATCGACATCAATAAAATATCGTGTCACAATCGTGTCGTCGTACTTCTTGATTTCTGCATAATCTATGGCACTAAATTTGCGACCATCAACAGTAACATCGTACTCGTCGTGGACGTTAAACGAGCTGTAGACTACTCCAACATCGTTAACAACCAAACTTTTGTGCTTGTATATATACATATGATCATTAGTACGTATTCTAAGGTGATTACGATGGTTGTATATAACATATGGATGCCCCGCAACATCGTCTAGATTATATAATATAGTCCCATCACCTTTTTTGACTAATTTAGACTTGAAGTCATGTGTCAGCTCGATTAATTCAAATTCGCTCTGCAACAACGGAATCAAAACATTCACTACACCAGTATCAATGTTTCTGATTTTTATGTATGTGATTGTTGGCAACCAATAGATGTATTTTGTTGCCTGTGCCGAAAGTGTAGGCATATGATTTAGACATATGTCTGCTATTTTAAAATCGAACAATTCAAATGTGGCACATGTTCGATCAAATCAATACTACTAGAGCTTGATTTACGCCCGTCAATGAGCATGCTTTTTAACGTTATGATAGCTACATAACGGAGAAAAATATTAATTTATTCAAGTCCAAGATACCTCATAAATATGTTTCGAGCTCCATTTAGATCACGATCTAAAGTGATCCCGCATTTTTTACAGTTATATGTTTCGGACGAGCCTAAATTTTTATCTTCATTTCCGCAATGACTACAGGTCATGCTTGTTTTATATTCTTTTGTATAAAGATAGTTGCACTTGAATTTTTCACACGTTTCTGACAATATCTTACTAAATTTTGAATGCAAAATAAGTCTTTGATGAAGTTTGTTGGTATTTCCATATCTCGTATGTGCTAAAAAGTTACCTATCTCAGGTGCGATTATAGCTCTATGGTTGATTGCCATATACCTTGATAATTTTTTGTAGTAGTCGTCTGTGAAATTATCCATTTTTATCACCCTATTTTTCTCAATAACAGAGCCATGTCTCTTTGTAATTAAACCATTCTTGACCTTCAACCCGATATTATTTATCCTCTTCATAGCTCTTGATATATTTTTTTGTACACAATTTCCAAGAGTATATCCATGTTTATCATCATCAATAACAGTGAATAATTTTCTCATACCAGGATCAAATGCACAAACATTTCTGGCAATATTTTCGCACGTAAAAACATCTTCGGGGAACTTGATACACCAATCATTGTATTTACGAATGATTTTGATGCTTGGTCTGTTCCTACTACTTTCATTATTATCATCAGATTCATAATCATCAAGCAATCGTTGCATCAGGTCTTTATCTTTCTGTGTTTTACCATGAAACACAAATGATATATTTTTTGCAGCAAAATGTGAAGGCATTATCCTAAAATATGCACTTTTGTTTTTACCCTCAGAAACACGTATTCTATATCCACGTGATGTCATCGTGATGATATCGGTGTCCTTGTTTTTAAGCATTGTCGGTCTGCGAAATTCTTTTTGTTTACCATGTCTACTAATGATAGACTTATAATTTCCAACGACTAGTTCAGAAACAGAATCATAACATGCGGACAACATCGAGTTTTTTATGAGATTTACTAATTTTGTATGGCCCTTAAACTGGCTTGTTTTCTTGAATGTTCCTTTCTGTAAAGTCTTATTCTGCAATGTATTCGCACCCATTAATCCTTTTGATTTTTTAAACTTCTCATCGCTCCACTGGACCTTAGACATCATATTGTAACATAATCTTTGATATTTAGCTATCCTACTTAATTCAGTGCTCTGGGATTTATTGACACATATATTAATATGTGTTGATCGTTTGATCGTCTCGCGGTTTCCTGATATTTTTTTGGTTAATTTCGTATAGTCATATTTACTAGAACTCTCTGGTGTGATAATTTTATTTATCCTGTTAGACTCGTTATTAAGCAAAGACATCTCAACATCCAATGATTTTATATCCATATCTCTTGTAGATGTGTCTAGACATGTTGGTAGTTTTTTGCGATGTGTTTTTATAGAATGTTTCCAGTCGTAAACACTATTATAGACATAGTGCCTGTCTTTTTTGGATGTTTCCAACATATCTTCCTTAGAAAAATTCATTCCAAAAAAATTAATTTCGGTGTCCGCGAATCTGTTATTAATTTTGTTCACTTTAGTTTTGTTGTTTGTCTTGACTAGATGTGAAAGAGAATATGAAACCATTTTTATGATGCATATCTTTATATCATATATTCGAATTAATTGATTTTATACAAGCTGCATTATGAAATACCTGATGTTCGACCTCATAGTCACATAATAACCATGTGGTCAAACCACACAAACAATGATATATCGTTTTTGCGGTCATATTTTTTTGTGTTAGTAGTGTTGCGTCAATTTTGTCTGCAAAAAATTTAGACATCGACATCATCGACGGCGACGATATCGACATCTGAAAGTGCGTCTGGCACCTTGCGCATCTTGCAATCGTCGAATACAAATCCATGACAAATTGCAGCTTCTATCATAAGTTGGCGAGCTTTGTTATTGTAGATGATCCCAACATGATTAAACATTATGATCGAAACACGATGATAATGTTCGTTAATGATATTGTATATCCTCACCATATTTCCATCTTTCTTCCTTCTGAGTACACCTTCAAGATTGGTTGCGTATCTACTAGTACGGACATCAAGAACTATGTTGATAACATGATTACTAATGTTGTCAGCAAGCAGGTCGAATAAACACAATAAGTCATCAAACAAGTTCTTCTTGACGCATCTGAACTCCGCAGCATGTGAAAATATTTCATTAGAATCACCGTTACGACGAAGTTTAGTGTAATGTATTGTTGATCCGCATAACTTTTTGTTGATACGATCGATGATAACAATTTCATCCTTTGTTGGAGGCGACTTACATTTTTCGTAATAATGGTGTACATTGTTTCCAAATGTTTTGAAATTCATGATCTCATTATCAGCCGCGAGAATACACCCATGTAACTTTCTTCTTACAAACCAACTAAAAGAGTCCAAGAATGTATCATGATCAGTGATGCTTTCAATGTTATCGATGCTCATATTTTTTGATTAAGTTGTCATGAGATCAATTTTGTTAAAATTGATGTCCGCATAAAATGTCACAAAAAACATGACAGACACTGAAACATCGATGGCACCAACATGTACATCTTGCGGCAAGTTCTATGGTACTGCCGACACGAACGGTTTGTGCTCACAGTGTTTCTCACCGCCATCACCTGATTGGAGCTTCGACGCTCTAACAGAATTTACTACGTACATGAAAACACGTCATCCTACGAAATCATGGATAGCAATGTCAGATGCGCAGTTTGATCTTGTCGCAAAACGCTTGACAGACGACGTTCCGGCCGTTGACTGGTATCGCATACTTGGTGGTATGACACAAGATTTTCACACCATCTACTTAAGTGCCGCTCAAGTAAAACAAGTAATATCCGCATCGACCAAGTACGAATATGTGCATGTTGTGTACAAACATTGTTATGAACTTTGGGACGCAGATGTTGGACATGGAGTCGGCAATTGTTATTGGAGAGACTTCAACGAGATGACTCGACCAAAAAATAAAGATGCGCTTTATGCGATTTATGACAAAGCTTCGATCAGTTGGTCATATCATTGTTTCTTACCGCTCGGTGAGTGTCCGATATGTTTAGAAGAAATGAACTCACGTAATTCATGGGCAACATCATGTTGTCATAACCCTATACACACAAAATGTGTATCGAAGTGTAAAGATTGTCCCTTATGTCGCGGCACATACTATAATAAGTAGTATCCTTCCGCAGCAGACTATAATATGTACTCAACGATCGATGTACACATATTTAGATCATTTTTTTCGATGCTAAAATGTGTACAATACTCATCGCACTCATCTTGTGGTCCGTCGATGATGTGTTTCTCAGCTTCTAACCATCGCTTTTCGAGAATGTTACAACTGTACCAAACGATATATTTACTGCATGTGAGTATGTTGGGTTCTGCTTCTGGCCATCTTTCTGTCACTAAATTCATGAGATACACAAAAGTGTGATATGGGCTTTCTAAAAGTACTTGCTCTGCTTCGGGCCATCTTCGTTCCAAGAGATATACTGCATATATACATATAGCTTCGGGACAAGTCATGATGATAGGTTCTGCTTCTGGCCATCGTGCAAATAGTATGAATGCAGCATAGTTAGCAGCGCCCAAACCGTTTGTTACGATGATTGACTCTGCTTCATACCATCTTTTTCTGATGTTGTTTACAGCATATAAACCAGCGATACAACTATTTTTCAAAATGGCTGGTTCTGCTTCCGGCCATCTTTCATCTATAAAATGGTATGCCGGTGATGCATAATGCATAGCTACTTTTGCGCATGTTCGCATATGTTTTGGATCGATCATGTGTTCCGGAAATCCAAGACGAGCCATCTCGATAGACACACTTTCTGGTTGTGAGCGATACCTAAAATGCCTATACTTATCGACAGGATCACACCAAGCAGGCAACCTCATCGCCAACCTGACCGCCAGCACATCACATACAGGTAAAAATGTGACAATCGTGCCAATAATGTCTTCGTGTAAATCTTGAAACATGTGTTATATGCGCACAATGTGCATGTTTGATGTTGCAAAAAAATAGATGCCGACGCTGAGACTCATCATTCAGCACAGACGATGAGCACATCGCTTGGCGCATCATCATATATTCTTCGTACGGGTTTTATGATGTGTCTGATCCCTGCGATCACATCATCATTTGCAATTTTTGTATACTTTCCGCTGATCATTTCATGTCCTTTGAACACTTCTTTAGTAAACACGCTTCGACCTCCCATAATATTTCCGTGCGAAACAAACATATCTTGCACTAGTGTAATAACACGTTTATAGTAACCCGGCGCCAATGATCGATCGTCTCCTGAACAAATACATGCATCGTGTTCACCTGCATGCGCCATGATGACTGTACCACCATCCCTTCTGCCCACCAATACAACATCATCTTTCGAAGCATATATATCAAACATATGTACTCTGGTGAAAATGATGTTCGCATAAAATGTAGTCACCCAGTCGTCTATTTTTGAGTTGATGTATCTACAATCTTTGAGTGAATATATCGATTCCATCAACATGAGTGTCACATTTTTTTCATACTTTGTTATGTTCAAGAATTTATCATACTCATGTATATTACATCGATCATTTTTGGTGATCGCCAACAGCTTACCTTCATCGATATAATACAAGTTATCTTTTGACAAATGATCTTCTAGTTTTGTGCTGAATGATAATAGACACATTTTTTTGTTGTTCATGATCGTGTTCGTCAATTTTCGAGACACAAAAAAATAAATGCTATGCATCTCATCAATCATTTGCATCTGCATGTGCACACGATGAGTACATCGCTTGGACATGTGTTATATCTTCGTTTATGACGTGATGGATACATGATGTCTCTAATTTTTTTGATGTGTGTACCAGTAATCATGTCATGTTCGATGCAAACATGTTCATTCGTGATTTTTACGCAGTCATCGACTGTAGTATTTTTAAGAATACCAGTATAAGTTATATATCCTTTGTTGGAGGAAACAAAACGTCCTTTGTACATCGTTACTCGTTTTTGAAAAACAGAATTTTTCTTAAAGGGTTTAAATGCACAGAAATTATCGTTATCCTTATACATGACATAGTACCAGATGTCATGTGAGCACTCAACTATTAACTGTTCTTGTGTCACATGATATTTTATAATATTTTCATTGAACATAGCATATAGCGTAGTTGCGAGCCAATCGTCTTTTTGGAGACTTACATATTTTATTACGGATAATCTTTGCCCGCATAACTTATTTTTAGGTAGTTCGTGGTTAGAAATAACTGTCTCATTCAAGAATTTATCATACGCATAAGCGACATTTGTCTCTGTATCTAGTCTCAATAAACGGCTGTCCATAACATAGTATATGTTGTTCTCCATGGGCAAGTGGTCCTCTAGTTTTATGCCCGAATGCAATACTATCATTTTTTTCATCGATGATGGTCATCAATTTTCGAGACGCAAAAAATTAGACATACTTATCTTCGGGCGGTGAGATCTCACCACCTGCATGATGGTTTGTGCACATCACGATGTACATGACATACATGGCATTCGCAAAGAGTAGTCCGACACACATGTAAAAGCCCGTGTAAAACACAGAATAAGAGTCGATGTATATATCTGCGCGCTTAGCATATATGCACGCGGTCAGTATGGCTGCTTGCAATATGCAACTCATCGCTGTAAACATGATGTATATTTTTTGCAACATGTATCGTGCTGCGATCAGTCTCAAGAAACCAACAACGATACACACAAGCATTAAGGCGGCGAGCAGATCGCTTTTCTCATAGTGTTCATCAGCGACGCACACATCACCTGTGCATACTGTTGATATCATCGGTCCCATGTATACGACTTTGATGAATGTCAACTTGATCATGTTTGCTGTACCCAAACAATATGCTATAAGTGCTATGTCTGCAATGGCTGCGATAGTCGTGATCATAGTCATGTTTTTATGTCTTCATTCGGTGCTCATCAATTTTCGAGATACGCAAAAAATGTAAATTTCTTGGTGCGAGACATATCGAATTTTATGATGTTCATGCACTCAGGGTTCGAAGAGTCAATACGCCATTCAGACGTATCTCCCAAAATATATGTCAAGCATGGTTGTTTGGTGGAACCGAGCATTAACCATGCTTGCACATCGAATTTTCTACCGTCCAACGTTATCAAATTCCCGTGGATCACATCTCTAACGATTTTTCTCGGATAATAAATGTATGATCGATACCTACATTGATGAATTAATGATATCGTAATACAATCACCTAATTTCGTCATACTACACGTACTTGCTTGTGGAATATCACTCAGATCACTGACGAAAGTTCCTTTCAACAATCTATATGTGCCCATGTTTTTATTGTTGGCGCTACATTCTTTGTAACCATGCTCTGATCTATGTATCATAAATTTCTGCCCATCATCGGTATAGAAAACTCTATATTTTGTGCGCCGGCCCAAGTTGCCATATCTAAGTAACTTCGGATCGCCTGACATTGTTCTCAAGAAACATACATTTATACCCACTACATACATGACACGCAAATCTTTAGGACATATCGCCCGCAACACAAGCTTCGATGCGATGTTCACATTTTTTGAAACATATGTCAATGTGACTAAGTCACGAAAATCAAGAAATGATGCAACATCATGCCAAGTATCATCAGACAACATTTTTTTGATTATGTATCGATGGCATCAATTTTAGCCATCACACAAAAAAGTTACACATCGCATTTACGCGGTGTGCTCATCGATTATGCCGATCATCGTCTTTTTATCGTCCTTACCGCCGATGAACCATTCGCGCCCCTTATACAACTTGTATTTTTTACCGAAGTCATCAATGATCTTGTTCTCCGTTCCAACTATATCGCTTGTCTCTTTGCTATGAACAAGTGTGTAATTCTTATACTTCTTCAATCGTTCTTTGAGAGCTTGTTTTGTTCTTCCGACCTTATAGTACTCTTTATTGTCCTTGAAATACAACAAGTAGATGCTTCCCGCGATCGGACCCTTAGCTTCTTTTGATACTTTTTTGGTTGTCACTTTGACAGATTCAATGGGCGTATCGTCGCTGCCCGCACTAACATTGCTAACACTATCATCGGCAGTGATCATATCCTCATTTTGCTGCTGCGGCATCGAATGATGTTGTTGTTCTAACAATGATATTATATAATCTTGTTTGTTTCGCAGATCGTTTAGTGTGATCATCATATCACCGTCCGTCGATCCGATGTTCGGAACTGTTTTATATGTTGTTTCTTTGATCTCATTGACTGCATCTACGAAATCTTTTCCGAGATCACTTGTATCACGAAGTTCGACATCGTGCACATCGTCCGCACCTAGAGTGTTGTATATGGCTACGAAGAACGCGACATGAATATAGTACTCACCATCCTGCTCTTCGAGTATGCTATGTGCAACTAATTTTGAGCGGATCGTATTGGCAGAACTACATTCCAAGACATGCACATTTCTCTTGTTTGTGCGTCCGAATAAATGACATATGATGCCTTCAACACTCATGAAATACTTGTTTCTTGTGTGCGCCAAATTATACTTTTCGATGACTGCTACGATGTTTGGATGCTCGAATGACATAATGAATGTCATGTCTCGAGGGCATCAATTTTAGGTGGCTAAAATTGATCCTCGTCATGTTACGAAAAAAATGATGTCTGTTGACTGCGATATGTGTGACATGCTTGTATCGTCGGGCACATTCTCCAATATCAAATGCCCTAAATGTGGTACACAAATTCGAGACAATGATGATGCGTCAGAATTAGATAGATGTGAACAATGGTTATCTGTGCGTCGTTTCATTTATCTCAGCGAAATATATGGGTTGTGTCATGATATCAATGGCATAAAGCTCGTTTCGCATACTGATTTTGCTTGCGACATTTATCTGTGTAATTATGCAAAACATAACTATGGTATGTTTTGTGATATGTACACTCTTCGTGAAGTATGTAAGAATTACGGTGTCGATGAAGAAATTATATACAAGTTGCGTAGAAAAATAGATCGTCCTACTCATAATGTTGATCCGAAATACAAACACACTGTGCATGCATTATACAGATATGGTTCTTCGGTATCGGCAAAGAATGTTGTTACATGTACTGATGTTGTTGAAGAATACCTCAGATTCATAGAGTACCATGATTTGATGTGTTAATTTTTTGATCACAACAAAATTGATCCCCGTAAAGTTACTAAAAAATGACATTGACCGAATGCGATATGTGTAAGTTGCTCGCAACATCTGATATATTCTTTGGTGTCAAGTGCCCTAAGTGCAGCACATATCTTCATGATAATGAAGATCCCGCAGAGCTAGATGCATGTGAACAATGGTTGGCTAATGATAATCGCTATATCGACATTGACGATTTATACCTCAGACGATATAACTTTTATAACCATATCATCGGACATACCGGGTATGCTTGTGACATATATCTATGTAATTATATCACATGCAGGCACTACGACATGTGTCAAATGTACACTCTTCGCGAAGTATGTGACAAATATGGTGTAGACAAAGAGGTCATATACAAGTTACGCAAAAAAGTGGATCGGCCCATTTACGCATGTGATGACTTTAAACACACCGTGTATAGATTATATGATTATAATGATGCCGTGTGTACAGATGTTGTTGATGAGTACATAAGATTCGAATAATCTCATTCAATGATGCAATCATTTTTTGCGCAAAATTGATTCGCTCACGACCTATACAAAAAAGAATGACCACACAAACAACAAGTTTACCTATCGATGCTCTCTTCGAACAAAGCGCAGAAAAGTATATTCCGGTAGAAGTGACCATAAAGTGCAAGAATAAGATATCAACATTCCGCATGCCGTTCTTTGTGCTTGACTCATTGTTCCCTTTGAGTGAACACAATCACATGGCAGATAAGTATACTTTTGAGTTCGGTCTCGAAAAATGTAATGAACATCATCCGAGCATCGCAACATTCATCGCGAGGATCATGTTGGGTCACACAGTAAATATGGAGATGAATGAACTCATCTGCGAAAAACTATCTGTTCATGATTGGTTGGCGCTCTATAAGTTCATTGATACATACTTCATGCCGTCTGAAAAATCAGTCATCAACTATATCACAAAGATCAAAGAGTACGTCAAGAACAAGGTTGTCGGTTGCATGGACACCTTGATCAAGGCACATGAACTCATCACCAAAGGACCAGTACCATACACAGAACATGAGAGATATGTTGATGCAGCCAGATGGTTATTATCTGCAACAAAATTAGACAAGATGTATTGTGTACATGATACATACAATGTAAAAATTAATGCATATAACACTGATATTAATTTATCATACGAACCTGTCGAACAAAAGTTACATTTCGTAGTCTGTAACAATTACAACAAGAGCGCGCAAAAGTATGTCGACAACTTATATGCTCTTGTTAGAGAGTTTGCACACGTCTTCGATATTTTCAAGACGGAATGGATCGGCAAAGATGCTATAGAATATCTCAAACAGCTAGGCATCGATAAGAAGCTCATCGAAATGATGTAAAAAAATAATGTGTCGATGATGTGTTGTTGCATTCATCTTTTTTTTGCTTACATTGCAGATGATGTTAACATCGTTGATTAATATCCAATTTTTGATGTATATCACTACAATATTTTTTTGTGTTTTTGATGTATCACATATCGGTATGATACACATGAAACAGATTATATTAAATTGTTGGAGCGAGATTTATAAAAATAGAGACACTAGCGCCGCTAAATTATTATTGTCGTTAGGATTATATGAATATATTTATCAAGATGAATATGATGAGGAAGATCTAATTGATGTAGAAATAAAAACCATAGATGATATGATCGTTGATTTTGAGGATAATAATCCTAATAGACAAAATATAACGGAAGCATGGAACGAGGCTTGGTTAAAACTCATCAATAATAAAGATGTCGAAACAATGCAACAACTGTTGGATCTGGGTATTACAACTATTGGTGGTGAAATACCGAATTGCGATGAACAAAAGGTGTTTGGTAATATTGAGTTGTTTGAGTTTTATTTGGCTAATAATCTGTTACACACGTTTTGTGTAGATGAAGAGACATATCTATCCAAAGAATTTTGGCTTAATAAACAAAGATCAAAAATGGTATGCAAAGCATTTGTAGATAACCCTGAAAAATTAAAAGAGTTCAAAGATGATTATGGTATGTATATCGATATTAATGTACATACATTATTGCAATGTAGATCATTAGATCTTTTGAAACAATATAAAGAATGTGACCTAATTACACAATATTATGGTGAGAACGATATAAACAATACTGATGCAACATCTTTATTAGATCATATTTGTAGAGATATGGATCTCAATGCAGTAGAATGGTGCGTTGAAAACTATCCAACAAAACATAATTTATCGCTGTTATTAACAGCATCTGGAGCAAAAGATATAAATATTCTTAGATATCTTCTCGATAAAGATGTCGTACATACAGATGATGTACATGTCAACCAAGCTGAAAATTTATTAGGGGATTTCAAGATCAATTACAGGTATATTCCAGATGCGTCTAAAAAAATGTGGATGTTGATCGATAAATATGGTTGTAAAACATTGTTCGGAAAGACATGCGCTGATTTATTGATTGATCTAATCGACAAATATTCAGCACAAATATACGTAGAGTTAGCAAATTCATGTGTGGATGCTGGATTGATTAATAGAGATGATACAAAACTCATGGAACATTTATACAAATATATGGATGTAGATTCATACAAGAAGATAATAAACAAAATGTATAGAAACTAAGATACATAACTACAAACTCACAAAAAATAATGTGACGACAACATCACATTCATCTTTTTTGTCAACATCTAGACACCGTTATTATCGTCGATGAGCTCTACGTGACTTTCGGTCTGTATCAAAGATCTGAGTTCATCTAGTCTGCCGTCATAATGTTCTTTGATCAAGATCGCGACATCGAACAAGAAACTTAAGACGCCAACAACGATCAATGCGATATAAATATAGAATCCGATGAAGAATGTTGCTTCGAATAGCCATGATCTTAGTGATCTAATTGCGAGTGCAAGATAGATGACTAATGACACTTGTATAATCACGTTGGATAACACAATGATAGGATCCATCTTTTTTGTCCAATACGCCAAGATAGGTCGCGCCAAACTTGATACGGTTGGTGTTATAATGAGTGCAACGAATACCAAAAGTTCATCTTTTATTTCGTTAGTTTCTGTTACACAAGCACCACTGATGCTGCTACAACCTGTTGTATACACCGGGCCGATGTATATTTCTGCGATCATGCTTGATGCCCAAAACCATGATGGGGTCAACAAACATATCAAACCGCCAATAACATCGATACAAGAGAATGCAAATACGATCACGAAGTATGTGAGTTGTTTCATTTTTTATCGAGACATGTGTGTTCAATTTTAGGCGGTAAGCTTTTTATCCACTTCACTATATTTTTGTTACCATATCTAGTTGCACGTAATAGTATATGTCCGGTATATACATCGAATTTTGAGTATAATAACTTCGCGGCGTCTAGGTTTCCGTATTCACATGCATTACTAAATGCATCGTTTGTAGAGTAATGATCAGAAAAGCAGCAAACATGTTCCTCAAGTATATATCTTAGGACATTCATAGAAGAACGTTTTATTGCTATCACCCTACATTTATACAAACTATATGTGACAAATTTATTTACTTCATCACAACAAACAGCAAGATCTTCTTGAAACCATCTAACAAATTGTCTATAGACTCCGAACAACTCTGCCATAGTTTGTCTATGCATATTAGTTATATCATATTGCTTGACGCGATGTAAGAACCACTTGACCATACTAACGTTATCTTGTTCGGCCGCTACTAAATGTATCTTGTGAAACATTTCTTGACAACCGATATAAACTTTGTTCAACCCATACACAGCATTCATGTTAACTAACATCTTTATTTTTTGATCAAAGTTCATCTCATCGCTGTCAACGATGCTATCTATCCGCGACATGTATGTTGCGTTCGCGCGTTTTTCAACAAGCCTCAACGCACAAGCATCGTAGCAGGTGGTAAACTCAAACAACAAGGAATACACTAATGCGTCAAACATGATTTTTATACCAAAGATGCGATACATCAAATTTCGGGGCAGCAAAAAAATGATGCGCACGGATGGTACGCATGCGACAAGTCTTCATTGTCCTAGATATATTCGACAGTAAAATCAAGTCGATCTCCTATACCGCCATTCATGTTTTCTGCACCAACTCGAACACCAACAATGCGATCATAATTTCCGAATGTCAAAACAACATCTAATCGGGTAGGCACTGTTTGAGAGAATTTGACAACATCTGTACGGCTAATATAATCGAGATAATCAGGTTTATTCCAGCTACCTAAATTGTTCTTTTCTGTCACTTTACATTGTTTACCATTGATACCATCTGGAAATAAATATACGATATCTTGACCAACATTGATTCGCACAGGTCTTGATCTGTCGAAATATAGATCAAGTGCAGATCTCATGATCTGCTTCAATCCTTCATTACCGCGATCAATAACATCGAGATATAATGATGAGAATGTGTTCATGTCCATCGTGCTCAGATTTTCTCTGAATTTTTGGATGTCGAATGGTGGTTGTTCTGGGAGCATGTCTATGCAATTGACAAATTCTAGTGTTAACATTTTATACTCATAACACGATTCATTCAATTTTACGAACAGCAAAAAAAATGATGCGCCGCCGACGGCATGCGGATCGTTCGCTCATGACCAACTTGTCACTGGGCAAATCATGTTATTAGCATCATCGACCAATATAGGTACACCACGCGACATTATCACATCGATGTAGTATGTTTTTGCACAAGACACAGTCACTCTATATTTTGTTTTGTGTATCTGCTCATCGATGGATATCAGATCTACTGTTGTATTGTTTGACAAGTGCCATCCATCGCAATAGTAACTACATTTTACTGTGCTATTGCTAAACATACCATCATCAAAACACATGAAACATTCGTTCTTACCGTTCTTCCAAACGATGCTAAAGATGTCTCTATCAATGATCAACTCATTGATATGCAATCTGCCGATATCTACTTTCGTAATTGTCACATCATCTTGCTTCGGATCATTAATATCGCCATATACAGATGCAACATTGTTGTAAATAAAGTTGGACATGTTGTTTATTCTGATGCACAGAGACCTTCAAATTTAGTGATCATGGCAACAACCTTCTCATCGTCGGATGGTGACATGCCAAGCAGTCCTACACAAGCACTAGCAGATGGTCGATTTGTCACTTGCCACAACCATTGTGCAAGTTCTTCGTGACCAAATACACATGCATGTACCAATGCGAAGTTATTTTCACGAGACAACAACGGATATTTCTCAATGCTCATTAACCACTCTGCAACATCTTTGCGACCACTGTTTAATGCTGCTTGAAAACCGTCCCAAAGAGAATATGGAAACTCATCATTAGAAACTGCACTACATGTGACATGAATATTTTTTACATGGTTCAAATCGCCTGAACTACATGCGTCGATAAAATGTTTTCGTGACATGATTTGTTGTTATTATATTTTTGTCGCATCATCGTCATCGATATTCAAAAAAGATGCTCCGTACAAAAAATATAAATGTATCAACGAGCTTGTAGTATTGAACATCATCGAAGAATACTCTCATATTGCCGATGCGGGTCATTATCTCACCATCGAACAAATATCTCGAAATTGGATGCGGATGAAAAGTATATGTTGTGATGCTTCCGACATAAAATTTAGTTCCATCGACAGTGACTACATTTGTAATTTCGCGATCACTGAGCCATACCTTTTGCACATTGATTGTATTATGACGATAGAACACATGTGTATAATGTTCGACATATGTCAAACATTTTGGTCGAATCACAAACTCTATATACTCTTGTTGATCTTTATATGCATGAACATTTATGCCTTTAATATTTTCATCTTTAAGTTGATGTACATCATCAATTATTTTGCCATTTCCCGATCTAACATACTTCATGTACATTTCTTCTACTTCGTGCCGAGAATCCGGTGTAACATTTACAACCAATTTTTTTCCATCGTCGGTGCGAGAGTAGATCTCATATTTTGGGTAATATCCATTAGCGACGAAATTACCATATTTTTGCATCTCGGTCACTCTAGTCGAAGGCTTCAATAAACATATTTCTGTGCCATGAATGATCTTTATACTCACATCGTCGTGACTGTTAGGACCGTCAGGGCGTATGATCTTCTCAATGATGTTTGATGCTACTTTGTGCGTCATTCGAGATACTTTTGTTAGTGTCACTAAATCTACAAGCACAAGAAATGGAGCGATGTCATACCACATATCGGATGGTAAAAGCGCGAACATAGATGATGTCGATGATATCATTTTTTTGTTTATGTGTGTGCGCAATCAATTTTCATGTCACACAAAAAAGTAAAACATCTTTGTCTTGACTGGATCAAAATATGTGACGTCCCATGTATTGTCATAGCTATATACAATGCGTACTACGGCTTGGTGATAGTTATGATAATACGTTGGCAATGTGCGTATAGGGTCGACCGCAATGATCGATCTCGAGAATGTAGCTCCGTCGATGATAACATATTTGCCATCAAACTTCTTTTCTTTGTATTTATACATCACAAGTTCATGTGCGGATTCACCTGATGATGGGACTGCGACAAAATCGGCTACAAAATACATAACATCTATTACTTGTCGTTTGAATCTAGCAACGTCATTGACGAAATTTACATACTTTTTTTTCACTAAATTTTCGTCAAGATGACCTTCTGTTATCTCGTCCCATCCATAAACACGATGTACAAGCACCTTGCGTAAAGATTCGTCATGAGTTGTGTATACAATATAATCAAACCCTCTTTCGCTCGAAACAAAATCACCATACTTTCGCATTTCTTTTGACAGTGCGAATGGCTTTAACAACGTTATGTTTATGTCGCGAATGATCTTTATGCGCAAGCTCTGATGAACAATCTTTTTCAAGATCGCTCTAGCGGCCGTATAAGTGCCTATAGACGTTTTAGTCAATGCTACCAACTCTAAGAGACCAAGAAATGGCGTAATGTCGTACCAAGTATCTGATGCGATCGACATATTTTTTTGTCATCGATCAGAGGCATCAATTTTAGCAGATCATGTCATCTATTATAGGGGAATAATAATGATAACGGCCCCGCAAATATATGTAGATATCCCATCCATCGCTACCATCATTAAATGCATATGACATACATCTACTAAATATGTCCAAGCCAATGCATTGCATATTTTCGATGATGTATACGACTGTCGAAACATCGCCAGTGCGAGTAGCTATATACAAAATATGTTCACCATTAAATGTGGTCACGCGGCAATCATCATGTAAATATTTCATGATGGTAACAGAACCATGTTCTGTTGCAAGAGTCAACAGAGCGCGTAACATCATATCAGACAACGAATGATCCCATAGGGCGATTTGTTCCCGCCGTCTAAGTTCATGTATCAACCACTTAAGGACGCCAAGATTATCGCGCACTAATACATCTATCGAGATGTTCCATATATCACTTGTGCCTGCCGCCAACACACGCTTCAAACCACGTATACTATTTTTTGTGACTAGTTGATCAACTGTGAGCGACATGCATATATCATCATACACATCACATGCAAGTCGTTCGACAGCCCTCAACTCATCGTTTCTCGAGAACTCAAATAGCAATGAATAAACAACCTTGTCAAACATTTGTTTGTTTGTTTTAACATACGCAACTCTGCGTCAATTTCATCGAAAATTGATGTCACAAACGTCTCAAAAAAATGGTACTATACTATTCATGTACCGACATAACTGTCGAAGATGCGATCCGCACAGGCAATATGGACGCACTCAAAATGCTGACCGCAAGTCCAGGTGTGACACGTATCGATAACATATATGACCTCTTATGGTTGTCGATCATCACGGGACAAAAAGGTCGCATAGATGTTTTCGAATATGTTTACATATTGTGCTGCGATTCTAACGACAACACTGAAAATATGTTCATAGAGGTGATGCGATCTAATAGTCCTCGATGTATTCAAGCTGCCATCGATACGGATTTATTCGTTCATTTTACTAAAATGTACGTGTATGCATACACAAAAAAGATGTACATCGCGACACAGATTCTCGAAAAGATGTTTGAGGACAGCAAAGATCTTTACAAATTTTATAGATTGATGTGTGCTGCGAAGCAATTTCAATCATTAGATTTCATCGAGAATGTTCTCAAAAAATATGACTCGTTTACACGAACCAATTTCATTGATACGATTAATACATCTGTGTCATTAGTTGAGTACTACTATCAACAAGGAGAACTCACGACAGATGACATAAGAAATATATGTGTCGATGCATATAATAGAAATGATACATCGATGGTAAAATGGATGGTCAAGAATCATCTTGTAGATATATCCCAATAAACAATATATCTTCTATCGCAATGTACGACTATGAGTTTCACTAAGTATGTTGTAACTGCAGGTGCAACTCTGAAACTCACACAATTTACCGATGCTAAGAAATATTCATCTGTTGTCGAGTTCCTAGCATTTCATCATAGTAAATACATGTTGCAATTTGTGATCTTGCATGGATGGCCAGTAACAGATGAAATGAAGAATTCGATGCTCAATAAAATGTGTCATTTTATTGTCTCGAATGATGATGCTCTTGGATCATTCTTGATAAACATCGGTGCGACGCACATCGACAAAAAAGTTACATTAGTACGTAGGGGCACTACTAGACATCGAGACAACAAAAACATCATCAACAAATACACACGCGCACTCCAACAACCTACTCGCGGTCAAGGTCTATATGACCTGATGTTTATGTCAGATCACATACACGATGATACATTTGGCGCCAACATTGATGCGTTGCAAACATATAAAAAAATCAATAAGCGGCGAGATGAACGTGTACAAACTCTTCAAGCCGCCAGAGAGGCATGTCGATGGTGCGACATCATCTTTATCTTTACAGACGCTCTATTATTTTTTGGTATGATTCTAGGCGGCCACACACCATATGCAACATAGTCGTCAGTGCATGTCATCTTCGGAAAGTTGCGAAACGATGATTTCCTTCACATCCGGCTACGCCCCAAGTAAGGTACTTAAAAATCTCACAATAGACGTCGCGGCAAAACATCTTTTTTTCTGATATGCACGAAAGGTCAATTTTATGCGATGCAAAAAATATACATGTCGATTATCGACGACTAATCGAACATGTTGTACGTCGCACCATGTTTCATGAGCCATTGATATGTCTTTATATATCCTTTATCGACTGCCATCTTTGCCCACTTGTTATCTGTAAGATCTACTGGACGAGGTCCTTTTTGTATTTTTTCAATCATCTTCCAGTCACTCAATACTCTGTCCATGAGCATGTCGCCAGGAAAGTGGTTAACAAATATATCGAATGCTTCATTAATCTCGTTTTTAACTATGTGGCTGAGATAACCAAGTGTGTTATCTAATTTGGTGAAATTCTTGAATATGATCCTGAACACAACACATACCTGAAAATGCGTCATCACATCCAACTTATTCAACGTGCTACATGTTGTTATCCATCCAAAACGATCAGATGTTTTGATAAATGTTTCCATGGCTGGCGTACTGCATTTGAAAAACATAGAATTGAATTGTTCGTCAGTGAATTCACTGGTCTTTTTGTACAGATGTAGTGCTGTTTCTGCATCATTATTTTCGAGACAAGATATAATGCATGAATGCCAGTCATAATTTTTATTAAGAGGAAACATCAACATCAGGCGATCGATCGCCTGAATATCTTTCTTTTGTGCCAAATAGGAAACAGCATTAATAACATTGTAACAACTATACGACTCAGGATTCCATATCGTTGACATCCACTTAATAATCTGTGTTTGATTATTGCTGACTGCTTTACGTAGTACAAAGTGGCCGAATGGGTGGGTGTATTGTAGCAATATTTTTGCTACACGCAAACTACCATAAGCACATGCCAAATCCATGAGAATATAATATTCATGTTCCTTTTTGATGAGATGAGCATACTCAACAACATCATGAATGCAGATTAACTTGGACTTAAGACAATCATCGAAGTTCATCATGACCACTGTCTTGATGCCAAAATAGTTGTCGCACAAACCACGTGATGATCGGCATAAACATTCAAGATATTTGATAGTATTGATTGAGCCCAAATATTTTGAGATCAACACAAAGTAAATTCTATCGATATAAACCATCTTTCTTTTTTGTTCGGGACATGGCACCGTCAATTTTATGTCAACAAAAAAAGAACGACGATGCACGAAGTGCGAATGTCGTCTCTTAAAAATCTGTATCAAGTAGATGTCTAAAACGTTTGAGAGTGCTGACAAGACAACTACGCAACTGATAATTCTTACGATAAACACGGTACTTGTCCGCATCATTCAAAGTACCATTGTCGATCAATGCAGCAAAATAATCACATCGAGCCCATATGGTGCCACGTGTCTCCTTATTAGTGATAGTCATCAACTTCGGATCAATGATCTTGTCATAAGAAAATGTGTGTATCTCAGTGACATCACCGCGATGATGATGAATTTTGTTACATGACAAATGTTTCAAGTCGATCAATTCAATGTTCGCAACAGAGTTATTTGATGTCTCTTCAATAAGTTCTCTGAGTGCACCAACAAGACCATCTCTGTCACAACGTTCGACTTGACCACCTGGAATATTGATCTTACCATTTTTCTCGATGATGACTAAGAAGTGACGAACACCGTCTTTATCTTTTGCAATAATGAATGAAGCAGCGTTAGTAGCTTTGATAACAGCAGCAGGCATATCTTATTTTTTGTATGTTCGTTGTCGAGATCTTCAATTTTGCACGGGCGGTATGCGAACGGTGAGAACAAATGATGAGCAGGCGGTGAGAACAAATGATGAGATAACGATGTGTCGACGATGTGTAAGTGACGTACAAGTGATAAGATGACGGCGATACAAACACAAGAAAAAAGTGTTGTGCAAGTGTTGTGCAAGTGTTGTGCAAGTGTTGTGCAAGTGTTGTGCAAGTGTTGTGCAAGTGTTGTGCAAGTGTTGTGCAAGTGTTGTGCAAGTAGTAAAATGAAGGCGATACAAACACAAGAAAAAAGATGTATGCATGAACGCATATATGCGATGCTCACCATATGGTGAGAACAGATGACATGCATACCGTCCGTGCAGATGATGTGTGCATACCATTTGCGCGCATCGTTATCTCATCGCATGCATATCATTTGTCCTCACCGCCCGCACCTAAAATTGATTCTCATTGTCTCCATTAAAAATCAACACATCGTCTAAGAATGTCTATCGTATCAAAGATTCACGCAAAACTCGATAACGGCGTTTTCGACAACATCGAATCATTTGAGTTATATCTCGAGAAAGATCTATTGTGGTCATTGTCACTTGATAAAGAGTTACCAGGTAAAGATTTCTGGATGGTTAATAATCGCGCAGCAAAAACATGTGGACTATATCATGATCGTCCCGACATTCTTCAGTACCTCTACAAAGAATATGCGATGCCACTTGCTATCGATGATTTTGTGATCACTGATCATAAGATGCTCAGAGAATATAGCAACTATAACATCTTCAAGCTCGCCACCAGAGGTACTATTACATCTGTGTTTTACAACCTTGTTACATATGGTGACTTGACCGCTACCAAGTGGTTCTATAGACATTATTGTTGCGATCCGGTATCTAGCACATATGGTATGTCATTGTTCTTCCGTGCAATGTACAACAATGATTTAGCTGTCACTGCATTCCTTTGCGAAAGAGGTATCGCACAATTTGATGCATCTCAGTTCGCTGATCTCAAAAAATATGCTATCGAACTAAATGATACTCGTGATAAGTGCGCAGAAAAGTTGATCATGGTCGCACGCAGATGGGGTCAAAATCTTGACAACTAACTATTTTTTTGTATGACACAAAATTGATCATCTACGCTCGATATTCAAACATATGACAGAACCGATTGACTATACATTGTACTTGGGGCAAGACACAAAAATAGATACCGATCGTCGCGGTACATTGATCATTCGTCTTGATAGCTTGAACCGTTTGCACGCAACTTTTAGTAATGGGTCATTTGTGCTTCACCTCGCAGGCTCACTCAAAAAAATAATGATGTCTCGGACCATTCGCACAATACATTTCTTCACAACAACGAACGATATATTTGTACTACATATCGACAATGTGTATTTACTGCGTAATGTTTCTGCTAATAGTATACCCACTACATCATTACCAGACGTAATTTTTTATAGAGACGCAAACGATAAAAATATTGGTTGGAAGTTTTGTATTAAAAGCATCCCGCGCGTGTTGCGCACATCATCCACCGGATTTCGGGAAGTAAAAAAATATGCACGTATTGTATCTATCATCAATGATCCATTTTCTGCGATGCAAACTTTCCGCAAACGATTGCACGAAACATGTTGGCCATCCGATTTAGTTATATACAAAAAATTATAGATGTTCATGTCGCTTGCGCAACACTAATCACCTATAACTCTAAAACATTAGCTCGAGTTTTCCAACAATTGCATGACAATTATTATCTACTGCGAACTCCATCATTTCTTGAACATCAAAGTTTGGTTCTGTTAACAAATATTGATCGAGAGCATTTACATCTTCAGCAAAACAGATAATGAGAAATCTATACCAAGCATCTGCTTCACCATACAAAGTAATATCATAATCTGGACGACCGTTCATTTTAACTAATTGATTAGGGCAGGCACAATCAATTTTAAAACCAGAAACTCAATGTATCATCGTTGTAAACATCTATATTTTCAGGGTACACATCTTCATTATCAGTATCCATAATGCTACGAAGATGTTGCATGTAATCATAGATATTTAATCCTTCTGGGGCGCCAATAGTTGATGATTCGATGGTAAAATTAGTATCAATATCGTAATCGGCATTGTACTTGTCGGGAAACAAATATCTGTATTTGTCTTTAGAATATGTGCGTACTCGCAAACTAGTGAACAGTCTGGTGAACTTCGGAATACGTCCCAATGCAATGCTATCACGATAATTTATCCATCTATACACATTTCCAAAATCTGTCGGGTCGATAATATCCATCGTTTTTTTGAGATCATGAATTTCATCCTCATCATGGGTATACACAACGCATGCGCTGCTATAATATAGCATATAATAGATCATGTTGTCTACAACAAGCATGTTGTTGAGAGACATGTACAGATTACATCTGCAGCCAGCATCGATACCATGCAATCTATATGTTCCGGGGTGTTCTTCCAATGGTGTGTCTTTTTTTGGGTAATGCACGACTTCAATCATTTCGTGATGACTTACTTGCTTAGTTTCTACGTCCTCGCCTTCTTTAGGAACACTAGACACAAAGAACAACTCATCCGACAAACATACATCTGCGTATGCGAGCCAGATGCGACCTTTATACATGTACACACCGCCGATAGATACTACTTTTGGTGGTTCTTCGAGACACATTTTAGTCACTGATCGGACTGTTTTAGACGTTGTGCCAAGTTGTTCGAGCTTCCAGGGACTAAGATATTTAAAGATCTCGTAAAGAACGTCAACATTTAACTCCGCTAGAGACATTATTTTTTTGTTATGTTCGTTTGGGCATCAATTTTAGCAAAAAAGAACTTTGTAATGTGTATCATATAACGTGCATATATGTCAAGTCCCCAGAAAAAGTATTTAGAGATTGCCATCAGGGCATACAACACATTTGATCCTAGTGAAATACCGCCCGGCACATCAGCAGAAGATCTTGCATACTACTTCGAAATAGATGATAGACGAGGCGCTATCGATTTATCAACGCTACTAGGTGCCATCGCAGCAGCAAAAAATATATTCGCCAACATAGATTCATATCAAGCACTTCGCGACGGCACAAAAAATGTGATCAGCATCGGTAAATCTGCAATGTCATATGCACTACCGGTACTCATCATCTTAACGTCATTGATGATCTTTGTGTATGCCATCTACTTTGTGTTCAATCCAGGATGGGTCCCTATCACTGCAGTAAACTCTTTCATGGGTATCATAATGGCATCTTGGGCCGTTTACGCAGCAGCATCACGCGGCCTGTTCAAGATCGATCCAACGAAAGTAGGAGTTCCATCACTAACTATCGGCAACATCGTCATCTAAGCAGATGATAGTAATATCACTTAATCGCCTCGATACATCACGCTTAACAACATGTCGTGAATATATCTTTACGAACCATCTAGGTGCTATCACAAGAAATTCGCGTGGTACTATCAATGCGACAAGATCACCGCGAAGATGTTTATATATATCTTCGAACCATTCTCTGGTCATACCACTTGTATCGAATGTGCGCCAAGGGTGTTCCAACCTCTCTACCATCATCCGTTTCTTGTTATTTGCCACGACGATCTGACCGATTCTTCGTTTAAGTTGCGTGCTCGCTGCTACCATTTTATCTGCCTTACCGCCATTCGCGACGATCGAAAAAACAGCGCTAGACATATTGTTGCTATATACCCAGACACATGCGATGAATTTATAATTGTCACATATAACGCAATGTGCTGCGCTTGTGTCTATCACATTCTGGAACTCCCCATTTTAGTGCTTCACGTCGATATACTTTTCTATAGTCCCAGAAGATATCGATGTAATCTTCGATGAGCCTCCACCCGCCATTTATGTTGTGAATGGCATACCACACAAGATGTCTGGGACACAAGTTATCATGTATTGGTCGTGTTTTGTGAATATGATTTTGTTGTATCTCTTCGATAGTATGCGATTCTTCTGCAGCGCGAAGCTCTCTTTCAATGATTCGTTCATACCGTTCGCAACGACATTCAATGGTCTCAACATAATCTCGCACCATGCGCATCGAAAATTCAGCGGATGACTCGTCGAAAATTATGTCTTCTAGTGCGGGCCATCTTGCACATTTCATACAAATGTCAACATAGTATATTCCCGCCATCTGAAATGAATTTTTCAAGATGATGTCCTCGATATCAGCACATCGTTTGCTATGAAGAACATTCTTCATGTACAAATCTGCACTCGTATTTTGCATAAAACTATGTTCGAATTCAGGCACACGTCCCTTCGCAATATTTGTGCAATATTTCAACATGAATGATGTACAGTTCAATCGCAAGAAAAACTGTGTCAACTGTTCTGAAGGAGCATCAACAAACCTCTCTACATAACTCATGAAATGAAATGCCTCTCCGAAGGCCAACACAGTATTTGGCGAAGTGATATAATCTTCGTACGCATACCATCTACCAACTATTTTTGCGTAATTTGTATTATACATATGCATTTTCATGATCAGATGTTCAAGCTCAGGGCATGGTGCCTTAAGTATCATCTTTATATACCACTCTAATGGCATCACATGATTCGGTAATGGTTGTCCCGATAAATACACACGTTCGAATTCAGGCCATCTTGGTCGAATCATCATATGTGTTTCCGGGAACACGATCCTGTACTTGTTTTGAGTCATGAAACTATGAATACGTTGTGCGATTCGTTCACACAGTCTTTGATCTTTGTAATACACCTCAGGCACATTAGCATATTTTTTTACTTTGTCGATAAAGCCATATCGTGCTAAAAACACACAGCTGCTCACAGTTGAGTTATCGCGATTGACGATGATCTTATCGTCTGGCTGAATATCTCGAACGATCAGACGGGCGGTGAGATAATCCTTTTCATGTAAATATGTGCAGATTTCACGTATGATCTCGGTCGGCAAATAGATATACGATGTCGTCATCGGCATTTATTTTTTGTATTGTATCATCAAGATCGGGAATCAAATTTGACATGCACGATACTCAAAAAAATATACCACGAATGACAGATATTAATATGTTACCGCCGGAACTAATCGTTCATATCTCAGAATATGCACAAAAAGATGATTTCATCTCTCTAAAAAATACATGCTCATCGTTTCGTAACACGTTAACAACCAAATATTGTAACAAAAGATGGACGATAAAACATCCGACATACACATCATGTATGACGACACATTTCATTGTTATCATCTTATGTGTTGTGCCAATAATATGTGCATCAATCATTACGATAGGATTGGTGATGATGACCATCGGACCATCAGATCAAACTAATATCGTTGTTTGTTCTGTGCTAGGGGCTGTCATCTTTGCGATGACAACATATGTATTATTGATCATTTTATATAGATGCTGTACCAGCGATTTTTACAAAAAACATTATGAGACCGGACAAAAGGTCTAAAGTTGCTCGAAAGATGCTCTTCTCATGTTGATCAAATCGCGTCTTTGCGCTTCGCGCACGATCTCTCTGTTGATGGCATAAATATCGAAGCAACATACGACGATGTTCATCAAAAATGCACTCATATAACTATAGTATAGCATCAACAAGTGACCATTTGAACCATATGTTGCCATCTCTGCCAATGATAACATCATGATCAGTCCGGATAGTGATATGTTCATTGAGACCAAAAGCACATCTAATTTTTTTGAGTATCTGCTTGCAGCGACACGCACAAAGCTAATGACGATGATAGCACATACTATGATTGCGTATTTTTCATCGACGAAAGTACATCCATGATACTCATCGAGATACTTATCGTCGAGCAATAAACATGGCATGACCAAGCTAGATACAGCCACGAAAATATCGATAGCTGATGAACCTGCGATGACTGCATTATACATGAAGTTATCCATTTTTGATTCGAATGATTCTCTCGAGCATCGTCAATTTTCGCTGCCCAAAAAAATGATGATGACAGTATGTCGTATGTGTATTTATTCGTCTTCATAGTCGTGATTTTTCCAGCGAGCATCTTCGTGCTTATATTCATCATATGTTTTAGGATCGATCAGGCCTCTATCAGTGAGCCATTTATAGAGATCATAGTATTGATGCGTTCTTGCTATCTTAAACAATTCTGTTTGGTGTGCCTCAATACCATCATTACACTCTGGGTATTTTTCGCACAAATATTTTACAGCTTCTACATTATCACGTCTACATGCTACTAGCACATTCGAGAAAGGGCATTTGTCTATGCCATCGGTCATGAATTTGACAACTTTCAAAGAGTTTCCTGCACACGCAAATTTTATAGCCGCACCGCGATCAATACCGGTGAACTTACAAACAATATTTACTTTGTTCATCATAAATGTCATTGGTTTATGCCTACGTCGCATAGTTTGGATGATGTTTTCAATAAATGTGTCATGAACTATTGCCGGATCGATGTCATGATACAATTCTAGAGCAGTAACAAAATCTGCATCATCATACAGTTCGCAACACGCACTTACATCATTGATCATGTTATCCACAGATATCTTGCCTGCTATCACACGAGCGCAATCAAAGCGTTTATTCACTATACATGCCCTAAAACAATATTCCAATGATTGATCGCAATCTAACGCATTCAATATATTCACATAACCGTTGGTACATGCGGCCAATATCATTTTGTTCATCAACTGAGGTGAGATGTCTTGCTTAAGATCTTTCACGATGTATTGAATGACTTCCAATTGTCCGCGACTAGCAGCCTTTTCGAGATGTCTGTTATAATTAAGTCTATAATTAGGGTCATCAAGCATTTTTAGTATGTTGATACGTCCATACTGACATGCCCAGCTGAATGATTTTCTATGACATGCATCACTTTGGTGCTGAGCGTAGTAATATTCGAATGCATCATCATAACCGAAAACAATGAGCATGTTTAGGACATTCTTTTTGTTGTTGCTGGCGAATATCAAACACATGTTTTTACGCTCCGGAACAATATTATGTGACTCGGTGCATACTCGATCAAGCGATTTGACTGCATAAAATGGTCCCAAGAATGTTGAGATGATAACGTATATGTCGCGATAGATCATATCTTCTTTTTTGTGTTATCGTCATCGTGTCAATTTTCAACGGTCAGCAAAAAATTAATCATGATGATCAAGCAGCTCAAGCAGCTCGGGCAACTTAGATACATCAAATGTATTAAATGAGCGTTGATCGAAGCACATGTAATCTATATTGTTTTGCGATGCAACTTCGATCAGTTGAACACAACCACAGTTTTCGATTGCATCATACATGCACCATGCAACAAACTTCTCTGGTAGCTTGAATCGTTTGTACAAATGATCGACCATGAACAGACTGATTTGTTTACATATATCATGAAACACATCGCATGCTTGCTTTGTGTTCTTAATCTCTGTGTTGATGATGTATTCAATCACCGGCATACGACTGATACCATAAATATTACCCAATGCCGGTGCAATAGACATACCTGTTCTTTTGCGAAGATATGCTAGTTTTTCGATCGTATCTCCGTGTGCATAACATGATGTTAATAAATATTTGTACTTTTCTTCTATAATTTTGATGTCAACAAGTTCAAGCACCTTGATAAATTTATCGACGCTAGATATTTTGTTGCAAATCTCAACGAGATCATCCCATGAATACGGCCAAGTCATCGCATCTAATATTATCTTTGCTTCTACGAGGCGGTCGTGTTTGATGCAGTTAAATATTATTTTACACGTGGTCATTGCGACATCGATATATTCTTTGAGAATGTTTGTACGACCACATGCACATGCATCATATACAGCTTCGTGCAGATATTTTTTGTATTCTGGATTTATCGAGAGAAGCAACTTGACGACCTCTAGTCGTCCATTTATTGCGGCAGCAATAATAGTATTACGCTCATAATATGTCGTTGATAATTGTTTATCGTATATCAGTTTGATGATGTTGAGTCGACCGTATTTACATGCCTTGATCAACAATTTACCACCATGATAGACACACTTATCTCGTTCCAGCAAATATTCATACACATCGCTGTATCCAAACATGCATGCGAGCTTGAGACGACGTAAGTGTCGATGTTCGATGAAAATTAGATTGATGTTTTCACGCTCTGCGATAAGTCCACTCGACTCAGTACATAGTCGGTCAAGTGATTTGATCGTATGAACAGATCCCAAGAACGCTGAGATGACAACATATAAATCGCGATAGAGCATATCTTCTTTTTTGTGTTATCATAGTCACTTCAATTTTCGATAGTTGGCAAAAAAATATTATCAATGACATTGACGACACTAACGACGATTACGTCTTGTAACGATCTTCCACTGACCACCTGCATTGCTTGCGTCGCAGATGCTCTCTCTGTATTCAACGAGCTTCTCATACATAAGGTTTGGATCATTATCGAAATAATCTTTCGGAGCCCCAAGCAGTCCCTCGTAATGAGCACCTGTAACACGAACAGGACAGTTGTCAAGCATCCAAACAGCTATGTTTCTTGCACAATTATCGATGCAATAATTGAACATGTTTTGCGCGATAAACATACCTTTGATGTTGTTATACAAGAACTCAAAGATCTCAGTATCGCAATCGTATCTGATAGCATCATATGCTAAATTCTCAAAGTCAATGTATGTTCCGTCGCTATATTTCACGAGCAATTGAGCAACATGAATATCACCATGATAGAAGACATCGTCCCATACGTCAGATGACGACACGATGAATGTTCCACAAATAGCAAGCAATGTTCTAACACCTTCGATGTTACCATCTTTAGAGTATCTCAACAACAAATCACGAAATATATTTATGAGACCATCATATGCAATCTTACTTGCGTCGAAGATTTCTATGACAAACATAGCATGACCTCCAAGACAGGCTTCAGCAACTACCTTATTTTGAGGATCATCAAAACGAAGATCATACTTGTTGCACAAATAAAGAGTGTTACGAAGATCATCATTTCTTGCGAGCCTGTTGACAACGGTATAGATCGCATCAATCCTTATTTTGTGTGTTTCGATGAACTTTTCCATCTCGACAACAAAACCATGTTTCACAAATTTCATCGCTGCTTGCTCATTGTTGTGTGATATTTCATTGAGGCTTAGGCTGTCTCCAGATGGCATGAAATGATCAATCACATCTACTAGACCAAATTGAGCACATATCATATGTCGCGGGACTTTCTTACGATATAACTTACCATACATTTTTGTGTTTTTTATATGACCATGTGCACTCTTACAGACACGATCAAGACATTTTAAGGACCAGAATGTACCAAGAAATTCGGTGATTAAAGAGTATGTCAAACGATCCATTTTTTACTTGCTTAGAGAGCCCTGTAAATCAATTTTAGCAAAAAAAATAACCATACTATTTTGGATACATTGCGAAATTATGTGTGGTTTGATTGCTGCTCACCTAAAATCGATCAATTCGATCGATTCATTCTTTCGACGGATAAGCACGCCGGATATAATTAATATTCCCTACATTGTCATTGTATTTATTTTGCAATAAATCTACATAATATTACCACATGTTAATGATCTAGTATCTTGTTTAAGACGTACCGCCGCTCTTCTGGCACCAAGATTTTCATCAAATCTCATGAAGATATTTTTAGAGACTGCGATCATATCGCCCCAACAAATGATGTTACAAGTATTAAATGATCCTCGATATGCGTCACTTACTTTCGAGTAAATGTATGCAAAAAATAAATGCTAGCAATGCTAGCATTGCAAGCTCTGATTAATAATCTTCATCGTTGTCTTCATCGTCTTCGTCGGTGTTGTCTTCATCGTCTTCAGAATACATGCGACTCTTTCTTTGAATATCTTCAAAATCGCCATTCTTCATATTCATCAACCATTTTGTGAGATAATAACTTTCTTCTTCAGCCGCTAATTTCGAAGCAGTCTCATACAACCTAGGATCTTTGTCAAGACGTATATAGATGAATGTCATAATATTTGTGCTCTCTTTTTTGCATGCCTCTTTAAAGCATTCATACAAATCGTATGTTCCTGCCGTCGACATACTTAGTACAGTTTTGAACACATCGACATCGTCATCGCGAGTCAAGTTTGTCTCAAGATGAGTGCCAATACTATTACCGGTGCGACGATGTAAATATTGTAAGTTGAGAACAGTATTTTTGTTCTTACTATCGACAACGTCATCAACTATATCATCATACCATTGATTGATCGTCGAATCTTTCAACATGTCCATCGCTAAACAAAATTGATCATCTTGAACTGCACATACCCAATCTATGTACTCGAATAATTGATATGCATCGTCTTGCATCGAGTCAATGATCATTTTAGCGATGTGATAATTGGTGTTCTCAGCACACGTAACAAGTATACCGCTCATATCACACGCATTCTTCATGTACATCTTTATGACCTCGTGCTTACCGCTTTCACATGCAGCGATGACAGCTTTATCGATCGTCTTTTTTAACTTGCTTGGATGTACTTTCTCGATGAGTTTGTTCATTAGCACAAAATGACCTCTACGGGCAGCCTCGATAAACGCTTTGTTGACGACATCACCCATTCTATGTTCGGTCAAAAGAGCATCAATGATGGCGAATTGATTATATTTGCACGCCATCATGAACATCTGTTGAGGGGTAGCAAATTCACCTCGAGCAGCGATATGATAATACAAATCGATGATGCCAAATGTACATGCATGTAACATGACATCGGCAATATTGTTGTTCGATAGTATTGTGTTGATGAACATACGTTCAGGCACAAGACCATGCGAAGATCTACATACACGATCAAGTGATTTTACGGTATTGAATGAACCAAGAAATGACGACACAACCAAGTAGTTATCGCGGCACAACATGCTATATTTTTTGTCTACATATGGTGTCATTCAATTTTCGGGGCAGATGACTGCGATGTCGACGGGAAATGTGTATCTACGTTTCGGACGAAACAGTGCATTTCGTATCCTTCGTTCGATATCGCGGCGGTCATCTATGTCGACAACAATTTCTGTGTATCCATTGATGCTTGGGACAATGTCTTTAGGTGGCCATTGTTGATCACTTCTCTCATGATATCTATACCATGAGTTATAAAACTCGTTCGACGGCAACTTGATACATGAACCACCTCCAAAAAATGTTGTTAAAATCTCTTGTGAACCGACCTTCGCATAGCACCACTCAACTTTTGTCTCAAGATGTCCCATGTTTTCTGAGAAAAGTATCCCATCGTCTGATACATAAATATGCAAATCTTTGTTGGGTGGTTCATCATACTTATCTGATTTTGTCAACATAACTAACATAACACGATGCAACCAATCATCAAAGGCATCATTGACATATATTTTGCTGTCCAATGAAATGTCTTCTGAGCACGGAAAATCGACATTCTCCAAAATCTTCTTTCGCTCTTCAATGTCATCAACTATCGTCGAACACAAATCTTTGTCATATCGTAATACAATAAAATCATGCCATTTGGTTGTGGCGTTGTAATTGTATTGCACTGCGTACAGGCTTCCTTTGTTCACCACATAATCAGCATTTGCAGGTAGCAAATCGTGTAATTCAACATCTGACCATAACACTTCTGGGCGCATTTTTTGTATAATGTCGCGTGCGGGCATTCAAATATAGTGATCAAAAAAGAATATGTTGCATAATGTTTCAACATACACAAGAAACGATGATGTCGCACAAAGACGATGAGGCGCAATGTGAGATGCGCCATTCAAACCGCCGCAAATATCGTTGTGTTCGAGGTTCTAACAGCGATGTGTCATAGTATGTATTACGATCAGTCGTATCGCCGATAATAAAAAATCCCACTGATCTTGATGTGATTACTCTCGCGCTTTGTAAATATAGTTCATTGATACGACGTGATTCGACATCAGTTATCTCTTCGTGCGATTTATCACATATAACAGCGATGTTGAAACGCATTCCGCGTAGCGAACCTAATGGCACACCGGGTGAATATATCATTTTGTGCATAAGTATATGTGCACACGTCTTCGAATCAAACCGCATGACAAGATCTTTCAAAAGTGACCAGTTGGCATCAACATCAACAAGCAACAAGTCTGAGAAATATTTAAACTCAAATGACAGCGGTATATTTGGCATCATATAATTTGATTGCTCATCTATCAACTTGAGTGCACCATTGAAGTCGTCTATCGACCATTTGATCTTATCGTAATATTCGGGTGAGCAATAACACAACATGCCAGATTTATCTTTCACCGTTTGCAGAATATCGAGCACAAATTCTTCGTCGAGGATGTGTGCATACCGTGCGACTAATGCTGCAAAATTACGCATCGATAGATCAGTGCGACTGATGATTCGTCTCAACGCCGATACATTTTTTTGTGTGGCCATCACATCATCTAATGTTATGCGTGTCAACGAAGGAAACTCAAAGCGCAATGCGTTGTTGACCAACTTATAAAACAAGTCCTTGGTGCCATACCTCTGCATTACATAATAAACATAGTCAAAGGTTGAGATCCGGCCGTCTATAAATAAACATTTTATCTTTGTCGGACTCATCTTTTCCAACATTTCTTGCTCGAGATGTTCGCAGTATTTAATGCCATGTTTCCAATACCCGACAGACCAATGAAGTGGTCCGAACTTCTTGTATAAGAACGACATCATATCATGATCGTGTCGTTCGAACGCATCTTCTTCCAATTGTTGGAACTTCCATTTTTCATCATCTGTCGACGATGGGATAAAATGTTCTGTGACACGAAACAAGCACAATGTAGTATATGGCCCTAAGTGCTGTTCGACACTATAGATGGCACAAAACATATCTGCGACATCTTTCCATTTTTTGAGTCTGTTGCCACGAAATGCTTGGTAACAAAAATCATACATGTCAGTAAACTTACCATATTTAAACAACACTTCTAACCGCTTGAAAAGTGCATCTGCGTTTTGTGGTTTGTTCCGCGCATTCAGCGCGATGTCATACAAACATCCCGCGTCAGATGTATCAGTCATTTTTTTGTTGTGTGTGGGTTGGGATCAATTTTCATCCAATTTACAAAATTGACCGCCCCTAGACATAATCAAAAAAACATGTCCGTGATTCCATCTATCGACATTTACATTGATGCATCTACTCATCCTCAGAAACGTATGTCTGTTGTCGGTTACTATATTCCTGCTATAGAGAGCATCGAACTAATGTACTTGCCAGGATATAGAGAATGTTCGCAAGCAGAAGTGATAGGATACAAAAAACTGTCAGAGCATTGGCCGCAGATACCAGGTCACACATATACTGTACACACTGATTGCAACAATTTAGCAAAAGATCTTAGTGGTCGTGATGATATCATTTTCGTAAAAGAAAAGGGACATGGAAAGATGCAACTAGTTGACCCGCAATTCAAAATCATCGATAAAGCGGTGAGAAGAGCATTGAGAAACATCGTCAAGGCGAAAAATCTGTGTGATGATTTCGATGTTCAGAAAATTCTTGATCACTCCATCAAACATCACTCACAATAAATGACTATGTCGTCGATGTTGTTGTCGTCGATGTATTATTTTTTGTGCATATCGTCCGCATACATTCGATTTTAATCAAATGTTCGACGCACAAAATATACAACATGACCGACTATGACGATATGCGCTCTGAAAACAATGCTACCGACATGATTACTTTGTATGTTGCCTCAGGCACTAACAAGATCGACATCATCAATAAGCTAACATCTGAACAAAGCACATGCAGAAACATTAAAGACCGTGCGACAAGATCATCGGTCACCAACTCTCTAAAATCGTGTCTTTGATCGTGTACGACGATTGGATCCAATGCCACCTAATGGCTTTTTGTTGTTGTCAGGAAATGATGAAACGGTCATCTTAGAATCTGCGCGACCAATACGATCAAAGTTGTATAGATGCGATAAGATGTTCATAATGGATCATTACAACGAAGTCAACAAAAAAGATGTCATCAAGTATCATATCGTGGTGATCACTGGTTCTGATACATGGATATATTCTGTGAATGGCACGGAAGTTAAGCAAGTAGACAAGATAAGCATCTTGCGCGAGAAGTCACACAAGAAAGGAGGGCAGAGTAGTGCGCGTTTTCAAGCTAATCGCGAATGTCAGATGCGCGACTACGGTAACTTGATTTCATCTCGTGTGTCGACATATGCGGTGAAAGGCGAAAGTATATTTGTTGTATCTAACTCGGGACTTGGCAAGCAAACACTCAGTCGCATCGCCGGCGACACATCGTCATTGTACTTCATTGATATGGATCTTAGCAACTGGTCGCTTGCAGCAGTTATGAATGTGATCAAACCGCTTATATCGACGATGAACACATCGAACATTATGACACAAAAAATAATAGATGAGTTTAGATCACATCCAGATGAATGGATAGTTGGTCGCGAAGAAATAACACATTACATATCCGAGTACCCATGGGCCATCAAAGAAATATATGTGCATGCGTCGATGCATGACTACATAGTACCAATGACATGTACTGTGCTTGATGGTAATGATGAAAACACAGAGATCTTCGTCTCGGGGTATGGAGGAATGATGGCACATGTTCATCGCATCGATTTCAACTAAACGTCATACGTAATGACATTAACATCTTCGAACCCTCTGAACTGACGTTTGTACATGTTGTCGATGTATAAGAATCTTACTTTTTTTGCAAAGGTTTCATGATCACTTATGTTGCAAACGTTTAAGTCGATCTTACAAATCGCCTCCTCGTTGTTGGTGTATATCTTGTCTTGTAATACAGTACCTAAAAATCCTAAACTTCGGGGCACGATAAATTTATCGCAGAGATCGATGTCGATACGATATTGTTGTAAGTGCTTATAATGCACGATAAAATTATGTCCTACAATTATAGTTTCATCAACATCATCTTGAGAATTTATCAACTTTATTACGCCATCATAACAGTACAAGAAAGCATATTTTCCTTGATACCAATCATCTTCCGCGAAATGCAAAGCACCTAAGATCCAAGAATCGGTGCATCTTGGCGCACGATAATCAACTATCACATGATGTAAATATTGTTCTGCGTTATCATCGATCAACTTATTGTATTCCAGTAGTATGTACAGATCTAACATAACACGTATCGGGGATATATTTGGAATATTCCAAAAATCTGATGTGTACTTGGTACACACCGTTCTAGTACCCAGCTGTATCAGGATAGAAAAATCGTACATCACCAAGATATTTTTTATCATATGAGCATCATCACGTAGTTGCGATGCCCGTACAACATCACGAACACGATCTATTAACTCTTTGCGCGATATCGTACTTGTCACTTTCGTTACTCTCGTCATACTTTTTTTGCTGGGTATACTGGCGACCAAATTTAGCAACATGCAAAAAAATTAGTCATCGATCGATACCGTGGCGATGTTAATGTCTTCAAATCCAACGAAACGTCTTGGTCGTACATAGTCAATATATGCATAATATACTATCTGCACTAGTTCATCAAAGCTAGTACTTATTATGTTTCCATAAAAATGATATAACTCTAAATTATGTGGCTCAGTTTCATACACGGTACTAGTAAATATTTTATCGGAGAAGAAGAAATCTTTTGTGAAATCGCGTGTACAATAAAATCCATTAGGTGAATTACTGAACGCAGTTATGGTATTTTTTGTTATGTTTATTTTCCAACACCTAAACAACAATAATATTGCTCCTTCGCGAATATATAATTTTATAACTTCATGCTCGTGATTGAGCCGAAAGATATAATTCATAGCGCCTATCACCCAGGATTCGGCGTATCTTGGAACATGATAGTAACTTATCGTGTTATAAATATCGCAATAACAAGTTAATATTATGTGCGTACTAAACATCGCTCTCATTTTGCCATGTTCTGTACTACATTCCTGTCTCCAATAATCAGAGACATACTCCGTCAATAATATGATATGTTTATCGTTTTCATGTGGATCTTCCATCTCGACTAATATAGAAAGATCTGGCATGATACATATAACACGTTTGAATTTGTTGTCCGAAGACACAGCAAACTTAGGATCATTCATGACTTTCAACACTCGATTAATGAGTTCTGTTCTTGGCGACATCTTTTTTGCAGAGTATACCGACGATCAAATTTAGCAATATACAAAAAAATTACTCATCGATCGATACCGTGGCAACGACGATGTCTTCAAAACCAACGAAATGTCGAGGCCACACACAGTCAATGTATGCATAATACGCCATATGTACTATTTCTTTGAAGCTTCGTTCCTTTGTAGCACTGATACCAACTCGATGAAACAACTCAAAGTTAGGTGGTTCATGATTTTTCACATATGTTTCTCTATCAACCATATTAGTGACTAAGAAATCGGTGGTAAAATCTCTAGTGTATTTGAATCCATAACCCAAGCTATCGATCAACAATATCTCATTTTTTGAGAAAATGAATTTCCATTCATCTCGGATCAACATCAATGTTCCTTTGCGAACATATATATCGTCTACATACCAACCAACAACAACGTTTTCTACATATTGCATTGCACTAAATATCCAAGAATCAGTACATTTTGGCACATGGAAATATTTTATTGCGTTGTAAATGTCGTCGCGTCCGAAGTCCGATATCATGATGTAAGACGCACCGACTATTGATGATATACTCTCCGAACTTTGTTCACATTTTTCTGCCCAATAATCAGATGTGTATGGTGTTATAGCAAGATCAAGCACCCATGAAAGATCTTGATCTCTTACGAGTTTATAACAGAACTCTACGATGATGGATAAATCTTTCATTATATGTATGTTTATCCTCACATCATCGCCCCTAAGGTTATCTGTGATGTTGGTTTTGATGTCATTTATTACTTCGAACACTTGATCAATAAGTCTCAATCTTAGTGACATTTTTTTGTCAGATGTAACATGAATCAATTTTGATGCAAACAAAAAATTAGATGTCATCGCCAACGACATTGATACAAACATCTTCAAAGCCGACAAAATTACGAGGCCACACATAGTCGATGTAAGCATGATATATCTTTCGTACGAGATCATCAAAGCTGTTACCTGATATCTCGCCACAAAAATGATATGACTCAAAATTATATGCATCGCTCCAATTCATCACCTCGCAGTTATACAGGTTTGTAGAAATCAAGAAATCTCTTGTGAAATCTTGTACATATCGCCATCCCGTACCCAAATGATCAAATATAGTTATGGTGTCTTTTGTCACAAATATTTTCCAATGCCCGGACAACACAACGATATCCCCTTCAAGAACATACAATTTCGAGACACGACAATTGTTGATGGTATGAAATATATAGTTCATAGCACCGAATATCCAGGAATCAATGCACTTCGGAACATAATAATAGCGCACAGAGTCATAAACATTACGAAAACAAAATAATGTTATGTGCGACTTATAGAATATACCCGCTTTACCTAGTTTTGTGCTACATGAATGTACCCAATGATCAGATGCATACTCCGATGGAGATACGCTGATATAACACATATAATTCATTTCAACTAGTATAGAAAGATCTGGCATGATGTATATCACGCGTTTATTTTTAGTCTCTTGTGTCACAGCGAACTTAGGATCGTTCATGATGTTCAACACTCTATTGATGAGCTCTTGCCGCGACATCATCTTTTTTGATTAATCGTAGATGATCAATTTTCTCATATGTGGCAAAAAATTAGATGTCATCATCCGCGACGACACAAACGTCCTCAAAGCCAACAAAACGTCTGGGATGCACATAGTCGATGTATGTATGATACACTTTGTGCACGATTGTTTCGAACCTTTCTGCGCCATTGAAGTGTATTGGAACGCAATCATCTGTGCTAGGAATATTAAAATCGATGTCTTCTTTTCCGAAATTTATGATACTCGGCGCCATAAAATCTTGAGTGAAGTCGCGTATGATGTATCTTATCCTGATATCTCTTGTAAGTAACAAACTATTTTTTGTGATGTATATAGTTAAGCCATTCTCATTGAATGTTTTTCCGATGATATATCCATCATGAATAAATATTGTCTTGAACCAGACGTCACTGAATATATTTTTTGCATAGTTCATAGCCCCTAGAATCCACGATGCTTGACATCTCGGAACATAATAGTTTTGTATCGCATTTTTTAATACGCGATCGATATCGTGCTCAAACGGGTAAATATATGTATATATATGTATATGTGCATCATTCCATAATGCGCTGACCATGTCAGAAGTTATCTTATCGTGTGGGTCACATTTACAACGTTCTCTCCAATAGTTAGACGTATGCTCCGTTAATATCATATATCTCTCATCCGGTCCATCGACCAATTCATCCTCAAAGTAGATCATTATCGAGAAATCTTCCATAATAAGTATGGTGCGGTCAAAGCGAGTGTCATAGTCATTATATGACGAGTCACCAAAGATGCTTTTCACCTTTGCAATAAGTTCATACGCATACATCGACGATATCTTTTTTGTTACATGTCACCAGGGATCAATTTTGCATCATCGTCTCATTGATGAAGCGACCCAACAAGAATCCGGTGGTGTTGAACAATACGTCAAGAGGGTCTGCACAGTCGAATGCATGTTTCTCATAGTACTCGAACGATGCCCCGATGATGAATGTATGCCAGAAGAGATCAGGGCAGAAATATCCCAAAAGTAAGTATAGCATGAAGTGAGTGCCTGACCAGAATGTTGCGAAACAACCTTTGAGCGAGTTTTGTTGTGCAGGGTCGTTAGCACCGATGTAATAGTTACCACCACGTGCACTAGTTAGTACCTCAGCACCAGACGGACATCCCATCAAACAACCTTCGTGCACATCTTTGAATTTTTTGCATGCTTCTGTCTCACACTTTTGAATGCTAACTGCGAACTTCAGCGCATAGACATATGCGGCGGCATACAAGATTATAGCGGTTATGTATTGTGCTTCTATGCTTGGTCGTGTAAATGTTTCAGTGACCATATCGCTGAATCTCATCTTTATTTTATTGTTTGATAACAATTGGCGTCACAAAAATAATGACAGAGTGCCAGCGACCTGAAATCAACAAAAAACTAATTGGACAAAAACCCTATTTGCTCCCAAAAAAAGTAGACGGACCATGTTTATACAAACTTGACATCATCGAATTTTTGCAAGAGCATCATCCAGCGGTCAAGCAAGCGATCGTCGATTCTTTAGGCGATATTCATCTATACCCTCACTCAGAACTTGAGCAAGAGTTGGTGATGCGGATCAAAAATTACGTGTACGGAACTAATGACACACGTGTAACAGATGATGTGGACATACTATTGACGCATGGTTCTGACTCAGCGTTAAAGACTATCATCGAGGCATACGGTACATCGACCATCGGGTATGCATCGCCTAATTATCCGCACTTCGTTAGTTTCGCAAAATGCAGCCCATGTGCAGTGCGTGAGTTTCCTATCAACACTGCGGACGATCTCGACAATGTTGATCTTGAAGGCATCTCATTGTTTTATGTTTCGAGCCCTAACTTACCACTTGGATATCGTACAACAGGCGATCAGATCTCAAGGTTGACAAAGCGTTGGCCCAAAACTATGTTCATCATCGATGAAGCATATCACGAATATTCGGACGAAGAGTCTGTTGCACATTATGTACATACCGCCGGTAATTTATTTGTGACAAGAACCTTCTCAAAAGCATTCGGACTAGCAGGCATGCGACTTGGATATGCTATCGGTAATCGCGAGAACATCGATGTGCTGCGTATTGTGCACAATGAGAAGAGTGTTACGACACAAAGTATGGCTGCTGCACATGCAGTTATGTCTAATCTTGACTACTACTTGGCGCTTGCAGATGATATTCAACGATCAAAAAGTTACTTATGTATGATGCTCGATAAGATCACTGGTACAGAGATGCCTATATATGGTCATTCTATTCGTGATGGAAACTTCTTCTTGATCTTTGCGAAAGATCCGCAAGCCGTCTGCAAGATGTTTGCTTCACATGGTATATTCATTCGAGACAAAAGTTCAGAGGTACCTGGCGCAATAAGAATAGGTATGGGGCCACACAAAGTGCAACTAGATGTTGTGCGACTGATCGCAGCATTCAACTATGAGCATGTCGTTTGTCGACCATGTATCTTCGATCTTGATTATACATTGCGCACAGGCAGTAATGCATGGACATCAGTGCCTGATCACATTCGCGAAGGGTTGACGCCACAAGATCTAATCATCACTAATAATGGTCGATATACAACAGAAGAACTATCGCGACAAACAGGCATCGCACGCGATCAGATCCAAGGTCCGATCGACCGCATCATTAATTTCGCACATTCATCATTTTCACGTGTTCTGCTCATAGGGCCAGAAGGTGATATGCCTGACTATCATCTCATCACTCGATGGCAACCAGGCACAGATGTATGCCCCGATGAATACGACTATTTATTTGTGACATATATTCCATCTCTTGATGCATTACACACTATCAAAAAAATGTATGATGCCGCGGTGCCAACATACTATACTGACTCTAATGAACTAACGACGATCGAAGATTATATGCCATCAGCAGTAGATGGTTTGTCTGACTTCATGACATTCGATCTTGCAGGTTTCATGAAAAGGTTGTTCACAAAATCTATGTTGTTCGACAAGACAAATATTTCACTCGGCGAACATAACTTTTGCGCCATCGTCGGTGATTCTGATCGCACTGACGGAGTGCTAGCACAGCGCCTTGAACTACCTTTTGTGAAAATCGCCAACCCATCGATCGGTGTCAAAGCATCTCCAAAAAAGATGAAAATGTCAATTGACACATTTATGGATTTACGTTCTCGTCGTCAGAATCGTCATCAACACAAAGAATAGATACATCTGTAGGCATCGCAGCAGCAATAGTGAATGGGACATCTGCAAGTGTTTTGAATGTTCCATGAATAGTTGATTCCCATACTAAACTGCTATGTGCACGGAATGTTTCACTACGTGCTACATTTATTGTGCTTCCAGTGATGAGCATCAACATATCGTCAGTGATAAACAACATGTTTCGAGATGCATGAAACATTTTTACATCGGACAAACGTATATCTTGGATACTCTCGATATCATTCACATCAAGTATCTTTTTTTCTGATGGTGAAACTGCCTCGATGCACATTGTTTCATCCCCAAACATCATGAGACCGACAATGATATGTTCATCAAAATAAACATGGTCATATTTGGACGTTGATACATGTTTTGTGCCGATCCATAGACCGCTAGAGTCGATAAGCATATTATATGGCTGTTTCTTAGACATTCTTTTTTTCTTATGTTACTCTGGTCGTCAATTTTCAGGTGGCGTGAGCGGTGAGGACGAACGATGTGCACATCACCTGTCCTGAACATTTGCACAAAAAATAAGACATGTATGTATAACATGCACACATATAGTTTGCATATCATATACACAAAAAATAAGACATATACATCACACATAACATGAGCTTATCGTTAGATCTTACCATCCACACATATGATTTACAAGTCGTTAGATCTCACCGTCCGCATAAAAATTGACACGCCACCGACACAAAACACAAAAAAAGATGTACATGCCGATCATCGTTATGCTCATCATTGGTCATGCATTGCTATTTTCGGGACTCATTATTAGTGTGCTAAGCATTGTAACAGGCGATATGAACACTCCGATGATAACGGTCGGGACAACTATGTGTCTGGTGGCATGCATACCGTTCGCTGTCGCAGCATGCATAGCGGTTAGGTTAGCCGCTAGACGAGTAGTGAGATCTTACCGCCCGACACAACATTTTGCAGATTGCACTATTGTTTTCGCAAATCATCCGCACGCAGATCATATTGCGATGCTAAAAACAAAGCCTCATCATATCGTTTGAATCCGACCTTCAAGTCGATCCCGCGCAACAATAGTTCAGCAGTCACTCTTCTATTTTTTGCAAAAAGTATGATGACGAGTATGTCATCAGGTATCATATTTTCGATCCTGTCCATGATCATTCTAAATATTTCTACATGTCCCTTGATGCCCGCAATGATTAGAGCATGATCGAAGATGCCTGCAGCAGATACTCTTTGTGAGATGTCACGAAAGATGTCAACTTTATTGCTTTTTGCTGTGCTATACAAGATGTCGCTCGTCACTTGCGCACCCCTGTCGATCAACATTTTAACCGTCGACATATGATCATTAATAATTGCACCTAACAGCGCGCTATTACGGTATGTGCGGATTTCTGCACCACGATCAAGTAGCGCACATATGATTCTATTGTGACCTTCAGTCGCGGCATACACAAGAATTAGATCATCGCATACATGTGCATTTGCACCTTCATCAATGAGGGCCAACATGATATCCATATCGTCGATCAATGCTGCGATGAAAAGCGCTTTATCTTTTTTTGTCATCTTTTCGAGAGCACCAGGAATGTATTTCGCGATGTCACTTGCTGTATTTGACAGGGCGCCTGTACCGACGCCCATGAACTCATCTGAAAACCACTCAATAATATACTCGATGCTCATAAATGCATCTCCGTGTTTTATAAACGTCATATACACGTCTTTACAAAAAATTGATGCCAACAAACATTGACAAAAAAGGAGCAACAGAGTTCGACACATGTGTTATGGGAATTAATCAAACGTAACAAAGGTTATTCTTACCTATTCATTTATATGGATTTCAATTCCTCCTTAGTGTATGCTGTCTTCTCACATATATCTGGAAGTTTTTACATAACTGTTAATGGTCGTATTGAACAGCTAGAAGACGTCAGAACTCTACCAAAAAATAGTTTACAATTCTTCATACGATGCAATTATTCCTTGCTAGAATCATCTGCCAGCATCATTCATGAAATATTTTTATCGATCAAATCATTCTTCTTGAGATACCCAAAATACAATGAAAAGATACTTTTAGGTGTGCTTGGAGAGTATAACAAGATGCCATTCGGTAATATTGAGCTCGATCTAACAAAATACGAGGAGATAACATCATCTCAATTCGTCTTATGTCGTCTTATTGGATCATCATATGAACGTGATTTGAAGATATCTCGCAAGTAGTCCGCATATCGTTTTACTCACCGCCTGCACGACATCATTATTGTTTGCGTCGACGATGATGAAAATTGATGTCGAAGTCATATCAAAAAATGGATACACACAACTTGAGATGTTTTCTCGAAAGTACACCTGTTGTTGGCGATAATAACCATGTAGTGCTTAGATACTATCCCGATCCAAATTACGGTTACACAAAAAAATGGTTTTGTGAACCTGGATGGTCAAAGAATGTGTACATGTTGAACATAGATTTGATTTCGTCAGTATATTCGTGGCATGATTCGACCACTAGTTCTCGCTTCGTTGTTTGTGCTTCCAAGAAATATCTTAACGATAACTGTGATGACATCGACAGCATGTACAAAGCGCTGAATCGATTCTTTAGTACATATCCAAAATATGATATATCGTTGTTAGAATCAACAAATTACTTCTTCGGATACACATACCGCAAAGAAGTATTTATTGTGTGCGACATACATCTTTATCCATATGTGTTGAACGGTCATGACTTGTTCATACGATTGATCAAGCGATCATATGCCCATGATATACGAGCTACCCGCAAACAACCATCATACCGCATTTCAAACGGCTTGCACGATGTCAACATCGTTACCCATTATACTAGTCGCTCAAATCTCGGAGATGATCAATGAAATTATATATCTCCGCGACATTAAATTTTGCAGCGGTGTGTACACGCGGTACCGTATAATTTCTGGTGGACGAAACGTCAAGTTGTGTGATATCACCAAAAACACCTAATGCATCAGGTCCACGAGACATAATAAATATTGTTGGTGTGCGACGTACCGCATATAAAACTTCTGTGTTTTCTTCGGAGGCTTGCACGATGAGTATACCGATAGGACCATATTCTTTAACGAATCGCTCTTTGACCGCCAGTCGACCATCTATACTATTTCTCAAGAAATTACCTCTTGACTTCCTGCTAACGATTTCTGCATCCATTCCAAAAATCGCACGATTGATCATGTTGAACACTGCTACAACTTTTGTATCTCTTGTTGGTATCTTGATCCATATTTTTGGTCGTTCACCAGCTGCGTCAGCTGCGCCAAAGATAGCACGTCTATAAAATATTAAGACACGATGTAACATATCTTCATTCTCATCGTCCGTCTTATCGTCGTCAACAAGTAATGCGCGTAACTCATCGACGATGTTGTATTCCGCTGGCACATCCGATGTGCCCAACTTTTTTGCAATGATTCGATTGACAAATCTGCTCTCAAGTAATGTGATAGGCGACTCAATCTTTGTTTCAATACTACCAATGATGATTCCAAGTTGCAGCGGTAGCTCTGCATTTTTGTGTTTCAAGATGACTTGATGCTTCATTTCATCTTCTGTTGGAGCATATATCTTCAGCGACTCACCATATTCATCTGATAGAATGTTGATCTCATCCACAAATTTTGAGACACAAACTACGACAGGCGCCCCGATGTTGATAACATGATAACGATCTTTGATGCGACCAAACACAAACTGCGGGGACAAGATGTAATCCATTCCTTGTTCATGCACTGTCTGCTCTATTTTTTGTGTTCGTTGCGAGCTCAAGAGATTTTCGTATGGTACGCCGATGCTCTTATAACCTTCTAACTCAGGCGATTCGAGAATATCTTCGAACTTCGTGTAAAACTTTAGTATTGCTTCCATCTCACTGTTGATGTCGCGTATATTACATGATCGCATCTAGAATTCGGATATCAAAAAAATAAAGATGCATCCCGAAGACACACGCTCATCTACGTCTGCGCAAAACATTGAACAACCGTTTGATGAAACTGTCTGTGCGAGGTACGACATGAACATATGAACAGATGCTACTTGTCATCGAGTCATCATCGCCGTTTCGTATAACGTCGCCGCCATGAACATGATGCGGTGACATCACTACTTGTGTTGTTGCAAATCGTCTTCCTGATGTCGTGTAATTACATACTTCTTCTGGTGCGATCATGAAATCACTCATGCTGCCAACATACCGTCCGTAGTATTTTTTGAAATTCTCGTACTCATAGTTGTAAACACACATATCAAGATACAACTTGATAGTGCTTTGATCCAACAGTTCGGCGGTATGCTCGTCGTCTAAGAGACGTTCGATAAACTTTTTTCCTGTCGTCAATGTAATAGTTTTTGGCAACAATGTTCGAATGAATGTTCTCATCCCTTGTGGTGCTGCAAAATAGTTTTCATACGTGTCTCCAAAAATGTCATATCCTGCATCATGTAAGTAACGCATGAATCGTCTGTTCTCGGTTTGCATCGCAACCTTCGTAAGATCATCTGCCAGCACATCACCTGCTTCGACCGTCTGTTTGATCTTTTCTGACATCACGTTTGTCATCTCGGATGAGCTTCTAATGAACTCATTGATGACATCAACATCTGGCACCTCGATCTTTGTGCTATCCATCGTGTCATTTACACATGGATTTTCGCGAACATGATCACGATAAGCATTGATGATGGTGCGCTTGATCTTGTTCAAGTCACCCTCAAAGTACTCTCTGCCGATATCAGGTCGCATAACAAATTGCTCCTTTATTAGTTTGAGTGTATCTTTTTCTAACTTGTCGCAGTACCTGCAGCTCAACACCAACAAAATTATTGGTTGTGCTTGCTTGTAATCTTTGAATCGCTCAGTAAAATGTCTGGCAGTCTTGCCATATTTATATATTGCTGTGCTACCGGATGGATAGACTTGGAGCAAATATACGTAACCTAGTTTGATGGACATTATGTATCATGCAAAAAAGAAGAGTCAATTTTTACCGTCCGGACGGTGATAATGAATCATACAATATGCTCGACTGACTATCTATACCACTGAGCATATAGTCACAAAGAGTATGATCGTTGACTATGTCGTCCGCGTATAAATGTACACAATACTCTTTTCCATGACTTGTCAATAGATCATGTTTCACACAAAATGTAAGTGCTTCTACATCGATGATGCTCAAGTAGTCATCTGGCAGCTGTTTATACAAGTCGACATATAGAGCGGGCATGCCAACAACCATTCTTATTGTCTCGATACTTGTTAGATTTCGAGTATAGTGGATCGTGTTCTCATTAGGGTATCTCATCTTGTCTATAGCGGCTATCTCATCGTTTGTTGATCGCACTCTTCGACACATGCTTTCGTCGCAAAAATAGGACATGATGTTTTTATCAAAAAAATAAGATGATCAAATTTAGATGCCAAACAAGGTACCGACGCTCATTCTTGTGTTTCGATACTTGTATTTACCATGCACAGCAGTCAGTCTCGGGACATGTTCTTTGGCGATATATGTGACGATCTTCAGGCCGCTCGGATCGTTTGCAAGAAATCCACGCATACGATTACGAACAAATGATCGTTGATCAGAGCGACCAGGTCGTATTGTGACTGATCCGTCGCGAAGTATGACACATTTTATGTTTTGTCTTGCGCAAAATCTATCAAGTTGTCTCTCATGTATCAGTAGTTCGCTGTTCATTTCGCCGTCTAAGTTGTTTTATTTAGTTGGTATATTCATGCATCAATTTTATTTATGTTTGATGTTTATTGATCTTGCCGATCTTGTACAAACAGTATGCAGCGACAGGTACACTCACCATGATAGGGCCAACAAGTGGTAAGATGACCGCCGACCCAATGATAACACCACTAAGTACTGCGCCGCCGATGTATGCCTTTTTTGATCTCTCTAATTTTGTTGCAAGCTTCAATGCATCTGATGTCGCATCGAGTGATTTTGTCGCATTGTCGATCGTCTCTCCTTGTCCCTGCAAAGTATGATTGATGTCGAGTGCTAACCCCTTAAGCTCATCCAAGCCGCGCGACAACTTATCGAACGGATCATATGCATCTGCCGACATGTCTTCTGGTTCTGACAAACTATCATATGCAGCGATGTCTGTTAGACCGCCTGCGCAGTCACTGTCATCGTCACTCGTATCGAATGTAGTATCTTTTATCAGCTCTGTTTTTTGTTTTCTTATCATTGTGTTGTGGTCGTGTTATGCTATTATATTACCGCTAATACACAAAAGAGGATTATTGCGATAATTAAATTGTTCTTCTGGTCGCTTGCCAGATGATGGTCGATATGTGTCAGGCAACGGGAACTCTGTTTGATAACTTCCTTGACCGTTGATCATGTGTTCTTGTTCTTCGAGTTTGATCAGCGTTAAGTGACTGATGTTGTCTGTACCATATACATTGATGCTCAATGTTACTCGTCCCAATAGTTCGACATACATTGCGCGCATTGTGTTAGCATCAACACAGTAATCAGGTCTCCATGGCCACGACACACGGCCTGCTTCGGTCGTCAGTAACCATCCAAGAATCATCTTTAGTGTAAAGTTACCACACGAAACACGATACTTTACATCGCCGACAGAAACAGAGTTATATGATAGCAGTTTATCGGAGATGTCATATATGATGTATTTTTTTTGACCTGATTCATCAACACAAAATGACATTTGTGGCAGCAAGTTAAAATATTGTTCGTGCTCTGTAACAAGTTTCAGACCGAGATCAGTCATCGTCAACTCAGGGTCAATAGAACATATTTCAACGACGTTCACTGGCGATGAGATCTTACCGCCTACAAAATTGTTGTATGCTACTTGCCCTGTGTATACCGGACCAGCAACAAGTGATGTTTCACCAGTCGTCTGCATCTTTTGTGCCATCTGTTTCAACGATGTTTGTACTGGGTATAGACCATCAATAATGTTGAATCGCTCTGTATCTTTTTTCCAACGATTGAAGATAACTTCCATCGGAGCATTATCATAGGGAAATGACAACGATGAGTGAATATCAACACGCTGATAAATGGGATCGACGATTAAGAACGACTCGTATTTCATTGTTTTGATCTCCGAAATAATTGGGCAGTATGATACATCAGCAACAAAGTGGTTTTCACCACAATCGACTCTCATCGTACCAACATGCATTGCTTTGAAGCATCTCGCACCGCTATAACCATTTTGATACAAGATGTCTGCAAGGTCACACGCATCTTTGAATGGATCAATACTAAAAAAATCGAGATCGGGCAAATCAAGTTTCGAATCATCATATATTTTTGATCCAGCAAGTCGTGATGCATAGTCAAGTGCAGTACCACCATAACATATTAAGCCGCGATCGGCGATGAATTTTTTTGTTATCTCTGTTGCGCGCTTTGTTTCAAGATACATGGGATCTAACTTATTACATGGTTCCGCAGCATCTGCAAGAGGTATGAACGGCATCTATTATTTTTGTGCACGAAAAAAAATACTTATCCACTTTCGGGATCTACGTGAAAGTATAATGTTTGGCGATCGTCCTTAACATCAATCTGATATAAAGATGGCCAACAACCGCAGAACGAATAATAGTCAAGATCATGTATAAACCGATAATAATCATCGATCGATGTTGCATAGCCCTTTGGATGTGTTACATGTCGTATGTTGCCAGTGCCTTCAATCCTCATTCCGAACGATTCTTCTGCCTTATCATGCCATGTGTCATCAGCTTCATCTAATCGTTCGATAAATCTACTCTCAAATGTCATACCGGTGTATGTTTCCGAGTTATATGATGATTGTTTCGTGTGTAGCGCCCAAAATATGTTATGTAGTATGAACGCAAATATACAAGATTCAGCTGTTGGGTTTACCAACAATGATTTCTTTATTTTGTGATATTTCTCAGCTGTTGGTTTGTAAACATCACCAACTTTATGCACACGTAAATCTTCTAAGTAGTCAAAATAGACAGAATACTTAAACAAATTGTTGAATGCGCAATCTCCATTTGCTTTAGGTTTTGACTTCGTGCTGTATAAGTCACCGCAGATCAACATCGCCATTTCATGTGTTTTAAATAGTTCAATATCATCATATAACATATACTTATTGAGCAAGTATACATGAAAACTATTAGGATCGAGCGGTGTATCATTTGTTGGCGCTATGATCATCTTGATTTGTCCATCATCACTAATGTCTGTCTCACATTCAGTGCTCTCGATATTACTCAAGAAGTAATCGTTAGATAACGCAATATCAACATACGGCAAATAAAGAGATCCGCGATACTTATACAGACCATCGATAGAGATGAACTCAACGTCTGATATGTACTTAGAACACACTTTATTAAATTTTCGTGATAACCCTTTGAACTGTTCTAACTGCCAAGGGGTCAAATATGACATGATTTCCCAAAGTAGATCATTGTGAGCAAGGTTAAGACTGACAAAAGACATTTTACAAAAAAAATACGCGATCAAATTTAGAACTTGTGTCGATCGGGCTTCGATGATGCTGCGACGAAATTGTTATGTACCATTTCTATATCTCGCAATGTCATCATTGTTACATCTCTGCCTAATATACAAGATATTCTTCTCTGTATTTCCGCACGGGATATTGTTGTAATTTCTTGGTCAATATTCGCAGTGTTCATCTTTATACAAAAAATATATATGGATCAATTTTGCTTCTTTGTAGCATCAACCTTTACTTGACATTCTTTGATGAAACGATCTAACCGTCTGTTATCGTATGCAGCGGTCTGAGCATTTTTGTAAGCGGTTAATCTATTTTTGTTGAACATGTTTTTTTATTCATCGTCAGCATCGATGTCAATTTTAGCATAGGCATGTAGGCCCCAACCAAGATCGAAGCGCGCACGAGTTCTTCCAACGTTGATGTTAACATAAGGTGCCATATCTGCGACACATGCTTGAGCTTCTCCTGTGAAAACTTCGTTGAGGTAGTCGACGAGTTCTGGAATATCTTCTGCTTTGGTTGCGGCTTGCATCTTTTTTGTTATGAGACCCATAAGATCAATTTTACATCTGACAAAAAAAGATCACTCGACATGTCTACGGTCGTATATCAACTTTGTGTTTTTGTAAAATGATACATCGATGCCATATGAATTGACTTGTTCTTCAGTTGTTCCAAGCGCCAACAGAAGTTCATCAAAGGAATTTAAGCCGGCATTCATCATCATGAACAAGTATGGAGTAGCACCGAGGTTAGAACGATAAAATGCTAGATTGATAGTTTTGCTATCAACAGTAAATCTATTGAATTTACTATCATTGTCGGTTCCATAAGGTCGTGGCTTGATTACTAATGCATCATCACTGAACAATTTTGTTATAGTCGATGCTAATGCATCACTCACTATAGCATAATTCTTTTCACTCAGCTCATATTTGGTATCGGTCATGAAGTTATAAAGTTCATCGATACACTCTTTGATGTATGCTACTTTTTTGAATCCCCAATCAATGATTGGAACGGTTAGATGAGCATCGATAAACTTGATGTAAAATGCTTCGTTGTCAGTGTCGGCTTTGATCGCCTCAGATGGTATACCTAAATACAACGCAGTTACTATCTTATCGGATACATGTTTCGGGGCCGCAACATTTTCATGTTCGAGCACAAAGTTATACACATCGACAAAACGCTCTTGTTCAACAACACCGATGACGAAGTATTTTTCGATGATAGCGCTATGAACGTTATAAACATGATCATTGATGGAGATCTCGATAGTTCGTGAAGAGAACACTGTACTCATTTTTTTGATATGACATACGTGAGTCAATTTTGTGCGGGCGGTGAGATCGGATGGTCTACGGGCGATCAACTCTGATCACCTGTGCTGGCGCGTTAGCGCAAATGATTTGTCCTCATCGTCCGTGGGCCATCTGTTCTCACCGCCCGTGCAAAAAAGATGAATGACGAACGTATCGTTCATGCACACTTAATTGTATTTTTCCAAATTTGAACGAATAAATGTATACTACAATTAGTTTGCATCATGGATATCACCGAGAACGAATTACTTACAATCGTCAATGCTGCCATCCTTCATAAGGGGCATGCTGGACACCACATTAATTCGATGAACTATTTTATTCAGGAAGGAATTAAGCAGATTGTAACACGTTTCTATAAGTGGGATCAACGCACAGAAAATGAGTCTGTAGGCATAGATGCTAATAAAGATATTGAGTCATTTCACTTCGAAGTGACCTATCCAAACGTATATATTCGTCCGACAAAGATTATCGTCAATAAAACAGACTCTGATCTAACACCTCAAAATGCAAGAAACACGGATAGAACATATGGTGTAACGCTGTATGTTGATCTTAGTGTCACTATTACACCGAATTCAAGAAGCGGTAACAAGATGGAACCGCGCAAATTCTTGCTCAAAGAGCAGAAATTGTCTGTAATTCCTACAGGTGTCAAGACAGATATATGTGTCTTGAACAACTTCTCTCGTGAAGCACTCTTAGAAAATGGTGAGGATCCAAAAGATCCTGGCGGTTATACAATCGTCGGAGGTAAAGAATGGGTCATCAACTGCTTAGAAAACTCGTGGTTTAACGCTGCGAGCATATATAAGAACACCAAGTATCAGGACGAATTAGTACGTAGTACTATCATCACAAAAGACGGAGATGCGTTTGAAAACACATATCAGAACAAGTTTTATTTGCGTGAAAACTTCAAGCTTGACTATCAACTCACCATCGGAAAAGGTACTGAGATCAGAATTCCGTTCTTTACGTTGTTCCGAATCTTCGGAATCACTACTGGTAAACAGATCACTGAATACATCATGGGCGCTTCAATTGACTCCGAGTCGCCAGAAGCCATCTATGTTCGTAACATCGTTGAGACTGCTTTCAAGGTTAACTACGGTCCGAACTATAACAAGTTCAAGAAGATCATAGAGCCCGCAATGAATGCATTGCATATCGCGTATCTCTTTGATCCGACTCTTAATCCCGATGAAATAGCAGAAGATCCAGAGAAACAGAAGTATCAGATCGCAAAGATATTCGAACACTTTGATGACAAAGTACTACAACAGTATGGAACATCAATGAATGATCGTCATACTAAAGCGTTCATCGCAGGTAAACATTTCCGCGATATTATATATACTTATCGTGGTATTAAGCCTCAATCAGACAGAGATTCGTTCCAAGTCAAGCGTATTCACGCAGCAGGAATCATTCTTTCGAAAGCGTTCAAGCAACAGTTCAACAAGATCATTCACTTGCGTATCAGAAGTTTGATCAAGAAGATGCTCAAAGAAGAGCCGTTCGCCACCACTGATTTTGAGACACGTATTAAGTTGCTCTTGAACAAAGATGGATCGAAGCTTGAAACAGCGCTAAGTTCATCGATCAGTAGAGGTGATGACAAATTCATTGTCAAGGGGCAAGAAATCATTAACAGAGTTTCAAGTCAAATCTTGCAGCACAAGAATGACTTCAATGTCATCAGTGCTTTGAATGTCGTTACAGCTGCTGGTTCAGGTTCGAAGGCAGCTAAAGCAACCGCTCGTGCAGATCTTATGCGTAGAGTGCATGCATCGAACATCGGTTACATCTGCCCAAACTACTCAGCTGATACAGGTGAGCCAGTCGGTATCAACAAATCGATTGCTTCTACTGCGCAGATCACATTATCTTCTTCGAGTATTTTACTCGAGAAGTTCATCAAGAAGCAGACAGATCCTAAGTTGATCCCTTTGATGGATGTGCCAATCGGCGATATTTCTAAGTATTGTTTGGTCGCCATCAACGGTAAGTACATAGGATTCTGTGATTCTCAGATGGATTTCGCAAAGAAGTACAGACAGATGAGACGTGCAGGCAGCATCGACAAATATATTTCTATTGTTGCTGAGCCTACTGTTTCAGAGGTCACATTCTGGACCGATTACGGTCGTATGACACGACCAATGATCATCGTTTACAACAACATTGAAGAGATTTATGCGGCCGCAGCAAAGCGTCAGAAGCCACCTCAATTCAAACAGTACATCAAGTTGACGAGAAAACACATCGTCGATCTTCGTGCTGGAGTCATTAATCTTGACTACTTGATCAAGAACGGCATCATGGAATACATCTCAGCATCAGAACAGTTCAACTGTTTGTATGCCAACTTAGATGATTTCAAGGCCAACGCAGAAAATCACAAGAAGCAATACACACACTTGGAAATCGAACAAGCAACTTTGGGGTTGATCTCATTGGCATCGCCAATGGCAAATCACTCATCCGCAGTCAGAATCACTATGTCGACCAATCACGTCAAGCAAGCATGTAATCGTTATAATGCTGCATGGCCTCATCGTTTCGACAACAATAGTTACTTCGCTTATCGTGTTGAGACACCATTGATTTCGACCATCGCGAACAACTATATGTATTCGACTGGTCAGAACTTGATGATCGCTATCGCGATGCACGGAGGAAAGAATCAAGAAGATTCAGGTGATGTGAACAAAGCATCTATCGAGCGTGGTATCTTCAACGGCATTTACTTGCGTGTTGAGAACATCATTCCTCCAGACAATGCAACATTCGGTCCGATCGAAGAATCGAAGACGATGGATATTCAACCAAAGGCTATTTACAGCAAGTTGGATGCCAACGGATTCATCAAGAAGGGATCAATCGTTACTACTAACACTGTGTTAGCGTCGATCAGTGCACGTCTCGAAACGCCTAAAGACAACTACATCTTCACCGACAAGAGTAGCATCTACAAAGGTAAGGATACATATCGTGTACACAATGTCATTGTCGATCGTAACGTGGAGAAGGATATCAAGTTCTGTAGAATTTTGATGTACACCACAAGACATATCGGTAAAGGTGCTAAGACAGCATCTCGTATGGGTAACAAGAGTATCATTTCAAGCATCACGAATGCATCTGACATGCCATACACATTAGATGGTATGCAACCTGATCTGATCTTGAATCCTCACAGTTTCCCTAGTCGTATGGCCATCTCTCAATGTATTGAAGGCACGCTCGGAACATATGCAGCATATTTCGGCTGTTTGATCGATGCAACAACATTCAAAAAATTAGATATCGATGAAGTAGTTAAGCGCTTGCGCGAAGTGCCAAGTTATGGTGAAGACGGCTTGGACATGGGATATCACTACATGTACAATGGTAAGACAGGTCGTAAGATGCCATGTAAGATTTTCATGGTACCAAACGTCTATCAGCGATTGGGTAAGTTCGTAGAGAACGCTCAATATGCTGTTTATACCGGACCTCGTTTCGCAGCTACACAACAACCATTGCAAGGTAAGAAGCATGGCGGTGGTTTGCGTGCTGGTGAAATGGAACAAGCAACATTAGTCGGACATGGTACAATGAACTTCTTGAACGAGAAGTTGCGCGAAGATTCAGATGGATGTATCAATTACATCTGTGCTAGATGCAGACACCCTGCTATCGTTAATGAGCAGAACTCTATTTACACATGTCGCACATGTGGTGAGTTGGCAGACATTAGAAAGGTTGACTCAACATTTGTTGGTAGTCAACTCGGTCACATGTTGAATGCTGTGAATCTTGACATCCAATATTATCTATCGAACTAATCGTGCTGGCGGTGAGAACATACGTCTTGCAAACGATGTTAGCATATTTTTTACATGCAACGAGATCATCAACATCCGCGTAGTCCGCATAGTCAACATATTTTTTTGTATGCAATGAGATCTCATCATCCGATCAATGATATACAAAAAATAAATGTCGATGATATCGATGATGCCGATGATATCGATGATGCCGGCGAGAGTATGTTCTCATCGTCTACTTAACGTGCGTCTTCACCGTCCGTGTAACATCGCCATTAATTTTTTTGCGAAATCTAGTATCAATAACTATCAACTTGTTCGAGTTACTTATGATTATCTTCGAACCATTTGCTTCATACCATAGATCCAATGTATGTGTATCATTGATATAAAAGTATGTACTTAAACTTAACGAACCATCTGTATTTGTCCAAGGAATATACCGTGTGTACATGACATTATTGTTTCTCGGATGAACAATTCTGCATATTTCTGTGTTGTCTGTTTTGATGACTTCACTAGGATCAGCGATAACATATAAACCAGGTCGCGCATCAATCTTCTCAACACATGTTTGTGTTATATCGACACTGTTAATGATGCCAGAGCTACGATGCATCTCAAGACGCAATCTTTGTTTTTTGTCTTGTGTTAGTAAAGTGCAACTATGTTTTTTGTTGAATAAGTGCATGACGGCTGTAATACCCGGTGCAGCAGTGATCATCTTTTTTAAGATCTTCGAGTACATCAACTTTTTTGGATCTGTCGTAGTATCATGTTTTCTATGATATACAGATACTTCAGCGAACAGTTTACTTGTGAGTTGTGCATGTTGTTTATCTTCGATAGATAGAAATCCAAAGATGTGCCAGACGATGTCATAAATAAGTGTGTTAGACCAGTTCATTTTTTCATTGATAATTTGCGTGTCAATTTTCTTTTCTTGCTCGGACATAATAATGAAAGTCGGAGTGATTATCGCGATCGTAGTAGTTTTGCTACTAATAATTATCGGTGGAGGAGTATGGTGGTATATGTCATCTAGCAGCACATCTAGCACAACCACAACGCCAGCTGTTACGACAACAACACCAACAACAACTACGAACAGCAATACAACAACGCCAGCTGCCAGCACATCTTCTACAGCAAGTAACCCTGCTGCTGCTACTAACACAGCATCGTCGACAACAACAGCTGCTGCAGCAACAGTGGCCGATGAAGTTTTCGTGATTCAATCAACAAACAAGGGCAGCATCTGTGTTGACTCTAATGATGGTCAAACAATATCAGGTCACACAGCATGGATGTATCCATGTGTAACAACTAATGGCAACCAACGATGGGTATATGATTCGAAGACAAGAGAAATCATGTTGGCGAACAACAAAGGTTATTGTCTTGATGATGGTGGTAACACTGGTGGAGGCGATTGGCCTATGAAGGTCGCTGCTTGTAATGGCGGTCCAACACAAACATTTGCATTCAACTCAAATGGCACAATATATAACACAAACAAAAATCAACTATGTGTCGATGACAACAATGCCGCTAAAGGTGGTGAAAGATATTTGCACATGTGGGCATGTGACTCAACAAACAACAATCAACTCTTCAAGAAGGTCAAAGTATAGGCGGACGGTGAGGACGAATGACATGCACATCATCTGTGCGGACGGTGAGGACGAATGACATGCACATCATCTGTGCGGACGGTGAGGACGAATGACATGCACATCATCTGTGCGGACGGTGAGGACGAATGACATGCACATCATCATTACATAAACTTGTTTCATCTTTTTTGCACATCGTTAACACAAAAAATATGTATGCATTCATGCGAACATGCATATGACCAACACAAAAAATATGTATGTATCTGCGCGAACATGCAGACGACTAACACAAAAAAATATACACATCGTATATATAGTTAGTACACATGGTCGACGCGGATGATCAACTCACCACCTGTACAAATGATCAACTCACTGCCTGTGCGGATGATCAACTCACAGCCTGCACGAATGACATGCACATCATCTGTTCTCACCGCCTGCACGAATGACATGCACATCATCTGTTCTCACCGCCTAAGTTATTCCGTATGTGCTTGTTGCGACACGATTGAACATCCATGTTGTGTTTGGCAAGTTGATAACTTTGTAAGCAGTTGATGTCTGTGTATTGAGATACACATTGAGTTCACCAGTGATCGAATAATTACTGTATGGTCCCTTGAGCAAGAAGTGCCCATTGTCTGTTCCTGTCGTGTATACAGTTATCGATCCGTTGTTGACAAGTGGATCAATGAGATTTTCCCCCAAGTACGATTGAATCGTATATGTTGGCGACCAGATACATGTCTTACCTACTGCCGATGCGAGCTTTGTGTATAAAGTTTGTATACGTATCGATTGCCAGATACTAAAACCATCGTCGAACAGTATCCATGTTGTTGCTCCATATGCAGTGCTCGTTGGGAACTTAGCAGATAGATAATTCCATGGGTTGCCACCAGGCACACCAGTGACAAAAGAGAACAATCTATTTTTTGATGTCGATCCAGGTGCTTCATACTTCGCGATGACATCTAGCACGGCGCCTATGTCCGATGCAAACACATACATGTAGAGATTTATAGGCACTGTTTGTGCTGCCCATGATGTTAAGAAATGATCGAACAGTAACAGACTATCACTATCAGTAACGCTGGTACCACAATAACATACTATTTGTGTGCTTGCCATATATTCGGGCGGTCAAAAAAAGACCTCGATAAAATTGAATGTGGCTCCAGCAAGCAATATTTAAAAGAATGTCCGTTAGAATCGCTGCCGATTGCTCAATTGTTGCCATTACCAAAATCTTTACTGCTGAAGGTCTCCACCTCAATATCAAAGATGCTCACAAAAAAATTGCTGAATTTATGCTCAAAACTGGCGCTGACCCAGCTTCTAATCATGTTGCTATCGAACTTGTTTCTCTATTCCTCGGTACTCTCAAGAGATCAATCTACTGTGAAGTATATGAGTTAGATAAACAAGATCTTACTTCTACCATTTTGGGTTTCGGTCCAATCTGTAGAAATGCTCACATGATTTTGTTCACTGGTGCTGCTTGCGGTAGAGGTCACTACATCGCTGTTGAAAGAGAGTTGTATGTTCAGAGAAAAGATATTATGAGTGTTCATGGTCCACAATTTGGTAGAAAGATTGAGTTGCAAAACCCTGAACAGACTTTCAAGAAGTATGGATTGGCTCCACCACTTTATGCTAGTTTTGATCCTGGTTACATTGGATTTGATCTTGAAACTAATCGTCCTGATTTCAAATTTATGTTGCGCCCATTTGTATCTGCTCATTTGCTCTTCAGAATTTCACAAGTTAATGATGCTTCGCAAGCTTACTTCATGGTACCAAGTAATTTGAACAACCATTTGACCGATTTCATGACTGAACATGAGACGAAGGTTAATGCTGCTATCAATGCTTTGTTCGTAATTCCACCTGATGTTGCCACAGCACCACAACCTGTTCAACCTGTCCAACCTGTCCAACAAGTCATCAAGCCAAATGTTGCTGTCAAGCAAGTTGCCCCAATCGTTCCAGTCGTTCAAAAGATTTCAAGCAACATCGCAACAAAGGTTCAGACTGCAAATGTCGTTCAACAACAAGCTAAGGTTCAAACTGTAAATCCAGTAATTACCTCAAATGTCGTTCAACAACAAGCTAAGGTTCAAACTGTAAATCCAGTAATTACCTCTAGCACTGCTACAAGCACTGCTGCAAGCACTGCTTCATCTCATTTTAGTTCATTCATGTCAACTAATTTTAGTACCCCATCCAAAGTTAGTTCATCCATGACACCAACTTTGAAGACTGCCAGCACAGTTCCAACTGCTCCATCCAAAGTTAGTTCATCCGTGACACAAACTTTGAAGACCACGCCAGTATCAACTAGTGTTCCTTCAACTACTACTCCACCAGTAGAAGAAATGCCATTGTACATGCGTCGTAAGCTAGGTCTTTATCAACCTACCCCCGTCAAACCAAAAAAATATTAATGATGTAATCACCGCCATAACGATTACAACCATTATATATTTTTTGTGTATGTTGTCATTGTGTCCTATGAAGGAGGTATCAAAAAAATATACATACACATGAGACATACACATCACAAAGGCGCGATACTTAACACATGAAAATCATGAAGTGCAAAGTAAACAACACGCTACTTACGCCCAAGAGCATAAGAAACTCTCCAAGATTTTTACATGGACCAGCAGGAAACGCAGCAATATATAAACATGCGAATGCCTTAGGACCAGATGGAAACTGATCAAGTTCTTTAAAGACGAATAGACTATACATCAATACGAGGATAAATACTTGGAAGCCGAAGTTAGCTGCAGTGTTCATTTTTTTGTTGTTTGAGCCATCTTCAATTTTCGCGACATGATGATGCATCGATCAAGTAGTCGATCATCCAAACAAGAAACTCGGGATGTGTGCGCGACATAATTTCTGTGTATGTGAGGTCATCAAAGTGTTCAATGATCATGTCTTTATCAAGACGCACGCCACCATATTTTTGATAACGTTCATACTTCGGCAGCAATTGATTGCATTGTGACGACACATCGATCTTTCGTCCTAATCGTTCCCATATATATTCATCGATACCATATTCATGAGCTTTGTTACCAATAACCACATCAAATGATCTAGAGTCGATTTCAATATATATGCCATTCTTAGGGTCGCAAATATAATGAAGCAACTCTAACGAAATGCCGTTCATCTCATATACTTGTATGAGATTAATCAGATGTACCTCCGTGATCAAATATTTGATGACCATGAATTTCTCCAATGAGTACACGTTGTTTATGGTTGCATGCAGTTGGGTGAACGTGTTGTTCAATATCTTCCTCGATGTTTCGATAGAACCAGTTAACACAACCATCGCAACAAACATTTTGATGTCCCAGTTTACATACCCTGATGGTGCCATGACACCTTTCTCATAATTTTTGTACAAAGTATACACCTCGCTCATAAGATCAACAGTCGGAATGAGTTCACCTTGTCGACATCGAATAAATGTATTGATGGTGATTTTATCAACTCTCGATATAATAAATTTATCTTCATCGAGCAGCTTGTTAACATGATCAGCGAACTGATTACATCGCGCTAACATCTTGCATATCGCATTGCTTATTTTTTGTGTCTTGTAACCAATCTTACCACTCGACTGATTATATACAAACTGCGAAATGACCTTCATCAGGTCTTTGCCAATATAGCTCTTGATGACCCGATATGTTTTTTTGTCGATTAATCGCATCGTAGTATATGCGCTCATATCTCCAAGAAACTCAGCAACTAGAAATGTAGTAACATGGTCTATCATTTTTCCGTGAATGAATGTGTGTTAATGTCTTGACACACGTAATGTATTAAGCAAAAAAATAAACTAGTGTTTATATGTGACGATCATCTCATCGCATGTCCGATGTTTATTCGAATTCATCTCTGATGTCGTTGACCACCAACAATGTGTTCTTTACGAACGACATGTCAAGTATCTTGGTGTTATAATGTGTTCCGACACGAGGGATGCTTCCAACTAAGAGAGCATTAGATACACCATCTATTTCTTGTGCTGTTGCATTTATAGCGGCGTCGGTAAATGCCTTTGCAGGACTGCTCAGAGCTGCACGACCTAAGATATCAGTCTTCTCTCTGACAGCTAGACCAGGTCGTTCGATAGAAACAACTTTACCAATTCTGGTCATCTCATCAGCATACAACAATTTGTGTCTGACATCTACATCACTTGCAACATGATCAAGCTCGATGACGATCTTGTTTCTTGCAGCGATGATTCCCAAGAAGCGTTCAGCTTCGATGATGCTGCTAGTATGACATTGTGTAGGATCAAGTCCTTCTTTTGTGACAATACCCTTCAAGTTGATACCAACTGTTTTAATAGCCCAACCATCACGATCTTCGAATGTGATAGGGTCGGTGTATTGATGTTGTACTACTTGCGCGGATTGAATACCTGAGATACCACGAACGACTTGACCTAATGTGTCTTCGACCGCCTTCTTCATGCTGTCGACTGTCACTTCTTTTTTGTCTGGACGGAAGTATTGACGGATATACACAACTTTCGAGATGTCTGATGTGTACATAAAGTAACAGTTCTCATTGTGCTCACGCAACTTCTTGACGATTGTTCCGACAGACATTCCTTTAGGGATGAGTTCTGCCTTGTCTAATTCGTATCTGACACACCAGTTAATGAGATCTGCAGGTCGCTTCTGCATCGATACTCTTGTGAAATCAGCGATGTCATCAGCTTCGTGTGCATACTTTGGATACACAGGGTTACCATACTCCTCGAAGAAGCATTCGAACCCCTTGACGAAACGTCTGAAGTCCATCATCTCAATCTCGTTGGCGATAATTCTCACTGCTGCCTGATCTTGGATCTTCGAAAGTTCGGGCACTAAGTACATATTGGCGCTTGATAACTTTTCGGGTACAGTAGCATTGACGATTTCTTGCACTTGATCCATACTGTTCTTTGTTGTACCACCTGTTGCAGATCTTGTGTGTGAATCCAACATGTGTTGTGTCATCGGAGCACAGATACATTGACCTGCTTGAATACCGATAGCAGTACCAGGATCAATAAGTGCACGATAGAACTTATCGCAACAAGTATCAAAGACGACTTGCAACTGTGATTCAGATAACCATGGTGCATAATCAGCTAACACACAACGTGAATATGTTGTTAAGTTGGTGACTGCAGCCTTAAACTGCTCGTGAATAGGTCCTGTGTACTTGCTGTTCAAGTATAATCTTGGTAGCAAGTCAATGAACTTCTTGACGAATGCATAGTTACGTGCGGGCTTATCTGTCTTCTTGATATCGCCGATCTTATTTGCGATGATTCTGTCGATGTCATATGGGCTTCTAAAAGTAGGATTCATATGTGTCGAGATCTTCATTTGTGCGACTTTCAAAAGACATGAACGAGAAATATCGTTATCACGAATGATATCAGAGATGAACTCTTCTTCAACAATACCCTCATACTTGGCGCGGATGGCCTCACCTGACATTCTGACAAGTGGTAGTTTGACTTTTTCGATACGCTGTGAGCTAAAACCATCTTCACCCTCAACCAACTGAACAACATTACGTCCACGCATGCATCTAAACATGTTGTCAACGAAGATGTTTTCCAAGTTCTTGACTGCATTTCTGTTCTTATCACCTGTTACAGATGTGCTCAGAGCTTTAGTGATCAAGTCGAAACGGGCGTTAGATGCATTACTGATATACTCCATAGCGGTTTGACCCGACATGTAGCTGTTTGTAATGTATCCATATGCCTTTGGATCGTCATCAAAACGAGTTGCGTATGCAGATGCACGACGATAACCTGCGTTATCTTGTAGACGCGACCCGTTGATCAACATCTGACCAGCACGTGCTGCGATGGCCATATAGTTGTTGAGCTTACCCTTTGATCCAGACATGATAATGCTCTTCAAACCGTTGTCTCGACGCATAATGTTACGCAGAATGATTTCATTGTAAACATCGCCTGGACGCAGTGCATTGATTTGCAAGTCTTCGAAAAACTCTTTGTGTGTCTTTCCGATAGGTGGTACAATAGCACCTCTGTTCAAACGATCAGTAATGAGCTTTGACTCGTTGATCAAGTTTGCTTCTTCTGTTCTGATACGCGCACGAGCACCTTCAGGCAATAAAATATCTTTTGTGCCGAGACTGAACCCCTTCATCAAGATGAAATCTAATGAAATTTGCTGCATGTTGAACATTGCATCTAACATTGCTTGAGGGCCGTAATCACGTTCGATGATATGATAGAGATTTTTATGACCTCCTGAACCGATAGATGCCTTATCTAAGACACCTGACAACATGACACCATTTTTGATGACAACCTTCTTTTCTGATGCGTCGTAATCCATGTATGGTTCGAGGTTAGCATCGTAGCTTGTTGGCTTTCCGATATAATTTACAGGTGTTGGCTTCAAGCACAGAGTGATGATGTCGCGACCTGTATAAGTATCTTTCTCAAAACGAGGTAAGAATGTTGTGTTGGCGAACAGACCCATAGCTTCTTCACGCGTTAACAAGATATCATATCGCGTTAACTCATATAAACCAACGATCGAATCGTTGATCTGTCCGATCTGTGGACTACCATTTGTGCTGCTGATAACAAAGTTATGGAATGCACTGATAGCACGCATCTCATAAGTCGTGTGCATGTGTTTTGCATGGATCGTATTCATTTCATCACCATCAAAATCTGCGTTATAGAAGTCACAAGCAATGACATTCATCGAGAGCGTAAGCTCATCTGGTCGCTTGTGAACATTCAAGAAATGACTACTGATACTGCATAGTTCCAGTGTTGGCTGTCTGTTGAAGTTGACATAGTCATTATCCATCAAGTTGTATTCGACGGTATCACCGTAATTAAGTGACACAGAGCCAGTATCAAGATTTGTAACTTGATATACTCTGCCATCAGGCTTGATGATGTTACATGCCATCGGGTATCGTTTGATACGAGCATTGGCGACCAACATCTTGATACGAGTATCATTGTAGTGACGGTATGTTTCACGCTTCTTGATCGTTTGTGCAAAGCTGAGTGGAAATCCAATACTAGGAATAGGTTGACGAGGGTTACCTGTGATTGTGCTTCTGCACATACCCCAAGCTCTCTTACCTAACATATATTTTCTGATGGTACCTTGCTTCGACTTGATCTTGTTGACGATACTTTTGTATGGTTCGCCATCTGATCCAGACATGTCTGGTACTTTGTCACCAGTAACTGGTCCTTTAATAAGTTGCATAACATTATAGATCAACTCGATGTATAACTGTTTTTCTCCGAGACCTACTTTTTTAGATTTCTTTGAGTCTTCAGCTGCCTTCTCAGGATGCACAATTTTGTATGTGACATCAACGATGTGCTTATACATCTTTGTCAAGTCGTCCGCATTGGTCTTCGAACCATTGAACGTTTTCATGTTCTGTGGTCTGGTGGTGTTTGCAGCGACTTGAAGTGCTTCTATCAAGAATGTTCTAGGGTGACTGATCTCTTTGAGCTCCAATCGTTCTAGCGTTTCATCAGAAACCTTCTCGAAAATCTGCTTAACATCGTTAGGCATCAACTGTAATTTACCAGTTACTTGCCCAGAAGAGTCAAACTCATCGGCATTAAAGATCAACTTGAACTTTGTGTCGACTGTGTATTTTCTTTGAATAGTGTTACACTGAGTACATACAACAACTGCCGACTTATTCTTATTTTTTGTGGCCTGTTTTCTCATCACGTTCATACATTCATTGAATGTTCCTTTGCATGAGTGAGTGTTACCACATTCATGACAGATGATTTTCAACCATTTGATGACGCTGGGGAACACGATTGGCTGATATGCAGGGACAGGTAGCTTGATATGACCGTTGTGGCCTAAGCATTTTCCTCCGACTTTGAAACAAGTACTACAATTAATACTTAGTTCAGTCGAGCCCATAGCAGTGTCATAAACACCACCTGGAGCAGGATCGTTATCTTTCACGATATCGGAGTTCTTCACTTCGTATGGTGCCTGTTTGATGATTTGGTCAGTTCCATTGAGTCCGAAACGCACTCCAATAATTCTACTAGTTGCTACGGTCATTGAAAATTAACGTGTGATGATATATTTATTGCGTCAATTTTAATTGCCAAAAAATAAAGACATATACATCGGTCATTTTATTCAAAATATAATAGGATTCCCTCAACAAATGGCGGGCACACATCGTCCGCAGACATGATATCTGCAACCGTTGTTGGCGGCGTGATCTCTTTTTTTGGTTTGTTTACTATGAGCGATTTCTTCTTGATTGTCTTTGTAGCAGCGGTTTTGACAACCTTCTCAACATTAGTTACAGGTGGTTTGTTAACAGTTACATCGACGATCTTCTCGACCTTGGCTACAGGTGGTTTGCTGACTGTTACATCGACGACCTTCATGGGCGGCTCGATAACAGTCATGTCAACAACATTAGTTACAGGCTGTTCAATAGCTGTCTTCTTGTTTTTTCTCTTTCTATTTTTCTTTGGTTTCATGACTGCATTAGAGTCAGGTACTCCAACCTTTGTGTAGATTATTGTGTGAAGTTCGATGGCAGCAACCATAGGATTGCACTCAAAATATTCTGATGCTTTTACGCGCTTGAACTTGTTTCCAAACTCCAAACGAACGATTGCCTCAACAGTAATAGGATCTTGTACGTACACAACAGCAAGAATATCGACCATCGGATACTCTGTATAACGTCTATTAAACGCTCTAACGGTGTAACCGACCTTGACGAGATCTTCTGCAATTTTTAGTAAGTAGATATAACCGAATGACATTCTGATTTTTGAATGGGGATCAGCTATTCAATTTTAGCACGGACGGTGAGGACGAATGACATGCAGGCGGTGAGCACAAACGGTCAGATGATGACCATGACAAACACAAGAAAAAAGATGCATGCAGGCGATGAGCACAAACAGTCAGATGACCGCTAGATGACAACATGACAAACACAAGAAAAAAGATGTATGCTGGTGGTGAGAACATATCATCTGGCGAAAGCGCCGTGCTGGCCATATATCAGTCATCTTACGCATATCGAAAAAAGATACATGTGTGTATCATCTGTACATATAGTCATCTTACCGTTTGTGCTCACCGTTTGTGCTCACCGTCGATATATCATTCGTCCTCACCGTACATATGCACCGTCTTCAAACGTTTGATGCATTTTTTTTGCGCAGTAGTATTCAACCGCTTGAATTTCGTGACTATATTTTCTATGTATATTTTTTCCTTGATTGATTCATTCATCGTATGCATACGTTTTTGCATAGCTGCTTCATGCTTCTCTGTAACATATTCATACACTTTGCGCGACCGCTCAACATATGAACATAGTGAGAACTTGCTGCGGATCTCATGATAGTCATTGATCACAGTCCCATCGTCGTCTAATATTGCCTGACCATTACAATAAATGCGGCAGTGCCACATCACATCGATCGCATCGATCTTCTCGAAAAGATGACGCAAATATGTGAATGTGCCATATGTCTCGTGATAGAACTGCCCGTCTGATAATAGTTGAACGGTCAACTTTGATGTTACTAATGTTACTAGGTATTCCATGATGTTTTTTGATGTAGGTCGCGATGTTCAATTTTGTTTAAAATTGATGACGGGTATCTCGAAGCAAAAAAAATATGGCATTCGAGTTCAATCTAAAGGATCAATCATCATCTATCCGTGCTTTGTTCGCCAAACTATAATCGACCATTCAAGCTTTCATTGACATCAGGCGCGGAAGATATAACCATCACATTTAATAAATCTATACATAGCGATTGTATATTATCATATAGGTACACATGTGGCACCAGTACGGTAGTTCACAAAAAATTTACTCGTAGCACATATAAACGTGACACATATATCGGCGAGAATGGTGGTATCATGTTTTTGACGTTTGGGCCATATCAACAAATAGTTGAAGTGGAAATTACTTTAGACAAAAGACAACAAACATACATTGTTGCAGACCTATAACTTTATTTTTTGATCAGTCAACACATTCCATATTGTTCTCCATATCGTTTGGCACGTCATCTGTAGCACCTCCTATAATACATGTCATGTTATCGAAATGTATGTGCACACCATATTGATAGTAGTTGAACTTGTCGTAAATCAGCTCTTCTAACTCTTCTGAATCGTTTGCACACTTGTGTATGTCGCGAAGAACATCTAGTGATTGCCATGATTCTATATCCATGTCACCAGGAACAATTTTGTAAAAGATCAAATAATCATCGACATCAGGAATAGTCTTCGATGTGATCATGAATGATTTTTCCGGAAGATAACCAGGAATGCTCAGATCGTATGTCTCAAGCTTGAAGTGATATATGTCGCGTGCGTCACCAACCTTGTCGAATGAAGACGACAAATTATATGTCAGACGATATAACAAATTTCCGGACATATTTTATATACGGCGGTCATTCGAATCAAATTTGGAAAATCGCGTCTGTGGATGTATAACAAAAAATGACAACATGCCACCGGGCCTGCGACTTATACACATGCATAAGGATGTTCACTGCATCACTTGGCATCATATCATACATCGGGGCAACGATAGGAACAATGTTATATGGCCCATATACGGGCGATGAAGACATGCGCTTCGATTTATTTTGTGTGGTCTTCGGTAACTTGTTCATGCTATCCAGCACACTAATTATAAGCACAAGCATAATGAACTTTCCTTGTGTTGATGTGCACGACGTCGACAGACAGTCAACCATACGGTCGTCGTATGTTCATCCCGCCGCTGTCTCATTGTTTGCAACATTGTCTGCCATATACTTTTGGGCAGCATCGATATTGGCGCTTTACGCAAAACCTGATCAAGCCGTTCCGATCATCTTTTGTGCCACCGTTTATTCTTTGTTCGCTATAGGAGCGATGATCAAAACATTGTTCTCATGTCGCGAGAAACAATTATCTGACGAACATATTTGATCCTTTGTTGCATGTTGTCTGTGCTGGCGGTTCGCGTCGTTGGTGCGCAGGGCAATAATCGGTGTTTTGTTCTGCATTATTTGTGCATCGAAACACAAAATATGTATGTTTGCATCGACGAACTTCTGATGTAGCCATATTAAAATTGAGACCAAGACATATCACAATAAAAAATGATGTATTGCACCGAGTATGCTGCCGATTGTTATGTCGATTATTGTGATGGTATCTCTGTAGGTTGCGGACTGCGTGATTGTATTCGTGCGCTCATGTTCATCTTTGGCGCCATGTGCTACATCGCAGTTTATGCGGTATCGCTAGTATATATATTTTATGCCGATAGAGGCTTTGCGCTATTCTGTTGTGCGTTCGGTACTCTTGGAGTATTGTTATCTGCTATCATCATGATCGCAGCTGTGCTCGACATCAATGGGCAACACAAAAAATATATGTTATGGGCAGCACTCGCTGTATACTCTGCGCTATCGATGTTGTATTTTATTGTGATGAACATCGTCGCATCCATCTCTAGACCTCAAGAAAAAACAATACTTATGCTTTTAGGGCTCATACATATAGTTCCATTAGTGATTGGCATTTTTAGAGCTATCACCGGATACTTGAAACACAACATCATCAGTGCTGCAACATCTGTTGTGTCAATCTTTGGCATCTAGTTCCCCGACATCATCGCCATTGATGAACTGCAACATGTAACCATACACAACTGTTTTGTCTCGAGATAATGCATAGTCCATTAAATCTTCGATATGATCGCTGATGCTTGGATCGCGAGATGCAAAGAACATGAAGGTATCAACATCAGACACGTCGATTATTTTTTTGTAAATAGCATCTCGACAACTTGTGAAATTGCTGATCCCGAATTTGTTGAACAGAAAACTAACAGTGACAAACTGATTATTTTTGATGGCGACCATTATTATTTTTTTGATATCATCGTTAGTTATGCTATCTCGATTCCATCTGATGATGGAATTGACGAGTATATCATTGCCATATTTCGCAGCTAGTTTGAGCGCGCAACAATCATCAGCAAGTTGTGATGCACCGGCATTGATAGATTCATATATAGCTCTGGTATCATATTTTTTGATGGCACGATAAAACGCTTGTTGTTTTTGCTCTTGTTCAGACATTTTTTCTTTGAGACAAACAGGTTCAAATTTGATCCCCGCGAAACATAAGCAAAAAAATGAAGACTTTAGACGTGGTATGCTATTCATTGATCCGAGGGTACTTAGGAGACTTTCATTACGTGAAGTCTGTGGATAGGGTTTGCAGAGCATCACATGCCATCATCCCTAATCATGACATTATTGCGCGTGTTATGAAGGGCACAAAACAAGACAGAATAAAGATGATGTGTGTCTTTGGTATGCGCGATATGTTGTTATTGTTCATGAAGAACAGCGATTATATGTTTGGTGGTCCAAGTTGTTCGATCCTTGGCACGTTAGTATCTTACGGCCATAATGACTTGTTCGCTGAATTATGTGAACGACATATTCGAAACGGAGGTGCACAGCACGTTATGGAATGTATTTGTGAGGTTGGTAACATAGGTGCATATAATTATCTTTATACATGCGACATGTTGAGAATGTTCGATAAACAAGAAGCATTTAATATAGCATGTGTGAATGGTCACATCGACCTCGTCAATATTATGATCGACAAACAACAAATAAACACAAGTTGCATGTTAACCATCCTTAGTGATTTATTCCGAAAAAAAAGATGGGACATTCTTCGATTGTATCATCATAAAAAAATATCAGACTATGATTTTGCGGTCGGTGTGATGTTTAGAGAACATAACATCGATGGTATTGATTTCTACATCGACAACATAAGTAGTGTTGAGGCATGCAAATGGTTGTCTGATCACGGAAAATATAGTTCGTCAATGATATGTATCAGACATATCTACGAGCGTCTCAAGCCAGAAATATATGATGTTACATATTTGGTCAAAAAATTCCTGACATACAATACATCGGAGTGTATCGAATTCTTGTACGAACATTATTATGACCAGATCAACTTCGACGGACTGTTTGTGGACGCAATTATTGCACAAAATATATATGCGTTGACAAGAATCTATACAGATTTCAAAATCGATGTTAATGCGAATGGAAAAAATTATGTTGCAATATGCATGAAACACGGTGCGGTCAAATCATATCAATGGCTGCTTGATCACGGTATGAAATACAGTGTGCTCGACGATTAGACTGCGCGCTTCGTACTTCGTACTCATTCTTCGCGCTCATTCTTCGTGCCCTACGGTCACTCTTCGAATTCATGTTCCAATATTTTTTTGATCTTTGCAAGACGTTTCTCACCGTATGCGCCTTCGATCAACTTACAAAATGCGTCGATAGATTTAGGTTCATTCACTAGTGCATCTTCAATCGCCGTAACATTTTTGATACCAGGTATTCCAACGAATATGCGCGAGAGATCGACATGATCCATTTCATTGATGCCTTTGATCACGCTCGAAGATAGTTTACGACCGTTAACCTTGACGCCTGCAAGTGCTTTTATCGCGGTAGGTCTATCGAAAATTATGTCAGCCACTTTAACCGTCCGTGCAAGTGCATTGGCAGTAACATCAGAAACACCAGGTATTCTTGTGAACATATCAATAACAATAGTGTTGCACGTGACTGTTGGACGTTCAGTCAACAGCGCCATAGGATCTGCGACAGAATATTTGACATCGAACTTACCGTTTTTTATGCTGTTCATGAGCGCCTTGCGCTTTGCAAGTAGCATGCGCGCAGTGTCTGCTGCGGAGTCTGTTCTAATGACATATATACCGCAATTAGACATCATGTTAAACATCGACGCTTCGATCGCGGAGTATTTTATACCATTTATTTTTTCTGACTTGTTCGCTGGTGCTAGCCCTTCGACAACATAAAAAATGTTACATCCTGTGTTTTCACGCATCGAAAGAAGCTTGTTCTTGTTTTCGTGCCTGCCATCTTTGAACGAATCGGCGTAATCTTTGAGACTTTTGCGTTCGAAGATCTCTAAGATAGAGTCATCGACGATGAGCGCATAATCAGCAGTAGTGATTTGTGCTTTCACGATAAATGTGTCGGCATCTTCTTCTGCGTCAAAGTATTCGAATAGAGCACGTTCGCGGGAATCAACAACAAGTTTCATTGACATTTCTGTATACCCCGTGCGATGTTTCAATTGATATTTTTTGTAACAATAATCTGTATACAAAACAATGACGACTGGAGTGGTTATAGCAATCGTTATCTCGGTAATCTTACTAATAGTTGCAGCTGGCGGTCTGTATTATTATATGTCAAGCAGCAGTAGCTCGTCTACTACATCATCGAATACGACACCAGCAGTAACATCAACATCATCGACGCCATCAACATCATCATCAACATCATCGACTACGTCGCCTGCATCATCAACAACATCGACTACGTCGCCTGCAAGTAGTTCATCTACGTCGTCTGCATCGACGCCTGTAACTACGGCACCTGCATCGTCATCTACTACATCGCCTGCAAGCAGTTCGTCCTCATCATCGTCCTCATCGTCCTCATCGTCGTCGACGAATACATCAAGTATGGCATCCGCACTGCCATCTTATCGTGCACCATATGGTCAGCAAGTAAGTCCTGCATGGATTACGATGACAGGTAAATCATGGTCAGGTCACGATATTTACACAGGACCAAACACGGCTGACTTTGATGCGTGTGGACTCCTGATTAGATCGTATGGATCGACTGTTGGAACATATGATCCAACATCGAAGGCATGTTATGTCAAAAAAGTAGATGGCTCAGATGGTACATTTGGTATGCTCAATCCCGGAACAGGTTCTTACTTTAGACTGAGTGGTGATTTCCCGGGTCACAACATTGATGGTGCGCAAAAAGCAGTTGCTGATGTTGCTGCATGTGAATCTCTTTGTACGGCAACAGGAGGATGTGAAGGTTATTTCTTCCAGAACCCAACAAAGATATGTTACCCAAAGAAGCCAGAAGATGTTGCATCTGCAATGATTTCAGGAATTTTCAAATATTAAGATGCAACATGTGCATGTTGATATACCATGTTTAAACTCCGCGTTAATGATTTAGAAATCCCTGTCTATGCTCAAACAGCACGATCAACTTTGGGCCAAGACAACATGTACAAGAAGCACTCATTCGTTGGGTTCGACGATGAGACAGTGATCAGAACATTTATTGGATTAGCATACGCAGAAAATGGCTTCATTTCAGAAGCATCAAAAACAGTGCCTGGTTATCAGAGTGCTGTTACCGACCTGATTGATTCACTCAAAATTGATGCCACCACAACTGAGCATCAATAATGACATCGATCATCCTAACAAAAAAATTCATGTATTCTCATGAACATGTATCAATCGAAAAAATAGAACATGAGATCGGACCAACAAATGATCACATCCGCAGTTTGATAGCTGTTTACAATAATGTGCTCGATGTGTACATCGACTTCCCGCTGCTATCATATGCAACTTATGACAATGTTGCAAATCGCCTGTATGAAGCGATAAGACATTTTATTGGCGATCGTTAGTAGTCGTCATCATCGATGTTTCGTCCATTTTATTTTTTGAAGATCTCTAGCCGCCGGCCCAAGATCAGGCGCAGATGTTGTGTTAACTCCATGAGCATCTCTCGCACATTTAATGTGTCGATCTCGTCAACACGTGTGTTTACTTTTTTGTTATATTCTCGCACGAGATTTATTGTGGCCGGATGCAACATCGGATCAAAGTATGATTTCAAGTGAATAACTTGGCGACGAAATTCATCTATATCTATCACTTGAAATGACTCTCCAGGTGCAACTATTTTTGCGATCTCGGAGAACTTCTTTTTTCTGAAGCACTCTGCGTAATGTCTGAATGATTCACGAACATGAATATCATCGACGAATCTTATAAAATATTTGAGTGTCAATAAAATTCTTCCCGCTCCTTGACTGTTGAGTGTTTCTCGAAATCTTGATATGTTGTCGACATTCAATAATCGTATCGTGTCATCGTCGAAGTTGAATGATGGGCAATCAAGAATTATCTCATGCGGTAAATGTTGTGCTTTGAAATCTTCAACGACAAACGCATAGTTGTCACTGAATAGTATTGTGCAGAAGTTAGTTGTAGTCATTGGCCCTTCACGTCTTTATTTTCTTGTGTGGTCCTGGCGTCAATTTTTAAAATTGATGTGGCCGATAACGTGTTATTCAAATATGCCAGTAAAGTCCATCGAAAATATCGTAGCAGAAGAACTCAATAAGAACTTGTCATCCATCATTCAACAGATTACCGACAAACTTACTGAAGCGCTCAAAGCACAGGAAACATTAAAAGAGCCCGAATGTATCAATGTTTACGTTGATGGAGTTCGTTTGTTCTTCATTCATACTGCTCCCAGAGTACTCAAAAAAGATGTTTATCTGACATCACAATCTTATGTCGATATCAACTTGATCGAGCTTCTTAATGATGCTGTCGATGCAGAATCCAATAAAAAAGTGTATTTATACATCGAGTCAGATCCAAAGACAAAGATCAAAAAGATCATTTTATTCTGCAAACTTGTTAAGTTTATGCATAACCCAACATCATGGGCCGCATCACTTAATGTAAAAATGGAATTGAATATGCATGAGATTCGCGCAATCATGACTGGAGCCGTACTTGTGTACAGCAATGTCGATACCACAAAATTATTAGAAGAATTAGATAGTATGGATATCGGGGCACCCAGAGACTCACCAGTTATTAATGCTTCCAGCAGACTCAATAATCTATTCCGTGAATTCGGCCTTATTAGACGCGATATGATATATCTAGGCACCAATGATATCAGTACTCTAAACAATTTTCAGTTGAGTCACGATCATATCGCAACAGCATACAAAAATCTCAAAGAAGAGCTCTTGAAGCTTGTTCCTGACTTGAATAATATGTTCAATAAATACGGTGAATTGATCTTCGAGACCGAATAATTGTACGTATGCACATACGTATATTTTTTTGCTGTGTATACCTCTTCCTCATTCTAAAATTGACCTCTGGACGCAAGTATTACACACAAACAAATATGTCATTCGCCACACAAGACATCAAGAACATTGTTGAAGAAGAAATGAAAAAGATGATGCCAACTATTATTCAACAGATCAAGGACAAGATCACAGGATCGAAACGGGAAAGCATCAATATTTATGTCGATGGTCATTGTATGATGATACTACCGATCAAGCCAGCATGCCTCAAAAAAAATGTATACTTAGAATCTCAGTTATATCTTGACGAAAAATTGTTCGAGATGGTCAATAGTATGGAAATATCTAAAGATGATTTATACGAATACATCGATTCTGATCCATCAACTAGTGTTGATAAACTCATCTTATTCTATAAACTTCGTGATTTTGAAGAGACTGGCGAGATGTTCGAGGAAGAAGAATTTGATCTCGCTATTAAAAAATATATACCATGTATTCATGGTTTCTTGAGAAACACATTACTAGAGAATTGGGGATACGCCGATCCACGAATCGATGATGAACTAATTTTGTTAGGAAATAAGCATCGTACGTGTGAGTTTGATAGATTATATAATATTCTCGATAACGAATTTGTTGAATACAACTGGCTCAGAGTTACATTGAGCTATTTAGAAGGAGATGAGTATCAATCTGCGTTGTATAAATACAATGCTTATACCAGTAGGGTCATCGAATCATACAAAAATGCAAAAGATGAGTTGTTACGTCTGCTTCCTGATCTTGCAGCTATGTATGACAAAGTAGGTAACATTATCAGATAAATAGTCACGGCCAGAGACACCATCTATTTTTTATAAAATTGAACCTCATAAAGAATTATCACAAAAATCATGTCAGTAAGCAAGCAAGAAATCGAGAACATCGTAGCAGAAGAAATGAGTAAGAGGCTTCAAGCCATCATCCAACAGTTGACTGAAACTATCAGAATGCTAACAGAATGTATCGAAGTTTATATCGACGATGTACTAACACACAAAGTAGCTGTTAAGCCTAAATGCGTTAAGCAGAAGGTTTATATAAAATCACAAAAGTACTTTGATGAGCAACTTATTATTCTCGCAAATGAATGCTCTTACGATGACAGTAATGCGTATGATGCTCTCAAGGAATATATCAATAGTTCACCGCAAGATGTGAAAGGACAGAGATTAAACTTGTTACTCAAGTTTAGAGAATATGATAATCTTACCTCCAAAAATGCATGTGACGGATTTATGTATAATTGCATCTGGGATTGTTATGATACTATCAATCGTATTCTCACTCATACAACAATATATAATGGTAAACTTATCTCCGACTTAACTGAAGAGCTTAAATTCTTCGGGGATGATGTAGTATATCTTGGTTCATCACTACATACTTTAGTCAATGCGTATAATTATACCGTCATCAAAGCAAAGGAGACTAGATTACAAATGTATAACAACGACAGCAATGAAGCTATTATCGATGAATATGTCAAAAACACTAAAGACGTTTTCAAAGCATTCAATGCAGTCAAAGAAGCACTTATTAAGCTTGTACCTGATCTCGGAGGTGGTTATAAATCTTGTTGTGATGATAAACGCATCATCTAAATTTTTTTGTTAAAATTGACTTGACATCATGGCAATACAAACAACATGTACACATCACCTGAAACAAACAACAATGAAATTGTGACAAAGAGCGAAATCGCTGATATGATCATCAAGCAACTTTCTAAGGTGCTCGCTTCGATCGATGTCTCATCGCTCACAGATCTTGTGTATGATCGCATCAAAGATAAACTCGAAAAACAGATATCGAAAGATGTATATATTCACTACGACGAATCCGACATCAAACCATTGATCTTGTCGGGACTCACATTGAAGAATTTGCCATATCGCATGTATCTCGGTATCGAAACAGAGTTAGTATTTGACCGCCTGATCACTCTGATTGATGATCTTGACTTCGAAGGATGTATTAAATTCATTGATGATGGATTATGTATGCTCATTGCATATCGATTGCTGAAATATCTTCCAAGCGATTTGAACTTTGTGATCAAGTTGCGTCAACAACTGATCGAACTCGTCAAAGAGGAGTATCCAACTATCGCATCTGTGTTTACGAAAGATGTTTTCATCAACGAAAAAATGATAGATGCCAAGATCTTGATCGATGAATTGCTGAGTTATGGAACATATATGGACAAGGTAAGAGACGTTCAAGAGGTCACTCAACTCATCGAAACATACAATGAATGCTGCGCCAAATATCTATCGCATAATCAACCAACAAATGATTACACGACAGTAAACACAAGATGTGATGACGCATTTAAATATCGCGATGCATTAGAAGCTTTGTATGTATATCTCGACAAACATACATACGGTTCATCCGAATTATTCAACTACGCAGAAACACCATCTGATGCTTCGATCAATGTCATCGGCATCAAACCTGTTAGACAAGTACCCATAGATGTTAAGCAACGAATGTAACAATCGTCGTTTCTTCTTTTTTGTATAGAAATCTAAAATTGATTCGCCATAAAACATGTACAAAAATCTATGTCTCTTAACACCGAAACCATCTCGAAGATCGTCGCTGAAGAACTTAATAAGAACATTGCTGATATCATCAAGCAAGTCACTGACAAACTTGTGCTTGCACAACAGTCAACGGACGATAAGATCACAGTTTATATCGATGACATCAAAAAATATGTCATTGACTCAAAGCCAAGACGGTTGCCTAAAGAGATTCATCTGAAGAATCAAGAATACTTCGATGAACAATTAATCAAGATCATGAATGAAAGTACTTACGATTCGGAAAAAGCTGAAAGTGAATACGCATTCTATGATCATATTTATGCAGACAAGAACTACACAGGACCAAAATTAATGTTGTTCCGAAAGGTAGCTAAATCATTCATCAACGAGAATCATGCATATGATTTCGAAGATACTATTCATGAGTGGTTGCCATGCCTAGACAAAATCATTCAAAATGAGTTTGATGAAACGCATCGTTACTGCTATGATAATCTGTACAAAGATGTTGATGTATGGGGTGATAAAACTCATTTCACATCGTTCAAAGAATTCGACAATAGTCCTGTTGGACGAGCATCAACATTATACTATAATACCCGTGCACTACTAAGACGTGCTCAACAATTATGTTTGAAAGATTCAATAAATGATACAAAGATCATCGCAGAAGCATTTGATAAAGTCAGAGCAGCACATGCAGAATTAAAGAAGCAATTGTTCGAGTTGATCCCTGACTTAAGAGACATTTAGACGTAAAGTCTAACATTATCTATTTTATATTTTTTGCCTGGCCACGAGAAGTTCATCCCCTGAACACTGTGATGTGCCCAGTTCCAATGATTGCTACAATAGTCATAGTCGAGCAAATTCTTTGCGAACAACTCTTCACCTAATCGCCAGTTAGCACCTATGTCATATGTCCATGTCGCGAACAACATACGTCCGTAGTTCGATACTCGCCCAGTATCGATCAATGCTTTATATATAACTTTTATAACCTCTGGTGCATCTTCAAGTTGCGCCAAGTATGCATGCATAGTTGTTATTTTCCATGTTACTGTTGTCTTGTTTCGAAACACAGATGAGTATGTTTTGATGTACCACTCAGTCGCACGCGAATAAAAATCACGAAAGATCAACTCACGCACTAATGAGTCAAACGACTCTAAACCATATTTGCGCGACTCCGCACATACCTTTCTACAGTGTTCATATACTTCACGCGGTGAGACAATGCCACGTGCAAGCGCCCATGAAACATTAGTTGCACCCGATCGATATAACACACTTTCTTTGCGTGTTCTTCGATATGTATCTGCATCAAAACCAGACATCATCTTCACTGCTTCTTTGTGCAACTTTATTTTTGGGTACTTGTCTGTCTCTTTTTTGCGCAACATTTTGTATCCCTCTTTCTCATCATACAACTGCGTCAATACATCTTTGTGGTAACTTGAATAAACTTTATACTGCTTTGCGGACGGTGCGAGCAGATGTTTATTGTCGAACACTTTTACAGATGTTGCAAGCCCTGAGATAAGTGTGTGTCGATGTCGTGCAAATGGTGTTGTATCGGCACTCATCACTACATCATGACCGCGAAGATGATCATAATTTTTGTGCGTCTCGACAGTAAATTTAGCATCGCGCAACACGTCAGTTAGTTGTTCGGTCGCTGTTCTGAACACTTGAAATGCCCGCTTGTTGAAGTGCTTGTTCACTTTTTCATCTGCAAGTTCAGGGTCAAAAACAAAGCACACCGCCTTCGACCCTGTGTATTTCAAAAAATAGTCGAACGACTTATTGTCATGTAGTCGCAGATCATTCGTCATCAAGTAGTACAACATTGTATACTCAAAACATGCAAGAATAGTTAAAATTGAAAGCTTACAGCGTCGACAAAAAACATGCTCACAAAAAAGATAACAGGCAACGAAGAGTATTCAAGGCTAATTACAGACGGCATTAACATATCTTTGGGACATGATATTGATCGACCAAACATCGGCCTAAAGTATATAGAAATGTTGTTCTACATCGCCGATGCAGCGCTTGAATCGAGCATCATTGAACCGTGCGATGATATTGAGTACTCTGTTTTCTTAGAAAATGATGCGACATGCACAATAAAGAAGCGCAACAATAATGATATTGCGCGCGATCTGCGCAAGCTGCATGACTCATTGTTTACCGGCCGCGTGCAAATCATGTTTAACGACGGTCAGATCCGACCGCTAATATACTCTGATGTCATATTTTCTGGTAGCATCGTACTTACAACCTTCTGGGATATGACACAAAGTACAAGTCATCATCACGAAACATTCGCGAGCAGCGATGTGAACATATATCTTGTCGCACATGGAGTAAAAAATGTGTTAGTCGACGACGTACCTCTGCGCATGACAGGTGTTTCTTGGAACACAGATGAATGGCGTTTTATCAAATTCCCCGGTGCAACCGGACAGATGATATATGGAGGGTTCGATCTCGACATTTGTAGAGGGTCGATGGAGTTTATCAATCGCGGTATAATAAGAGCAACATGCTCAAAGAGTATGATCAATGCGATCGATACGCGATTTTGCATTCTTGGTTGTCATACAACTAAACACAGAATTGAGAAGTTTACGAGGTTAGGTCTCGGCATCTTGCGTGTGCCAGATACAAAAATTATTGAGACAAGACATATCGGCGTCTTGAAAGAACTAAGATGTTGCGATTGCTTAGAGTTGTATCCCGCCCCATCCACCGACGCACTAGATTTTGAGTATACTCATTGTCCGAAATGTATTCAGGCGATAGGCGCACCGTTCGCGATTGATGATAATAAACACATAATATTTACGGGCGGTGAAGACATATCGTCCGCAGGCTTCTTGATAAATAATTCGTTGGCGGTGTACAACCCTGTACAATGTTATAAGCTCACATTACAACCGATCAACATATCTGCAATGCAACCAAACGCACGCAAATCATTCTTGTCGACGTTAGGCACAAATGAACGATCTATAATTTCTGGATGTTGTCAACGAGGAACATATGTGCATTCAGTCGATATCAAGATGGACTCACCTCTATTATCGGGTGTGTTCCCCGCAATAAAATTATCAGAGTGCCAAACTATCTACAAAGCAACACTCGGATACGACAATGAAAACATCGCACTATGCATCAGCATATATTTTCCTGGCGATGCAGATAAACTTTTGTTACAAGTCACAGAAGAGATCTGCTCCGGCCGCTTGCAACAGAAGAACAAAATGTTATTCGCGAATGGTAAAAAATATAAGTCATTCGTCGGACATCATATGTCAACAGGATTGCAGTCAGTCATATATCGTGAATCAAACGATATGAAATTTCATGAAATGCCATTACTCGACTTCATGTTAAACCGTCGATAGACTATATGTCCTCACCGCTCGCTCACCGCTTGCCCGCATCGCCTGTGCGTTTATTTTTTCTTGATGAATAGATCTTCCATCGGTGACACATTGTAGCTATACTCATCGATAATGTTGTCATAATAAAGTCTATCCATGATGTACTCACCCTTTATGTTGTTTGTAAGATCATCAACAATGAGCTTGGGTAACGCATCCCAAAATGCATCATCGCAGTCAACGATCAATCGACCCTTTGACTCACAGTAATCTTGTTTTGAGTTACCGCTACATGGTTCATAAACATTTGGGAATGATTTGATTGATACTTGACCGCGAACACAAGAATCGGAGATGAATGTTTTGATCTTATCGGAGCTCATAAACGTCTTCATGTATTTTTTGTCCCAAGAAAATCGCACCGTCGACAACAGCGCGCCAACCGTCTTCTTCTCTTTTTTTGCTTGTGCTATAAGACCAACAAGTAGTTCAAAGTCAGCAGAACCGCGCGGAGCAATATCATTTATTCCTTTGAGTATGACTGGTGTCGGAGCACTAGCAGAGAATGCTTCTACAAGTCGTGCGCTGGTCGTTGGGTCACGTAACTTTTGAAGTTCATTCGTTACTTGCATCATGACTAAATCATATAAATAATACTTGTACAAGGCTCTACTCACCGCTATATCAGTGATGTGTGATGAACCACCTAACAAAGATCTATTGACCGCATCAACATCATAGTCGATGTCGATGATTCTTGCATCTGGTGTCCAACCTCGCTTCATGAACGGACTCTCCGATACAGGCGCATGTGTCATTTGTAGATCATTCACGATGATACCAACGAACTGTTTTGTCGCAGTGTCTCGCAATAATTTTGTGACCTCAAAATGTATGTGACCTTTGAGATCGAATGAATCAAAGAACTTTTTAAGCGCATCAGGGTCATTCACGATGTTGGGATACTCAAAAGAAATCTTCTCTTTTCCTGATGAGTAGTCGGAGTATCTTGTCACGATGAACAGCGGTTTGTTCGCGTACTCGAACGAGATACCATACACTTTGTTCTTACGGCCAATATATTTTATGTACTTAGGTGTTGTTCCTGCCACTTGCGCAAGATATTTGATGATCGCATCGGCGCCTGGAACCTTATTCGCATGAGATTCTTGCTCATGATCATAGTGATCTAAGCTCTCCGACAAGATGTCAAGTTCATCTTCGAGGTTGAATATGATCCCATTGTTGTGTCCGGTCTTGAAGTAGTTTTGATCTGCTTTGCACACTGGATACCATGCAGGCCCTGCATTATTTACTGAGCTTTCTTTTGTGTACATACGCTTGATGACTATCACAACTTTGTTTGTGACAGAGCCCGCGGACGGTAAGTCGATGTCTTGCCCATTACAGAAGATGATTGTGGTGCCCCAAAACACTAAAAGTGCACGAGTGATAACATTGTTCCAATCAACAGAATCATTTTGTGGCTTCGTCATTGACCCTAAAGTGCTCATCAAGTCATCGGGGTCAAGCTCCGGCATGAACACCTTTCCTTTTGTGCGTAAACGTTGATACAACTCTTCGATAAAGTAGTCAACTGGGTCTTGTGACTTAGGTATGAACTTACCGCGAATCTCTTGAACGATCATTGCGCCAACAGATAACATGGGGCAGAACACACTGCGCGAATATTGTGAGACACCCAACATGTATGTATCTCGCGGTGTTATTTTTTTGAACATCTCTGGCACATGCCCGATACGACCCGGGTCGAGAATTTTGTTAGTGGCGAGCACATGACGTGAATCAGATATCAAGTCGTCCGGACCCTTGAAACGACTTGTACATGATTCATATATCTGTTTTGCCTTTCTTTCGCGATCAGATATCGGCGTCTTAAAACAACACGGCAAACAATAACCAGCAGGGTGAACACCCGCAATGAAGTTAAGATATTTGTATGTGTTGCCTGGGCACATGTAGTATGCGGGCTTATCATATGTGAAGTTCTTATACTTCGTCAACTTCTTGCGCACACCGTCTGACAGACCACTATACTCTGACTCTTGATATACGATTGGTTGCATCTTCTTCTGACAAATACGCGCATAGACTACTGGGTAACCAGCCTTTTTCAAGTTGAAGAGGACAGGATCTTGTTCTTTTGACTTCTCTAAATTGTTTCTGACATTTGAGATGCCTGTTTCTTTGATGCCTGATTTCTTCAAGATGTATGTCATGAGCGACTTGAACATCATGAACTCATTTTGTTGTGAATCTTGTATCTCAATGTTGATGTCAGATGATCGATGCACAAGACGAATCACACGGCCATAATAGAGTTCCATCCACTTGCTTCGCACGAAGGGATTGACCAAGTAAGTAAACTGATTGCTCAACTCACCTTTGCCCGCTTTGATCAACACACGATCAATGAGAGTTCCGTCGAACTCATATGTGCCCTTCTTAAAAATGTACAAGCGCGAGTCTTTTATTGTGTTGATGATGTCATATTGCCCGATGATACCTGCACCAATATAGTTGTCGAACACACGTACTAACTCTTTGAACTGAGCATCTGTAAGAATCTTCTTCCAAAATAATCCAGCAGAAATATGCTCATAGTTCAAGTTGCCAATGACGATTGGACCGGATGGTGAGCCCTTAAGACCTATCTTATTTACAGAGTTAACAATGGGCGAAATGTACTTCACGACGAATGCTTCGATCGTTTCGAACGTCATAAAATCTTCTTCCGCGAACGCAACCTTAAAGTACCACTTACCATTTGCATGCAACGAGAAGTACATCGTCTCTGTCCCCTTCATTATTATGACTGTGATACCTGCACGAAGCACTTGTTGATTAGGTACTCCGCGCGGTTTGATACCATGATGTATCTTCGTCAGTTGCACATTTTTCGGACCATCTTTCACGAAGTAATGAATTTCTGGTACATGAATTTTGCTCGAAATATCGTTAGTAGAAAGTGAGTCGAAGATGTTACGCAAGTTAAGAGGACCAGGTGCGATGCCACTCACTAAACATCTGCCGATACTTGTTGTCATGTCAGCAGCACCAGATACGTGCTCGATATCGATGTTACCTAACAACTGTCTCTCTGATGTATATTGCGATCTGATGTAATCAGGGTCACGCGCTAACTCAGGATACTTGTGTCCGAGGTTTGTTTCATTCTTGATATATTCATTAAATGCCTCTAAAGTCATCTGCGGCCAATACTTCAACACGATACCATAGTAGACTAGATCCATTTTATACTGATCATCGAGTGGTGCCAAAGACATCAGTTCATTGAGGTCAGAGATCATTACATAACGTGTGCCCTTGATGATATTAAATGTATCGGTGACATAGACCTTTGTGTCAGACTTGATGTCATAAATATATTTGTCGACATTGATACCATTGCCCAAACTAACACTTGTATCTTTTTGTCCGTATCCTATGATGCCTGTGTCGTACGGACCACCTGCAAACAGCTTGTATGTACCTTGCACATGACCTGATTGATCTATGTAATCAACATGCATGCGATAGTATGGTATGCCTGTCACAATACTGAGTTTGAGCGCGAAGTCATAAACTTTGTCGAAGGGATATATCTTCATCTCGCCATTAACAATTATATCATCGGGCAACTTCTTCGATATTGTTGTGAATGATGGCAGCAACGATGACATGCCTCGCCCCTGTTCTACCTTCAGTGTTTTATGTCCCTTCATCAACTCTGTCAATGATTCTTCTTCCGGTGCATCTAAATTTTCTAAGTCAATGTCAGCAAACAAGTCATCACCGAGATCATCATCCGCACCACCGCCTACTGCGCTGGCTGCTTTTGTACTATGTTGCGCCACACCAAATATACCCAACAATTCTGCGTTTTGTGTTTTTATCCACTTACCGTATGTGCCCGACAACTCTGAGATGCTCTTGTGTTTGTCTTTTGGATCAACAAGAATAAACTTTTTCGTAATAGCTTTTTTTATCGTGCTATAATACGCAACAATAATCGGATCCTGCATTATACATAAAGTGATGCAAAAAAGTTAAACAGGAAAGCAGGCAAGTGATATGCAGGCGGTGAGAACAAACGATATGCAGGTGGTGAGAACAAACGATATGCAGGTGGTGAGAACAAACGATGTGCAGATGGTGAGTGCATGTAACATGTAGATGATGAGTACTTACCATCTGTGCAGATGATATGTAGGCGATGTGTATGTGATGAGAACAAATAATATGTGCATGCTACATGCACATGCTGTTTGCAAGCCGTCTATATACCATTCGTATGTCGTTAGACCTCACCGCCCGCACAAAAAATAAATGTGTCTTCCCACGGACGTTTTATTTTTTGTAATTACTGTCTTCCCACGGACATGTCATTGTTGTTGTCATCGTCTAATAACATTCTCTAGTCATTCGCTCGGTCGATACACCCTCTTCGCACTTCGAGTAACAATCGAAGTCATATTGGTCGTCATGTTTTGGTAATGTTGCTGGCATACCATTTGAATATTCTTCTGAGTCATCTGCCAAATCATCGTTCTGCGATGTATATACTTTGAACTTGTCTCCGAAATATGTTGAAGCAAGGAACTTAGATGTCATTATCTTCGGACAATATGTGTTAGATAATGCGCGATCATTGATGTCGTCTTGATACTTGCAGTCCATGCGACGATACACGGTTATCCAATTATCGCTCAATACTACGTTCATTCCGAACACAACTTTGAGGAGCTCTTTCAAGAATTTTCCGAATGTCTCACAGAAGTTGTTTGCAAACCCTCTGCGGACAAGCACTCTGTCGATAGCTCTGTTCTCCATTTTCTTCGCGATCAAGTCACAAAGATCAAGAATGGCAGCATGCTTGCTTTCATATTTTTCGAGATCGATGTCTTTGACCTTCTTAATATTTGTCACTCCGATCATCGTCAACAGCTCAACGACATCTGTGACGACATCTATCTTTGTTGCTGTAGTATGATCGAGCAATGAGTCACCAAGATTTCGTATCTTGATTAGCGCGCTAATACGTTTGACCTTATTCATTCGGATCAACGAATCGTTCAAGTCGCCTGTATCAGGTATCGAACACAGATTGGTACATTGCTCCTTCTCTTTGTCTGTGTTGTACTTCAGCACGAATTCATAATTTTGTGCCGATTGCTCAATGTTGAATGTGTTAGACAACATGAACTTGTCGATTGATCGACGTTCATCGGTACTAATATCTTCGCCAATAAGCGATTTGTTCTTAATGTTGTTAAACTCTTTGTTCGTGATGCAAGGTGCATCTTCAATGGCGTGCGCCAAATCTTCTTTGTTCTTCTCGATGAATGTACTAAATTCATACGATCGCAACTTAGGATCCGTAACATATAGTTTGACATTGTCACAATATATGTGCAGAATTCTGCATATACGATCGAAGAGATCTTTGCGGGATCTGTTCCTCGTCGCAATGTTAGTCAGCTGTAATTCTAGTTTTGCGGTTCTTCTGAACTCGTACAAACCGTCTGCATTGATCCTGTCTGGCTCTAATGCACCAGCGATGAGATCACGTTGATGACCATCCATGCGCGATGTTAAGATTGCTTCCTTGTCGGTCTTAACATTATTTTTTATTGGATCAACATAAATGTATGCTTCTTTTGTGTCGATGTCACGAACACGCCCCAATAACTGAATGCATGATTCTGCATCACATGAACCACTTACAAAATATCCAAACAGATAGTCGAAGTGCTTCTTCTCGAATGATATACCCGCACCTGCAGTAGGTGTGTAAAGCAATACATCATACTTACTCCAATATTTGTTGACATTAGAGAAGTGTCTGCGCTTGACTGATGCAAGCGTTTCTGAGTCGTAATGACCGATGTTGATCGTATCTTTGAACTCAGTCTCAAGAGCGATCTTAATGCTACGTGCCATATTCTTACTATTGAGGGCAACAACACATTTCTTGTCGCGCTTAACACAGTCAATTAACTTTGATAGCCACGAATCTCTGCTTGAGGTCATGTTGAATGTCATGTCATTCTGTGACTTGTACTCATTTTTGTAGAATGTGTACCTGACATTTTTTTGTCTTGCATCTTCCATCGCAGCCTTGATTACATTGTGTGTTGCCATTGTCATAGTAGCATCCATCGCAATGATCTTACTGGCCTTCTGTATCAAGAAGATGAAGGTCATAATGTTTCGAGTTAAATTATCTCTGTGAGTGGTCGAAGCAAACTGCTTGATGATACTCTCAGACTCATCCAAGATCAGCATGAAATCCTCTTTCGCGAGTATCTCTGTTGCTAATCTGTTGAGACTTTCTGTCTGAATAACTAGTCTACGAAAATCTGATAAACGATCTTTAGTATCTTGATAAGACATAAAGTGCTCTTCAGGGGTAGGTAGCTGTTTGTTCATTTTCGCGATCACTTCATTTGTCAATGCAATACGATTTGACAGCATGATGATCTTCTTGTTGGGGAATTTCTTGATGTAATCAATGAGAGCAACGGTCTTACCGATACCCATTCCTGCAACTATGTATGTGACTCTAGAGTCACTGTCGAACACGGTAGGCATGATGCCTTTACGTATGTCTTTGATGCATCGAGAAAAGTTGTCATCCAACTCCCCGATGTAATCTGATGGGTCGAACAAAACGCTGTATCTATCTTTTTCTGATTCTTCTAGTGCATTCTTTATGCGTTCTCCCATACCCTCTGATGAATTGCCTGAAACAGCGATGCATCTTTTAGGACGTTTCTCACCGCGTGCATCTGACTTGAAACAATATAATGTTGCAAATCTTGTGCCTGCTTCGTTCGCATTAACGATCATGAATAAGTTATTATCCTTGTCATGAGGTTTGCGTGAGTTACACAAAGAACAACACTCATCGTCCGGTTCTAATCTGTTGAAGTTGACGATCAATGAACCATCTTTACATGGTTTCTGCGATCTGTAATCGAAGTTAGGATATTCATCAAGCGTCTTGCTGATGGCACTTTTGACGAAATCATCATCCATGCGCACCTTCGACATCTTACCATCTGTGCCATCTCGCACATCATCGTCATCATACTCATCGTCGTCCACAAATATATATGCGTTGAGATGAATGTTGTTGTAGTAGTATGTGCTCGCCATCGCGTCGATAGGTTTGTGACCGATAGAAATTATTTCTGAGTAACGATCTTGATCGGGCTTTGTGCACATCGGCATACGCATGTTGTGTGATGTGTTGTATAGACCCATATCGATCGTCTTCTGAATTCTTTCGGGCACTTCTCGATCAGGGCATCTATCATTCTTGATAAAATAGTCTTCGAACGATTCGATGTCATCTAAGTATGAAGGGTTGTATGGTGCTCTATATTTTTTGAGCCATCGTTCACATCCGACATCATCGTCTTCTGGTGTGAACTCCATATCAAGCAATTCTATTCTGTTAGGACACCCCATACTATGAAGTGCACGGTTAACCATGCCCTTTCTTGTTAGTGTGTTCACAGGATCGAACACGTCCATACTACTTTGACCCATTACATACTCTTGCTCCTTACGGTGCTCGAAGATGAACTCTAATATCTCTTGATATGATTTTGGAATGTCAGAAATTTCTACATGCCAGAAGTCAAGCTCAACACCTAAGTGCCATGCGACGAGGAAAATCCTCATCAAACAGCCGAACACCTGCGCCATCTTGTTGTTTGTCATGATCACATTTTTGTAGATCAAATGAAATGACCACTTACTGGGATTCTTGATAAACTTTGATTTGGCGTTGTAGTGAGTTGCACGAATGATGATGTCATCATCAAACTCATGATGATTGAAACCATACTCATCGTCACCAACAAGTCCGTAAAGACGTTTCATGATGATGAATGCTTCGCGCATAGATTGAACTACACATGTGAGCATCTTTAGTGCGTCTTCATTACAATTATCGAACTCCTTCTTGCGTTGGGGCTCAATAGTAGATGTAACAGATTTATACTTTTTCTTGAAGTCGGTCATGTTCTCACAAACACGCTCAAATAATGATGGCATGTCTTCACCTGCGTCAAGATCAACTACAAAGCGATGAGGACGCATGTTCCATTTGATGACTTCCTCACATGATGGGGACTTCCAGATGAAACGATCTTTGATACTTATTTCTTGTGGTATTTCCTCGCCTTTTTCGCGAACGATCTTTCTACGACGTTCGATCTTTTTGAACAGATCAACAATTTGAGGCACCGAAACGAAGATGAAACCTACTTTGCCATTCATGTCCCGAAGAACAGTCATGCCGCCAGTTTTCATACGTGCTTCATATGGCGGAAAATCAGCCATCGACCCATAGTTAGTGGGTCCAGTAGTATCACATGTTTTTCTATTATCTTTGTTTGGATCAAGATAACGAGCAGCCCAAAGAACTTCCTTATCATTTTCACCCAAACCGGCTAAAGAGTGTAATTTAGTATACTCGAAATCTGCCATATTTTGTCTAATTCGTTGTCGGCGATCTTCAATTTTTAGCAAAAAAATACGACCAGCTATATGCTGGGCGGTGTGTCTTGACGATCAAAACATATCGTTTGCGCTACGCGCAGCTATATAACGATTAGTGCAGATCGTTCGTTCTCATCGTCCGTGCGCTTAATCGTCTCTACGTTCTAGTTTGGTCTTTGCACGTAGTGGGACATGATCTTCAGACTCATCGTCGTAATAGACCTTTATGTACTTGCCCTCAAGTTCGTTCTTGAATTCGCGATGATCTTTCGAGTAACGATTGAACAACTCAATACGTTCAGACAGTGGTAAAGCTGGTTGCACAGTAAATTCTTGCCCTGCGTCAGTGATGCACACAACCATCAGCGCACCTTCTTCTTTACCCTTTGACTCACCACCTGCGATGCCAACAACTTCAAACTCAGCATCGAAGCGAGGTTTCATCTTGATCAAGACGCGAGAGTGATAACCGTTTGCGGACTGTGTATACACAGCATCTGGTACACGAAGAATAGCACCTTCGAACTTGTTGTCTAAGAACTCTTTATAATATTCTTTCGCCATCTTTAGGTCCCGAGCAAGAAATGTGTCGACGAACACTATGTTCGTTGCATCTCCGAATTTTGCGATGTATACTTTTTTGATCTCGTTCAAGAGTTCAAGTCGATCTTCGTATGTCATGTCTGGGTCGTAACCTACGAACAGATCGTAGATGTAGTACTTAATGTCAGCGTCGACATTATCATCATTCGTCTTTTTTCTGAGACTACCTAATTGTTGCAACTTCGATCCATGTTTATATAACTCACCGTCGAAGAAGAGCTTCTCGCGCTTATTTTTTGGCATCTTATGATCGACAAAATATTGACCAGCAGCAGAATAAACTTTCACGATATCATCATCGATCGTCTGCGGAACACCTTTGATAGGTTTCAAGTTACGACTATAGAAGAGCACTGTGCGATCTTCGGGCACTACTTTAGTCATCGCCCTGTTACCATCGAACTTGCATTGAATGTACATCGGCCAACTAATGTTCTTGATGTCTTTGATGTTCGATGCAAGCATCGGGCGCACATATTCATTGCTGCTACCTGATTTATCTTTCTGCTTAACATATTTTGAGTATGCTTCGCGAAGAGCTTGACAGAACACATTCGTCTCATTAGATTTGCCGATGTTCTTGCCTTCCCTAATGTACGTATCAGGTGCATCTTTAATCTTACCACTTGTGTATCCTGAGTTGACACGAACAACAGCAAACAGATCATCGTCCATGCGCTCATTGTTGATGAATGCATCTTTGATGATAACTAGGCGGTTTGTCTCAGAGTTCTGCACCGCCACCATAATCGTCCACGTAGTTTCTTTTCCTGTTCGTGCCTTCGATACGATAGTAGGAAATGAGTACCATTTTTTTGTTGAGTCAAGTGTACCAGGTAACTGTTTGTAGTCTGTGATGTTCTTGCTTGTTGAGGTCATGTTGCATATAGCCTATTGAGACATTTCAAATTTGAATTGTTATCAGGGGAGTAAAAACATGTCGTTTAGATTATTCGATCTCGATCCTATTCTCAGTCGCATTGAAATCATCGCCGAAGTAACATACAACGGAGAACAAATATGTCCTGTGTTCGAAGGTTCAGGCATTGAACCAAAGGACATGGAAGCAGATGAATACTGGTTCGAGTACATCCAGTATATATACCATTTGTACTTGCAAAGATACTTCAACTTCCCTGATATGCCTGTTGCGAGCGATTCGAAGACGCTTCTGAACGTTCAGTTAGCACGTATCAAGTTCGGCATGTTGCCTACATTGACTGCAAAAGATGAGTATGCTCGTATATATGCGATGACTCAAGCTGCATGTGTACCTATCTTGAAGTTCAAGAAGATCACCGGGTTGACAGAGTTCGATCACTTTGTATGTGACTATGAGAAACATAAAGTATCATTCTTTATCAACGGAGAACCATTCGAAGATGTCATGAGTGCAGCAGAAACACATACATTCAAGTTCATCGAAGAGACACTTGGTTGCACAATGCCATTAGATGAGACCAATATTGCATTTATTGAGACATTGAAAAATCCATTTGTCGGCAAGATCGCAAACGATTTAGGCGGTGCTTACTATGTTGAAGACGCCATCACAGACAGTAAGACAACAACAAAAAAGAAAGCATCTAAGGGATCGAAGACATCGAAGATGACAAAAAAGAATCGTAAATAGCGCAAGCACGCGATAGCACGCTTACGTGCTTACAAGTATTCATAAGACATAGACATATTGTACGCATCATTTGTATCTTTCATACATACATCGCCGGAATCTTCCTGATGTCTTGGCCAAAAGTGCATCAGAGTCCAATACAAGGCACGTGAGAACTTATATGTGAGCATTGTATCCATATTTTTTTGTGTTTCACGAGACAATCTATTTTTATATGAGTTATACATCAATCTGATTTTTATGAGTGTCTTTTGACCTGTTCCTCTTTTACCATTGCATGGATACTTTTTTATTGATCTTGTTTCTGCGATCATGTTGAAGATGTGGTCAATCTGTTCAACCATGATTATAGATCGTAAACGCTTATCACGCGTAATCAAACATACTTTGTGATAACTCACAAAACGCAAGATGTGATACAAATATGCTTGAGGCATAGTCAATGGCACATGAATATGCTTCAAGAGCTGTTTGATTGTCGCCCAATAAAATACATCGGGACGAGGGATCTGCATAATGATGTTTGGTGGACCATGCATAGACATTTTTTACTTATCATTTGTAGAATCAATTTTATCGTGCGATGTAAACGACACGTAGACATAACGAAATCTAAGAAATGTAGACATGTATTTCATGTATCTTATGTCGTATGTTATGTTCGAATCATGTTGATCGTCGAAGATGGCCTTTCGTGTTTTGTTGTCTTGCACAGCGAGATAAATATCTTGATATCTTAAGAAACGCAGAATGTGATACATGTATGCTTCGGGGATTATTGTCTCTTGCATTTTTTAGTGGGCTTAATTAAATCAATTTTAACATCGTCAGGCCGTCAAATATAACGATGTCGAAAGTAACACAAGAAGAAATGGATGAGATCAATGCTCTCAGCATCGCATTTGGATATCCTTATGTGCGATTTTTAGTGATCAATGAACTTCGTGATTCGCTCGATGAACTACCAGTCGAAGCAAAGTTGCTTGTTGACTACTTGGTCGAAGAAGCATGCACCACCAAATGGCCGTTGCGTGATTTTCCTACGGATGCAGGTCCAATGACATTAGTGCTATCAACAAAAAGTGATACACAGCTGATCGCAGAAAGTATGAACACACCGTTCGATACAAAGTATCCGCGCGATCATATGTATTACAAGATTCAAACTGCGATGAATGCAACAAGTGTGCAAGAGTTGTTCGCATATCTAATGAACTACATTACCAACATTTTTAAAGAGGTCGATCCCGCCGTCTATGAAACTCTTTGCAAGATTTATGCATGTGAACGTATTGTAGGTGTTCCAGAAAAAAGAGTCGTCGCTGAGTTCGGATCACAAGAAGCAGGTGACTATTATGCTGTTGAGAAATATGCGATGAGCATCGGTTTCGTTAAATCGACTGAGTCTATGCCAGTGTTCAGCAAATACTGTTTGTCTGCACATCTTAGATGTCATTAATACGCATGATGATACGAATATATAGCGCCATATCATCATCACTCAAGTATCGATGTATTATTTTTTTTGCTGTGTTGGGATCGCGGCGACTAATGAATTCGATGAGATCAACTATTCTTCTGTCTTGAAACAAACACAGATGTTTGATCTCGCGCAATACTAAGATGGCCTTCTTATTATCGATGACATACTTGATAACGAGATGATTGATCATCTCATTGCTGACAAGTCGGTAGTCGAACTGTTTTTTATAGATCATAAAATATGCATACATGGTGGCGAGAGCGGACGGTGAGAATACGATTGGATCAATGTCGACATGCAGTTTGTCTCCAAATATCTTGTGCAACATGTATATGCCAACTAACTCATCGCCTGTTGCGTACTTTTTTGCATGCTTGCGCCATGCTTTGTTGACAAACTTCGCATCTGAGTATCCCAAATAACTAACGATGGTCGACACAACGATCGGCTCATATGATAACATTAATGTATACATATATATTATACAGCTCTCTTCGAAAGATCGAAATTGAACATCTGCTCGCGATAATATGCAAAAAAATAACATTAAGATTAGTAGATCATATACATCTTAGTTTGATGTCGGTCTCTTGATTTGTTCTGTGTTCGAACATAAGATGTAATCGGCTGTTTGCTCTCCGAACACTGTGTTATAGATCTTCTCGTCGCCGCCTGCAAATGGTCCGATGCCGACGATCTTTCCATCTTTGTAGTTGACCGTGAATGCCTTGCAATCAACAATGCGAATCTGCTTCATCTCTACATCTTCACTTTCGGGCAACCATGAGTACAACAGATTTTCATTAGGGTCATAGATGCTCAGACCTGCCATCTGACCATTCTTCATGTACACTGTAAATAGCTCGGGATTTTTCACTGTCTCAGCAAAGTATAGCCATGCTACAATAATAAAAACAACAACCATAATGGTTACGAGCACTGAAATGTCCATTATAACTATATAAAAATATTAAAGTGCATTAAATTTGAATACGACCCTATGATCGAAGCACATTAATGACGCTCATTTTTTTGTCGCAAAAAATATACTCATACACGCGACATACATGTCATTCATATATTATTTTATTGTAGCTCTATTGCTCGGTCTTGTTGGCGCATATTTCTTGATGGAACGATCTGTCGGTATTCAATCGATGATGACTGGAACACCTATACATAATTAACAACGAAGTTCTTGAACACACGTTTGTTGATTTTTCGAGTGGTGATGACTCGACCAAAATCAGGACGGTGAGTTGGTAGTGCAGATACTGTGTTCGCACCACTTGATGCTTGTGATGCACCCGTCTTAAACATGATTCTCTTTTTTTCTGGTGTCAACTCAGGCGTCTTAGACACAAAAGAAGTAATGCATGTATACATTGGACAAAAGATACATATCTCGTGATGAGATGCACCTCGCGGTCCGAACAGTGATGGAGACATGGGACAAAAATAACCGTCACAAGAAACAACAGAACGAATGGCATCAAGCAACTCTGCATCACATTGTATGTCATTTATTCTATTCATATGCTCGGCATCATGACCGAATGTTGCCACACCGTCCGTATATACTACATCATCACCATTTGCATCGACGAAGTGGGTAGCTTTTATCATGCCGCCAAAAAGAGCATCATTTTTTTGTTTCCATGTTCTTCCCGCACCACACGAACATAGGGCGCTGAACATCTTTTGTAATCTGGCATATGCGAATGCAGTCTTCTCATCGTCGCGTGGAAGATGTTTGAATTTTTGTATGATGAGTTTTATATTGTTCGGATCTAAGATATTAAAGAGGGTGAGATCGCGTTCTGTTGTCATACTATAAACATCTGCGCTGCTCTTTAGTGCGTACATTTCAGCGATGTCTCTGGTCGTTGCCCAAATGGGTAATGATGGTCGTGCAATGTTAGCGGAAAAAAACATTTCAAACCCAGCGGGGATCATCGAACATGTGTAATTATTTACAGTTTTTTGTGGCCAAGGACCATTGAACGATTGGTCGATATCATACATCGACCCTTGATAATCAATCGATAAAGTTTTTGTCATTGGTGTATATTAAAATCTTCTATATATTTTCTTAAACAATTTTGCATCCTTGATCTCAAAAGCATTGATGAAGTCGGCAGGAGTTTTGAACTGTTCATCACAATCATCAACAAACACAGAGACTGGATTCTCTTCTGGCTTACAAACTGTGTGACCATTTGTTTCTTGTGGTACATCAATAAGACATGCAGCTTGCAACAGTTGTGATTCTTGCTCAGTTAATTGCGACATATTATTGTCTATAGTAGTGCTATTCAATTTTGTTGTATTTATGTCGATGATAGTTTGACCGCCAAAGTATGATTTGTTCGCATAGCCAGCTGCCTGATAATGTTTGAAGATCAACCACAAACGTGTATCTTTCGTGATCTCAGAATCAGGGTGATACTCGAGAACATACTTCGGATAGAACAGTGCAACTTCTTGATGAAAGATGTTATGACGATGCCACAAAGATGGTGATGCATGGCCGATATATCCATCTGTGTTAGTGAAATATCTGATCGCATCGCACATAGAAACATCACCAGACATGAACGATGCTCTGTTTAGATCGTCTTGACCAGGACCAAATGTTTCGCCTCGATAAGCAAAGATGACTGAGTTACCATCGAAAGTAAATGTTTCAACATCTGCGATACCGCGCGGATCACCACTAGCAACTGACTTTTTTTTGAAATCGTTCCACTCAATACCGAACCCGGTGGCCTTAACATACTTCAACCACAAGTAGTTATATATAGATCCTCTAGACCTACCACCCTTATCGGCCTTATCGACCTTATCGGCCTCATCATATAAAAGATTCAACATACGCTTGTGATTATCGGTGCTAAAAATATCGTACAAGTAAAGAGGTCTTGTCGTCTTGAAAGCATAGACACCTACATCTGTGTTTTGAATGTTTGTACTGTAGTCCATGTGTTGCATTGGTATAGTCGGCGCTGTTACTTGTTGTGCAAGTATTTTTGCAAGTGATCGAAGCGCATATGCATACGCAACATCAGGTGTGCTGACCCATGTATAGCTCTGACAAAATGGGTTAGTTTCATCGGCATTAAATTTCATCTTATCGGCAGCTACATCCATACCTTTGAAAAATACGAATCCAGGATCAACGCAATAAACTCGCCATCCATCAACTATCATTGGTTGTTTTGGGAATGTATCAAAAACGGGTAGCGACATTAAGTCTTTAGGGTCGAAACTAACGATTGGATATGACATGTTGTGACAACACAGAAAATATATTGATGTCAAAATTGAATCGCAAAATGTTAAACACCAACATACACACATCACGAATGTCATCACTCCAAATCAATAGATGTTTCATGAGAGATTCATCTCGCAACTTCAAGATCGTCAATGCTAGCACATCTGTTTATGTCATTTATAACGATAGGAAAATAGTGTTCGACACTACTGACATATCGCCTGCAATGACACATATGACGATCATTGAAACGATGTTCAGACCACATGGATTCATCTTTCCTGTTGACTATATGTCTCCATCATCACAATGGGGTTACATGAGATTCAAACGTATTGACACGGACGATGAGGCTGACAATGAGGCCAAAGAGTATGTTTACTACTCATTCATTCTGAGCGATACATACTTGATGAGAGTTGTTCCACGAACAGCTGGTCGTTGTCATCGTGTTCCGAATGGTATCAAGACATACTATGTTTCATGCCCTGATGATGCACAAGTAGAAGATGTGTTCTCAGAGTTCGATGTGTTCGGTCTCAACTTTGCTGTGACTGTCAATAACTGATTATTTTTTTGTGTATCGCAAAATTGATGCGATCTTATCGAAGCAAAAAAATGTTCTGCCGCGACATTTATTGTGAAATATTTAAGTACCTTGTTTGGCCAGACATCAAAGCGATGAGATCATCATTTCGTAATTTTCCGAAGATGTCATGCACAGATGACTATGTCGCATATGGTGTATGGCCGCCTAGGATCATTCCCGCGGACCCTCGTTACTTGTGTTATTCTCCACGACTATGTTGGGAGTATTTAGATGCGACATTAGATTTTAACCTTGAGATCGTGCGTGCAGCACAGAAGATATACAAATATAATGACAATTTATGGTGGTCATATGGTATCGAGCGATACAAGTGGCGATTCATTCCATGTGTGTATCAACCTATAAACATACGACCACAATGGCCACCATGCAAACACACAAAAAAGAACGTTACGAATAGTACGAATAGTACGAATAGTACGAACAGTACGAACAGTACATATACTATTATTGCGGATTTATACGACAGGTGGTATATACCACCTCATGAATATATGTATTCGAAAGTTGTTGCCAACACATGGAAGATGAAAATACGTGATGAGCAAATAGCGTTTCGACAACAATTTACATATCGCCAGTGGCGACGACAACATAGACGGTATTAACTACCTTATTTTTTTGTGCGATGATTTCTGAGATGACACCATGCTCGACAGATGGCATCACTTTTTTGAAGATCATTCCCGGGATAAACACATTTCCGGGAATGAACATGCGGCCTTTTTGTGGTTCGATAAGATCAACTCTGCGCAACATGTAGACGGTTTGCTCATCGTCCGCATCAGAGATGTGTGTCATCAGTAAGTTTTCGATGTCTACTTCTTGTGTGTCTCCTTCTGGCAAATTACGATCAACTAAATTTGTGACTGTGAACATTATAATGGAGAGAGAAAATCTATTTTTGGTCTTAGCGATATTACTAATGCTAATTATCATGATCTACGAAGCGTTCGTAACTGATAAGAAGTCGCTTGTTCTAGGAAACTACTATGGTTCAGGCGATAAGACGAATCGCACGGAGCTGAAGATCGACGGCATCACTCTCCCACCGCTTGTTGAGTATCGTAACGCACTCAAAAAAGTGCTTAGAGGTGCGATGATGCATGCCGCCAGCACAGCAACAAAAGGAGATTCAGACAACAGAGAGCCTGCAACAAAGATGATGAATGGTTTCGGTAAATATTTCGATAAAGCATTCTCGCGATTTATGTTCGACTTGAACGCAAAGGGCAGATTGACTAGCAATCTTATTCCGAAGAGTAATCCTGTGTCGGCGGATGATATCGAATATTATATGAACTCATTCAACCTACGCGAATATTCTTCGACAGTAACACAAGCACGTATACCTGTGTGGCCAAGATTCAATGAGACAGGTCCGCGTGTGATTGCTGTTTATTCAGACATTACTGGCACGCTAAAAAACACAGTGACTGGTGTTGAGTTTGAGATCTCACCGCTGCAATATCAACGTCTGAAAAATATTTATATCGGCCCGCCCGATCTCTTCGACAACATCGCATACACAGTGTTGTACACATACTTCAACTTGGGCGGTCTTGGAAACAATGGGTCAGTGCCCATCGGCACGATCGACGAATCGTTTATTGAGTTGTTCGGTAGTCCCCTTAATACACAACAAAGATATTGCAGCCCGTTCGCGTTTGAGAAAGATTACTTCGGCAGTTTAGGTAGTTTCTTTGACTATCATCTTGTTCCGAACCAAAAATATACATGCAACCCTCCATATGTTGATGCGCTCATGACTGCAGCAGCAAGACATGTAGTTGCAGAGATGAAACGCCTGGGTCCAGGATCAAATGTTTCGATGTTAGTTGTTATACCTGTATGGGATCAAGAAGGGCTTGAATCGATCGGAGAGACTAAACCTAATGATGCAAACAAGTACGAAAAATATGCTACCCGCGAAATCATAGAATCATCTGATCTTGTTCGCGCGAAGAAGACACTCAATAAACGAGATCATGAGTACTATTCTTGGTACGGCAATAAGTATGTTGCATACAGCAACACCTATTTGTATGTGTTATCTACAGAAGATGTACCAAGCATCGATCTCGATAAGCTTGTTGCTCGTTGGGATGCTATTGTTGCGCTTGGCGCTCCATCGAGTCTAGAGTTTTACAAAAAAATAGATGACGCTGCCGCAGCTACTGCACAGACGGTGGGTGGATCATTTGATTTGAACGTTGATGCAGATGACATGGATGGTATATTTATCGATCCTGCGTTCTAATTAAATGCGTAGTATAATCCACCAATCATCTTATGCAACACTTCTTGAAGAATGCCTATCGATCTAAACGCATCGAACTTAATATCTTCAGGAGCATTCGTAGTGTAATCATTAATTTTTTGTGCAAGCCATACTACATGTTTTTTTGCTTCGATCGTTAGTATGTCTCGCTTAACCACGAGAAACAACTCATCGACGAATTTCATGATGTCAATTCTATTCTTCGGGAAAGTACCAAGACTGTAACATCCGGCAATAATACTGATGTATCGACATATTGCTTTTAATCTATCTATTGCGCAACAACAAATATATACATTTTGTGCGGCCGCTGTTCTGCTACTCATCATGTAGAAGAATATCGCTGTATCCAAATCAACCATCTTCATCACATTTTTAATCGTTTCTAGTTCATTGTTGTTGAACATCGTTAGCATCGGGAAATATCTTTCTTCGTAAACTGCTTCGACGATGATAACATCTGGCAATAGCCCTTTATTAAGATCGAAGACATATGTCTTTGCTGTAGAATCGGTCAAAGCAACTTGATGTTGTTCGGAGGTGTTAGCACGCATGTTTTTTATATCGTCTATCACAGTCAATTTTAGTGATGCAAAAAAATAAATATCACGTAGTGCATAGTACGTAGTATGTAGTGCAAAGATTATTCAAACAATTGTCTATCTTTGCCGAGACAAGATAACATATCTTTCTTGACGATTTGGAAAGATCCTCTGAATGATTCAAAATACTTCATAACATCACCAACCTTCTCAAGATCATCAGACGCGACACACTTATTGATGGCACATTTAAATAAATGTTGTTGTTCATTGAACTCTTCTACTGTCAACATATTGATGGAGAAAATATAGTCTGGGTTCAACAAGAGTAATTCATTAATTATGCTTCTAATTTCAAGGAAACAATCATAACCCGCAAAACTATTAAGGGCGTGTGCTACTTTAGGGAACAACTTTTTTGCTCTATTATTAACACAATAAATAATGTTCTTCTTGAGTTGTACATTTTTGACATACTCAGAAAGTTGCATTGCAAGTCTCAGGTGATCAAGTGTGCTGTTTTCGATATATTCACGCATCTCATTTTGTTCATTGTTGTTGATGTACTTGATTAACTCGCCAACATTAGTTAGTATTTGTTCGAAATGAAGATCAATTTCGATGTGTTCTGGCAAATAGTTTGGTACGTAATCGAATGACCATGTGTAACCCTCATGACTGTTGATCATTGTGATAGTCTTTTTTTGTGTCATTTGACTAACTGCTGTTTCAACAAGTTTGGTGATTTCCTTTTGCAAGAGTTCCTTGATTTGTTCGATTTGATTAGTGTTCATAGTGTTTTGTAACATATGCGTGGGCATTCAATTTTAGATACAACAGCAAAATTGATCCGCACAAAATGATACATCAAATGGCAGAAGATAGAGAACCAGTCATCATAAGATATGCACATGTTGTAGCATATGTCTATAAACAAGGTATAGAATTCAACGGTAAGGGATATCAGACTGTTAGCGCTTTCAAAGAAGCTGTTGCCGATCAACATACATACGCGAAACTCAACCTGTTTTATGGTGATGTCAACGTTTGTACATTAGTAGAATCACAGGTCAGCATCTTTAGCATCAATCATAACGATGATCCTGCGAAGCTTCTTGACTATGTGTGGACGAAATATATGGTGCAACCATACTCAGGTAAAGAGCTGCCGGATACAATAATCATTGAGCGGTTCTTCGAACTACTTGGGCGTGTTGATCATGACACAAAAATGAGATTAGTGATGTCGATGATCACTGATCATTAGATGCCCTGACTATCGTTGATGTAACTTTTTTGTGTTCCTAAAATTGACTATGATGCACCACGAGTATGAAAAAAAATATGTCCGACAGCAATAACATCGTAGAATTAACATGCAACAACATCGTCATCGCGACAGTGTACTCTGATCATGTCTTGTATAATAACATAAAATATACTTTGATGACGAAGTGCAGAAACGCAACAAGACAAAACTGTGCAAAACCAGTCATCGTTGCTGTGTTTCGCGGAATGCCAGTTGGTAAGTTGCATGAATTTTCTTGGGTATCATGTGAATGACCACATGAAGTCATAACACATGTCGAAGCTCGATACAATGAAATTATGTCAAGCGTCGAGAGACATGCATGTTCTGATGACATTGTTAAGATGTTTGGAGCATTGAGTTTGGGCGAGCAAAAAAAATGTATCGCAAAGTTCATCGACATCATGACTAAGACCGCCGACATATCTATCTAGTTGATCCCTTCATTGCATTTGCCCAGAATGACATTTGCACTGTTGCGATCTTACATTTTTTACCGACCAACTGATCGAACGATTCAGTAAATTCTAAACCGCTGAACTCTGTTGGCACTTCATCTGCAAAGATATATAAGATGATGCTTGGTTTCTCACCATTAGTGTCACCTGTATTATCACGATAGACAGCTACTTTTTTACCTGCCTCAAGATCGCGAGAAATAGCATAATTGACAAATTCATATGACTTGTAGAAGATGAAATCACCAAGATGAATGGTTGGATAGATCTCAACCAATCGCTTGATCAAGTTGAGCTTACCAATACCCATACAAAAACATCTACTAAGTGTGTCTTGAGCGTTCAGTGCATTCTTGAAGATGTTGTTGAAGACGATGAACACAAGATTTGAATCATTTACGAATTCTTCTGGAACAAGTTCAGGATCATCTTGAGCGCCCATGAAGATCGTTTCTGCGTTCTTCAATAGTTCGATTGCATATGGTGCGATGTTAGGACTGACCATAGCACCATTCAATGTGTTCATCAAGTTATCGATTTCAGTAACCTTGAACTCACTGCTAACATTCTTTGCAACAATGTTAGGGAAGATAAAATACTCATCTTCTTGTACTTGTGCTTGTGCTTGCACTTGCACTTTGTTATTTTTTGCGCCTTCAGTCTTCAACTCTTCGACACCATCATCTACTTGAGTAGCATTCTTGACGCCATGCTTCATCTTTTCTCTGATGAGTTTGAAGTCAAGTTCGACCTTATTACCATCGACACGCTTTAAGCCATCATAGTTGATAGAGATACCCTTGACTGTTTCAGCGCTACACATGGCAGCAGCAAACATAGATTCATGAGGATTACCTGTTTTAAAAACAATGTACTTCATTGATTATATTGTCGCCATGAATAATATTCATAAGAGATTTCATTTCATGACGCCTATGCGCGAAATTTATACAGTTACTTTATACACAGATAACATCTTTGACTCGATACCAAGCGGTAAACTGTTCTCAAAGATGTCAGCTGCATGGACGATATTAAACGACTCATTTACACCTGAACAGTTTCTTGATATATCTCCACATGATCAAGTAGTAGATATTTTTAGAGGTAGATGGTTGATTGTTCGCAAGTCGCTCGAATCGTTCAATGTTTCAGGAAACAACGAAATAGTAACACAGCACAAAATGTATATCTACGACACATACACATCGCGAGTGAATGAATGCGACAGACTACCAGAGGGCAGATACATCGACGCTAATATTGGAACCAATATGGGGGCGCGTGATTTAGTCACCGGCGAAATATTCAACAGCAGTCTCTTGACAAATTTTGAGATGATCGACATCGAACCTATTGACACAGTACCATCGCAAATGATCAGATCACGAAATTCATTAAGTGGTACGCCGATACTATCTACTACACCACCAACGCCGTCATCAACTACGACGGCCGATCAACGGTTTATATATGTTCTTAAGCCGCGAAGTAAGATACGAGAGTACTCTGTTTATGTCGGCCCGCAATGGGGCAAAGGTGTTAAGCTTAGTCCTCTATTGACTGTGTCAAACTACTGGCATGTTGCCTGGCCGTGGATCGCATATGGTCATCAAGTAGATAATTTGTCGGATGCAAAAAAGAACATTAAGTTGGATCCGACGAAGCTTGTATCGGGCATCACATTACATTTATCAGACGTTTACTTTGTTAGTGTCAACACACTTGTCGTTGTTTATGAGTCACAAAACTATCAGGCGATCATTTCAGTGAACCTTTAATACCGCGATACAACCGTTTTATTACACTGTGTGTCTGTTCGGGTAAGTACTCGCCTGTTCTCGACACAGCGACGAACCTGATGATATCATGTTCATGATGACTTTTATTCGCCAAAGAACATGATGGTACTGTGTCGGTTTTCATGATCGCGGCCCAGAACTTCATCGTGTATAATACACGTTCATCTTTTATGAAACATCTGGTGTTTCTGTCGATGAGTACTTTGAACGATTCGCGTGGTAATGTTGTCTCTTCAGAAAACTCTCTGCACGCACACTCAATGTCTGATTCAAACACAGAGTCCTTACGTCCCTTAGGTAACTCCCACTGAAGTTCAGCGCTTGTCGCTTCTTCTAACATCTTTCTTATGTTTGTAAGACCTATCGACTTGGTGATGTTTTCATACTTTGTGCGGATCTTCGAATAACGTTCAGGACGATGACCGATCCACACCTTGTCCCACAAACGATCAAAATCGCCTGAATAGATGACAACTTTCTCGTCGATCGTTGTACCATTGAGTGCATTTTTCAGCTCTGACACATTGTTGAAGCTGCTGTAAAGATACATGCAATAGCTATAAGTATACCGTCTGCGCAATATCAGAACTTCAGGTTCTTGTGCTTGTTTTTTGCGAAAACAACATAGACCAAATGAAGACATAATTTTATATATGCGGCATGCATGATGCAAAAAAAGAATTTCATTCGCGCGACCACATCTGACGGTATATTAATCACTTTCTTCATCGTCTGTGTCTATCTTAGGTTTCTTCTTTTTATTCTTCGATGCAGACTTTTTTGCTGCTGCTTTTTTTGATGGTTCGGTAGAAGACTTGTTGGTCGACATCTTAGGTCGACCTGGTGTCTTACCACGTGTAGAGTTCTTTGAACTCTTCGGACCCTTGAGGCTCTTCTTAGATTTTCTGCCTTCACCGTCTGTGGCGGCATCTGTCTTTCGTGTGGGCTCTTCGTCAACAGGTAATATTTCAGGCATCAATCGTTCTGCTTCAGGTAAGTGTGGTTCGATACTACGTCTTGTCTCCCAATAATATACTTTTGTGCTTCCGATGACAGAACCCTTGTTCTTGACTTTACCAAGTTTGCTCGCCAAACATACAAGCTTCTCTTGATTGATGAAGAATTTTGTCTTCTCATCGACAGCGTTTTTCAAAAATAGTTTCATCGGCTTGATGTTGATGTGAATGAAAATCTCTGGCGCATCTGCATTTTCTTCGATGTCAAGCGCAGGTGTAATAAGATCATAACCATCGATCAACTGCAATGTTCGCGCAGATATTTCTACGAGCTTTGCAACGCTATCATTAGAGAATCGTACAACAGAATTATAGTTTCTGATGAGCCCAGAGAACTTTCTTTTGAAGCTCTTACTAATGCCCTTAAACGCGATTGGCCATGTTCTTTCGATGTTATCAAACACAGGTCCATACAACTTGTTTTGTGGTTTCATCTCGAGACTCTCCATCGTCTCTTTTTGCTTTGTGCTCTTGTTCATGATATCCATCACGAACAACTTTTTATCTCTGTAGGGCTTGACAGCAATCTCGAACTCGTAATCATACTCCGGTTCAATATAACTGTTGAGACGCATGATAGAGTCGCACTCAATATACATCGAGATTTCTTTACCGCAATAATAGCGATTGCACTTATCGCCTTCGATGATTGTTTCGATCAACACTTTAGTCTCTTCACGATATGCGCGCATGATGAATTTATCGGGTTTAAAGATTAATAAAATCTCGTTCATGTCATAATCATTGTACAGCGACAACAACTTTTTGAAGATTGTGAGTCGCGTGATGAACACTTCTGCGATGTGTGTTTCATCGTTTGCGCGATCTACGATGCCTAGCACTTCGATCTCATCGGCAGTGCTCTTATTTTTTGGCGGACGACCTGCACGTTTCTTAGGTGTTGCAGACATGTGTGTTATAATAATTTTATTTTCTGTAGTCACATAATTTACAATTACTAATGGTCTAGCCCTCTGTGAACCATTTCTGAATATTCCTTTCTAAAATCAATAGTTGACTTTTCTAACCATGGGTCAATAAGTATATCTGTTAGCTCTGTGTCACCATCGAATGCAGTATGTTTATATACACGAGTGCTAGAAAATATGCCTGGTTCACCAGAAACATTAACAACTTTTTTGCCGATCAACGTTTGCAAATCGCCCGTAGCAGTAAACAACCCGAGACACATGAACGGCATGAACAAGATACATGCAACTTCGATCAGTAAGTTGACTGCGCCTCGGGGCATCTCATCTGAAAAGAATGTAAGACCTTTGATGGGGTCTTCAGGATCAAGATCAAACTTTTCAGACAATGTACTATAACATGTATAAGGGTTATAACCACCTGACTGACGACCCGACAATGTACCAGCAGCCATCAACACCGCGATAATTATGCCGGTAGCATGCAAATCGTATGTCAACACACTGTGCAGAAGAGCAACGCCCGCTACTCCGACGACTAGTTTAGAAGACGCTTCGAGCAGAGGAGAAGGAAACTCAGCAATGAATTTATGTGCGTCGACGGTCGCGGAACCAAGCCTCTTAACTGTTTCAAACTCAAATTCATAGTAACCGCGATACCGATAGTGCATGCTTGGACGGAAACCTCTCTCAAGAAGCAATCCGGGATTTGTATAATATTGGGGACATGTATGTGTCACTAAATTCATCAAGCGACTAAAGACGAAGTATGGCCACAAGAGTAACTCAGCAGTGAAGCGCAAGATCACAGCATACTTCATGTCATAGTTACCGCGTATACTTTTGTGTATACAGCCTTTCATTACTTCGATCTCACACGATGATATGCTCTTTCGGAGATACCCTCTGTTGAATGCATCAATGATGATAGCATCGAGCGATGCGGGTAGTGAGCCGAAGTCGAACTCATGATCGATGATGCCTTTGTCCATTAATTTTATTGCGATGTTAGGCCACTTAACACATTTCAAGATGTTATCGGGTATGTCTATTGATGCGTAAATCGTGCGTGCATACAAGAAGCCAGGCAGCTTGCGAGCAAAGTTAACTGCTGAATGTACGAAATCACTCATCGGTAATATTGCGAGCAACAACAAGGCATCAACCTTACCGTCGCCAAGCAGTTCGCGCAATAATTCATAGTTTTGTGTGAACAAATATCCGAACATACCAATGAACACACATGGCATGAGTAGCCCGCACAAAGAATGTATGATCCATGGTAGCAAGCCGCCATGTTTATAGTAATCATATAGATACCTAATATTTGGTGTTGTCATTATTTTCTTATGCCGGGTAAAATATTAAAATTGAACAGCAGAGATCGAAGACATAAAATATGATCAACATCACTTTCAGAGGAGGAATCAACATGAGCGTTGGCCTCGATGCAAAACATATTCCCGGAGACATTGTCATCTGCAGCAACTTCATGGGTTTCGATCCAGTGATCTTAAGTTATGTTAACAACGATCAGACCACGGAGTTGATGAAATATCTCGACCGCAAGAATGACGATGTTTGCATAAAGTTATCTTTCGTGAAAGATTTGCTCGATGTATGTGATCGATGCGACATGAGAGATATGATCGCAGCATTCAAGACATACACTACACATAGATTTCCATTGATCGCTATGATCAATGCAGGTGAATGTAAGGATATTTCTCACGGTACTATCAACACGAGTGATCTTCACAAAGAGTTATCTGTGTTCTTCGATGAACAATTCGCATTTCCAAGCAACTGCGGACTCAGCGACATCATCGAGTATACACACGATTTGAACATTGCGATACATGACATCAAAAAAGAACTCGATGTATATGCAGAAACAGGCGACGGAGAAAAGCTATTAATCGCACATGCTAAACACAAAACAGCATCACGTTACTTGTGCACAGCATTAGAAGATTTCGACATCGAAGATCATCTCGCCGTTTTCAACTAATATTCATCATCGGATGAATAATCTTTTTTCCCCGACGTATCTTCAGACGGTGGTGAGACTGACTGTTTGTCGATGATGTCATAGACCGCTTGCAAGCCGTCATCTAAATTTTCGTATGTCACTGCGACAGAAGTGATAGGCATCTTTCGCACCGCGTATTCTTTTTTGCGAGTATACCATTGTTTTGCGATCGTTGTTTTGGTGTCAACAACATCAACAATGATTCTTTCGACCGTCTCATCAGAGTTTTTACGGAAGATTCTTCCGCAGATTTGTTCCATGTTGTTCTTCATCGGGGTCAAAAACACCAGTGCATCGAACTTAATGATCGATAGACCCTTCGATGAAAGTGCGTATGTCGTCAAAAACACCTTAGCGTTATCTTTTGCTTCTTGTGCATCATCTTGATGAGTGTCGCCAGTCACGATATGTGTGTCACGCTTCAACTTTTTTCGATACTCTTTATCACGACCAGTAGCATCAATCATTGCTCTGCGCAAATCGTTAAGTGGGCCTTTCAACTGACAGAAGACATATATATTTTTTCCTGAGTCATACAACTTCGCAACTATGTTCGCGACGAGTTCCATACGTGTTTCATCCTCTAAAAACTGTTTCGCCATCTTGATTGTGCTGACCATACCATTCTTATTCACTAACTTTTGTGTAAACTCTTTAGGTCCTGAGTACTCAACTTTTATCGCGCGACCAAAGAAGTTACTCGGTGTTGTGTCTAAGTGCGCATACATACTTTTCGCGAACATTGTATCTCCCAAGTGCATGTGCAACAGTGAGTGCATACCGTCCAAACGGCTTGGAGTAGCTGTCATGCCGAGCACATAATGTGAATGATCAGCACGCCAAAAAACTTCCATAAAAGTGTCGCTGCAATATGTGTGCACTTCATCTAAGATGACAAGACCGAATTCTTCCCAAAAAGATGCAGGCAGCTTGACAGCTGTGTTGATGACGACTAACATGATATCTGCATCGACATCTTTTTTGCAGCTGATAGACGGTGTGTACCCACCACCTGTCTCAGCGCCTGCGTATGCTTTTATCAGATCGTTGTACATCTGCGTGCGCAATAATTTATTGCTGACTACTATACATGTTTTATGTCGCAGACGATTGATTAGACCAGCAGCAACAAACGATTTGCCCAATCCTGTATCCATCTGCAAGAGCATAGCATATTGCTCACGTAATATTTCTTCTGTTTTATCTACTACTACTTCTTGATAATCTTTGAGTGAGATCTTAACTTTTTTGAGAATCTTTCCAGGCTCTGTGCGACCACATTTACCTATCGTCACCAAACCGCGAGGCACACGATAGTACTCAGTGCCTGCGACATTGATCTTCTTGTATTGTGGATAGCTGATCGTCCGCTTATTGTATTGAATAAATTTGTGTATGACCGCTTTATCTTTGACTAACGCAAAACCTTTTTTACCAAGAATAGTCCCGAAGTCAGTCAACGCAGACTCTATTTCTTGTTTCATTATTGATATACCATATGAATATACCTTTAAATGGGACGAATTATTGGCTTCGCCGCATATGATTTTAGGGGCAATCTTGTTCAAACGGCAGGCTCACTGCCTGCAACAGTCGCAAAGATAAACAAAAAAATAGTGGTTGATGCAACAGCAAAAATATTATGCGCGGATGGTACTGTGATCATGTTCATATCAGGTGCGCATTTTCGTTACTTCACTGCTACTGATGATCCATCGCTACATTCGAAGTGCTTAAGCATGTTGCAAGAAATGGCACTTGCACCGATCGATCGCGTTGGCTCTGTGTATACATCTTATATTTCTGATCCTGTCATTTTTCGAGACATACCTGACGCAGCAATCATTACATTGAACGAAGAAAATATCATCGGCTTGTCATCATCAGCACAACAAGCAGATGAATCTAGTTCATTGTTGTCCGCCGACGGTGAGAATGGAGACTTGTCATCTTTTGCAAAAAAAGAAAGAGCACGTTGTAAACGACTTGCATCATATATTTTGCTGGCGAGTATTGTCGCTACCATCATGGGTCTAGCAGCAAGTAGTTTGATATTCGTCATTGTTACTGACCGTCCGTTCTAAACCTTGATAGTGGTTGCACCGACGATTTCGACGATATGCGTTAAACACTTGAATACAGCTGCGATCTCATCTTTACTGAGTTTCTTATAGATGTTTGCAATCATCTCGATCACATCACCTACTTCTGCGTTTTCTTTAATCTCGTTGCCGAGAGACTGCTTATATTCTCTAAAGAACTTATCTGCGTCTCTGTCATAAATCTCTGTCGAATATTTATACAATCTCATTCCAACTTCATCGATCAAATAACCATCTCGCAAGTTGTTCTTGTTCAACACAAGAAACTGACGCGCATCCTTTATTTTTTGTAAGATGATTTTTGAGTGTTGTGCTGGCATCTTCAAGTTTTGAAGCGTTGTCAACAACTCGATAAACTTTCTATATAATTCTTTTTCAGCCTGGTCATGATCTTTTGCACACTTAAGGATAAATTCATCAGGCAATGTGAAGTCTTCTAGGTCGTAATTGGTCATAAAGAGTATTGACTTTTGCTACGAAATGTTCATACACAAAAAAATATACGGACGGTGAGGACGAACTATGTACATTGACACTTTGCGCGGATGTTCAACTTTGAGAACATAACATTTGTACAAAGTGTCGATGCAAGTAGTGTCGTTGACCGCCTGTGCGCAAACACAAAAAATAAAATGTAGACGCGAATGATGAGTGCGAAGTATGAGTGCGAAAAGCCAGTTCTCATCGCATGCCCTACATCTACCACAAGCGTGAGCTAGGTACTCTGTCGCCAACTCCATCTGCACCTACTTTACTTTCTGAACCATCTGCGCCGGGGTCAATGATCGCTTGTCTAAGTCTTTCTCTCATCTCTCCCTCAGAACTATCGTAGTCACACATAGCATCATTGATGAAGTCAGATGATATACCATCAGTGCCAGTATCATCATCAAAGCCTGATCCGAAAGCAGAAATGTTGTTTCGCACAGCGCCTGATCCAATCGATCTACCTGCCCCCTGTTGACGTCTGAAACTACCATCTGAAATTTCGAAACCACTACCAGCCGCATTGTCCGTCGTATCCATTGATACTTCTTTTTCTGTCGCCATTGACATCTGAACAGCATTTCGTTGTGTGTCTAAGAAGTCTGCGGGGTCATCATATGAAGTATTAGAACTTTGTTGCTTGCCGCCTGTGCGCTTTGATTGTTGATATGCTTCTTTGACGCGCAAACATTCATTCGAGATGATGTCATATATTTGTGCTTTCTTTTGATAGTACACTTGGACCTTACCATCGTTGACCAACGCAAAAGGAAAGATGCCTGCATTGAGAAAATTAGCGATACTCATAGCCTGTTGTCGTGACAGTTTTCGTGTATCGATGACTGTGATATCAAGGCCATATTTTTTTACTTTGGGCAAAATGTTTGTTGTATAGTCTTTGACGAAAACAGCACTTTCAGTGTTCCCTGCATAAAAAATGTTGATCTTTACTTTGGACATATAATCGAGTTGGATGTAAAAATTGAATACTTAATTCGATCTATATACAAGGTATACACACGATGAGAATTAACACTGTGATCAGACCAATAGGTGCAACTGGCGTAGAAAACATTTCAGTCACGTTCGATGAACTAGTCGAATCGCGATACCTAAATGCCATTCGTCGTGTATTGGTTGATTCGAAGATACCGGCAAAATGCTTGTCATGCGACATCGAAGATATTCATTGCGAAGATCCGTACTTTATTCATGACTACTTCTTGATGAACCTTGAGAGCATACCATTGAAGCAAGATACTCCCATGGATGTCAAGTTCTCACTCAAAGCTAAGGGTACGAGCAGTATCCCAATAGACATCTTGTCGAAAGATATTTCTGGTCTCGCACCAAAGTATGCAAGCGGTCTGTTCACGCTCACATCACTGTCTTCGAAGTATACACTCGAAGCAAAAAACATCTTTGTCGACATCCGCAAAGATAATGCAAGACAGTCATTAGCTTGTGAGATCTTCGCTGGTGATAATCACAAGACAGGAAAATCAGAGATCCGTTTTAGCAACATGGGTACGATGCCACCAAAGAAACTATTAAAGGAGGCTATCAAAGTCGTTCTCAAAAAGTTTAATGGTGTCAAGAGCCATCTTGATGCATTCGAGATGAACACGCCATATGATGGAATCGTTAGTTGCACACTGATATTGCCCGGTGAAGATTCAACTGTCACTGAACCGATCTTTGTAAATGTTCAAAAGTTGTTCGGAAAAAAAGTAGATATCGCTGTCTTCGACATCGAGGATAACACAGGTGCAAGAATAAGAATGAACGTCACAGAAGATCTTGATCCAAAACAAGTAATAACTAGCGCAGTTGATAGCGCACTAGATTTCTACATCACATTGTTAGGCCTCTTAGATTAGTTGCACGGACGGTGAGAACAAACGATATGCAAGCGGTATGCAAGCGGTCAAAACAGATATCGAGTTGACCATCATCTACAGGCGGCTTGCATGTCATCATCTTTATTTTTTGTGTTGATCATCATCTGCACGTGGCTTGTATGCGACATATTTTTTTGTGTTGATCATCATCTGCGGCGGCTTGTATGTCATATGTTCTCATCGCCTGTAGGCCGCGTGTAGATCGTTCGTCCTCACCGTTCGTGCAAAATTGATGTCCCAGACACCCTAATAGAAAATGTTAAAATTCAACGAATCGCTCACAAAGAGCATACATGAAGATATACCAAAAGTTGCAAGCAGTCTGTTCGCAGGCGGTCTGCACATAAATAAAGAGATCGGCGGTTGTCTATTGACGCCGGCCAAATTTCATACATCGAGAGACAACTCAATCACATACAAACTGAAGGCTGGCACGAAGCTGTCGCATGTTGATTTGCAGTACATGTGGTCGCGCATCATCTTTCGGACATGTCAATCATACTATACATTCGTTGAGTATCCCACAGAGTCAGGTCGACCGCACACAAAATGTGACTATCAACATCTGTTCGCTCTTGCATTTATGTGCATCGGATATTATTTCAACACGTCAACACAGCAAAAAAGACACATCATAAAGTCGATCTTGTACTTTATCGATGATCAACTTTATGAATTAGGCATTCCGGGGTTCAGCGGAATCATGTATCTCGACGATACAAGCCGCGTGCTAACCTTCTTCGACAAGTTTTACAATCTTTGTGCGCGTTATTACAACGAAACACCTGATGCCAATAATAATCCGATCGATAAGATCGAGCCATAAATCATTACATTGGGGTCGGCGCTTTCTTTTACTTGATATGCATACAAGAAGATAACGATGAGGACGATGGTCGCGATAGACACTAACAGTCGTGAGTACTTATTGTCGGTCACGATGATGCGCTCATAGATGTCGGGTTCATTTTGTTGTCTTGTGTGTATAACTTTTTTGATGTATTCTTCTTGTCCATCGGGACTTGGATACTCGCTTAAGTAACCTAATGATTTCTCAAATTCTAGTGGATCGACCATAACGTGTATATAATAGTGTGACCGATTTTAAAATTGATTCCTTAAAAAATTATGTATACAATTATAACAATGCAAATCTTCGTTAAAACACTCACCGGTAAGACTATTACTCTTGAAGTTGAAGGTAATGATTCCATCGAAAACGTTAAGTCAAAGATCCAAGATAAGGAGGGTATCCCTCCAGATCAACAAAGATTGATCTTCGCCGGTAAACAACTTGAAGATGGTAGAACACTCAGCGATTATAACATCCAGAAAGAAAGCACATTGCATCTTGTCTTGAGATTGCGTGGTGGTCAATAGATCATCAGTCGCAGTTATCATCCGGCAATAACATTATTTTTTTGCTCGATGAGAAACATCGCTTGCGTAGCTTATTCAACGTCATCATCAAATGCGTCGAACACATCATCATCGATCGATAATATGATGACACAAAGAACACAAACAAGTGCACCTACAATTGCATCAGACTTATACTTATATTTCTGCGATGCGAGTAGTTCATTGACATCGGTGTTCCAAGCACATGTATATGGCATGTAACTAATGGGACCAAGATCATGTCCAAGCCCATTCGACATATCTTGTTGAGACAATATGTTAGTAACATTTGTTGTTATCGTTGTAGAACGATTATATCCCAGCGTGCATGTATTTTTTTTCGTGACCTTGTATGCATCATACTTATGACCATTCGCACAAAAATATAGATGCGTTGTTTCAGATGTTCGTCGAGCACCGAACATGCTGACATATGCTTTGTGCTTTTTGTTGATGATGCTATGACTATTGTAACTAATGATCTCGCGTGTATCATTCAACTTTTGTAAAATTCTATTGCTACGAAACACTTTATACAAATTATAGATGGCGATGATATCCATGTTTTTATACGTGTGTCGTCGACATTGTTCAAATTTGCGGGCGGTGAAGACACACTCTTTGTAAAAAATAAAATGATGACATTGTGTCAATGAAATGCGCGGATAGTTTGCGTCGATGTTTATTTCTTATCATCAGTATTGCTCGACTCACCGTCTGCGCTGGTCGCATCGTCGTCATCTACAGTGACTCCAACTTCTGCTTCATACTTATTCGCATAGTATAACACAGTTCCCCAGAACAGCGCGATGAACATACCTGTCAACACATCCATCCTGCCTTTATACTTGTTTCTTGCTACGAGCTGATCGTAGTCGGTGTCCCATGAACCTGTTCTAGGCATGTGACTGATCGCACCTAATGCTGGGCCGGTGATCTTTGATGCATCGAACGATTCGGTAACATTCATGTTGATGGTCTTGTAAGTATGTATTCCGAATGTGTATCTATTTCTGTGCGTTACTTCGTAGATGTCTTTCACACCATTAAGAACACATGCTTGATGATATCTAACATAGTCTGTTCTGCGGATACCAAACAATGTGTTAGCCGATGTATATGTTTTTTCAGAGCGATAATGTTGTGTATATTGAATGATCTCCTTAGGATTTCTAACTTTACGCAACAATTTAGCACCTCTGAAAGCTCTATAGACGTTGTACAAGACAATAAGATCCATGGTTATAATGATCATTCATAACATTCAATTTTAATGTCGACAAGATCGCTGTGTGGAGCTCGCGCGAACCGCATGTCAAGAAATGCGCGTCTGATTTTTGTTGCTATCGTCCATGCATCATCCTTGTTGCTGAGTTTCACAATGGATTTGTAATCTTCCCTATTACACATGTTACTTATTTTGTGCAGCATATCATCATTACGATATATATCATCAGCATCGATGTACCATTTACCGAAGATGAATGGCTCAGAAAAGTCAATGCTATATATAGCATATATATCGGCTGCTGATAAACACAATAATTTTGTCGGCTTCACATAAAATATGTCTCTGGAAGATTCGTTGCGAACAACGATCGCGTTATCAAATATGCGTATTGTTACATCGCATTTATTATGTGTGAATGCAATGTTGCGCAAGAATTCAACCGCACCATATATCCATGCTTCTTTACAAGTAGGCGGTACATAGTATTTCAAGTTTTTTATGAATGCCTTGCGACCACATTTAGGTGCCCATCTATAAATGGACAAGACGACATCAATAAAAATGTCTTCATAGCAACGCCAATCAGGTTTGTCTGATTGGATGCATGTTTTGCCATAATCGTCATACACATACAAAAATGTATCTCCTTCGATATTGCAACCATGATGTATGAGCACATACAACTTACCATCTGCCAACAACTTTATTTCGACTCCATAGAAATTGTTGCCGGATGTCGAATATATAGTATCTAGTGCTTTATTTTTTGTGCAGACATTTTTGTTGTTTGTTCATCGTTCTTGACATGTCAATTTTACAAGACATAGTCTAGCCCGGGAGCACCAGAGCAGTTTCTTTCTTCGAAAATCTCATCGTTATAAGCAGCGTCTAGAGGCACACCTGTCATAAGATCACCGAATGTTTTTGGTCGCGGTGCAGTCGTAATTCTGAACGTCTCTGTCGTAGATCGATTGAAGTACATGTACAAAATTATGAAAATAATTAAGATAGCGCTCGCAACAATAATTCCTTGTGGCATTTTATATCGATGCAAGCAAAAAAATTATGTATCGACACAAATTATGTCAACATCACTTGGCGCGAACATGTCGATGTAGCATGTCATCTTATTGATTATCTGCCATACAAGATGCGCATTATTTGTGTCTTCGTATAGTGCGATACGCGGCCTATCTTTGGATGTCATCGTTTTATATATTTTATCGAACTTTTCATAATCATGATACGGAGGAAAGGCGTCACCAATATTTGGAATCACGCTATTATTGTAATCATCTATACGAGTATAATATGATTCACCTTTACCATAATCTTCACAAAACTCGATATACATATATCTTGTGAATAACGTTGGGTGATAACCATCAAACAAAAATTCTATTGCGTCGCTATAAATTATTACGAAATAATGATTTTTGACATGCATAAACGCGTTGAACACCCATGCATTCTTGCATTTGGGCACACATGTCATTTTAAGATCATCATCTAACATTTGACGTATGTTGGTATTCGTACCTTCGGGATATTCTTTTTTGAGATCTTTGAATAACTCATTCCGGTTATTATATGTCATGTTGAAAGTTGTTATCAACTTGCCGTCGTCTCCAAACTTGTAAATCAAATCACCATCATGCACAAACATGTAGCATGATGTGATGAAAATACAATGGTCGTATATATCTACGTAATCGTTGTTTTGTGACATTTCTATGATACATTCGGCATATTTTTTGAGTACGTCGTTATTCAGCATCGTGTTGATAGGGATTGCGAAAAAATTAGCACGTCAATTTTATGTCGATGTCACTGGGCATCAAAGTCATGCTTACTTTGCATTCTGACATCATGCATACGGCTCTCCAGATCTTCATCTGTATCAAGTCCATATCGCGAGATTCTGCGTCATTAAATGCCATGTCGTAGTATATGACTGTTTTGCTTCGATGACTAACACACATTTTGCAGTTGCAAATATCGAAGTGTTTAATACTACCAACGATGTCGTCATATAAAAAGTTTGGTTTGCTGTAGTAATTGTTGCGAGGATATGTAAGTTCTATACTCATCTCGGATTGATCATCGATATTTAATTTTACACGCAACCCTTCTTCGGTGGCATACACATTGGTAATAACTTCTACGCACTTGCGATCACTACTACAGCATCTTTTTATTGCTGAGAATACCCATGTATTAGAACATTTTGGAGGATAATATATAGTCGGTATGTTGTTGCGAAAATATGATAACTCGAAAATATCTGCATGAACATATGTATATACGATATATGATACAAATACGCCGAGTGTATCATTTTCACACGTCGTGACCAAGCCACAATTGTGATCATATACTTGCATTGTGCCACATGCTAGGGTGTATAACGCAAACCCATCAGACATAATCGCGATATAATCATCAGAGCGTTTATCAACAAACTGCTTGTATCGTTGGAGGAGAGCTTCATTCATCTTTTTTGCAAAAAAGATTAGCACGTCAATTTTATGACGATGTCATAATTTGTTTGTAAAGCGATAAATCTGCCCGTTACAGCTATATTGACCGCCCGCCAAACAGACATACACATCGTGTCTTCATCATCAAGTTGTTCTGTAGTATATTTTTGCACAGTGAACAGGGTATGTTGACACACACTACATTCACAACCATGTCCGTGTACTAAAGGTAGCATATTTTTGGTGATTATGTTTGGCTTTGCATAATATTCGCTACGTAAGTATTGTATATTTGCCATGATGGGGCTAGGTTTCGTAGCTACGATATTAATCACTATTCCATTGTGTGTAACATGTATATGTGCTGCTGCATTTTTATATCTTTTTGCTAAACACATGAAACGTTTCATCGCTGAGAACACCCAAGCATTAACACATTTTGGAGGATAATATAACTTTGTTTCTTCATCGCAAAAATCTTCTGCTGATACATGATCGATACCTATCCCGCCTAAATGTAGACGCTTATATAATGTGTCTTTTTGTATTTCTTGTATGGTTCTGGTCAGTTGACAACTATGATCAAATACATATGCTGTCCCTGAGTCATATAATATTATACCATCTTTGTAGAGCAATACTTGGTCTTTTTGTTGTTCTAAAACAAGTTGTTTGTATCGTTGGAGGAGAGTTTCATTCATCTTTTGCAAAAAAAAGTCATCATCAATTTTACGTGGATATGGGGGGAAATAATATTTACAATTTGTCCGCAACAGACTTATGTTGTGTGTTAAACACGTTGAGCTCTTGAATGAGTTTGTTGATCATTGTTGTTGTCGATATATCATTACCATATGTCATTAATAAGGCGTGAAGACCTGTTGTGCATCGCGTCAATACATCGACTAACTCACGATACAACTTTATTTTTTCTTGATATACAGCGATGATCGCATCGTCGCACTTATCATCTGGCACTAATTTCTTGAAGATGATGATCTCGTAAATCATCATGATGAAGTGCATACATAACTTGATATTTTCTGTTACAGCGTTTATGGCTGCTGTACGATCTTGACCTGTCATGTATCTGGTCACACTCTGAAAGTTGGTTGTATCAATGTTGATGTAACCTGTCTGACGATCAAGTGCTAACTTTTGTGCATAGACCAATTTCGATATCTGCTCCAAATTAGTCTTTGTCCTATTAATAATTTCTGATGCTGGCGAAGACATATATGTTTGATCTCTTATTTTTCATTGAATTTGATAAACTCAATTACCAATGTCTCAAGATTACGAACATCGAAAACAAAGTCCTTAACAACGTTCAATCCGTGTGATGTTTTCAATGTGCCTATTTTTTCTGCTGCACTCTCAATAAATGAGTTGTTGTATTTAGGGTTCTTGGTGCTTGATGAACATTGGGCATAAATCAATCTGCAAACATTGTTGAGATATACACGGGCGGCTTGATGCAATTGTTTGAGTGTTGGATAATCTGTACAAAAACCTGTATCATTGCCAGATAAGATTGCTTTGAAGACGATGTAATGACGTCTTGCACATATGTGTTCTGGGACATTGTTCTCGATATAGTGCAATTTTGAGTTGTTAATGTTGTACAATGTGCGACTAATATCTCTATATTTTTTGTTCGAGTCGATGTAAAAACCATTGATGGTTCTATATACATCGCCAAAATCAACTGTTCCAGCTGCGATATCTTCATTCAATGTAACGATGAACTCATCATCTGATTCGGAAACTTCTTCAAGAACAACATAACTATCGACGGTGTCTTTATACAAGCAGTTTTGTGATGATGTCATCGACACAACATAACTCTTGTTTGTATCCCACACGACATCTGTACCACCAATCAAACCTTCAAAGATATCGCTGAATGACTTCTCGAAGAAACATTTATCAGAGATGTCTAATGAATTTTTTGATACCATTCTCCAAGCGCCCAAAATGTAGATGTAACGGAATACCGTTCCATCGCGAACAGGCCACTTGACTAAAATATCGTTGTCGGATGGTTTAACATAACCGAGTAATGGTCTTGATACAGTAAGAGGACGAATAGTTCGTGCGCTGTAATCAACAGCGACAATCATATCATTGAAGATTTCACGTGCAGATCCCTTTGCATTACCAAAATGATAAACATAAACATCGTCCAAACAGAGCGTGTCGTATGATAGCCCATACATTTCGAGGTGACCTAGCATCTGTTCATGAGTCCAAAATGACTCTGTGTCGAGATTAAGCTCGCTAATGATGGATGAAATAACATCATTCTTAGATACGGTAAAACTGGTCATGGTTAGAATTTCTTTCTTATAGACCATAATTTATAAATATCAAATATAGATGCAAGAAATTGAAGTCGTTGAAGCACCGGTCGAGACACTTGACCTGGTTGATCTTGTTCCAGAGTTGCGAACAAGATATCTCGAAACATTTCTTCCTTACATGGATCCGAAAGATTACAACGCGCTACTTGATCGTTTGCTAACAAAGATCAGGCTATCAACAAAGAGCGAACTGCCAGAAATTAATGTCAACAATGCCATCGCAGCGCTCAAATTCATTGGATTGAAATTTGTCATAGGTGTTGACATAACACAAACAGAAGAACATTTGGTGACAGCACCATTTCCAGTAGATATTGAAGTCATCGGTAGTCGTGGTCGTGGCGATGTTGCATACAAAAGTGTGAATCCATCAAATCAACTGTTCAGAGCGATGTATATAAAAGTTGAGTATCCTCACGGCTCGAACAACATCAAAGAATTCGATCTATCGCAGATGTCAGAAGCACAAGCACTAGCAATATGGTCGTGGTCGGTAGGTAAGATCAATGAACTAATTATATCGTCCGTAGAAACTTGGGTGACATATGCTAACAAACCTGAATCGCGACAAGAACAACTCGTCTCAGATACTGAGTACTTACGACTTGCATCAGAGCTTGAAGAAATAACAGGTCGATCATTCATCGTGCCATATAACATTTTTTACTATGCGTTGAGTATGGTTGGTTATGCGCGTTTCGTAGATTCTTTGTTGCTCGGCCAAGATAACACTCGATTGCTGAGTGAGCTCCGTTATGAGATTTCCGCGAAAGAAACATTGCAAAGACTCAAGACAAAAATAGAAGAAGATAGATACAACAAAGGTACATTCTTGTATTATGCCAAGGAGCGTTTACCCGCTGATCGTCATAAAAAGTTTGTTGCGAGCACAACTCCTGATATGACGTTCGATGAAATACAGCAGTTGCTATCTTCAAGCGACTTGAAGCTTGTGTTGGATGCTATCTCTGACGAAAAAAAGAAGGTCGATGCACTGACAAACAACAACTGTCCGCACAAAAAGCTCGTTGCGACATTGTCGTCAGAGGTCGTATCAGATGAAAAAGCAGATACGCTAAAAGCGCTGACAGAGTACTTGCCTGCTGATCACTCAGATCAGGAGCTCATTCCTTGTAACAAATGTAAGTTCCCATTGATGTGTCCGCACGATCTTATCATGCAAAGAGGGTTAGCTGACCGCAAAAACACAAAAGAGATAAAAGATGCGATCAAGGGATATATTTATCCTGACTCGATACAAGGTAACTATGTATGTCGCATCTGTGGTCAGGTCATTTTGAGCATCAGTTCATTCGATCTTGTTGTTGATCAATATTCATTCAGCCGCACAGACGATGATCCGGAGGTGTCAGCCATCTGGACAGAAGTTTCATACATGACCAGATACATCACATTCAAGAATTTGGTTAATAAAAACTCATTCGTATCTGCGATCGTATCATTGATATGGCCGCTTATCGAATCGAAAGTCGCGCAAATCATGACTAGTCGCGGGTCATCAGCAGAAGAACTCAATGCAAAAAAGAGGATCAATAACGCTATATACATTTTTGCTGCGTTCATCAACTTGTCGGTTACATCTGCGTCGACCACGACTACGTCTACAAAAGATACTGTCGGAGTGTCACTTGCATATCCAGCAGAAACACAAGGAAAAGATGCAATGGCGAAGATGTTTAATTTTGCTGCATCAACCATCTGGTCGACAATGACAACACATATTCGTCGTGTTCCTGGTATGAGCATCAAAATGATCGCACAAGATTTAGTCGCTGCATATAGATCGATCGCAGAAAAGAAGAAGGGACCAATCGTCCAAATGTATGATGAATCAGGTAACACCGATACATGGCTAAATAGTTCTTGGTTCGAATATATCTGTGCGCACACTTTGGATGTGTTTACAGAAAAGAACATCAATGCTCTGCTCGATAAGATCGCACCATTCAAGGAAATTGCACAAGATACTCCGAAGAAGAAAAAGCAAGAAGATGCGTCCTCACCGCCCGCAAAGATGTCGAAGAAGACGATCAAAGCGCGACAAGTCAACTATGATGCACTTAAATTGGGCACATTTAAGTTACCGATGCCGTTCATGACACCTGAAGATGTGCGCAAAAAGTATTTACCAGTGCATAGCAAGCCTGTTCCATACTCGCAAGTGATCGAAGGTGATCCTATGCTCAAAGCAGTAGATGAGTGGTACAAAAAGTATTTCGATCAATCATTCATCCTGATGATCAAATATTTCTCTGAGATATATCCAAAGATAGGTTACAACTCAGATCAACCGACACAAGAATTAGCTGCGCTTACTAGAGATCCTGATATGAAAACGCTTAAGCGCTATGAACAACTCGTCACTCGTCTCATTCGTTATGTGGCGATGAAGAACTTTCATCCGATGCCCGACAAGAATAGTTATGCGACAGAAGTCGAAGTACCACTTGCATATATATATAAGGCCGATGGAACAAAACGTTCGTGGTCAGAGTATGGTCCGTGGAAGCGACCAGAAGGTAAGAAGGGACCGTGGGTGCGCGATGAGAAGAGCACATATAAGTATGTATGGCCCGCAGACAAGATCAACTCTTGGAAAGATTCTGCTGGCTATACATATGCATCAAAGGGTGATGACGCATCATCTGATGCAGACATCATAGTTGCACTCAGAGCACGAGAACGTATAGAAAACATGATCGCATTTTATGAGTTCATCTGTCCGAAAGGCGATTTGCATGAATTCGGTAACACAAAGAAATGTACAAAGTGCGAATACATCCAGGGCAAGAAATCACCGGACGATGAGCATAAGTACTATGACAAATTCCTTGCAGAGTATCAACGTGATCAAAAAATTATCACACCTGATACCAAGCCGATGGATCTGGTTGCACCTAAACCACCTCAAAAGAAACCAGTAGAAGTTAAGCCTCTCGACTTCAACCTTGTTATTGAAGCTGCTAAATTTTGTGGCTTGCAACCTAACATGATTGCAAGCATCGGAGCATATGAGAAGGTCAAGATGAAAGATATTCAAGACAACAAGTTCACAGCGCCTGTCACTACTTCGAAGGCAATGTCACGACCAGATAAGATTAGAAGTTGTTGTATATCGATGATCATCGCATATGGTTCATTCGTCAACATCGCAAAAAATTACTCACCGCCTGCAGACCTTTTGAAGTTGCTCGAAGATGTTCGTGTTCCAAAAGATATCATGTCGTTAGATACATTCGCAGATTCTTTCACCGAAAAGTATGATACTGTGTTCAACAACAACTCATCGAAAGATCTCATCGACTTTGCGCTCGGATCGTTCGTTGCAATGATACTACGTTTGCGCGATGTTTTGCATGGTCATAAAGAGCTTCGACCCATCGTTGACTGGGTGCTTGAGAAGACATTCGGACCAGAAAATCTATCGACGAAAGCAGAGATCACCAACTGGTCAAGCATACTCAAAAAAGAAAGAGAGATCAGCGATATGAACACAGAAGAAATAATTGGTCCCGCAGAAGACGAGGACGAAGATGCTGCCGGCGGTGAAGCATTCGGTAATGATATAGACAACGAAGATATCGATGATGATGGTGATGATGTAGGCAATCAAATCAAGGTGAGAGGCAACTCTTTAGACTAATCGACACGCGCACGTATACATCTCATCGAATGTTGTGCGACCAAAGATGTAATCAAGCGCTAACACAGATGTTGGCATACCGATGACGTCGTCAACAGGCTCTCCGGGACACTCACATGTTATCATGAAGTCATGCCCACACACAACTTTTTGTTGGGCTTCTGTGAGCTGCGCTCTCGTGAGTTTTGTTTCGAACGCGTACACAGCATCTTCTGATGCTAATAGTGCAGGAAATATCTCTTCAGGGTTCTCACAAATGATTATATCGATGATCGAATCATCTACTTTGCCAGCTAGTATGTCTGGATTATGACCGATGATACATGGAAACTCTTTACCGATGTCGGCAGAAAACATGTACGAGCCATCAGTGATAGATCTTTCGACGAACAGTACTATATCTATTTTTTTTCCTGTGCTTGGATCGAGCTCGTCGGTGAAGATTTTTGCTCGAATCATCTCTTTCATAGGAATACATGGTCGTGTATACTCGATGAAATATGTGCTACCATACATACGATATGTATTTTCTCCGTGCCTAAATACTTGCATTTTTATGATCAGCCCGCGACATCAATTTTAGTGTCAATCACAACGTCGAGCAATTTTTCATGCATCGAAAACACAGGCATCTTTGTACGTGGTCGATGTAATTTCATGTCAACATCGCGAGTAACATCGTATTGCCATATATAATCTCGTTCAATCGGATGCCATTTTTTGGTTGTCGGCCACATAAACAATAATCGTTTTCCTTGAAAATCAACATTTTCTTCAAAAAAATATATTTCGACCCTATCATCGTCATCCGAAAGATAGTTGAACTGTGCCTTGTGCATCTTTCCGGACCACAACGACACAACGTATGTACACTTCTCCGAAGATATGACTATTTCTAACCCGCACATGACATCGTATTCGAAGAGACGTAAGTTGTCATACGGCTTGATACCTGGTAATATTTCATCGTAGTTATATTCCACGCATTTTAGATGCACGTTGTTATCTCGATCTACATAAAGTATTGCATCATCATACATATTACACCATTCGGTGCCATTATCTGAATTTTCTGACGGTACTAAAATATATGCTAGTACATGTGTGTTATGTGATATGACTCTGCAAAACTTGGCTGATGTGTGATACCTGCCGTTACATATTTTTATTGTATCTCCGTTGTTCATGATTATCACAAGATTCGCGATATAGTCGTATATCGCATCTGCATAATAGTCGCGCGAATTTGATTGCTTCGTGAGTTTTATCATTGATGATCGGAAATGAGTAATGATGCAAAATTCCATCAACAAGCGTTAAGCCCTTAGGGCCAGATGTATCAGTATGAAACATGTTTCGTCACACGTAATACATAACATTCGCATTTTTCATGACGCAAAAAAAGATGCGCATGGCATAATTATGTTGCGTGTAAGCATCTACATACGCTCCGATGCATTCACTTTTTTGTGAATCATCGTGTTCGGAGTATGAACTTCGCACAACTCATAGATGATCTTTGCTTCGAAATCGATCTCATGTCCAACATGCTTGTTGATCTTGAAGATGCTTTTTCTTGCATTGATGGTTGCTTCTGCGATACGATCAGCACAATCAAGTGTACCGGGATTGATCAAAAGATAGTCGCTGCGTTCTATTCTTTGTGTTTCCTTCGAGACCAAGTCTGCATAGTCGAAGTTCGATAGTGTGTCGGATGCCATATGTTGATCAGGCGGAACAAACTTGATGACCTTCTTGAACAGTGCATATGGACTTGCATGAATCGAGACCTGATAGTCGAGCTCATCGTGTGCATCTTCTGGATTAACATCTGTGTCAGATGGTTTGAGTGTATCGTCTGTTGGGATCTCATCATCATCTGCGTCAAACTGCTCTTCATCTTCTTCGGTCTCATTCTTGCGCTTATTGATCTTTTTTTTGATCTTCTTACGTTCAGCAGCGCCGATATAACCATCATTGTCTTCATACTTGCTGTTTGTATCATCGTCAGAGTCAGAGTATTCAGAGAACATTGCAAACGGTGAGAATATATTGAGTATATAACTATTATAATGATTCAATTTTGTATACCCCCAAAAAGTATATGGCACACAAAAGATACTCATTGCGAACACAATCTGTGAGCATATCAAAAGACAAATACTCTTTGGCAGAAGCACGCAAGTGGTTGGAGAAGCATGGATACAAGACATCTGTTGATGCATCAATGAGCAAGAAGTCAAAGTACTATCACTTCAGACAGACACCTGCAGCTGTCGATGATGTGTATGTAACAAAAGAAATAGAACCGGGCATCGAACTTGTATTGCATCGTGAGAAGAAACCATCAGAGAAGCGAGGATCAAAATCGTCGCGTAAAGCAGGTGGCAGCAGCAAAAAAAAGTCATCGAAGAAGATATCTCGCAAAGTAACGAGACGACGAGAATCACACAAAGAACAAAAGTTGCTCAAGAAATATTAGACGCGTCTAAGTTTTCTTGATACATAGTTGTTCGATTTTTGTGAATGCTGCCACAATGGCACTTGCTACAGCTACATAGTCGCTAGGTTGATTGTTGTAACTGCTGATACGCAATATGCCGAGTGCGATTTCTTTAGGGCATTTGACAGCTTTCAAGACATGACTCATCCCACCGCCAGCTGAGTTACATGCCGATCCGATCGACAACACTATTTTGCGTTGTTCGAAAAAGTCTTTTAGCTTGACATTACACACTTGCATTGAGCAACTGTTGTATACGATGCTGCAAAACAATGTTCCGGGCAATGTGTTTCCCTGTTTTTCTGTCTCGAACACAACAAGACATTTAGGCGGCTTGGCAGGCATCATCACATAGTCGATATATTTTATGACCGGAATGCCTGCATCGGACATGATCTTGAAAATCTTGTTCTTGCCTGCAAGACATTCGCGCATCGTTTTATCATGACCGGCAAACATCTGCAAATATGCTTCACGCAGTCCGATGATACCGGGCATGTTATATGTGCCACCACGCAAACCATAATTCTGGGCACCTGTGATAGGTATGAATGTCTTTTTTTCCAAAAATCTACGACTGATCAATAGTGTACCGATACCAAATGGCCCTCCGAGTTTATGTCCCGAAAAACATATGCCGTCTACGACGATCTTTGTGTTAACATGATGAGTTTCGTGCAAACCGTTTGTATCGCGCAGAACAATAACAGTGATGGTACCAAGATGTGCAAATTCCATCAAAGTACTTTCATCAGGTGATTCGATGCGCACATACTTACACTTTGTCTGATCGCCCGGTGCAGGTACTCGCACGCAATATGTGTACGACATATCTTGTGGTACTTTGAGCAGCGACACAGCATCTATCACGACCATGTTGATAGGCAGTTTGCCCGCCGTCTGTGCGCAGTCGGAATAGAAAAATATGTCACGTGAATCACGATATGTATCGACAACACTGGCGATCGCAGCAATATCATTTATCGCGCCTGTCTCATTGTTCGCATGCATGCAACATACTAATGTCGGGCAGCCTGGACACTCTACTTCGAGCGCTTCGAGTACATCAACAAATGCCATCGGACTCACCGTCCCATCAATATCTGGTTCGACCCACTTTACTATTGTGCCATTTCTTTCCGCTTGTTGTACACTTTGTAACAAACATTTGTGCTCGATCGTTGTACATACGATGACTCGACGTTGAGTTGATGCAACAGTGAACATGTCGACAACAGTACAATTACATTCTGTTGATCCCGACGTCCAGATGAGTTCATGCGATGATTCAGGACATACAAATGCTTCTCGCAAGAGGTATTCGAAGTCGTTTGCACGCTCTCTCCAATATTTTGCTACGGGGTTTGCTGCCGATACATTACCACAAGTCGCGACCGATGCAAACGACTTGATCGATTCTGGAAACATTGGTATAGTCGCATTATTATCGAAGTAAATAAAATCGTTGACCGAGCCTGAACGTGGTTTTTTAGAGGTCATTAATATACTTTCCGCCGACATTAATTTTTAAAAATTGAACGATGAAGAGTATATTATCTCAAACTATAATGCACCCATATGCTCTATGTTCATCTTGCGGCTTCCCCATCTTCTTGGTGCAGACAGAGTACGAAATTAGACGTGCAGCAAAATTCAAGGAAATCAACATTTTGCCAGAACAGATAAGAACAAACACAAGCGAAGAGATGATCACTTCGGACATATTTGACTCTCTAGGCATCGAAAAAGTATGTTGTCGTATGCACATCGCGACAGGCACAAGGTTCACATACGATGTTTACAGCGTAAACCCTGTGTTGCCCAACAGCGAGCCAGAGGCAAGTGAAAATCTTATGAAGAAAGATTAATTCTTGTCATTGACACGCAACGTTTATTATTTTTTTGCTACGATATTGTTCGGCATCAACATAGGCATCTAATGATCCATTGACCATTTGTTGACGATCGACAAAGCCCGTGCAAATGTCATTGTTGAATCGTTATAATCGTTTGCTGCCATGTCACATGCCGCCAAGAATATATTTTTTGTTATGTTCAAATCGCGTAAAATGTCATCGAGCAACCATATCGAAAAATCAAAACGCATAACAGCAGGCACCAAGCACAGGAGGTCAGAGTCCTCTGTATATACTATTGTGTTAGCGTTAGCATCGGTGCGTTGATCGTTACATATGGCAGCCATCTCATCGTCCGCCTCATGACCATCTGGTGCTACGACGACTGTCACTCCAGCCGCCTGCATAAGCTCTTCAAAAATGTCAAACGTATATATCGGCAAACCAACTAACTTCTGTCTAGGTCTTATTTTTTTGCTCGGTTTCTCTGATGGATCGAACACAAAAATTAGAGATGCGACATCATCAGGCGACTTTAACCGCGTGCACAAATCATGTATACGCTTGTTGAATGTTCTTTGCAACACATCTGCAAACACGTCTCGAGACAGATGTCTTATCGGCATGCTAAAATTGATGACAAGCATCGTACCATCAACTATTATTGCATCGAATTTTTGGGGCTTCGTACTTGAAGAATTCTTGATCGCTTGCCACAAACCTCTGATTCCCATTTGTTTATATCTTATTGGACCAACATACATCGCCATCGAAAATGGAGATCAAATTTGTACCACCAAAAGTGATGTCTCGAGAAGAGTATATGCGTGAGTTTGAATGGCATGTCAGAATGATATGCACGCGGTTTGAGATGAAGTTGATCATCGTTACACAACACTATATGATCGCCAATGAGATCCGTTTCGACGATCCGACAACAGCGATGAAGCACATAACTCGAATGGTGCATGGCGCCATCTTACGGTTTGGAGAGTTCTTATTAAGGTTACCAGAGAATGTTCATGAGAGAGATGCACAACGTCGATACAAAAAAATAAAGATGATCGATCAAGGCATCCCCGCACATACGGTCGACGAAATCTTAGATCTGCCCGTTGTCATCGGCTATCCATTCTCATCGTCGAATGATCCTATTGAACTACATGACTACAAGTTGATACAAAAGTTAGACGCGTTCATTGCGCAATATTTCGATGCGATCAGTTTAGAACGACCAGAGTTGTATGAGAAAGATCTTTCCGAAAGTCCAAAAAATGTAGTTCGCGCCATGGTATACTCACATGAGTTGACTAGAGAGATGATTATGTCATCGTTACTAAACATGGAATCGATCGATGTTGCAGAATATTTCAATTAGGGCTAGAGACTAGAGACTAAAACCACAACCATGACCTTTTCATCTGAGCATCTATTTCAGACGATGAGGACGGAACATCTGCAGGCGGTATAGCTGTATCGTTCGCAGCAGGTTGCGTGTCAAGTTGTTCATCAGATGGTTCGGCACCGTCTGTATTTTTTTCTTCGAGCGTAACTTCTGTCGTGTCTTCATCTGACTCCTCAAAGTACTTGTCATTGATGTAATGACGACCCTCGATATCATCTTTGATAGTGTTGATCTCTGTCTTGATGCTTGTGACAGTTGCATTTATCGTTTCTTCGATCTTAGCGTCGACCCTGGCGTCGATCTTAGCATCAACCTTTGTTTCAAGTGCGGATACAGTTTCACGCAGATGTTCAACTGTTGTGTATAACTCTTTGATCTCTCTACTCATAGATGATGTGATACCGATCAAGCTCTGAATGACACTCGAAACATATTCATCGCGCGCGGATATAATGTTGTGATGTTCTTTGATTTTTTTGTCTACATCATTCATGATGTCGGCAGTGATTGACATTCTACATGCTGTATCAATGTTATCAATGCGACCAATGATCGCTTCGACAGATGAGTTCAAGTTGCTAATGATGTGATCGTTGTTTGTGCCTGTCACTTTTGTGTACAGCTTCAACAGAACTTCTGCTTGCAACGGATGAGTAGCAAGATAGAATTTATGTATCGGAAGGCATTTACCTTGCATCAAATAGTTGTACGATGTTATGATCGATGGATCTTTGGAGTGCAATTTAGTCGGTGAGTACATCACGCCCTTAGATGTTAGATAGTTTTGAATGACATCAAACGGTGTACTACTAACATGGGGCACAGTATATTTCACATGTTGTAAACCTGGCATTAAATGACTAGTGTTGTATATAGTTACTGTATTACAATCATTAGGTTTCTGCACGATATATAAGTATTTCAGTGACATCTTTATAACCATGTTTTAATTATTCTATGAATTCTTAATTTGCGGGCGATGAGGTGCGTGTTATAAAATGTTCAGAGGAATCACACAACAGATAAAAAAGGTACGTATGTATGTTAACTTCTTGATGGATAAACTCATCAAAAATATTACGATGTACATCATAAAGTTCATCGACAACATGATCTCGAGAAGCATCAATCATTATCATCATGCGGTAAGCGAGCTGCCCGCTGACGATGCCGTCTCATCGTCGAACAAAATAGAATATGTTGTTTACGCTGCGATATCACCAACGAGCGGTCCGATCGTCACATGTACAGTCGCGATGAACTATCTGTTGTCTGAGCTCATGTCGCAAGAAGCACCATTTACTTCGAACGAAATATTGACCGAGTTTTCACTCGAAGAAACGGACAAAGTGATATTGATCTTGGCAACGGTGTCTGGCAAAATGGTGCATCTGACCATTCCATTCGACGATGAGAGCAAATGGCATATCGGCGATGCAATAATCGATCGTCCACTTTTCGGTATGATCGAAAATTGTATATAAAACCTTCCGGCCGTCATAACATTTAACTATGATTAGACGTGCTAGAAGCAACATTTTAGAACTTAGGGGATTAAGATTGGTAGATCTCAAGAATGTGACCATCGATATTTCGAAAGAAGACATCCCAAAATTCTACAATGATATACCGACAAAGTGGTACTCCGATCAAGATTTATGCACGAGCGATTGCAAGTGTTGGAACTGCGGCTTGAACTTTACTACTGATTCTGCGTTCATACCTATGAACCCTAAGAGAGTACCACCTATCTTCGATTCAGACGGCAACAAAACAGATGAAGCGATCGTATTTGACCGTTATGGCATATATTGTTCCTGGCCATGTGCTGCCCGTGATGCATATCATCGATTCGGTAATCAAAAAAATTACACAGACATACAACAAGGTCTGCGTGTTGTTTACAACATCATATATGATTGCAATGTTATTTTTGTGCGTATGTCTCCCGATAAGACAGTTATGTCAGAATATTGTGGTAATGGAGGTATGAGTAACAATGAATATTCTAATGCTATCAAGATGATCAACTTAAAGATGAGAGAAGAATCTATCCACGGAAAGTGAGCGCGAATGATGAGCACGGACGGTAAGATCTTATCGTCTATGAACCATATGGATGCATCGCATCCGCGGCATTCATGTTTTATTTTTTGCTGACATACAACAAAAAAATTTGGATTTGTCACGAACGTGACGGGTTGGGCGGGTACTACGAACGTAGTGGGTTGGGCGGGCCGTTGCGAAGGGCGATGTCACGAATGTGACGGCGGACATTCAAGGGTGATTACTGGATTTACAGTTCGAACCATTGAATAGGGTGGTCTCAAGACCTGTGTGGGTGAAGTGTGAACTTATGGATTGCAATTTTCGATTGATCTCTTTGGCGGAGACTTTCTGATGTTGTCATAATATGTGCGAGCGAAGTAGTAGAATTTCTTTCCTGCGAATATGTTTTCATTCGCATTGAACATATTAGCTGGATCGAAACATTTCAGACCATGCTCATTGTCGTAATTAACGGCAACCATATCATAATTAACATCATATCTACGTTTGCGACCTGTGACTTCACAAACTGCGTCAATGAACATGTCATATTCAAAATACTTTGGTAGCTTGTTTGCATCGAAGATAAGACGATCAGGGAAAGTTACGATACACTTTATTGCGTAGAAATATGTAGAGTACGCAACAAGATGACTGAATTTTCTCATCGATGAAACAATATCAAACATGCTCATGTGATGAGCATAAACAAAGATCATGAACTTACAGTATCTTTCAACACAATTCTCGAACGCCATCTGACTGATATCTTTAGTGATCTTGATCAAATCTTCGTTTGAAGAATCAAAACTACGTCCTTTGACACCTTCATCATAGATATGATAAAACATGTCATTGAAGTTTTCACTACTTCCAGCCATATCACGAATGATATGTTCAATCATTGGAACAACGAAAATACGCCAGAAACCTGTACGACCATTGTTTTCACGAGCATATCTATTTGGATCATACATCTGATTGCTGTGATTCTCTCTGAGTTTGGCACAAATATTGTAGACGTCATGCATGATGGCCTTGATGTGAGAAATAAATGTCTCGTCAGGCTTGGTATTGTTTTTGAGACAAATCATGTATGAACAAACAATTTCAGCGTATCTAACATAAAGCATCTTTTTGGAAGATGGGTTAGCAGAATTTCCGTCTTTGAGAGCAGCAGCATTTTTGTTCAATTTCAAGTATCTCTTCATTTCGACCGGGTTGAGTGCAATGAGCATGGATCTTACATCAGGTGCATTCATATACTCGCGGAACAAGTAACGGAGACGAGACGAAACTTTAAAGTAGTCGTAAGCTTCAGTCAACAATGAATCGATCAAGCTTACGCTATCTTCGAGACATTTATCTTCAGCATCACGTTCAAGTTTTTTAAGATAGTTTCTATCTTTTTTATCTTGTGTTTGTACTTTAAGAGTTTGAGACAACATCGTCGTGCAGTTTTTTTATAATGCCTTACTCGAGGCATATTCAATTTTAGCAGGCGGCAAAAAAGAACGATCTGACGATCATCACGGCCTCCTCTATACACGGCAATCAACTAGTTTTGGGCGGTTCAACACAATGTGTAAATAGACCCCAAACGCACCAACAACAAGATATACAACAGGCATTAAGACGCTTAAGACATATAGCCACATCGCTACTTCTGCCATTCCAGACAGCGAGATAATCATAAGCACAAGTAGCGGGAAGATAGCACAAGGCAATAACAAGTATGTGAAGTAGATGTCTAGTACTTTTTTGAGTATGCCCATGTTTTCATGGCATAATGGCACATCAATTTTGGGACAATGACATGATCATCTCAATACCATGATCAACATCATCGGGTGGATTTTCCAAAATGGCGAATGTATCATGTTCGTCAGCCATGAATTGCAGTAAGATAGAAAGTGCTTTCTTACCACCTGGACTCTTAAAAATATGTCCACGACAAAGTACTTCATGACGATCGATCGCCGATCCAAGTGGTGTGTCAGAATCGTTCAAGTGAAATCCAGGATGAATATCTATGTCATCAATCAACTTCTTAATCATCAACACGAACAACTTCATAGTTTTCGGATCACTCAAGTTAATACCCGACTCAAAAATATGTGCAGTGTCGAACACAATGTATGCTCCAGCAGTGTGTATTAGCGCTCTAATGTTTGTGTCGAGCTCCAATAGACATTCTGCGTCTGTCTCGCCGGTCATCTTATATGCATCTGTCTCTAGCGCAACAAGACTTTTGTTGAGATCTGACAAAGGGCCCAAACCATGTGCGCGAGATACTTTCGACATGTGCACGATCGGCCCGATAACCACTGGATGCAAATGATGATCATCATTTATGTGCGCATATGAGTTTATTTTTTCTGCTACATTCATCTGCGCTACTACACTTTTGAGCGCTTGCTTATTGCCATCGAACGGTCTGTCTAAGTATGTGCCATGTATCACAAGAAGTGTGTCAGTGTCGCGTAAAAAAGATGCAAGCTCCTCTAGCTCACTGTCTGGAACAGTGTGCAGCGTGAATGATCTCGGTCCCGCGATGAACACCTGAAACACAAATTTAGGCGATGGTTTCATCGATGATGTTTTTTTCGAAATGTGTTCATAAGCATGTTTGATACTTTCGAGCAAAGTTCTTCCTTCGCGATTTACATGATATCCAATTCGTAATGTCATTCTTAGTGCGATGATAATGAGGGAGTGGGATATGAATATATAACTTACTTACTATAATAATTCAACTTGATGAATGGATCCTGTGTTTCTTCGCCATAAATAGTGAAGACACGTGCATTGCTTGGTGGTCGTTCAGGTGCTTTGGTGATGCGAACATAGTAACCACCGATAGGATACCCACATGGACTATGATGAATCTTTTTTGGGTCGAAATTCTTGGTGTATAAAATATCGTTGATCGAATCTTCCGCAGCGATGAGCTCGGAGGCAGACAACGATTTGACATCGCCTCTGCACAAAAGTATCTCTCCGATGCTTCTATTTTTTACTTTGAGTCGGTCAGCACTAGATGAAACTCGCTCCAAAGTATCTGTGTCTACATCAAACACGATGATATAATCATCCTCAAACACAAGTGTTGAGCGCTTGAAGAAGTCAGATACATTTGTGTGTTGCGATATTACTTCGAGCGTTGTGCGAAAATCTGTTGTTACTTCGACAGCATTACTTGAGTCATAAAACAAATAGTGTCCCATGTTGCCAAGATATACATAATTTTTGAGACGAGTGATGAACTTCGGCCCTGTAATGTGCAACTCTGATGTTGTTCTGTCGATACGATACTCCATAGTTATTCAAAATTGATGTGTTGCTATGGTGTTATTACAACAAAAAACATGTTCAAATTTCTCAATAAATACAAGTGTATTGCTATCGCCGGAAATAATGGTGCCGGCAAAACAACATTAACAACAAAGATCGCGGAAGATCGTACGATCAAATCGTTCGCACACGACTTGCGCGATATTTCATCAGTAGTTTTAGGCATTGACTGCGATGATCTCAAAAAATTAGATGTCAAAGAATCACAAAGTGATATGTTCGCGGGATACACAGTTCGAGAGGTGATGATAAATTTAGCCACATGCATCCGTTCAATGAACGATGATTACTTCGTGCAAAAGACACTAAGTGATGTTGGCGACACAAAAATCATCATCGACGATTTGCGCTTTCAGACAGAAGTAAATGGGCTAATCAAAAAATATGCGCACGATGAGATCGTGTTTATCTTACTCAAAAAAGATGGTGAAGAATACATGGGCGACATACCTTCACATGTCTTCGATTGCACAATAGTGCGCACAGGCGATGAGTTCGCCGTCGATGAATTTTCAGTCGAGGAATGAGCTCGCGAACGATGAGTTCGCGCGGTGAGATCTAATGGCATGCTGGTGATCTGCTCTCATCATCAGCGCTGACGCGCTAGCGCACATGATCTGCTCTCATCACATGTCGACCATCTGTTCTTACCGTCCGTGCAGGTTATTTGGTTAATCGCATGCGAGCATCTACATCATCACCTACATTAGTACCATCTCCCGTTGGTTTTGCTGATGCTGCATATACGATCATGCCGGGAACAAGCGTTATCATGATCTTTGAGAATTCGGTGAAGCCATAGCTCTCTATTTTTTCCGATACCATGTTGGCAGATTCTCTTTTTAGGGATCTCATCTCACCGCGCACAAATTTATCTGTCCAACCTTTGAGTGTTGGTCGATAGCCGAACAAGTTTCTTCGACCATTGAAAACAGTTTCAAGCACCTGACATGCACCCATGATGATGTGCCCACCAACATTAGAATAACGCAAGTTGTCAAATCGTCTCTTTACTTTTTTGTATGCGGCTTTCACTTCCGACAACTTATTATCTTCAGTGACAGTTGGCAACTTTGATACATCTTCTTCGGCATCGCGAAGATCATCCATCATCTTTTCGATCTCATAAATGATTTCTGCTTTCTCATCGTCGAACTCTTCTATTGAGTCTGTGTTTTCTGTCCCGAAATAATTGACAGTGTGATTGATTTTTTTGTTGTTCTCGAAGTACTTATCACCGAATCCTATATCCGGGCGGTCAGATGTAAGTGTGTCGAATCCTTCGCCAAAGTCATCTACATCAAAATCATCATCAGCATCTATTGACGCTTTACCCCTAGTTTCTTCGATACTTGACACAAATGTCTCTGCATCGTCTAATGTTTGTAAGATCTCATCTTCGATGGTTGTGTCTATTTCACATTTCTCATCGCAAATTTTACCAATACTTCTCACGTGAATCAAGTCCATTTATTATCGATTAACCTCTCGAATTTCATATGCAAAAAATAAATGCTCGCGATGAATGCAAACGTCGCGAAGATACTAACGACTATAATCATGGCCACGTGACTTACTATCGAAGCGCAAACTTCTATAGTCGGCACCATGATCGTATGAGTTGTATGTATCATACGATCCGTAATGTTTAGGTCTATACCCTCCATATGGCTTGCGTGCCATGTTCAACGTAGTTAAATTGTTTGATCGATACTGTCTTGTCGCAGTTTCATAGAAATCATATGAAGGAACATCAAAGTATTCTTCGATACCATTGTCCCTCTTCTGATCTTTGATCTGATCTTTGATCTGTTTCATGAACAACTCTCTCAACTCATTAGAGTCGATCTTTTCTGCTTTCATCATTCTTTGTGCGTCTTCTTGTGATAACATTTTTTTATGTAATAGTCGGCGCATCATTCAATTTTAGTTGTCGATGTTCGAATGCCGATAACTTCTTTGACTTGTTGTAGTCTCGACGAATATCTATTCATGGAGTTAGCTTCTTGTTCTCTCTTTGCGAGGGCTTTAAGTTCGTTTCTTTGTGCGGTTGTCAACATTTATTTTTTGTGACATGACGTCGTTGCAAATCACAAAAAAAAGAACGATCAGATGCCATATGTATATACCAACGCATACATAGCAGTAAGAATCATAATTTTATAGTATGGACCTAACAAAAATAATTCTACGATTATATTTGACAAGTTGTTTTTCTCGAAATATATTGCGCCTATTGGATCATCTTTGTAAAACTCGAAAGCACCACGTTCACTGTACCATACGTATGTTATCCTTCCTATCATAACGAACATATCGATATATATCAGGCACAACACTGGGTAAAGTATGTTTGTGATGATCATTTTTTTGCTTGATCACTGATCAATCAATTTTGGCGACTTATACCATATGATCAAATGTTTGATGCAAACTAATATTACCAGTAGCGCCAGCGGTTTGATTTCGATTTCGCTAAGTTCATCTGCAAGTGATTCAAACATTCTTTTGTGTCTGCGTATCTTACGAGCTTTGTAAGCAGCATATGCAAGTCGTGCACAAATGTTGAGTAGCTCATAACATATGAAATATTCTCCGATCGGTATCATTGTTGTTTTTTGGTCAGCAAAAAAGATGATCAATTTTAGAGATCAAACATATACTGTCGATGACTGGCGATCGATGACATGTCATCGACATTTATTCTTCGTCCTCATCGTCGGATGAGTCTTCTTCTGTTCTTGTCGAGAGATTATTCTCTCCGCCAGTCTCATCGCCTGACTCGTATTCTTCGGCAGTATGTTCATCGTCAGTAGTTGTCAATGTGTATGATTGTTCATCCAACAAGTAGCAAAAGTCTAAGCTGTCGAGTAAGTACTTGTTGATGAAGTTCCATATTTGTCGAGACATGCGCACTGTCAAGATGTAATCCATATAATCGCGCACAAGCAGTCTGTACTGCGCTAAGCTATCAACAAGATATGTCTTTTCGGAGATGTATCCGATACCGAGTTCACACAGCTTCTTATTGATGAGCGCCAAATCTTGATTCACGCGACCTGAATCGCTGATTGCAGATGATCGAGAGATGAGCTTGATAGCGCGCAGTCCGAAGTCACCATATAAGATTTGTTTGATCGCTTCATTTCGTGCCAACACATCACCACAACATTCGGACAAACCGACCAAGTCATCTAGTTTGTTATCAGCAAAATCGAATTTTGCCGATGGATCGAGCATATATTTTTGCCATGCAGCCATCACATCGCCTGCAAGATAGTTCTCTCCGGAGACATGTAAATCTTCTAGGTGGGTATGATCAATATCAACAATGATGAACTTCATGATTATGACTCGCGCGATGCGTGTATCAAAAAATAAAATTGAATGTCGATGCTCCAAATATTCCCTCTAAACATGTCCGTAATTGAAGAACAAAAGATGACCTATGCTGATTTCGAAGTTTTCGAAGTAAGTCCAGGACTCAAGATGAGCGATTTTGCTCAACGTGTTCAATCAACTACTACTGTCACTACCCGTGCTAGTAATGTTATTTCTCAAAAAAGTGCACCAAGAGATGATGCTAAAGATCGCGCAGGTTTGTATGATCTAGTTTTCTAGACCATATGTATCGCGTTATTATGTCGTATCTACTCTTTGTGTATTTTTTTTGCTACGTACTTACTGACCGCCTGGATACGGCTTAGTATTTATCTCAATGCGATAGGTGTCTTGGAGTTGAAGCTCTTTCTGTTGTTGACATAGTCAAGAATTTGATAAGGGCTAGAATTGTAGTTTTCTTTCTTCTTGTTCAGGAAGATGATGATCACGACCAGAACGATCATGATGCCGATGGCGATGCCTAACTGTTTTAGCATGATTAATGTATACCGTTGCTGGCATAATTTTTGTAACTTAAAATATTATTATCTATATAGGTATCAATCAAAATGAACAGACAAGAAAAGTTTATATCCGAGGTTAGACAATTCAAGGAGTTCATCACAAAAAATGTTGAAACTGTTGAGCCCGGATCAGCAAAGTGCAACGCATATGATATTTTATCAGGTAATTGGTTCGTACCTCCACAAGCGGTCAGTCAATTTCTAGATCACTATGATGCATGTGTTCAAAAATCTGCCGAGATGCATACATACGAACGAAGCACAGATGTTCGTGGTATCATGATCGACTTAGATATTTTGCAGACGTCGAGTCAAGATGTTTATAACGATAACTTTTTTCTCGATCTAGCCGATCAGATTTTCGAGTTTATTATCGAGATCGTTAAACCATCGCACGTGTTCGTACACAGACTATTTGTTACTAGACGTCAAGAGATCAGCAGAACAGAAAAATACGATGAACATGGCAACATTCTCTATAAAGAGGGTGTGCACATTTTGTTCCCATCGATCAGAGTATCTAAGATGTTTAGAAAATATATCTTCAAACAGCTCGCTGCGAAGTTTGTTGAATTTGCGATCCTAGCAGCTGATTCTGCTGCACCACTCGGTGAAGACGAAGTATATAAAACATCGTCTGATTTCGCGTCATGGTTAGATGCGCATGCAGCAGTAGTACCTATCTTATTACCGGGATCACAGAAACCAGATGCTGGTAAGAAGCCACATAAGATTGTTTTTGCTGGTGAAATTAAGTTTAAGATGAACAAGCCAGGGTGCAATCGTAATCCTTTTGTGTGGCCACATGTATCTGGTCCCATGGTGCTTGCTCTTGAACATCCCAAGTATGAGAATATGTTCTATGATGTTCCGCGCGATCTTGATATCGGATCAGCAGAGATGGCCATCTTAGAGGCTCAACAAGCGGCCGAAGAGGAAGATGAAGACACTGTCGACATCGACACGATCAGCATTCAAAACCCCGAAGCTGCATATATCACAAAATTATTGAACATCTTGCCCAGCAAATATTATGATGACTATGAACTATGGTTCAAGACACTGTGTGCATTGTCATCAATCAGCAATAGGTTCAAGTGTGTTGCACAATGGTTCTCTAAAAAATCAAAGAAGTATGACAAAGATTACTTCGAGAAGACATGGGCAGATCTTTCTATGGGTCAAAAGACTAAGAAAATCACAAAACGATCAATCATGTATTGGGCGAAAAAAGAGAATCCGATCAAGTTCGCAGAGATCGATGCGTTCTGTTACTATAAGATGCTCATCGATTTTGTGGTAGAAACATCAGGTCAGTTCGGTCATGGAAAACACGCTAAACTACTCTTCAATATCTTGTCCCATAAGTATGTGTTCGGATCACAAGTAGATTATAAGAACGCCAAAACGATGAAAAAGTGTTGGTATAATTTCATCATGCCTGAAGATCAACATCGTTATGGCGAAATATACAAGTGGCGAGCAGAACCTGATGCAACATCATTCAAAAAATACATCATGGAAAACTACACAGCCGCACTGTCGAACGAAGGCACAAAGTATATCAACGATAAGATCGATAACATTAATCCCGCAGAAAATGCTGAAGCAGCAAAACATTGGGCAGTCATCAAGAAGAATTTTAAGGCAACGCTGTCGAAGTTGAACGATATTTCATATGTTGAGAAGATCACTCGTGCAGCAGAATTATACTTCGAGAGAAGAGAGTTCATCGAAGAACTAGACAAAGCACCTCAGATCATTGGTGTTGCAAACGGCATCTTGAAGGTCGGCAAGAAGTGTAAGCTCATCGCTAAACATCATGAGTATCCAATCATGTTGCACACGGCTGCATCATATGTACCATATGATGAATACTCAGGTGCTGTAATGCGGGTAAAAAAGATCTTTAGTCAAGTATATCGCGATCCAGATGTGTGTGATTTTGTGTGGTACATGGCGAGCACAGGTCTCGATAGACGACAAGTAACAGGTAAAATGTTGTTCATCTTAGGTAGTGGTGCAAATGGTAAGACAGCGACGATGAACTTTATTCAAAACGCTATCGGCCTCAATCTTTGTGCATCAATCAAGATGGCACTATTGACTGGTCAATCGGGCAAAGCAAATGAAGCTGATAGTGCGTTCATGCAAGCAAAGGGTAAGACACTTGTCATCTTCGATGAAGGTTCTGGCTCTGATGTATTGAACTCTGAGAAAGTTAAGAACATCATTAACAACAACGCACAAAGCGGGCGTGATCTTTATGGTCTTCAAGAGAACTTTTGGTTGCATTGCTGTGCATTCAACACTAGCAATCACGAACCTATCATTCGATCATCTGATACAGATCACGGTTTCTGGAGACGTGTGTATTTTACACAAGCAAAGTCTAAGTTCACTGAGAACCCTGATCCAAATAAACCTCACGAACATGACATTGATCCAGAGATCGAAAGCAAGTTAACATCTGATCCATTGCACTTGAACGCTGTGCTAAGCATCATGACTTACTATTACGAAAAGTTAATGACCGACTATGGTGGTAACTTGAATCATGTACCATGCGATACTATCAAAGAAGAGACACGAAAATTTAGAAAAGATCAAGACAAATCGTTCAGATACTGTTACGAAAGAATCATTATCAGTCCTATTTATACTATTGGTGCATCAGAGCTCGGAGAAGATTATAGTAACTGGGCCGTTAAACAGTTCAAAGATTCGATCAATGCATCGAAAGCAGAAAACTACTTGAGCACAAGTGCACTTGGTGACTTCAAATCAGGTTTCGACTATGTTGGTATTCGTATGAAATCATATGGACCTGTTAACAAAGCAAAGCATGAGTTGACATTCGCTGAATATACTTCTATGGATGATAAGGAACGACGTGAATACAATGAGAAGGCCGCAGCAATCAGAATCGAAGCAGACCGTCAACGTGAATCAGCCGACAACGAAGATGAAGAGGGTAAGTAGACAATGAGAGCTCACCACCCGCAAAGATATACACAAAAAATAAAAGACATCGTCTCTCTTATTCTTCTGTGCATACTATTGTTACATCGCTTATGCTACACGAACATACTTTCATCGAATGATTTAATAGTGCCATCGCGTCTTTTATTTTTTTGTTCATCTCGGGTTTTAACAAATGTTTTACATCGATCTCGAAATGTGGCCCACTAAATATGTGTGTGATATCCGACCACTGCACGATTTCTTTCCGATCGGAGTAATTCATGAATATATTGTTTGTGTATAGGTTGACATTTTTGATAAAATATTTGATATATATGCCATTTCTGAAACCTATATAACTATCAATCGTGTTTTTGCATACAAGAAACTGACCATATTTTGCAGACGCCGTGTGTATACCTTTTCGGTACACCTTAACTTTATCCACATCAAAATTTATGATCATGATATCAACCCAGTGATCAATCTTATAATTGACGTAACGAAATCTACTTCCTTCACATATGTGTATTCGTGAACATTTCTTCAACTCTTGAATAGTACAGAACTTTGTTACTTGTTTATACACATGGGCATCGATATTAAATACAAACCATTGATCGTCGTCATGACCCGTCATATATAGTTGATTCCATGAAAAGACATACCGCGCATCGGGTATTGTTCCGGGTAGCTTGCTAAGATCATCTGTGAGGCTAAGTCTGGGCATTATACATGTGTAATATGAGATGGACATGATCAAATTTGAACATCTGTACATGATGAACATAAAAACATGTGCGCTGAATATCTTGTGAGAGAAGGAAAAGGTAATTGTTGTGGCAATGGCAGAATATGGTGCAATCGCAAAGTTATAGTTCCTGGTGCCAAAGTATATAAACAGTCTGGATGTCAATCAACAAAGTATGAATGTTTCGATGTTATCAGACATGATGATACTCTCAAATGTTGGATACTCAAGGGTAACTTCGACGACTCAAGTCTCTCTTTCGATGATTACAAGGACGAAAGTATCGTTTATTACTACAACAAAAAATATGGAGCATATAACCCGATAGGATCATTAAGCGATTTATACTGCAATGATAGATTTGCGAATGATAAGAGAAGATCTTTTGATATAAAATGCGAAGATGATCTGCGTGCAGAATATGCCGATCATTACAAAAAAGAACAACTTGGTCACTTGATTGATGCTACTATCGAGTATCGTTTACGCGGTGAGCTCATTCTTACTGCGAATGATGATGAATATCATCGTAATAAACTTTAGCGCACTAATGCTCAACTAGCTAATGCTCAACTCGTTAATGCTCAACTCGCTAATGCTCAACTCGCTAATGCTCAACTCGCTAATGCTCAACTCGCTAATGCTCGCCTTCACGGTGACCAGATGCATGATCCCACTTGATATGTACATTTTGTTTGAATGTGTCGTATGACCATTTGTCTGCCGCCTTTGTTGAGTATCCATTATATAAGTGTGCACGGAATTCAAACATTAGTTCATCAGGGATATGATTGCGCTCAAAATACTCTGCAGGTGTTCTGTTAAGTCTTCCCCAAATGTAGAATAGTGAGTAAACACCACATTCAGTCATCGAGTATTGTTGCACCATGTTACCGTAGACGATGCGCGCCAACTTCTTTTTTCCTGATGCAACAAGCGATCTGTTATTTTCATCGATGCCTCTTTTCGCGCGATTCAACCAAGAGACCCACTCAACATCCGGTGCACGACCTGAACTATTGAAGAACTCCACAGTTGGTTCTGATCCACGATTATCTGCGAACAGTGCCATCCAATGTTTACCCTGACCGTGATAGAAATCACTGTTGATGATACATCCACAACATTTTATTGGCGATGTGGACTTAAATAATTCCATAGGATCAACAGTTGCTAATGTGTCGGGCTCATTGATGACATGTCCATTTCGAAACGAATATTGTGTGTAATCACGCATGTTGAAGTTGTATGGATAGAAGTCAGGAAATGCGGTTTGCCACTGCGCAAGAATCATGTCAATATCTGTGTTGCTCAACAGTTCAACACCGCTCGGACCGTCTATTTTGAAGTTTTTGATTTCTTTTTTTGCTAAGTCATCAGGCAACACATCAACTAAATCTTTGTCTGAGTGCACCGAGTAACGCTTCTTCAGCGATTCTACTACTTCATGATCCGGTGCTCCAAGATCAATTCCTGCTTTCTTGCTGAGAAATGCAATTGCTTGATCCGATAAACATGTACCTTTTGTTGTACCTTTGCGCACGAGTGAGCACTCTGATACCTCTTCAGGCACCAACTTGATCGTTGTTTGATCTTTGAAACGTTCATCGCCGCCGACAACCTTCGTTGCGCCGCCAGTTTTCATCCCGGTATATTTTGTATACTTCTTCATGTGACCTATATTTCGTTATTTATAACTTTTGCATTTTATTCATTTCCGAATATAAAACCATGGAAACAGCTATGATGATCGGAGTTGCTATTTTAGCAATTGTGCTTTTTGTTGGCGCATACTATTATTTGTACAAAAAAGAAAGTTACTCTAATGGAGGTAATGACCTTGCATGGGCAGCAGGTTTGCCTGGTGACTGCAGTGGGTGTGGAATGAAGAACACAGATTTCAACAACAAAACATTATACACAGATACATTGACCGCAAGCTTGCAATCTGCCGGCACTGACTATTATGGATTACCAGCAGACCCCATCTTCAAGGGATCAGAATTGCAAGATGGTCTTTACAACAAAGTATGGCATCGTTAGACGCATGTCGTACGCCGTTAGATGCAAGTCGTACGTCGTTAGATATACGACCAACAATAATCAACCTATTTTATTTTTGCGATGATGTTATAATTTATGTCACAAAGTTTTTTGTTCGCACTAGTCATTGTTCTTATATTAGCCATCATAGTCGCGAGAAAAGAGATACCAGAACGCTTCTTTGTCATCGAAGATACTGCGCCACAAGCAACTATGGCAGATCCAATAGAGTTTGTGCGTGCTGAGATTACTGACTATGCATCTGTGTATGATGGTCGCGATTATGTATTTTAATTTCAACAGGTAATAATTATGTTTTTTTCTTTTGCTGATGCCTAGGTATAATACACAACAAATGGCCAAGAGAGGACACAAGAGAGTAGGTGGTAAAGCATCATCAAAGAAAGTTTCATCCAAGAAGGTATCTTCTAAGAAGCCTTCATCCAGAAAGCATAGAAGACATGCCAAGAAGCATTAAATAGTTCTTCGAACGTATGTGTTAGACTTATAGCACATACAAAAAAGTAAACATGCGTATACACGCATAGTGTGCTAGCACGCTCGCGTAGTATGTTTATTTCTCGAACTTCGCAAAATACATGCGTTGTGAATTTTTAAAAATGCGGTCTACGACATGCTTAAATCCACATCGTTCAAGATCTCCACGCCATAAGTCTCGCGACTTATACTTAGTGTCGAAGATCCATTGCTCAGATTCGAGTGTTATTTTTTTTGCTTTGCCCAAAGTCGATCCCTCACTTTCATTCTCTGTGCCATACAAACTGAATGTCATATGAACAGCATCTAAGAATACTCTGAAACCGGGATCGCTGATGAAATCGTGTTCATAAATTAGTAGCACGCCGCCAGGACGAAGAATGCGATACAACTCTTCCAATGTTTTTTGTTGTAATGTTACATGATGCAAACTCAGAAGACAAGTAGCAACGTCGATGCTCGCATCTGGCAGTCCGATAGTACCATCTGGCTCAGGTATTATGCCTTCGATGCCACGCTCATAAAGTAGTGGATGGATGTAAATATCAACACCATAAACTTTGCTCGCACCAATGAGAGATGCTATTTCAGCGGTGATCTTACCTGCACCACAACCATGATCTAAATATACTGGATGTGCGACAGGCAAATCTTTCAAGAGACCAGATGAATCTATCTCTTTTGTTTTGTATGAAACATCTGCGGACGATGTGCTCTCAACATGTATCGGGCGGTCGGCAGATGGTAAGTTCATTGTCTTGTTCAATATTTTTACGAGACCTTCATTGCTTGGAAAATGACGTTGATTAAATAACTTCAAAATGCTGCGTGAGTCTTTACCTGACTTTCGTGAAATATAGTTCGCAACGATTTTGTTAGTTTCTTTGACATCATTAAAGTTGGTCGACATAATTGTATAATGTTGTCCGAAGATGATGTCAATTTTAAACAAAATTGACTCGCACAAGTATATACCAAAAGCATGACAAAACTTATTCAGAAGGATCCACTCATCATCGGCATCAAGGGGTCAAAGATAGATGTTTGCGTGCATGGTGTGCGCCCTGAGTTCAGCTCAGAAGAGATAGTTAATCGTCATAAAGACATGTTGACTCCATTTTACGCGCCATCAAAAATCGCAGAAACAGCGAAGATAACAAACTCAATGGATGTTTATCGTGGTGTCTTACACAAAGTTCGTGAATTAGGTGGTCAATATCCAAGTAACGCATGGTCGAAGTTCATGGAACTTTACACATCTGTCGCAAAAATCATTGGCAGAGATGTCATTGTCAAGCTACCGAAGGGTGAACAGTTCACTGCATTTTGTAATGCTGAGTTGCCAGGTAGTTCGATCAGTGCCCTCAATCATTTGTTCAAGACACATTATCCCGATAATGAGTTATCGTGGATCGGCAGTTCATTCAAACCAGATAATGTTGGTACGCAGTTGGGCGATGAGTACGGTCTTTTCGAGCACAATAAGTCAAAATGGTTGATTTCAGCACCTGACTTTGATGGTAACATGATGGATACAAACACTCTTCGTGACTGTGTGAGTAGATATCGTGCCATTAATCCAGATGGATGTCATCTATATACACATGATGCGGGCTTGGCGGTCACATCTGATGATGGTCCGTGGAAAGCATATATTGATCAAGAACGCAAGAACATGAAGTTGCATCTTGGGTGTTCTATTGTTGGTCTAGAGACATTGCGTCCTGGCGGTTCGTTCGTAACAAAGCAATATACTTTGTATGAAGAGAACACGAAAAACTTGGTAGAGATATATGCAGAATTCTTCGATGAGTTCTATCTTGTCAAACCTGTTACATCGCGACCATATAACTCTGAGTCATATTTTGTCGGTCTTGGGTTCAAGCGTCCACAAGGAGCAGATGCATTATTGGAACGTTTGTACAAGTTGCACGAAGTTGATGACTTGCACATGACTAGCAAAGTACCTATCGACGATCAGACAATCATCTCTGTTGACGGTGTATCTGATACTGATTACAAGATGTCAGGCATATTATCATTCGTTGATATCAGTGCTGGTCGTCTGATCAAGTTCAATGATGAGATAGTTAATCAACTACGTGATGGAAGAAGAGCAGACACAAAATTATATAATCGTGTAATCGCTGCTTGGATCACCAAAACAGGTATCAAGCAGTTGTCAAAGAGTGATTGGTTGCCATCAAACTAGACTACTCGCAAGCGACTCGCAAGCGACCTGCATACTCCATACATATCGCATGTTTATTTTTTGTTCTCACCGCCTGCAAACATTAAAATTGACATGTCAATGTAGTAATCATTATTAAACATGTCACAAGTTTTCACCGTCAATAACATCGCATTTGAAGTTGCCAAAGACATATACAAACAGCATTTCATCATGGGTAACATCGAAGAAAATGATCGTTTTGTCGATGTACACAACTATATTATCGAGGCATCAGACACTGAAGACATGCTCAAAGCTGGCATCCAAGCCATCATTGACCACTTGGATGCATCCGGTGAAAAGTATTGTCCTATCACTGGTATGAAATATGGTTACATCAAAGGATGGCTAAAAGGCAACACAAGTAACAAAAGAGTTAATCCCGATGTCATCATTGAGTTTCTTGACAAGTACATCATCGAGCCAAAAAAGATCTTAGCATCTATGATTACAAAATGTCAAGATTTTCAACAGTTGTTATCGAAGTATACATTGAGTCCATCATCAATCACATTGGGATGCTTGGTAGATATTATGGGACAACATGTAGAAATTCTCGCCACATACTATCGAGAAATAAGACCAAAGCCAAGCAATATAGGTGATGAAGGCATCGCAGCAAAAAATAGACGTATGGTCGGCAACACTCTTGGTGCAATGTATCATCATCGTGGTCGCATTATTTGTCAAGATAAAAGTATCGATAAATTCCTCAACTATGTGTATACTCAAGAAGACATGCAAAGCATTTTGACCCCGTACGTTGAAAATGAGTTCGTCAACAATGTGTTTGCAATAATGTATCCTGTCGTCGAATAGTCGTTCGACGACGATATGTATATTTTTTTGCGTTGCTGTCCTAAAATTGATCCGTCCTCGACATCATCAAAAAAATGTCACAAGTATTTACTGTCAATGGTGAAACATTCGAAGTCACGAAAGAAATATATGCTACTCACTTCATACTTTCTGAGGCAAGCGATCTGTTTGAGGGTGTTCATGACTATACGATCGATGTTGCAACAGATAAACATACACTTGTCGCCAGCATCGAACTATTGTTGCGTTGGTTAAATAATGTGCATGAAAATTATAAACTCTCTTATGTCGATCACAAAATTATATTGCTCTTTGCGGACAAATATATCATTGATGCACGTGAACTGTTCCTTCATCTCTTTGACCATCTAACCTACACGTATGATATACTTGTCACCGGCATAACATCTTTTGGTGATGACCATCGCATCACAGGGCATATTATCTCGTTACTTGAACCATCATTGAATGATTTAGTGAGTTACAATGAAGAACATGTTCGTATTAAAGATGGTAGTTGCATCGAAACAAAGATCATCATGGGCAATCGTCGCCCGTTCGATTTTCGATCAGTCATCATCAACAAAAGAAATACATCTGGCACACATGATGTGCGACCACCAAAAAATAATAGATACTCAGATGATGAGCACGACGCGAAGTCACGTGTAAAACGCAAAAGTAAGAAGGTGCTTGACTATAATTCTGGCGATAATTCAGGCACTCATGTCGAAGTTTCGAATGCGAAGTTGCGCAAAATGTACTTCGCGATGCTCTATTATGTCTCCGAAACACACTCTCGATTCTTGTGCTATGATCCAACATTCGAATTATACTTCAACTACTGTTACAAGATCGAAGATTTATTGTCTGACGACAGATGGTGTGATCGCGATCAACTCATGAAATGCGCAAAAAAGAAGTATGCTGAGTGTGAAGCATTTGACGACGATGACGCGTGTCACATGCGCTAATTTTTTGTGCATACCATCTAATGCATGTCAAGATAGCAGTATCCTGACATAGTGCTAACACGATATGCAGTGACGACTGCGCGAGCACCTTGTATAACACCAGTCAAAGTATCGAACACAAGATATTTAGGGAAGACGACTTGATCAACACCGGTCAATGCCTTTATTTCTGATCGCTTGAAATGTGGTACACTTACTCTTATTCCTTTGTGTTTGTATTGACCATCGTCGCCCAATTCTAGTATGTTGGTCTTGAATGAATCGTGCAAACAATATTTCAATCGCGTCAATGCCTCTGTGTTGAACGTTATTCTTGGGTCATCACTACCTGATGGACATATACTTGGTCCTCTAGTAATGTTGTAACCAAGAGTCAACATGTTTGACATAAGTTGATCACGTCGAACAAAGATATCGACGATAACTTTGTGTGGCAACTTATGTTCTGTGCAAAATGCTTCGAAGTTAGGTATACCTTTGTCGAATGTGCTGATCGCGAAATGCATCAATACTATGATGTCAATGAAATCATCTGAAACAAGCGCACGAATCAAGGGGCCAGAGGAACCATATACGCGAGTATATACATCGTCGAACTTTATTTTTTCGAGATCTCTTCCTGATACTGTTTCAAGCGCAGCAACAAGATTGACCAAATCGTAAACAGCGTAACCGAACACATGACCTGATGCAATTAGTCGTGCATTTGTTAATCGCACAGACAGCTTACTAGAGATTGCGCCCATCTTTGTTAGACGGATTGCGCCCGTCGTTGGAGATGGTCGAATGAGACCTAATTTATATGCTCGTTCATACGCCATGTTGATCATTGCAGATGCCGGGTTCGTCAACATGTTAATGTCCGCAACGACGATGTCACGCGATTCGTCCACACTGCCCGATGAATCTTTTACTTGTTCCATCAACACATTGAGTAAGATGTCGCCAAAATCATTAACGATGATCTCTGGAAACTGTTGATCTAAGAATGCATCGAACGTCTCTTTAGTGTACAAAGGGTATACAGAACCTCGTGTCTTACGACCTACACGCCCGAATCTCTGTGTTACTCTGCTCTTCGGAACAGATTCAGACAACAATGTATCGATACAAAAGTTAGGATTGAAGACTGTAGCGCGATGAAACCCTGTTTCGATAACATACTTTAGTTGATCGAGGGTCAATCCGGTTTCTGCTACAACAGTACTGATGACAATTTTACGACGTGGAACAACCATCAGCTCGCCATCTGTGCCGGGTGATTTTATCTTTAGTGTTGCATTAGGTTTGTCAAGATCGACTGTTTCTTGTGTTACTTTTTCGATCGCTTTACTACTAATAGGCATTATGTAACATGCACCGAAGCCATCATCGAACAGCTTTTTGACGATTGGACGCAATGATGCCTCTGTTTTTTCTATCTCTTGTGCACCAGGCATGAAGATCAAAATGTCACATGACTCTTCTGGGTCATCTGGATTTTCGCGACAGATTTTATCAACTTGTTCAGCAGCCAAGTCCCAAATAAATCGCGATTGATCTATTTCTTCTGGCCAATAAATGTCGTAACCAACGCTCTGTCCGACCACATGAATGAAGTTTCCAAGCAACGATACTTCAGGATCAGCACGACTAAAGTAGTCGATGAACACATTAGGATCAAATGTTGCGGACATAAACACAACAAATGGGCATCTTGGGTCGCTAGCATTACGACGCAAAAAGTTATATAACATCAAGATCACAGAATCTGTCTGCAAGTTACGTTCATGTGTTTCGTCGATCGCAATAATCTGATACTGGTTGATGATTTCATCATCTGAGAGCATCGACATCTGTGCGGTCAATGTGCCTACTGTTGCAGAAAAAATACCAAAACGCTTTGGCTTCATCTTATCAAATTGTGTCGACCATCCGATGTCTTGTCCGATCTTGAGATGCGAGTATGCAGGCACGGAAATGATCTGCGATACATTTTTTATTGCGGTCAAAATACGCGGCTGAGTGACGATCATACCTCTCTTACCATGTGGACTTTTTTGCACAATACGAGTGAACATCTCTGCGACGAACCCCGTACTTTTTGAGCTGGCGGTTCCAGCCTTCAACACAAGAATGCGATTATGTATGCCTGTTTTATTTAGTCGGGGTTTGAACCATGATTCACAATAATCTATTGGGACAATCTTGTTAAGCGATTCTTGACGATCTAAGTCACCTTCTGGATCTCTTAACGAACCAGGAACAAAAAGAGTAGGTGGCGCCATTTATACTTTAGCAAAAAAATAATGGTTACATTTGATATCATCTGCGCGACACATGTATTAATTACCTACAGCGAGGAAAGTGAATGTTGCTGTGTCACCAGATGTGCCAATAACATAACTTGATCCCCAAAAAGTAACGAAAGCAGTCGCAAATGGAATAAACCGAATTATTGTTCCACCACCAGATATTTGAGGACTAATCGCAGGAAATCCACTAGAACTTGAGAAACTAGTACTGTACCAATTACATTGTACATTGCTGTTAGTATTAATGTTTCCGGGGATCGTTACATCAACAGATGTATTGCTTGAACCCATTGCACATGAATATGTAAGTCCTCCTAATGTAGAACCAGCTACAATATTTGCTGTGATGGTGCCAGAAATATTTGATACAAGAACACGACAGCCATACATAGGATAACTTACAGCTGTTGTCATTACGGTTTGCCATGCAGAACCATTATTGAACTGCAAGTTAGTACCGCTAGTAGCTAGTCCACCAGTAACACTTTGTTTATTCGTTCCAATTTTTAAGTAGTCTGCGGTAACACCGGTATCAGCTACAGAAAACATCGTAGTGGCGATACCTGATATCCATGCCTGGAAGTTAATTGGGATACTCGCTGCTTTTGATTTAACATAAATAGCGCTGTTCTGGATGGGTGTTATTTGGAATGCAGTTGTGTTCGATGTATCGCTTGACACATAGAAATCTTGAATAGTTGACCCAGTTGATGGTTGTACAAAGAAGGATGAAGAAGTTCCTTGCAATCCACTCATCTGTCCCTTGCCGCCCTGAACTGTATTACCAACACCGTTTACAGACCATGCATTATTAGCACCGAAGAACCCGATACCATAGTTGTTAGCGGAAGAACCATTAGCTGTGTAGTTGAACTGCAAGATAGCGCTGTTGTATGAACCTGTTCCAGAGACACCATGATAGATACTTGTGTTTTGCCCGGTACCAAGCGTAGATGATAAGAACCAAGCGTTCGTACATGATGTTGTAGAGTTGTTGACAATATTAATAGTAGGTGATGAGCCGCTAGAATTTGTCATCATCAAATTAGTTAAGTTGGCAACAGTTGAAGTGATTTGAGGTACAGTCATCATGCCCGCAGATGTCAATGTCATCACATTGTTTACACCGTAGAAACCGAGACCGATATAGTTAGCAGTTGATCCTGATGCAACATAGTTGAAATCGATGCATGCACAGTTGTTAGCTGCGGCGGCTACACCATACTGAATTTCTGCTCTCGAAGCGGTAGGCAATGATGGTGCGAAATTCTGTTGCAAATATTGTGTTCCTGCCGTAGATGAATTCTGTTGTGCAATGATAGGTGCTGTTGCATTTGTTGCGCTTGTACCCTTTGTTGTACCATTCGATGTAAAGTTTCCTGTTACAACAGTGTTTCCAGAACCATCGACAGTGAGCAAGTTATCATTGTTGAACACACCGATACCAACTGAGTTCGTTGTTAATCCAGCACCTGCATAGTTGAATGTTAATGATCCAGAATTATTTGTTGATCCTGCAGCACCATGCAAAATGATTGATCGTTGACCTGCAGTCAGACCACTCGCAATCGCCCAAAGAGTAGGTACTGTTGTATTTGTTGATGTGTTATATACTTGTGCAGTTGCGATTGTTGTTGAAGATGCAGATGTACTCAAACCTGTAGACGTAACAAGACCAGCAAATGTTGGTGCAGCGATAACGTTCAATGTTGAGCCAGCGAACGATAAGTTAGTACCCGCGGTGACTGATGTTCCAGAACTCGTCCAAGCAGTACCATTATAGTATTCGAGAACAGTTGAGTTCATACGCAGACCGCCTGTTGCTGCTTTACCTGTTGATGATACAACAAAGTTGTTTGCAACAATACCTGTACCAGATAATGCATCGATCGTCTTTAAGTATAGTGTTCCTCCATTGTTGAAGATAGCTTGATCAGAACCGTTCAAGTTGATGTGCAATGAGTTGACTGCTTGAATCATTGGATCTGTGCCTGAATTTGTCAATGTTGCCAAACCAGCGTTCCAAGAAATCTTTGATGCTGCTGCAACACTTTGATCTTGATCGATCGTCAGTGCCTTTGTTTGTGTTACAGAGCTGTTTGGAGTTGTATAGAACAACAGTTGCGAACCGTTTGCACTCGCCGTCCATGTCTGTGTTGCATTCGTTTTGATGCTTGCTCCGATCGCTGAGTTAGTTGTGCTCGTATCATATGTGCCTGAGAAGTTGATAGTTGCTAGCGTACCGCCAGACACAAGAGCTGTGTTACCATATTGCAACAAGTTAAGCTTCAAACCTGTGCCTGATGCGAGAGATGGTGTGTATGCAGCCATTGCAAAATCAACCAAACCGTCAACAGGACCTGCGGATGGTCCGACGAACTTAGTCGATACTACTCTGCCGCTGAATGTTGATACACCGATAGGAGTAATCGACAATATATCTGTGTTGCTTGAAAACCCGAGAGACAATGTGTTAGTAGTTAGTCCATCGCCAGCATATACAAAGTCAATGATACCATAGTTGTTAGCCGAACTGTTTACACCGAATGTTTGTCTTGCTCTTTTGCCGGCAGTCACACCACTAGCATATTGAGATGATAAACCAACAACAGTTTCACCTGCACCTGGCGCATATGTATTAGTTGTTTGTAAGATAGCAGCTAGCGTAGCTGCAGAAACACTCAACGGTTGTGTTGTTGCAACTTGACCGCTGAGCACTTTTAATACGTCTCGTGTTCCATAAATACCAAGACCCAAATAGTTTGTAGCGCTAGTAGCAGTTTGAACATATCCAATGTTAGCGCAATTACTTGTTGTTGCTGCTTGACCCAAGTTAATTTCTATTCTTTGCGATGTAGTTATGTTTGGCGCCAATAAATTAGCCATGGTGTTAACTGTGTTTGTACCAGTATTGTTCAGTGCAACATATACTCCACCATATGCACTTGGATCAAACGATCCTTTGATAAGTTGATTGAAATTGGCCTGAGCATTAAACACAGCTGTCGAACTTACAGTCAATCCACCACTATATGCATTGATACCGTTGTAAAATAATGCTGGTGGCATGACGTAAAATTGCGATGGAGAAATAGTAATTGTATTACCGCCGATACCCATTGTCAGATTGTTCAACGTGCTGTTATCACTTTGATAACTAAATCTTATCGATGCATAGTTGCCTGTTGTAATTGATTTACCTAACAATATTTCAGAACTTTGTGCTGATATTGCATTCGGAGTTAACACCGTTAATGCTGTTATTGGCGAACTAGATCCGGAAGAATAATTGTTAGTGATCGTCATCACAGTGGTTGCATCTGTCCCATTCACAGCTGCGTTACCATTGAATGTTGCTAATCCCGTGAATGTACTTGTACTAGTTACACCCAATGTCGATAATGTCGATGCGCCAGTAACACCGAGGGTTGATGCCATCGATACAGGTTGTGAGATAGCGACTTGACTAGGATATATTTTTACGATGTCGCGAGTACCATAGATACCAAGTCCCAAATAGTTGTTGGCACTTCCAAGTGTAGTACGATAGAAACCGATGTTGGCTGCGTTATTTGTCGATGCTGCTTGACCTAAGTTATATTCTATTCTTTGTGCATCCACAAGATTTGGAGCAAACATATTTGCCATTGTGTTCACTGCAGATGTTCCCAAATTACTCAATGATACTAACACGCCGCCGAACGAAGTTGGATCATATGACATAGTCAACAAATTATTGATAGCAGTGACACCATTGAACTGTGCACCTTGAGCTCCAACAGTAAGTTGAGCACCAGTCACATTCAAACCATTTGTTGCGTTTGCAACAGTGTTCGTCGTGACAGCGCTTGTTCCAACAGTGAGTGCAGGTGATGCACCAAATAATCCGATAGCAATGTTGTTAGCAGGATCAGCATCGCCCGTATATCGGAATCTAATGAGTGCACTGTTGCCCGCAGATTGTGCTTTACCGATTACACTTTGTACTTCTTGACCGGTTGCAACATTCGGAGCTAGCTCTGTTGAAGTTATGATCACACCGCCAGTAGCAGTAGCATTGTTGATGATTGAAGAAACAGCTGTGGCGGCATTACCAGTCACACTAGAGCTAGTGAATGATGATGCACCTGCATTCAATGTGCCAGTCACACCAAGATTTCCTCCGATCGTTGTTCCTAATGTTACTGCAAGAGCATTTGTCACAGTAGTTGTGCCAGCAGTCACAGTCACAAGACTAGGAAAACCAACAAGACCTAATCCGAGTGAGTTACTTGTTGATCCGCCGGTCACAAAGTTGTAATCCAAGTATGCAGCATTATAGTTTGTTTCAGCACGACCAATCATGATGCGAGACTTTGCACCATCAGGTAATGAAGGTGCTAAAAACGATGATAGATTTTCAAGAACAGAGTTAGCATTGTTGACTACTTGCAAGCCATATGTTCCTGCCGTCGAATATGTTGCTGTTAATGTTGTTGCAGAGAACGTTCCAGAAAATGTGCTACTGATGAGTCCTTGCCATGTGTTAGTGTTATCACAAAATTGTAGCGCACCGCCAGAATATCGAATAGCACCAGCAGTAGTTGGTGATGAACCACCTATCACAACAGCATTCAATGCTGTGTATGTTGGATACATTGTAGAACCACCTACCCAAAGACCAGTTGCAGATGGTGTGATAGTCATCTTTGCAGTACCATCTACTTGAAGATTTGCAGATTGCACTCCTGAACTACTACAAATATATGTATTAGATGTTGCAAGATTGATCTGTCCGTTTGCAGTGTTCGCAAAAGAAAGTGTGTTCGGTAAGATCGTTGATGCAGCTACTTGGGTTGTGCTTACATTTCCATTCAATGAGATCACACCGCCAGCAACATTGATGTTCGCACCACCGACATATGTTGTTCCGACAGAGATAGTATTGTATGTTCCTGAAATATCGGCGTATTGTAGAACACCACCATGAAAACGAAGTGAACCAGCAGTCACACATGTACTATCACCAATAACTGCAGAGTTGATTGTCACACCAACTGCATTCGTGATCGGATAAATAGAATCAGTAGTGATCATGCCTTGATTGGCCGCATTTTTTGTTAGGGATGCGATCAGACCATTTGTATTGTAGAATGCAAAACCACCAGATGATGAGTTACGAAAGTCAAGTGTGTTGGCGATCGTCGGATCGTATGATCCTACTGTTGCATAACCAGTGATCGATGCACCAGAGTTATCATATACAGGGAACTTAATGGTTGTGAGATTACCCACAACAGTCATCGTATTGTCGAGTTGAATGCCTGCTCCGGCCGTATATTCTTGTAGTTGATTGGTTTGTGTGATTACCGATGCTTGAATATTAGTGTAGTTGAATGACCCCGAAACAGTCAAGTTAGAAACACCAAGCTGCGAAGCACCTATCGATGTAACTTGCAAGTTGTCTGGCACATTGTCTCGATAGACACTTGATGCACCATAGTCGATTCCAGGCGTATTGCCTGATCGTACATTTGGTAATCTTTGCATACTTATATTTGTCATGCGATGTTTTTGTAACAACAAAAAAGAATTACGACGGCAATGACCATGCGTAAACACATAAAGAAAGGAGCAAAAAAAATAATGTTCGAACAGTTTGAACATACCATATGCTCGCCATATGCTCATCGCTTATTGACACATTGTACATGCTTCTTTGTTATCACGTCTACATACCTCTTGTGCACTTTGCATACTTTGTGTGCTGGCGATCGAAACACGAGATGCATGCACTTTGACTGTACTGTTTACTGGTTTGATCGACACATAATAGTTGATCGTCTTCAATCCGAGCTTGCGTCCTAATAATAGTTGTCTAATGACATTGAGCTCATTGAATGATTTATGACGAATGTTGGTAGAGATACCTTGATCGATCATGTATTGACGATAATGAACACGAGTCATGTAGTCAGAAATAGACATATCATATGCACTGCAATAGATCTCGCGGTATTTACCCTCGAATGGGAACGATCCTGTCTGTTCGAGTATAGCAATGTTTTCTGGCGTCCACAAACCAAGCTCAATAGCTTTATACAAGACATTTAAGTTGACTAGTTCAGTACGTCCATTGACATCTGATTCATTGCTGTACCAATGTTGATACCAAGGTTCGATGCAAGGGCTATGACTCATCATCTTACTGGTGCTCTCTGTTGGCATCAGCGCCAGGAATGTTGCATTACGTACGCCACATCTAACATTTAATCTTAATGATTCCCAGTCCAGATCGCTGCGAGCATGTTCATACTTGATGCCTGTATAATTTTCGAATGCTTCCCAATGGAAGATACCCTGCGACAAATGTGATCCATCGAAGTATGGGTAGTTGCCCAACTTGATCGACAGATCAGCACTTTCGACAAGTGCATAATAATACATTGTCTCGAAAATCTGTTTATCGAGTTGTGTTGCTTCTTGACTCAAGTATGCGAAACCTAACTCGCTAAATGTATCTGCCAAACCTTGAATGCCGAGACCAAGTGGTCGAAGATCAAGTGCATTACGCTTACATTCTGGAACAGGATATTCGTTGACTGTCACGATACGATCAAGTGCACGAATAGCCATTCTTGTGACATGTGCTAATCGTTCGAAGTCAAAGTACTTGACACCTGTCTTTGGATTAGTAACAACAAGACGATTCAATGAAATGTTTGCCAACGTACAACATGCATAGCTGCTTGATGAAGTTGGTAAATAGATTTCTGTGCACAAGTTGCTGCTGCAGATCGGTCCGTAGTTTTGCATGTTTGAACATGCGTTGGCTGCATCTCCGTTACAAATGTAAGGACTGCCTGCCTCTGCAAACGCAGTAACAATCGAGTCAATGATACTTGCAATTCTGATCTTCGCACACTTACCATTTTGTTCTAACTTCAACGCGACCTGTCTTAATTCTTCTCCGAAAAGTTTATCAGAACCTGCGGAATCAGCGGAGTCGAACACTGGTAACATGACATTGTTTGCGGCTTCTTCTTGTCCCTTTACTTTGAAACCATAGTATTCGGACAACCTCTCGAAGAACAACTCATGACACCATACGGCGTTGAAGAGATTAATGCACTTAGCATCAGACTCACCGCCTGACTTATTACGCATCTCGATGAACTCGATAATATCTTTGTGAAGCACACTCAAGAAGACTGCAGCAGCACCTTTACGTGATCCGCCTTGATTCCATGCTTTGATGTGCGATTCGATGATTTTTAATTGTGGCATAATACCAGATGACTTACCATTTGTACCGGCAATGTATGAATTTTTACCTCGAATAGATGTATATGCTAGTCCGATACCACCCGCCATCTTACTGATGAGTGCTGCATCGCCTCCTACTTTTGTGATGTTCTCGATGTTATCATCGACGTTCAACAAGAAGCATGAATCCATCTGACCGGTAAACCCAGAATTCAAGATGGTTGGAGTAGCATGTGTGTAGATAGCATTGCTCAAAAGATCATAGTATTGCTTGATCGATTGCAGTGTCTCATCGTCGAAACGAACTAACAAGAAATCATTATTATCATCTCTTGGTGCCCATAGCGCGATTGCTTGACGCATGTACATGTATTGTGGACGATCGATGATCTCACCACCTACTTTTTTGAGATATGTGTTCTTCAACTGTGTGTACCCATTGTATGTGTAGATGTAGTCAAGACCATCATTGATAGTTGCATCGATCTCGCGGGCATTCATTTGAATGACTCTGAAGAAGTTTCCATCTACAAACTTAGGTGCTCCAACACGACCAGAAACATTGTTATGATACTCCAAGATGATCTTGTCGTACAATGTTTTCATGCATTTCGAAAATGTGTTAGGCGTCTGCTTATGAATGTTGTTGGCAGTGATTCTACCAGCAAATTTCATGTAATCTGGATGTTCTAAAATCATGTCAGATGCGCATTTTGCTACCAAAGAATCTATTTCTGATGTCTTGATACGATCATGAATCATGCTTCTAACACGATCAACGACCATGTTAGGGTCAACAGACAGCTTACCAAGGTTGTGATAGTTGCCAGAAAGCTCCATGATACGCGCCAAGATGGCACCTTCATTGTAGATTTCTACCTTACCACCACGAGTAATTACGTTGAATTCTTGGTTGTTTGTTGATGAATACATGTTTATAATATCCTGCCGATAGGTTATCTTCAAATTTAAAAGGTATATTAGATGCGCAAACGGCAGGAACAAATGATATATAGACGATATGCACGGGTGGTGAGGACGAATGATGTGCATGTCATGAGTGCATGCGACATGCATGGACGGTGAGGACGAATGATATGTAGACGATACGCACAAACAGTATGCGCAGGTGGTATGCACAAACAGTATGCACAAACGATGAGCACGTATGGTGTCGCACCGATGATGTGTACATATCATCTGTTCTCATCGCTTGCATATCATCTGTTCTCATCGCTTGCATATCATCTGTTCTCGCCGTCCGCACACATCGCTTGCATATCATCTGTTCTCGCCGTCCGCACAAACACAGCAAAAAAAAGATGCACGAAGTAGATGTATATCATCGTCTATTTTGATTCTTCTTCCTTCATCTCTTCACGCTTGTCGGCAACGATCTTTCTAATCCTCTTGATAGACTTTGGGATGTTATCTTTAGGTACTTTGCTGCTGATGTATGTGTTATAGAATGTTGCGTAGTCGATCTGCTTAGGGTCATTGACGATAGATGGATCTTCGCTTGACCATGTAGATGCGATCTTGTGTGCGAACTCTGTGCCATCCTTCACAAGTGTCACAAATGTATTGTAGTTAGATGTGAGTTTTTCTTCTGGTTCGAACTCAAGATCTTTGATGGTATCCATGTCTACCTTCTTTTTTGACTTCTTTGATGTCTTCTTAGCTGTTGCTGGCTTCAATAATTCGATCTCATTAGAGCTGAATCGCGCCATGAACTCATGAAGTGCATTATACATGACAACATTTTCTGATGTCTTTGTGTTGATATCATTGATCGTCACCTGCAAAATGTTTATGCGGTTGTTGACGTTTTTGAGTTCTTTGATGAGTGCTTCGATAGATGATTCAGTGTCGGACATAGTAATAATAACACCAAGTGCGTCGTTCAATTTTAAACTACTTACTTCGCAATTTTCGATTCAATGATAGCTAGTGCTGCACCGAGCACACTAGAAATATCACCCGAAATGACGATGTTGCCTGATCCGTCGATGTATGGCATGCTCTCAGCCATGATCTTTTTTGCTGTCTTATAGTTGAGCTTCGAACGTGTTTCTTCTATCTCTAGATCATCCAAATCAACATGACCAATACGAGCAGATAGCTCTGCAATGCTCTTATGCAATCTGATGATTTCGTCGGATGCTCTATTCATACATCCAGTAGCAACATTTACAAGTTCCGTCAACTCACTATTTTTCTGTGTTACCTCTTGTAATTGTGCACGGGCGATGAGTGCATCATTCTTCATCTGCTCTGTTTCAAGCTCTAAAGAACGTACTTTTTTGAGTAGTTCATCGATCGATGCATCAATACGTTCATCGCGAGCATCTCTCTCATCGTCTGCAGACGGTGTGTTCTTACCGTTTGCGCATGTACATTTGCATGTATCGTGTTTCGACCACTTCAATGTTGTTGAACCAGAAACATCTATGTCGGTCTCTAAGATGTATCCGGAACCTGGGCATTCGTTAGGGATGTTAACAGGGTTATCATGAATACGCACTGAGTTTGCCATCACATTGTTTGAACGGTCAGAGATTGTCTTATTGCACAATGTTTGATGTGTTGTTGAACCATGAATGGACACTTGTTCTGTCTTTGTGCAGTTTGTTATTGGTGTGAAGACGACCTTATCGATCTCAATATACCTGATTGAAATACCGTGTTGAGACATGGAGATTATCTTTTTGGCCAATCTAAAATTGAATTCGGTATTTAACCTTCACAAACATTTATCACAACTATGTCCCTCAAGTATCACGAACTCCTCAAAGCAATTAACGATGAAACCATCGACGAAGACACCTTCTTAGACATCGAGTCTAGCGGTAAAGCTGGCTTGGGTAAAGTCTACTATTTCAAGACCAGATATAATAAACACTATAATAACAAGTCAAAAGACCCCGAATACAACACATTGATGTTGATCGAGATCGAAAAGCAAGAAGGCGATGAGCCAACTCTTGATGAAATGGAAGAAGAACCAAGTAAGTTCTATGAACCTACTCCCGGATCTGTGAAATACAGTTACATCAATGAGTCTTCATCAAACGACAAGACTTATCTGTCTATGACATTCACTGAAAAGGAGTGTCCAGACATGATCAAACTCTTTGAGTTCTTGGATAAAGCGTTCTTAAATGCTTTGATGAGACTCAAAGATGACTTGAAAAAGCGTTCAGGATCACTCAAAGAAGAGGAAGAAGCCACATATAAGATCTTGAAATCATCTGATTTCGGGGATGAATGGACTGGTTATATCCCTAAATCTTACAAAAATAAGAAGACAGGAAAGGTTGTTGAGGTCACTGATAGACAAGTTCGTTTGAACTTTAACTTCAGAACATGGCCACAAAAGCTAAGTGCTAAACTCAGAGGCAAACAAATTTCAAGATTATTCATGAAACGACCTGTCGAAGAGCTTAGAGCTAATCCTGATATCAAGAAGTATAAGCCAGTTCTTATCGATGATAAGGCCAACAAGCCTACAAAGGTACTCAAATTTAACTCTGGTTCATTCGTGGGTGACTTAGTCATTCCAGGTAGTTTCAAGGTATATCAAGGTATAATTTCATTGAACGCTGAACTTGGGTTGATCTGTGTAACAGAAAATCCAAACGGTGAGAAAGCAACTAAGAAAGCAACAGATGACTTAATCGATGAAGATGAAGAAGAAGCACTTAACAATGCTACTAAGACATATAATCGTACTAAGCCAAAGAGTAAGAACGAATCTGACGACGATGAACTAGAAAACATCCCAAAGAAGAAGCAAACTAATAAGAAGCAAGTCAAAAAAGATGATACTTCTGACGAGGAAGAAGTTTCTCAGAAGAAGAAATCTAATGGTAAGAAGCCTAAGAAAGATGTTTCAGACGATGATGAAGAAAAGCCAAAGAAGTCAACATCTAAGAAGCCGACAACTAAGAAGCCAGCATCAGAAGATGAGAAAGGATCTGACACAGAAGATGAAGAGCCAAAGAAGTCAACATCTAAGAAGCTTAAGAAACCATCATCTGATGATGAGGTCGAAGAAAAGCCTAAGAAGGTAACAACTAAGAAGCCAAAGAAACCTGCATCAGATGATGAGAAAGATTCTGACTTCGAAGATTAGATCACGAAGTGAGATAAAAAATATATGACGTAAGTCGACGATGATGACATAAGTCATTATCTTATTTTTTTGATCTCCAATTATCATCTGCATCGGCTGATCCTGCAGAGTACATAACAGAGTAATGAGCACCATTAGGTACTTTGCTCAGGGTGTTAGGACGAGATACTGGCGCTTCAGGTGCCTGCGACTTAACATATTCGATCATTTTTTTGTTATGTGCTTTGTTGGCTGCATCAAGTGCGATAGAATAGTACAAGTTAGTAAGTTCACCACTATACATTTTGCGCAAAACATTGAGCATATCTATGTGAGCATGATAAGTCGACTGATATACCATACCGTCGACATCTGCATATTTGTCAACGAAGTCTGTCCAGAACATTCTAAAATTCTCGAACAATGATGTATGTCCACCGATAGCAATCATCATAAAATATTCTCTTCTTCGTGCAACTGTAACTTGTTCCATCAACTCGCGCATCTTTTTCAGTTTATATCTCTTCTGAAATTTAGTGAACATTTGCACGTTACCTCTAATGATGATGGCCTCGAACAAAGCAATAAGTTGTGCATCTGAAAGTCGACTATGAATCTTGTTAAGTATAGCGCGGAAGTTTTCATACTCATCTATAGCAACGGTCTGTTTTAAGAGTTCGAACGAATCTTCTACAGGTTGATTATCTACAATGTGCGCACATAATAATGTATACTCAGGGTTCTGAATCATCTCCGCGTAATCATATGTGCCCATACATTTTAGTGCGAGACTAGTAATCTTGTTGCGATATTTGTTTTTGTTATACTTGTGATTCTTTGATGTAATCGCATTATTTAGGTCATCAACAATCGATAAACTATCTTTGGCGACGAGATCACACAACCAACTAACTTTTGCATCGACATCAATCTGAGTACCCGCGATAGCAATGATGATGTCAATAATGTTGGGGTCTTCAGATGTATCATGGTTGGCATACTTCATAAATGTTTCAAACAGTGTGTAACGCAGTATGTTGATCCTCATCTGGGCGGTGAGCTTGGCCTCTGTCTGAGCAGCATCTTCAAGTAGTGCGCAGATGAAATCGTGTTTTTTGAGATAGAAGCATGATTCGATCTTTGTGACAAAGGTATAATCAGGCGATGAGACAACGGTCAAAGTAGTAGTAGATGGGTCGTTAATGAAACGATCGATATTTTCGTATGATGTAGTCATGTCAATGAGTGTTTTTTTGTTATGGCTAATATAATTCAATTTTCTTTGACGACTTGGGTATATCAAATGAATAGATCTGCTGAAGCAAGAAATGATGACTATGCTCTCGTAATGAGACAACGTGCTGCTGTACCAAAAAATGTAGATGGTCGTACGACGCGTGCAAACTATGCAAGCACAAGAAATATCAATCCTGATAGATCTCTCTTCAGAGGTACCGAAGATATGGCACCATTCAATGATCAACTTGTACAATATAATGTGACCCGACCATATAAGCCACCAGCACAAGGTGCATGGAAGAGCATTCACTTCGCTTAACTCCGTTACCTCGTTGAGTAATTAAATGCATGACATGACGATGTTTATAAAACAATGATCGCAGACAACGTATGCACATATGTAACATTCTTCGTTACTAGCTTTTTGCTCATGAGTAGCACATGGTATGTACTCGACAATGGTGATAGTTATGGACCTCTCTTCAACACTACTAGCGGTAAGCTCAACATAGATAGATTCTCTGGTGACTTAGTGTTGTTATCTGTTGTTGCTTCTTTTTGCATTCATATCGGACTAGTGAAAGCATGTTTCGCACTTGTAACGGCGCAGACATTAATCACATCGTTGGTCATCAGTCATGTACCTGGTGCTAGTTTTGGTGGTACATATGTTTACGGACTTGTATTCATTGCAGGTACTATCTTGCATTATTACATGATCAGCACATTGCAACGTGTATCATGCGCATGTTCAAGACGCAATATGTGCATGCCATTCAAGATGAGTAATTTTGATCCTGATCAAATCGTCGATCCGTATATTACAGGATATGTGTGGAAAGGAGTTTCTGATGTTGCCGCAGATGATGAGAACAAGGTATTAAAAGATATGTTGGATGGTTGTGAGAGAGCCGCAAGCGCTACAAGCATTGAGAGCAAACCATCTGCAGGTGCTGAAAGCACCGAGAACTTGACATTAGAAAACTACTTGAAGTGTCATGGAAACGAACCACCTGTAACTGCGACCGATGATGCTCCTGTCATCGAATCAGTCAGCAATTAATATGTTCATGTGCATACATGAACGTAGATGTTAATGCATTATCTTTTTTTTGATGCCCGAAATATAACACACGCAAAAAAAATGCACATGTATTTATTGATCGGCATTGCTATCATCGTGATCATCGCAGCAATTTATTACACAAGAGACAAGATCGCGATCAGTAAAACGATCGTTGATAAGGTCACCAGCTGGTTACCACTCAAGCAGAATTTCAGTCCTTATCCAAAAGACTATCCAAGATTAAGTCAAGGCTTCCGTCAAACATTGCTTTAGACATCTGAGTTAGATACTATCAAGTAACGAGTCAATATCTTGCGAGTTGATCATTCCAATAATCGTCATATACATCGGGTTGCTCCTCACTATTTCTTTGTGTGACCCATCGAAGATTCGAACCCCGAGAGAAGCACTTATGTCTTCTACCCAAAAGTATTCATCGCCATTAGGCATCAATACAACATTAGCACTTATCTTTTTTGTCTTATATGGAACACATTGATCGGGCATCTTCAAATCGGCAGCAACATTTCGTGTGAACAGAACTTTATTTGTGGGCGAACAGAGTCGAGCACCAGGCAATGCATCTATAGCGGCGGTCAGAGATGCTCTTTGAATAGGACCTAAAAACGATTCGATGACACGATAATTCTTTACCGCCTCAAACAGCAAGTTGACATCTGTTGTATCTGGTATGATCATTGCTGTTGTAGTTGGTCGAGGAACTTTTGGATCAGCAAGATCAAATACATTCATGATCTCTGTTTTCTCAAAATCATTCAACTCTAACACAGTCTTCGGAAGATCAAGATCACTCATCTGTGGAGGGATAGCACAATAAACATATGTCTGTACGTTCTTTTCTGCTTCGGGTAAACTCTTGTGTGAATCGTTACGAATACCTCTGAACTGAATTTGCGCTAAACGAGCATAGTTCCAGTATGGTTCTAAAATATGAATATGTCTGATAGCTTTGAAGTCAAGCCCCTCAGCACCAACAGATGATACAAGCACTAAACTAACTATCTCACCATGTCTGTTGTCTGGTGATTGCATGATCGACTCGATGCGCTTACGTGATTCGGGGCTGAGTCCACCTTTGATCACTGCAAATGTTTTCGATGCTTTCATAGGTGCTGTTTTATCGTTCTCATTATAGAACTTCGAACCACCGATACGAACGTCGTCGTCTTCGTAGAACGATGAGAACTCGTTGTCACTGTCATCTTCATAGAACGATGCAAAATCATTGTCGTCACTAGCGTCACTATCGTCGTCACTGATCGCGCCACCTGTCCTCTTCTTACCGCTTCGCAAGCGCTTGTATATCTTTGTTCTTTCAGGTGTGTACTTGTATGGGTCACGTGTTTTCAGACTTTCGAACGCATCAGACTGATCAATGCCAGCAAATATTTTTTGTACTCGCGGACTAAAAGTTATTTCTTTGACATCTGGTATTTTTCGCGCAGACATATCTCTTGAGTATTCCGACAATGTTATTTGTCTGCGACTTGGAGGTGACTTCTCAAGTTTTGACTTCGTAAGATTGTGTTCGAATGCATGTTGTCGACCACCTTCAACCACTATTGGCGCCATAGCAGCTACGTCGTCATCAAGCGGTTCTGGCTCTTCGATATCTATTGTATCAGTCTCAACAACATCGGGCACATAGTCAAGTGCATATTCTTTCCAGCCCCTTGACTTCAAGAATTCTGCAAAGCTTCCCAACCCTCCGATACCAACATACTGTGAATACACAAGCCCCAATGTTCCGATATCAGCATTGTGTGCAGCGACATTATCGAGTATTGCTTCATACTTCGGTGTCCAAGGATTTTTGATCGCTGTTAAATCTTTGTTCTCCAAGTTTCCCTCAAAGAAATTAGACAGCTGTCTACTTTTTGTGCGATATGAACTTGTCATGTTGCTCTTTGGCAGTTGCATTTTTTTGATTATCGTTTTTCCGCGAGACGCCTTGTTTGCATTTTCAGCCGACTCAACTTCACGAGCAGCTAAATACAAAGAGTATTGTTCAGGCGACATGTTACAAAGAACAACTTTTATTCCAAGATCGCTCGGAAATTCTATGCCAGTAGATGCGTCCTCATCACCTCGAATCGCTTTTCCAGGTGTTGTTTCATGTGTTGCATATGCAACGAGTCCAAGGATACGATCCATAAAATGTGCCTCATTCTTCATTGTTCGTGATGTACCTTGATTGACGAATGAATCACGAAAATCGTTATAGTCGGTCGGCAAGACCTCTTCACCGGCTAACATGTTGAAGCATGAAACAAGTTCGAACGGATTATTGTTGATAGGAGTACCGGTCAAGAACAACATATAGTTTCCATGCTTCTCTTTTTTGAGTGATGCTTCCATCGTTTTGTAAAAACCGAGTGCATTCTTTGAGCCGTTAGTCACACCTCTAAACAAGTTGTGAGCCTCATCAACAATGACCAATGTATCAGTCAACAATATTTTACCGGGGATAGAATCTTCTGCTGATAGCTGTCCGCTGATGCCTCTACCTGCAGCTGCACGCAAGAATTGAGTGATCATGTTTGATGCGTTCATTGATACGAATGTAAACTTCTCGGAGATGAATTTATCAACATCTACATCTTTGAGCGGGTCTGATTCTCCTAGATGTTTGCGACGTAAGTCAAAATATTTATGGATGGCTTGTCTCATGTTCTCTGCTAACGACTTGGTCAGAATGAAGATACACTTCTGTACATGTCTTTTGCCTCTTACATTAGGGCCATCAAAACCAGATGCACCACGCAAAAGAAAATCTACTGCGATAGATGCAGCTAAAATACTTTTGCCCATACCCATACCCAAGTATGCGAGCAGACCATTTGCACCTGAGTCTATATGATCGCAATACGCGCGAATCGTGTTTTGATAATACTTCAAAAATGACCATGATGGATCCCATGACAACGATTTATAGAATTCGAATATCCTGCTAGTGAAATCACTATTGTTTCTAGGTATCTGATAAAGCCCGGACATATTATTTTAGTGTCGACATATAAAATTGATTGTGTTTTTGTCGTACAAAAAAGAAGATATGATCTTTACAGACCACTTGATGAAGATGTCATTCATCGGATGCACAGATGCACAAGAAGTAACTTGTCATGTTGACAAACAACATCACAAATTTTGGTATGTGACGCCAGAAACTGGTTCTTTTGATGTTTCGCATCTAGCGATCAAAGCAGAGACATTGCGAACGATATTAGTTAATATCGATCGGGCATCCATATATACTGGTGGAGTACATCTCGAAGATGTAAATGCCCCTGATAAGCCGGGCATAAACTACACCATAATTTCTCAACATGTTGCTGTAACGAAGATGATATCAAAACGTCCTATCGATGTGTTGATCGCTACCGCATACTTCAGTCACCCATCTGGCGAAAAAGCAAACAAAGATATTTTATACTTGTTATTGACTTTAGTGCAAGGTGTAATGTTCAGCAAGAATGAGCCTGCCGTTCTACGATGCATCAAATGTATAGAAACTATGATTCCGAGAAATGCACAAATATGCAGTGATGCAACTACCTATCCGAAAAATATGTATTTATTGTACTTGCGATTTGTCGAGCCGCTCATCGCAGAACGTACTGGAGTTGACTTCATACAACATGTCACGAAAAAATATAAATCACTCGAACTAGATGTTCTATGTGCTGACATGAGACTATTGCATATGTTGGATGCATATCTTAATGAATAGACTTTCTATTGATTCGATGTCATCTTCTATATCTATTTTTTTGTGTGTGGCGTATGCTTGACATGCACCGAACAACGAATACAATTCTTTTATGCTGGAGTTCGCAGTCATTTTCTCGTGACCAATAGCACGTGAAACATTTCTAACATAGTTAGCAGCAAGATATCTTTTTCTTGTTGTGTCAGTGCACTTATCGATATAGGACAATCTCGGTATAAATGATTTAAACCGCTTCAACATTTCGAGAGGCTCCTTGCAATACATATCCAAGAAATATAACACAGTCATGATCTCCGAATCATTCATTTCGAAGTGTTTGACGAACGGTTCGCATTTAAATTGAGCACAAATTTTAGACACGGTCGTCATTACATTGTGTATATCGATCGGCATATCACGACATGCTTCATATGTCATTAAGGTGAGATGATACTTGTCTGACCACTCTGATGAAATTTCAGATGTTACTATGTGCTTCGAAAAGAGATCTTCGGGAAATGGAAAGATGATCGACTCATCTTCTAGATGAACGATTAGATTGATAGTTGATGGTTCAGTGATCTTTGACATATTTTTTGATAGATGATACAGCGATCAATTTTAACAAAAAAAGAGACATGCGATATTTCACATGCATCTATGCGCAAGCATCTACACGCAAACATATTTTTTGTATGTGACTTTCAGGCTGCGTGAGCCGCGTGGCTCACGTGTCTTGATAGGAGTATTAGGTAGATCACCATCACGACATGATATTTTTTGTAACGAAACATCGGTCTTCGCCATCGTAGTTGTTTTTGGTGATCCTAAATTAACCATCTTAGGCTTGATGCCTTTGAGTTGGTTGAGCCAATGTTGTGACGAGAAACCTTCCAATGAATATGACATTATTGCTGTGCGATGATGATGTATTCATTTTAAAATTGATCCTCATGGGTACAGAAAAAAACAATGATCACTATAACATTTATCGGGATCAACTTTGCTATCGAAGCAGAACTTGAAGACTTCATTACATGCTACAAGTCACCAGACTTGGCATCTACAAATAATGTTTCGTATGATTTGACAAGCGTCCCGGGCCTCTTAGATGGTTGCCCCGAAGATATCGTCATCATGATGTTGAGAGAGATACACCGTTTCTTGTGCAAGTTCGACATAACAAAATTACGAAATGAGTATAATCGTGTGCGTCATCGTAACATGTTAATAGAACACAAAGATACTTTTATAGCATTGATCAATAAGATCGCAGCTAACCCTGAACTCACCGTTGCACGAATGACTTTCACGATGAAGGATTATAGAGAATATGATGAACGATGTTTGATGGAATTCTTCTGCGCGCTTTTACACAAGACAAAAACAGGTATCTCAAGAAGTTATGTTGTCGCATGTATTGAGAAAGCACTACCAGTGCAGTTGAAAGGTGTATCGAGAGATGTCCCAGTACATTTGTTCGGTGCATACCTAATGTTTGTTGGAACAGTCTTCACAAAACATGTCGGCCTCGATGTGCTTGATTGGATAGCACAAAAAAATGATGACTTCGGTCTGACCAAAGTACGATCAGGCAAAAAATTATCAGATTTGTACTCCATATATTTTAATCATCAATGATGCGACCGACTCATTGTGGAATGGCAATCTAATACGTTTCAACAATGCATACTCTCTACAAATATTGTACATGAAGTGCAACTCCTGACTTTGTGACACACAAAGGTCATGAAGACCGCTTAACTCAGGTATAATAGTGATCATGAGACGAACATAGTTAGAACGAATCTCGTGCATGTATTTATACTTTGTTGTGTTTGCCTTGTAGCAAGCATTACCGTATTTTTTTGATTGACGTGCATTACCATATATGAATTTTTTTACAAGTTCCTTCGGTTCATTTCCGTACATCTCAACAAAGTATAAGACACTGAGGAACTCATACTCTGCCAATGTATCGAAGTCAAAATCAAGACCGAGACATGTGTTACAAAACGCATCCATAACATTGTTTATATTGAGTTCATTGTCTGATTCATTGATCAATAGCATTGATGTAGTATCTTTCCATGTTTCTGAGATCTCACCGGTGATGAGATACTTCTTGAACACAACATTAGGCATGTTGTATGATGCAGTTTGGCCTGTACCTTCGCAAGTAAGTTGTATCTCTATGTTTGATTCGGTCATTGTGTTTTTTATGTAGCTGTGCCTGTGATCAATTTTAATTCGCCAAAGATTCTTCTTTATTAATGAGAATATAATGATGAATATAACTCCAAAGTCACATATCATGGAAATATTCGACGAAGTTAGATACATGGATACAACTAATGATCATCATAGAGTGCTAACAGACTATCAGAACAAACCGCTTGTATCGATCGTCATTGGTCAAGGCATTCCAAAAGTCATAAGACACAACAATGTTGAATTCACCGAACCTATCGTCTGCCAAAAAATAATGATCAAAGGAATCAACTGCAACCCATCTGATATTCTTTTTGAGATCGTTTCTGACACTGGTCAAACATTGCAAGTACAATCAGGCGATGTGATCTCACTCGGAATGAATAATTGGTTTAGCCCAAGTATATATCGCATCATTGCAAACAAGGGATCTATCGACTACGATAATCAAGAATATATGGTCGCTGAGTTTAGTGTTTCATGGTCGTCTCGCGGCCGTAACTCAAGTGTGAAAAGTGATTTCACATCGTTGATGGCAATACAAGCTAATGAAAATATCTCACTGCCTAAACGTTCTTTCTGGTCGTTCTGGTCGCGACTTGGCACAGGCATCAATGTTGAACTTGAAGAGTATCGTAAGACAGGTCGTATGCACGCACTGCCAGAGCTCACCGCCCGATCATCATCACAAATGAATATAACACACATGTCACAAACAGATCATCTTCGTGGCATACGTAGTGTGTTGGAACATGGTCAAGACTACCAGATCAACGCACTCATGTATTATTTGATTGGAGTCACAGTAGATAATCCAGACAAATTCAGATTCAGCGGCGAAAAAATGACAGATGATGTTGAGTTCGATAAGTTGATATACGACATCGGCATCTTGTATGGGTACGAATATCCGATCAGCGACGAGTTCATTCTAAATTTTCGTAACTAACTATGATCTCATCATCATACTCGAAAATGAACCATTGATATGTCATGTCCCATATCACTTTTTTTGGTACTGCTACATTTCCATCCATAAGAAGACGCATATTTTTAATGATCTTGTCAACGAACTTGTGGGAAGTTTTAATTTTGATCCATCGATATGAATATGTATCTGGTTCTACTAATAAACTATGTTCCGTAGTTATATTCATACTTGTTTCCGACATAAGAACCACATTCCCTCTAAAGAAATGATAACGGCGATACATATCTTCGATGATCATAAAACATGTACCAGTAATGATTTTACGAAACACAACATGATCAATATGTTGTATATCGTGTACGTAAATTTTTGCATATTCACACGGCAATATATGACTACCATTCTTGTCACTAACGCAACATGTATCATCTGATATTTTCTCGAGACAACATTGTTTTAGGTTTATCATTTTTTTGTATGATTTCACATCGATCAATTTTCGCGATACATGTGTATATACATCCACATTATGAGTCTCTTAAACATTTCGTTATTATCTTTGTCGGAGATATTTGGTGATTTCGCACTCGAGAAATTTGCACACACAGGCGCTGTATCTGCGTTAAGCGCGGGTCTCATTGGTTATATTGCTGTCATCATCTTTCTGATCAGGTCAATGACAAGATCAACAATCTTAAAAGTCAATGTGCTATGGGACGGGCTATCTGCACTCATAGAATCTGCTGCAGCTGTTTTCATCTTGGGCGAAACATTCGATGATCCTAAACAATGGTTAGGTGCGGGACTCATTGTATCGGGACTGTTCTTGTTGAAGTTTAGTCGTGACAACTAAGCAAAAAAATAAACGCATGGCAACATGCAAGCACTATGTGCAGGCGGTATGCTCTCGCCGTCTAATATCGTGATTCTTCAAACTGCTCGAACAAATAACCTTGTGCATCTTTTTTGCTCATCCCCTTACACTTCTTTACTGCGTCTGTGAATTTTACGATGTCATCATGATATGTCATCAAGTAGTCATGTTCGGGAAAAACAGGTTTTGCTCTGAATGTGAGCAACTTCCAAAACACAGTGCCATATGGCACAAGACCATCAATGTCATGCGACAGGCCGTTTCTTGATTTTGCTGGGTTATCGAGAATGTCTTTACGACGACGTTTAAGTGATTTCTTCTCTTTACATGGACCAGTATGCAATGACACTAAGCGCTTTTCATCGATTGCAACAAAGATGTCATCGATCGTCTTCTTATCCATCGTGCTCAAAATGTTATCCATATCAGCTGATCCAAAACAGTTGATGATCTCTTCGTACAAAGAACCTTCTTCAGGTCCGTATACAATGAATAGGCCGAATGCATGTGCTTTACCTGCTTTAGTACTTTCTGGGTGATTTGTTGGATACTTGCAATGTTCACGACCAAGATCGATGCCTGCATATTCGCACAATCGGAACTCACACTCAATAAATAGCGACATGTCGCATATCTTCTGCACGTTACCATCAACCACCGGTCCGATCACATCCATACCAGTCAACGGTTGTGGAATATAGTAATCAGGTATCTTCTCTGGATCCGTGCGTCGAGAGTAAGGTGCCTTAAATTCCAAAAGTACGATGCTGTCTTCATCTGGCTTCAGCTCATTGATCTTTGAATATCGTCCACCATATTTTGCGATCAATGTATTGTTGTCGATGATGCACAAACCGTCTGGACTGTATGCAACATGACCTGCGAGCGGACCACAATCAAGTGGTATGAACGCATTGTCTGCGTATATAGTTGTGTTGAAATATCGCTCCACATAATTTTTAATGATGTCTTCAAACACATTACCCCATGACATCTTGAACTTTCCTTCGATCTCTTTGAACCCTAACTTGCCCATAGCTGCTGACATACTATTTTCATATTCATTCATACCTACGATTGCAGCCATCTGCGAACCACCTACAACACATTCTTTTGCTTTCAACCATTCTTTTGTGTGTTGTTGGATGCCATTCAGCTCAATGTCAGTCACGTAGTTCAATAAAATTTCTTTCTTTGATGTGGCGCTAGTCATATTTTTTGAGTCTTCTAACGTGATATTTCTTGATTACCGGTCTCGTTAATGATTAAATTACAAAGAAAATCATGCATGCACTGATCGTTAAATAATTGTATATCTTCTTTTGAGGCAGATGCGATGTCATTTTTCAATGTTGATCTGTTGCCCATCTTACGACCCGGTGTATCGCCTGTTGTTTTGCTATTACGTCCGCGATATACAAAACCGCCAGAAATGTAGTTACGCACGTCCTTAGTGTCGGGATGATAGTATGTACATGTACTGATATTTTTACAGTGCTTACCACGTGCACATACTTTTATCTTTTCAGGGTTCTTCTCATAGACATACACCTCACCAATGTTTCCGAGCATCAGATGACCGTTCACACGGAATGCAAACTTATTCAACGGACGTATGTAATATAGAGGTGCGCTTTGTGTGACCGCATTCTTATCGTCAACAATGATCGCTTGCAAAATGTTGTTGCCAGCGATAGGCACATTGTAGAGTTGATCGTTCGTGTCAGATAAATAATCCATCAACGGTAATGTTGGAAGTTCTGTTGTAGATGATGTGCCCGCACCATCGTAGCCAAGCCCATTAATGACCTTCGTCATCGCAGCTTTATTTTCGTGATATTTCTTTGAGCATGATTTGATGTTATCTCCCAAGTCGACGAGTAGATCGCGTAGTATCATGTATTTTTCTATCGACTCATTAATTGTGTCGAGATCTTGCTTCGCTGTTTTGTGCAGCACCGAATCATCAGTAACATAACTATCTGCGACCTTCGGAAACGACCCTCTGAAATCTATAGCAAAATTAATCACCTTTGAAGTATCATTGGCTGCGCTAGCGGCGTTAGCAGCATTAACATTATTTATCATTTTTATGAGATTTATTTATCAACCGCTCAATATATAATGATAACAAAATGCCTACTTTTACAATAAAAACATTTGATTTAAGTGCCGGATTCGAAACAGTCCAAAAGGAAGCGCAGCATATAATAGTATCAGAGACTGACATCGATTTCATCAAGTCATATTGGTACTATGCGCTGTTTGGCGACCAGACGGAACCTACAAAACTACGAGGAAATCACACAGTAAATATGTTGTATGCGACGGATAATGATCTGCCGACTCCATCAGCTCTGGCGGTGTTGCATACGTTTGATAAGACTGTCAACATAGAACTGCTTGTTGTATCTCAAGAGTGTCGTGGGTGTGGATTCGGCACATCGCTGCTAAATGATATCATCGCAAGAAATGCAGCAAAAAAGATAACACTAGAAGTGCATGCAGATAACGTCGGTGCAATAAGATTATACAAAAAGTATGAATTTAAGCTCGTCGATCTATGCGGTGACTACTTGTGTATGGCGCGTAAACCAAAGGTTCGTCGACATAAGCGACCTATTATTGTTGCACCACTTCAGGAGCAGATGCTACAGGGACAGGTTGTGCTACCGGAGCTGACGCTGCTGGCGGCTCTTCACTAGAGCTAAACAACGATGAAACAAGATTCTTGATTATCGTGATAGGATTAAAACCAAGAACAATAGCAAGAATGACTAGACATACAACACCAAAAACGATGAGACCGGCCATCAACGCTGCTGTCGAAATACCGGAATTATCTGCTGCAGCCTTTTCTTTGACAAAGTTGTCAAGTGTTGTGATGGCGTTGTTCAGAGCAGTAGATGATTGTGTGCAACTTGCAACAGACGAAGAAACGATAGATTGATTGATGTCTGAAATGTTTAGTGTGGGGTTCTTCATGCCGGTGCAGTTAAGTGTGAAACCACCAAGATTTATTTTTTGCGAGTTGATGTTCGACGACACACAATTTGCGATAGACGACATATCGACCGTATTAACGATGTTGTTTTTTATGTTCGTCAACGACTCAACATCTGCCTGACTGTTGAGACTAAGGTTCAGTCCCGATAGTGCGGCTGTGACTTGTTTATCGAGTTCCGTCGAAAGATCATTTTTTATGTTGTTCGTAAATTCAGTCGATTGTAAGCAACTAAAGTTGTTCGACACAGATTGCGACTGATTTAATCCCGAGATGTTTAGCGAACATCCAACAAGATGAAGATCGCTAATGTTTATTTCTTGTGCATTTGATGTGTTCGATGAACAGCTTGCAGATGAAGACATGATCGTTGTAGAAATAACATTATTTACAATGTCTGTGGCAGAAAACGTGCTGGATGTGGCATTACCCATTTTATATATTACGCATCGATATATTTTTTGAGACCAAAAAATAATGGATCAACGCGTCTTGATTGGAATTGCAGTAGTTGTTGCAATCGTCATCTTGTATTTCGGGTACAAAAAATACATGAGTGAGTCGTTCACTCCAGAACAAACGAACAAAGCAAACTCAGTAGTCATGTTTGTGAACAGCCAAGCAGCAACAAAAAAGAGTGATTACGCAGCATATGCACGATTCTTGTTGAACACAAAGAACACAAATTCGGGTCTCATTCCTCTCGAAACATATTATGCCATCTATGATGCTGCCGTCAATGGTACATTATCGCCAACAGATGTGTTGATGCGAATGAAGTAGACGACGTTACGCAGTAAACGACGACGTCTAAATATCTTCTCCGAGGCCTAAGTCATCTGCAAAAATATAGAGACATGCACCTCCGATCACTAATACAATCAAGAAGATGATGAATAAAAATACTCCGAGATAACTCTTCGTCGATGTTGCACTGACGGTCGAAGTAGAGCTTGTCGTACCGCTTGCGGCGCTTGTAGAGCCACTAGTGGCGCCACCAGTCACGCTGCTTGTGCTACCAGTCGATGCAGTGCTAGATGGTAGTACACATGTTTGTGTAGTATCATCAAAAGTTACGCTCGACGCAGCAACATTATTCAAGTTGATGCTCTGACAACATGAGATGCTCGGGACAGGAAGAAACTGTGGTTTGAGAGCAGCGATCTGCGAGATGAGTTGATTGATCTGTGTGTTGAGATTATCTTTTTGTGATTGTGCATTAGCAGCCAAGCCATCAATGAACGATTGTTTGATCGAGCATTCACCATATGTGCAACATGAACCAGAATAATTACTCAGACATATACCGCTGGAGAATGCCATCTTTCCATCCCACTCATATGCACCTGCACCAAAACCATCAACATTCATCGCGGCGCAATCATTTTTGTGTTTAGTGTATCTCTCACCGTCTAATCCGCAACGATCATTGTCGCCAGTCGGCATTATTTTTTTGTAGTCATTGATGTTTCTGCTTGGCATTGCGATCGCATCTCTTTGCGCGATGAGTGCATTCATCTTCGTCTGAAGAGATACTTTATTGTTGTCATAATCCATTTGCAGATTGTTGTTCATCTCATTAATGGCTGATACTTCGAGGATAGCATCATCGCATGTTTTCTTACTTGACATTATTTTGGTCATTAGATATTTTTTTTAAACACGCCGAAATCATGTTTCTATACAAACATGAACGAGCAGCAATATAACACACAGCAAAAAAGATGGTGCGACAAATGTCAAGCGCACACCGCGAGCGAACAATATGTTGCGATGGACAGAATCTTATGTCCCGAGCATTATGAGATGACGGTCAACTCATTTCCAAAAGAGGTCTTTAGGCGATTTGAAGTCGATGCTCCATGCATTGAGTTTATCACATTTTGCAGAACACCTGTTGAAGACATCGACCATAGCTAATCGTTTGTGTGTCTCCCAATGAACATCTTTGATCGCATGTTTATACTCTTTAAGAAATTCGTCAGAGAGTCTGATCAATCCCAAATAACTGCTGATAGCTGATTCTCGAGAAATGTCTTCTGGAATAACAGCATTGACGGCGCGTAAAATCAGTGCTTTAACATCTAGTGTCTTATAATTTTCCGCATCTTCTAAGAGCAACTCTTTAATTTTTTGCTTGATCGAGTCTGCAAGTCCCTGTCCGAACTTGAACTCAGATGCCATAAGAACAAGATCATGTCGATAAAAGTTATCTGCAAATGTTTTGTTTGCAGAATCATTGTATCCAACATGACAAGCGACGGGCGTATCATCGAACACGATGCCTGTATTGGCGGTGAAGTAACCTAGCGCCTGACTATATGGCACAAGATTCTTGTCTAACCCTAGTGACATAAACTGAAATGTCTCATAGTTATATGTCTCATAAACACCTACAAGAGCGCCAGGACGTGGTAAGCAAACGATGTGTCCTTGTCGTTCCGTCGCATTGTCAGTAACAGAGTTTACAACACGTGTTCTGCGGATAAAATCTACATCGATCGGCTTCATAACATCATCTTGTTTTGGGTTGACTGTTCCGAAAATGTAACCGGGTGCATCTCGTTTTATAATAAGCACATTCTTATCATATGTAACAGGGTTAAAAAGTGTGATCAGATCGTTCGCAGATTTACATTCCGGCCACAGCTCTTCGATGCTCTTTGTAGATTTTGGCACAAGAAAATACCTATCAAGTGCGATCGACAACTTCATTGTTGTGTCAGAAAACAACATCGATTTTTGTGATCTAATATATTCATAGTAGTTTGCGTCGGGCTTCGACTTGGTGAATTTACGCAGCTTGAACAATGCAACTTTATCTACTTCACCACTTACAACGATCGGGCCAGCATTTGTTATCTTATTTATTTCTTGCTGCGTTACCTCTTCGTGAGAAAACTTCTTTTCGATAAGTGCGTCAACATAGTCATCAAAGTGATCTATCATCAACGTCATCAAATCGTTCATGCGGATGACTTGATCACGCAACATCTCATTTTTTGTACCACTCAAACCACGTGTCTCTGCCTGTATCACTTTGTTTGTGTTTATTGCTGACACCCAAGAACGCACAGAAGAAATAAACTCTCTTACTTGTGCACCGACAAATTGATTCTCGACTAACTTGGGTGCTTCTGGTGCCTTGGGTAATGATGTACCGGAGGTGTCATCATCGACGTTCTCTTTTATCACTTGATATGTTTTGATCATCTCAGCAAAAATATCTAATGCGCTCATCTTATATTTTCGTTTTAAGACTAATTCAAAGAGTGAATTATAGTTTTCTTCAATATGAACAAAGAAGATTTTATGTTTCCGAACTATGCCCGTCAAAATATGGGAGATGATACTGCTGTCCCTCAACAAGGGGCATCAAGTCCGTCAGGAGCTCCAAACACACCGAATGTGCAAAGTACGTCAAGTGCTATTGGTGGTTACTTGGTATATATTCTCATCGCTGTTGTAATCATCTTGCTTATCGTGATTGGTTACTTGTTATATAGTTCATCATCACCACCAAAACCTAATGTTGCACAACATGGACCGCATCCCGGAGGTCAACAGCCACGTCGTATGCCACCTGCAAAACCAAAGAAGATGCCTGATGTTGAAGCACCAGAAGATCACCAATCGAATGCACAAACAGAAGATTGGGCTGAAGCTCGCAACAGACAGAAGCAACGTGTCGAACTATCGAGATCATTAGCACGTCAGAAAGCTGCCGTCGAAGCAACAGTAGAAGAGATCGATGATACTGAGGATGCAGATAATGAAGAACATGAAGGAAGACATGTTGCAAACGGTCAGAGTGAGTTTGTCCAAGAATAAAAATTGAACATCTAAAATTAGATATATATAACAACTATAATACATGCCTTATTGCGACAAGTGTAGCCATTTGATGGATAAAAAAACAACAGCCACTAATGTTTTCTTCGCATGTGAGCTCTGTTCAAACGAGTTAAGAGGATCGGCAGAAGATACATTGATGTTCTCGGAATTCAAAGTAGATGACTCGAACGAGATGTTCAATGTGTTCAAGAAGCATGCGATCTATGATCCTTGTAACGCAAAACTAGACATCCCGTGCGAGAAATGTACCATGCCATATATGACAATGATTAGAATCGGCGATCAAGATCGCGCACATTTATTATGTGTTTGCGGTTTTGAGAAACTATATGAATAGTATGCACCGGACGGTGAGAACATATCGCCGATGGATCGTCAGAACATATCGTTCGCAGATGTTTCTTTTTTGACGACTCGATCTAACGATCTACTGACGATATGTCCTCACCGTCCGGGCCCGAGTGACAAAAAATTACATCCAGTTGATCTTTGGGAACAACTTTTTATCATCATGTTTTGGGACTAGGTCACTGTCGGCATCCTCATGTCCTAATGGTGTCGTCATATATGTCTTTTGTTTTTTGCGCATGTCATCGTACTCCGATGATTGACGAAGACGTCCACATGTTTTCAAGTGAATGACATTTTTGCCATACTTGATATCATGACCATCGAACAATTTTGCGATATCGTCCACGGATAGTTTGAAGTGTGTGTTCAAGAAATCGGTAGTTTCTTCGCGGCCGGATAAGACTGCGATCTCAGAATCGTCAATGACAACTTGATATTTTTCGAAGTTTGCGAACATGTTTATTATGACAAAAAAGAAACATCGTCAATTTTAGATGAAGAGACTAGTGTCGAAGTTGAGGAACGCACTTATATGATCTTTGAGCACGTCTTCTTGCTTTTCTATTTCTGCGCTTATACAACTATTACATTGTCCTTTGCGATCGTCATACATCATATTGAGTGTCTCGGCCACTTTGATAATATCTGCTCGATCAGCAAACACATCGATGTCGCGCAGTTCTGCGCAAAGAAAGTTAATCGGGATATAGTTGTTATCACGAAATGTGTCGTTCAAGATCGATACGATCATGTCAAAATATTCTTCGCGAATGAAGTTAATGATCTCTGTCACATTGTCAATGTACTGTTGTTCACGAAGATGCGGTCTTAATGCTATCATATCTCGAAGCAACTCATAACAAATTTCATCGTCGATACGATCAATAAGTTGTTGTTTGTCGGTGAACAACAATTTTATATGTGTCAGATCAGCACCCGGAATGATGATCTTTGGTGTGTTGGGCACATGTTCACCGATGGTGATGCTTGTCATTTGTTTGTTGTTCGAAATTATGTATGTTGGCATTTTATACAAAAAAATATACGCATCAATTTTAGGCGGTCATCGGATACTTCAATCGAGGATAATATTTGTCACAATCAACATGTTCGATAGTAACATTGCCTGATGCATCGATAGTCGCATGTGGAAACTCTGCAAACGGTTTGCGCTTAATATGTTCAAGTGCGATAGGCCATTGATCTTCATATACATGAACATTACCGAACGTCACTACTACTTTGTGCGGTGCTAGACCCGTGTTCGCACACACATAACCTAATACCAATGTTGCGAATGCGGTATTCCACATACCTGCACAACATATATCTGATGAACGATTATATGCCATAATACTTAGTCCGTTGTCGTCGACATAAAATTGGAACATCATTTGACATGGATATAAAACGCATTGATCATTGACGCGCGGATCATAGTTCAACATAACTAGTCTTCTGCTGTTTGGATCCTTCTTCAAAGTGCTGATGATGTCTGCGATTTGGTCTATACCATCTCTTGTCTGACCACTTGCATCATATGTACCACCATAATTTCTATAGTTATGACCATATGCAGGGCCGATGACACCATCAGTATCAGCTGTGTTCGCCTTCCAAATGTTCACTCCGTTCTCTTCGAGATATTTAGAGTTAGTTTGACCACGCACAACAAATGACTTGAACTCTTCGACAACACCGGTTAGCATTGTACCCGCAGTAGTTGACATGGGCAGTAATATTGTTACGCTCTGATCATCTTTCGGAGCATCCGAACATGAAACATCAAAAGTCATGCTTCGTTGAAATAGACTTTTTGTGACTGCATTACGACCGCGTGACTCATAACCATTATGCATAATTTCTTCAATGATGTCAATATGTTGTTGTTCTGATGTAGTCATGATTCTGTATGAATGATGAAAACGGATGTTCAAATTTAATACCACACGGACGGTGAGGACATATGACATGCATGCGATGAAGACATATCGTTCGCATATAACATATGTGCTGGCGATGAGAACATATCGTCGATATATCATTAGATCTCACCGCCCGGACTCATCGTCTAACTGGTACTTGCGAGATCGACAGCTGTCTTTCTCGAAGGAATGATACCGCTGATAGCATTGTGGGTGGCCAACACAGAACCAAGACGACATGTCTTAGTTGATTCATTAAAGTCAGCAACATTACAAGATGAATCGCTGAAACATATCTTTGCGCACTCATCACCATTGTTTGCTGATTGTTCACGAAGCATGTCTGCCTTCAACTCACGACCAGGCACTCTCATTGCTTTATGTCCCTTGATCCAGTATGCTGTAGATGCGCTATTTTGTGTGTTTCTTCTCTTCTGACATGTGCCATCAAGCGTCATGTACGTCCATGAATCACAGTTTGTATCATTTGTGCACAACTCTGCACACTGTTTTGCACTGGCGGTTTGTTCAGTACCATCATAAATTTCTCCGTTTGGTAATCCATCGAATGGTAAGATATCATCTTTAACCAGGCGGTTTGCAGGTCTATCGATGACTACAAACTGCTGTGCGCCATCTTTTTGTTTCTTATGATATCCGATTGTTCTCATTCTGCCGAAATCGGCTACATATCCAATCATCAAAATAACCAATACTACTAGTACTCCGATTATTAGTGTGCTCATTATTTTGTGATTTAGATGAAAATACAACTTTTTAAATAATATGCCCAAAGTTAACACACAGATAACGAAAAGAGATTTCAAAGAATATGACATTTTGTACAAAAGTTTGATGGTACATGGTCCGACAGGAACAGGAAAAAGTAAGTCAACGTTATATTTCGCAAGTGCTATCGCGCATCTTATCAATGTCGCTGTAGTTTTTTGCCCAACTAATGTGTTTCACAATGATTGGAGCAGTATCGTTCCTGATATGATGATCAGAGAAACACTATCTTTGCAGGCGATCGAAGCCATTATAAAAGATCAAGAAGATAAAACTAACTACAAAAAACTCGCACGTGAACATCGTGCATTTTGGAAGCAGATTCCTGGTAGCGCTGAAATAGACGCTGAGTATGAAGCAGAGAAAAAGGCGATTGCTGATCGTGTTGAACAGAACAAGATGACGATGAATTCCGAAGATTACACGAAGGCTGCGCACGAACAGTATGTCGCAAAGTTCAACAGAAACAAGAAATCGCGTGAACTTATCTACAAAAAAATATCGGGTGTTTACAGAAAAAATGGTATCGACCGTGATAAACTTGATAAGACTGATAAAACTACCATAGACCTAGTAATATTCCACAAATACTTCCGTCTCAATATCAATGTGTTACTTGTGATTGATGATTGCACCGATCAATTTAAATCTGTGCCAGATGACACATGGAAATTGCTCTTCAATAAGAGTAGACATTTTAAGCTGACTGTCATCATGGGAACACATAACTTGGGTGATATTAAGGTGCAATGTTTACGTACAGCACCCACATGGCAAGTGTTCATGACGGCACAAGCCGCTATTGGCTACTTGACCAACGGTGCTATTGGTTTGAAGACCGTCATCATAGTAGATTCGAACGCACTTTCGAAAGCGTTCTCGATAGATAAAGAGAAGTCGACGATGACACGAGTAGCATTATCTCGCGACATGGGCATAGTAACAAAGTTCACGTATCCTGCGAAGCTATCATTCAAGCTGTGTGATCCGGTGTTTTGGAAGGTCGACGAAATCATGAGAAAAAAGAAAAAGACGCATCCTGTTAGAATCGATATAACGAAGCTTTAAGCATCGATATCATCGGTATCGACAATAACAATGCTTACGTCGCACAAATCATCACGTCTGATGTTGATGACAGATGGTCTGTTGAACATGCTTAAGACCTCTTTCCACAAAAGATGTTTCAGCGGTTCGAAGCGTTCTGCAACATTTTTTTTGATGTCGGCATCTACATCAGCACATTTTATGTACACATCGTTAATGCATCGTGCAACCGTATACATATTCAATGCGAACTTCCTATCGTCTGTGGTTATGATGTTTAATTTTCCAAAGATAGATGCATTCGTCATCTTGCTATTTGCGATCGTACTTATGAGAGTCAAGTTGTTTGTCATTGCGCTATCTGGGAGTATGTAATGATCCATCGCGATAATCAAATTTACGAAATATGAATAACGCCCACACGGCCAGAAGAAGCATTTTTAACAGAGACGAACGCACCGCCTGTGCATAGTTGTGTGTCGATCACTTTGTAATGACCATCTATAAATATTTTTGTACCGGGTGTCAATGTATATGCAGGTGACCCGATGGACACTATGTTACCATCAAGTGTGCCTTGTGTTTTTTGCCATGACTCTTGTGGGATGCTTGTAGCAAAATCCGTGTGAACGGTTCGTTGACCGCCTAATAAACGACTGACAACAAAACATGTATCGCTAAAAGTATACTTATTTCCGTCGAGATCAACTGCTTCTTGTGTTGCGATGAAGTGAATGCGCGATGCAGTCATAAGTGAACCATTGAGCACTTTGCATATATACCCTCCGCAAATGATGTGCATATCATCTGTCTGGCGGTCTGTACATGTCGTCATATCGAACACCATCGAACTTTTTTTGTAAACTTTTTTCATCTCTCTATAAAATTGATCGTAAAATCTTCATCAAAAAAATGACAGACATGACGTTCGTGACAAACACGACAATCGACATATCGCACATGTATGATGACTTGCTATTTGAAGTACTATCATTTGGCGACTTGCATGGCCTCTATCGCGTACTATTTGTGAACAAACGATTCAAGCGATGTGCTGACCGCGTGTTCGCTCGTATCGATCTAACCGACATCATCGCGCGCATCGACACTGATGAACGTATGCATATATTTGCACGAAAGTACGGCTCACCGTCAATGATGGTATGCACAAAATATGGCGCAGAGATGATATCAAAAGTACACGGATATATTCTAGCAGTAGTCGAAGATGCGAACAATAAACAACACACAATACTAACAACGCAGTTCGAAACTGGTTTAGTACCTAGTAACGATCCTATGAAATGGATATCACGATGTACTATGTATTTTGTCGATGACAATATTGGTGAACAAATAGACTTAAGGAAGTCATGTTGTACATATTATGAAAAATATGATTATGTGCGGGGTACTGAGTTAATTACTAAAGATAATACCCTAAGCACATCACTAATAGGACATATTGTATATCGGCCATCAAAAGAGATGATGGATCGTATGCGAGAAATGTGTATTAATTTTAGTATATCATACAATCTGTTACCGCCTGATTATATGTGTACACAAACACATATGCTTGATATTCGTGTGCCAAAACATACAGTGTGTTACAAGATTTTGCGCGTAGTGAAGATAGAGTAAAATTGATTTTTTGTCGTCTCACTTAATCACAAAAAATGTCACATTTCTTATGTTCCGACGCCATCGAGCACATCTTGGAATACTCTTTGTTGCCTGAAGTAAACACATTTTTACTCGTTTCGAAAGATGTTTCATTGGCGACAAAGACATATTTTGTTCGTGAGTTCGTATCAAAGTTCACACCTGGCACAAGATTACTGTTCGTTCGCACAAGCTACGCAGATATACTTTTCACTCTTGGAGGGAGTTTGATCGAAACATCAGGTGCATGTCATCAGATATGCAGATATGTTGATTACATGATACCGGCAGAAGATCACGAATATACCATTCTTCGTTTCGGAGGTGGTCGTAGTTTTTGTTACAACGCATCTGTGAAATATGGTGGTGTCGCGAGCATCGTCGGACGATCAGGTGGCTTATTGCATCTTCCTGAGTTCAGATACACGATGACAGGACTGCCAAAACATGTTGCCTATGGATATTATTTCGAAGCATACAAACTGTGTGCACTGATCGATTCAGGCAATGATCACGCCATCTTTACTGTTGACGAAATTAGCACCATCGAGGGTGAAGACAAAATATTAGTCAGATTGCGTAACGGTGCTTTTCACAAATTCTCATACAATAATTTTAACAACATTACCAAGATGCACAAAGATCACTTGTTGATCAACAAGAACATCGTCTACACATGTGATACTGACGACTTTACAAAAGCTACAATGTGTTCTGTAATGAAGATGTTCAAACGATCTGCACGCAAAAGTAAGAAAAGTTGTCTTATCATGTAGTCAAAATTGACTCTTTATTTTTTAGAAAACCAAAAAAGATGACATGCATGAATGCTCTTGCAGAAGATATGCTCGTCGAAATAATGTTGTTTCTCAACATCGAGACGCTTAATACATGCCGACATGTTTCTCGAAACTTCGATCGCAACGTGCGTGTTGTACACAGATTAATCAATCCAAAAAAGACACCTGTCTTCGTGGTAGTAACTACTACTGTGGCTGCAACCGACAATAAATCTGATCCTGTCACAAAGTATGTCGGAGAGTATTATAGTAAATGTGCCGTCGCTGTGTTTACGGAAGATGCACGTCGCATGAAACATATCTTATTCGACAAATCTTATGTTTTTCAACGGCCAGCACAACCACAAGAATATTCATATATGCCGTTCGAAGAGATAAATGTCTGTATGATCGATGTGACAAGACCGATTATATATTATCCTGATATAGGTATGATCTTTTATATAACGGACAATGGATCATTTGTGACTTGTGTTGATCAAGTTTCATCCCGTCTAGAATATTCAGATTACTATTATCGAGAGTATTCAACCGATGTAGTCTATCGTAATAGGAAGATCAATGTACGTTGTACTAGTATTGTACGAGAAATCGGATGTAAATGTTTTATCGCGAACAATAACTACATACTTACGCGCGATGAGAACGGATCACACGCAGATAAGTTTGAATACATTTATCGGGCAAATTAATCGTTTGAAATAATTTTTTTGTGAGAGATATAAATGTTATTGATTCACAAAATTATTGTTGTGTTGCTCATCGTTAGTGCTGCTAACGCAGCTACGGCAGCTACTACGACAGAAGTACCGTTGACAAAATTATCAAAAGGATCGCTCGAAAAGAGCGAATACATCTGGCGATATGGTGGTCCGTATGGATATTATTGCGGACTCATGCACACGTCTAAGATGTTCGATGAACCGATCGATGCAGTCGATAGAGCATGTCAGTTACATGACACATGTATAAGCTCAGCAGAAGAGTATCTCAACTGTGCATGTAACGAACAACTATTATTGCGTATGTATGATGTGTGTCCTGACGGTGCTAATGCCACATACTATCGTGATCAAATCATTCGTGCGATGAACATCGGCACAAGTTTATGTTCATCTGATTGTGACTTAACACGCAGGTATTTTGTATCTGCTGAACTTGGATATAATGGAATCCCATTTTATGGTCCCGATAAAATAGTATTGCGTGGCGATGAACTATCGAACAACATTCTTTATGGTATCATCGACAAAACACAGATGCGAAGATTCGCGATCGATAACATCGAAGGACGACTTGTACAACATTTGAAGTCGTTCAGAAAGTTAGATGTGACGGCGATGACATCTACACAAATTTCATTCCCCGAAAATGAGGTGCTGATGGTCATCATCGATCCTACGGTGCCATCAAAGAGCAATCAAGAATCATTCCATGCCACCAGCATAATGATTTAGACGACACTAAAAAATGCACATTCTTTTTTTGCAAAAGATATACACATGTCACTTGTCTCGTCGTCGTTGACGATAAATGATTTGTGCTCAGACACATTGATGGAGATAGCGAGCTACTCAGAAATAAGCGACATGTATAACATGTTCTTCGTCTCAAAAAATGTGTCGCATGCTGCACGTGCATTCTTCGAGAAGACATTTGGTGGAAATATTTTGTTATATGTCAGAACGATAGATGGCGATTCTGTATTTTTGAAACGGTCAGTTGCACTTACTGCGCAAGAGGTCATCTCATCGCTCGAAAGATGGTCATGTAAAGTTGCACAATGTCGACCAGAAGATGCATCCATACTTTCTTTGCATGAGTTTGGCGCAAGAAATAAGCTCATCGTCGAGAACAATGTTTACTCAGGATCATGGAAAACATCGAATGTTACTCGAATAAAGTATATGCGCTACTCTGCGAACGGCGACTCACTGCCTGAAATCGTCTATCACGGTTTTTACAACAAGAAATCAGGTGTATGTTTTTTAGTCGGTGATCCGAAACAACCATCTGCGACAGTTTTTACTTCGGGTGTAAAATTTCATAATGGGTCTCTATGGTCGATGACGTTGATCGACGGCAATGTTCATTGGTTTGCAGCTCGATCGTTCGACAGCGAATATAAGTTAACACAAGATTATATAATCATTGAAGACGAGATGATATATGTGACGGCTCTCAACAAGTTCTATAAATTCTCATGCAAAAAAATATCATCTATTCTTGAGATGCCAGCTGATCGTAGACGTCTCAAAAGTATGGGGCAGTGTTGTGTGATCGCTTAGATCTTCTTGGAAGATATATAACACAAAATATGTCTTGATGTTGCGTCCGCTTGTTGCGTGCAGGCGGTGTGCTGACCGTTAGTTGTTTAACTATTTCTGCGTTTTCTGTTCTGATCATCTTGGAGCATACGGACATTTTTTAGAGATTAACGTTGTTGATTGATGTTCAATTTTAATCGCGAGAAACATTTGCTGTACATTTTCATCTCATCATAAAACCACTTTCTATCTGCTGGTGTCATAGTGTCTGTTTGAGCTTTTGGGAGTTGATTGTTCATGTTTTTGGTATGTATATCGTCATGGAATGACATTCAATTATAGATGTTCAAGTCGCGGATATGATCGATCTTATCGGTCAAATAGAAGCTATGAGAGATGACTCTTTCAAACGGTAAGTACTCACATACATAGTCTGTGCAATAACTACCTATACGACCTCTAATATTCTCGAACGATGATTTGAAGAATTCGATCATATCTTTTTTGAGAAGGTTGCCGGCCATCACATCATCCATATATACAACAATCCATTGTCTGCTCAACTCAGGTATTGCAACCGCATTCTCAAGTCCGAATAAAAAGATGTCAGTAATATCGATTACCTCATAACTTTGCATTGATAGTATACTCTCTTTCTGCAAAAAAATGAACATCCTTATCATAGTATTGATCATAATTTGCATCATCGGCATCGCAATGTATGTCAGATCACGCGAAAATTACACAGTACCTGTTATACCTTTCGAATATTAATTTCTCGGAGCCATCTATCCGAATAAATTTTGTACTTTGTCATACAATGAATTGCCTCCGGCCATTCTTCCGATTTGACAACATATTTCGGACCTACTCCTAATCTTTGTGCTAACTCAACGACGCAATGATGGAATTTTACAATGAAATTTGTATCAAATGATGTTAACGAATGTGGAACAGGTATCGTGATATGATCATCCTCGACGTCGAGATAATCTTGTATCTGATCTCTGAACACACCAATTATGACGTCATTCAAACTAACTGCCTCAAGTAGATCGTTGAATGCACGAACAACGAGTTGAGAAGACATCTTGTTTATGTTGCTCTTTACTGCATTGTCGCGAATGTCGTTGAACAAGATATAGTTGAAAATATCTTCTTGTGTTGCGCATGGATTGTGTTCAGCGGCAACGAAAAGCTCTCTGACCGATGCTTCTAACTTCGAGACGATTATCGGATCGTCGCTGAACATCAAATATTTCTCCACAAAATTAGCAACGATGAATCTATCTTTTGTGCACATCGTCACGGGTGGTGAGAAATGCATCATCGGTAATTTTGCAACAAACAGTATTATGTCGATGCATGTGATGACCATGTTTTCGTCGATGACATCAATAGAGTCGACGGTCAATGTGTATTTATATCTGTCTTCGAAAGCTGCGTCGATCGTCATAAAGAATGTTTTGTGCGCATCTTTGCTGATGTACTTTTTTTGCGATCCTAACATGATCTCGATATCACTGCCTGTTTGTGGTAGATCATGAAGTACGTATGTCATATTAGGGGGGGGGGGAGGGTATGTTACTGATGCAGATGTGTCAATTTTATTTTCGGCTAGAAAATACTATCGCGATCCGAGTATAAGAATGAGATCACTCAGAAATGATACTTATAACGCAAAAGATTTTTATGGGCAAGTGCGTTATGATCCAATCAACAAGCTAAAATCGATGACACAACAATATGATCACTTCACAGATTTCGATGAACGCGTTGATCAAGATTCGCGCATCGGTCAAGACTGGAAGCCAATGAAGGTCTCAAGAAGCATCTTAGGTTTGAGTGATTCCAGAGAATTGAGCAAAGATATGGAGTTTGCAACAAGCAATGAGGACGAATATGAGCAGTCGGAAAACTATAATTTGTGGCAAACATTTCGTGGTGCTAATGAACGTGTTGATGAGGATTCTAACCCTGCAGAAGACTATGCATCGGCACTAATGCAAAGAACAAGATACACAAACAATGACAACGAAGATTGTATGGGTGATAAGAACAGCATGGATGTAGCAGCACGTTTTGACCGCGGACGTAGACGTTTTCCTTTCGAGGTCAACCCACTAAAATATGATGTATCTGCCGACTTCTTTGACAACAATTTTGAAGAACCAATCAGATCATGTGGACGAGTACCTCGCAGTAATGTTGCTCGTATGCCATGTATCGGAGCACCTCAACGATATACAATGCCAAAGAAATTACCTATTGGTAATCCTCTCTTCGAGGCATCGATCGGTCAGAGATATGATCCTCGTGAAAATGATGCACCTGGTACTGCTCGCAACTCTGTGTTTCGTCGCCCTCGACCTTTGTGTGGCCCAGTCAAACCTCAAGTGTCTAATGGTCCGCGAAGAATGACATGTGATCGTAGACCGGTAACACAAAACATATATAACAGAGTGCCAAGCGGCGGTAAGATCGACTGGAATTCTTTTGACAATGTTGTTGATCAACGATTATCTAACCGTAAGAGATAGACGATGAGAACACACCTTCATCGCGCGTAGCATGCATCGTCGTCTTTATTTTTTGCGACATGAAATTTGATTCTACCATCCGACAAGATAATTCGGAATGAACAATTTAACAAAAAAGTTACGTGCGTTGATTAACACGGGTGAAAATGTATCGACAGTCGATAAGAACGGCAATAATGGTATCATCATTGATGGTACATTTTATCGTTATGATATTGATATAGATCAGAGCTATGAAGTTAATGAATATATCATAAGTTACGTCGACAGTTTGTATATTTATGATGATACGAAAGAAGATTTCATTAGATCTAGTCTCAGTAGATGCTGGTGTTATTACCACCCGGCAGACATAAAAATTTATCGCAACTTGATCATCGTGTCGGACAGTGATGACGAACTTGATACATATTATGTTGATCTAGTAAAACGCGCGACATACAACCTTTACCGCGCAGATGTTAATAACATCTTTTGGCGTAAAACTTTGTCACCAGCCAATGTTGTGATCTGTTATAATGAAATTGATTGGATTAGCACAAACGAAAAATGTGAGCAGCCAACTAAACAGCTCGGAGAAATAGATACAGATTGTAGAAAGTTTGATGTATGGTCAACTATCCAGTCTGTGCTGGATATTTATGCAGAAGCACGAATGCCTAAATTCGATCGTTGTGGTGCTTTGTGCGACATCACAATAAAATTTTCATACAGCTGAAAAATTGATGAACGCCACCATATGTTAAAAACAATGAACGATCGCACAAAAAAGATAAAGTGCATATTCGATGACGCGATGGAGGGTGCCAATAGTATTATATTCGGTATTGCACTTGGTTATTTGTATAGTCATGATAACCACAGGAAAGATCCTGATAAAACTATATTCTATGATCGTAATGTCGAAAAATGCGAACGGCCTGATGACTATGTTTGCATTTTATCCACGCGATTTTACAGTGAACCAAGACACGGGTGTGTGATGATCGCCGACTACTCACCACTAGATTTCATTCGTTTGTGTTTATTTATGTTATGTGACGAGAAACTCACTGAAGAAATATATGTGTCGGGCAAATACATCATCATGAAAACACATATAATAGACACATCTACTATGTTTCGTGAATGGTATGTAGCCGATACAAGGAATATGAAGTTTTATACATATCGCATGCACGATATATCGGGCCGTGTAAGAGGTCGACAAAGAATTAATGTGCGCTTTGAAGAGTATATCATTAGTGGTTTCGTCGATCAGTTCGGAATGGTAAAATGCCCATGTCCTATATATGGTTGTGAAGGGGCAATTCGAGTAGCACACGGTGTAGATGTTTGGAGCACAATACAAAACGTGATCAATGTGTATCTCGTTGAACACATCCCAAAGATCAACATATGTCAGTTACATGACATCGATATCATCACGGCATATTAATGGCGCATTAATGTCTTTTATTTTTTTGCGACATGAAATTTGATCTCACCGCCTGACAAGATAATTAAGATGAACTCTCGAACAAAAAAGTTGCATGACGTTGTTCGTGAACACTTCGCAGAGAACGTTTTTGGCTTCACATTAAATAATTTGTTTGTTCGTCGAACAATACTCGGCGACATATATTTTGTGTACGACTCGAATGTCATCGAACATGCGATAGATGGTTGCATCGAAGATCATGTCAAAACGTTTTATACATATGATATACGGATGTCTATTTTTGACTACTCGACACGCGATTTCATCGTCGCATGCTTAGTTTGCATGGATCTTTGTGCTGTCAACAATGTTAAGGTGTCTGCAAATTTCATAACTGCTGACTACTATGAAACTGTTTACAGTGGGTCTTATCTCGAAGAAGTGATCATCGATATACGAGATTTTAAGTACTATTATCGCGGAACATCTGTTTCTGATGGTGACTCATTCATGAAAAAAATCATTCCTGTCGACAAGATCATAAGTCCGCGAAATGGCCTTGAAGGATGTTATGTCGCATCAGAGAAACAACCATTGGTACCATCAGATGAATACTTCGTTGATTTTGTGCCGAATAGTTCGTCGATGTCATTCTGGGATCGTGTTGATGCAGTCATCAGAATTTATGAGATGCTCAAAATTCCGAAGATGTATATCGGTCATTCGGACATCATTATATATACACAAAATTGATCAGTTGCCTAACACGACATTAAAACATGAATGCTAGAACAAAAAAGATACACGCTCTCCTCGATAAATATGGCGAAAATATGTTTGGTATCACTTCTGACTATAAACTATTCAGACGAGATAATGGCAAATATGTGTTTTATGATAGCAACGTCGATGAATCGCACGAACAATTATGTGGCAACATGAGCGAACACGAATACTTAGCAGAAACCGTATCTATTTTTGATTATTCTCCGAGAGATTTCATAGCATCTTGTTTGATATGTGCCAATATAATATGCACATATTATATAAAAATCAAGGTTGATTCACGATACATATACTTATATAATGAATATTTCGTTACCATGATTATTGATACTAAAAACTTCACATGGCGTTTATGTCTATGGGGAAACCAGGTGTATAAAACTTATCGTTTCAATAAAATAGATAAATTTATATCATACTTTAGCCGTGGTGAAAATTATGGTTGTGTATTAATCGACGATGTTGGTCATGATCTGTCTCGAGATAATTTTGATACATTCGACGGGACGTTGTTCTCGTTGAATGATTGTGATATATGGAAATATATACAAAAAATATTGAATGTGTTCGAAGTCGAGAAGATACCAAAGATAGCATGTTGGCCGCCTGACGTACACATTCTTACTTTTGAGTAGGCTTAGTGCGTCTAGCACGCGTAGCACGCACGTAGCATGTATCATTTTTTTTGTTCTGTGTTCGCATCAAGTATTCACTCGCGGTTTCGGTAGTATCATGTCGCACACAACAGAAGAATAATTGTTTCATTTTGTTTTGTATAATGAAGTATAACAATAAATTATGGACTTTGTAACCAATACATTTAACAAGATCACCTCTGTGCCAGGTCAAGTTATGGACACGTTTGCATGGTTATCACCACCAGTGCTATTGATCATGTTCGTCAACATGATTTTGCTCATCGTCGTGTTAGTGAAATTCTCAAATTATATTAGCGAAGGGTTCGCACAACCGGGCGAAAAGTTAACAATGTACTATGCGCCATGGTGTGGTTATTGCAAGGCCGACATGCCTGCTTTCGAAGCATTGGCAACTAAGTATGCGGGCAACTTGACATTCGAAACAGTCAACTGTCAAGAACGACCAGTCACAGGCATCAACTCATTCCCAACATACATCTTTACTAAGGCTGACGGATCAAAGATTGGTCATCCAGGTGCATTCGGAGATCAACAAAGTATGGATACATTCATCAGAGATGTTTATCAGATTGATGCATGGGAGAAGGCACAAGCCGTCGCAGCTGCTCAAGCAGCTCAACTAGCCGCACAACAAAATGCAGCTGCAGCAACAACCGTCGTTGCTGTTCCAACAGTTACATCAAACTAATTTGCGGGCGATGAGTCGACGGTCGGAGCAGATGACGTAACTGACGTTACTGACTCAACGGTCGGAACTGATGAAGTCATCGATGTAGAACTATCGATGTTACCTGCATCTAAGTTAGCAATGGGTGTTGGTAACGGAATATCTGTTACATCAACTGTTGTAGGATAAGCATTGTTGATCCCTGATACACCATTATCAACTGTGTGATTTTGAATGATAGAATCATTGTTTGTATCAGTACCAATAGGCGCATCGCCGGTTTCATTCAAGTCGTCAAACACAGATTTACATTCATTGACAAGAATATTTTTTTGCGAATCTGTAAACTGCTCAATATCATTGATGTATTTTACAACTTCGCGGAAGTCACCACTACTGTTCATGACTTTTCCTGCATAAGAATATACTGCAGATTTAAGTTCTGCACTCGATGCTTGTGTTGTGTTCGCACCGAGGACACGAGCAATACGTCCATTCATACAAACTGTGCCTGATGGTCCGCTCACTGAGTCAGCTAAACCCAAAATGATGTTGTATTTTTTGTCATATGTATTTGCTGCGGACCAAGCTGTCTGAAAGATCTCTGATTCACGACGATTGCTATACGATGAGCACGTATCATTCGAAGAAATCATCTTACTCATGACTCTCTTCGCATCGTTTGCACGAGATTCTGAGATCTCACCCATGTTAACCATCTTCACAATAGTAGCATTGACATCTGGTGCTACATTTCCGTCGATAGCATAGTTGTATGAACCGGTGTATTCACCACTATATTCTTTGAGCACACTGTTCAGCTCTTTGATGACGACTGGGTCATGTACATTTTGTGGATCATCAACTAGTCGCATCGCATCATTTGCACGGACGGTGAAGTTGACGTTGTTCACATGACCAACACGTGCTGCTATCATAGGTGCAATTCTTGTAATGTTGTCATCGAGATCAAGATCTTCGTTGATCTGGACGATTCTTTCGAGCATCTCAATATCGTCAAAAGAGTCTGCCATGATGGTTGCACGCATTCTTCGCGCGATGTCTTGACGTAGCACCTCATCTTTTGCAACTATATCAGGACGATTATATACTGCGACCAGGGGGTCAGATTGATCGTTTACATGCGCTTCGTAGATGGTTTGTATGTCATCGGATGCAATAGTTGAGTAACCGCGGTTACGATACTTGTGTGGTCTCCTTCGTGAGTTTCTTTTTTTGCGATGAGATATCGCTTTTGCGAAAAAGTAGATCACGACAATGATGATGGTGATCATGCCAATAAACATTAGAACTGATTTCCAGGGGAATCGTGCAAATGCACTTTGGGGCGATGTTTCATAAAAGTCAAATTGAGTATCCATTGGATATATATTTGAAGACAAATCTATTCTCAAAAATATACTCGTAACATGGAACAGTTCGTAGTAAGACAAACATATTTCGCACCAGAAAACGAATATAACACAAATTATTTCACAATGGATTATTCAAGTGTGCATGGAAATGGCACATTGAAAGTTTATTGTTCGAAACGTGATGATTATCACAAAGCGCAACCAGAGGTCGTCGTCGACGGAACACTAAAATATTGTTCTATCGAGATCGGCGATGGTGCTGTGAAAGTCAGTAAAGCAGTACCAATGGTATACACATTCAAGGATGACAACGGTGCATTTATTTGTGGCGGCTACTTGAAGGGCGATGATTTCTTAGCATGTTTCGGAGAGACACCAAATGATTTGAAGCTCATTAATCCACCAAGAAACTACACAATCAAAGGATCAAGTGTTCAAGAATTGTCTTGGGCATCTACCGATAAGGGCACCGTAATTTACGTCAATGCAAGTACAACTTCTCTTAATATAACTATCATTGTTGCTGGAAGCAGACACTCATTTACTGTTAATGTTAATAGTTATGAGTCGCATCCTATCGTAGATTCATCTGTAATGACAACCGAATCAGACATCTCTAAACAGATCACAAAGATCAATGACCGTTTGACATTGATCGAATGCACTACTCAGTGCCCAGATATTTCTGATATTTTGTCAATGGACATCAGAAAAGAGTTCTTGCCTAGAACACAGAAAAGAATGAATCCTGATTTCAAACGAGAAGAATTCGTCAAGACAGAAAGCGAATTTACACCACCTAGAGATCCGACCAACAATGGAGAAGGTGTTTGGGGAACTTCATGTGAATAAACATATCGCAAAAAAAGATGATGCACATCACCGCATGTCACATACTTATTTTTTTGCTTATTCCGCAAGGGTGTTTACAGCATCTTTAAATCGTTCTGGGTATTGTCTGTCTTTGATAATGTCTTGCGTATAATCGTCATACAACAGTTTGACACAATACAATAGAACAACAGAAATAACACCTAAGAACCACATTGTCTTTGGATCAGTGGCAAAGTCGCTGCCGAACTGATATGCGAGCATAAGAATAATTATTACTGCAATAAATAGACCGATTCGTTTGAGAAGCATTTTATATGTTGTTGTCCAAACAAAATAAAAAATTGAATAGTATCACTGGGTATAACACGAAACATGCGATCAACAAAGACCAGAGGAAACACAGCAAAAAAGAGCAATGCAAGAGTATCTAACTTCGATGTTATGGCGGGTCCCAACATGATCGGCGATGATGATACTATGCGTGATCTGCGCATGTTGTATGAGCTCATTTTAGATGCAGATGATTTTGGCATGTCCGAACAAATGGATCTCGAAGAGCTGTTTGGCGCCATGCGCACCGTCGATGATGTTAAGGCAATTCTCATCGGTCAAGATTCATACAATAATCCAGAGAAGATCACTGCAATGGCATTCTCATATCGTCGGGGTCAACCACCTACTGGCTCTGTGAAAGAGATCATCTTGGCAGCATTAAAATCGCGAGATGAACATGACCCAACACTGTTAGAAACGGTCGAAGATGGCTATCTTGGCACGTGGCGAGATCAAGGTTTGCTCATGGTAAATTCAGATGGTCCAGGAGTCAATGAACTATTGAAGAGCATCATGCACACATCCGGTGATCGTGTTTGTGGTATTCTTCTCGGAACAGAAGCACAAAAAATGAGTCATCACTTCAAGACTGCGTTCTATTGGAATCATCCAAGTCGCAGAAGTGTCATCAACAACGATCCGAACGACAGTCGACACTGGAATCATACAGATGTTTTCTGGCGTGCAAACGATCATATATTTTCAACTGGCCGCATGCCGATCAACTGGGCGACGGTCGCAGGTCGTAAGACATTATGGTGTTTCACTGATGGTGCTTATTCATCAACAAAAAAAGAGGGTGCATCATCTTTCGTGATGTTCGGCGGTCTGCAAAACTTCTTGGGTGAAGCCGCGAAAAAATCAAAGTCGATAAAAACCAATAATGTTGGTGAGTTGACTGCTATCATCGACGTCTTGGCATATGCATCTCAATATAAGATGGGCAGCATCGTCATTCTTTCTGACTCCGAATATTGTGTCAAGTCTGTCATGATCTGGTATCATAAATGGGTGCAAGAAGATACACTTGGCGATAAGTCTAATGTTGATCTGATCTCAAAAATAGTGAAGATCATCGCCGATGCACAAGCGATCGGAACAAAGATTAAGTTGCAACATGTACGCGGACATCAGACAGAACCATCTGATAAGACATCAAAAGAATATTTCTTCTGGATGGGCAATGACCGTGCGGACAAGATGATCAACTACACAAGCAAGTAATATGTGCGTTAACGAGCGACGACATGTTTATAATTTTTTAATATATGTTGTGCCTTGTGCGCGGCTTCCTTTTTTGATTGAACAGAACTGTCTGCCAAAATCATCTGTAAAAAATGTTGCGGGACGAGGACCTGCAAGCTGTTTGCAAATGACTGTGTCGCCAACACTATATGTTTCATCGCCCTGTCGTGATAGTGATCTATCTTGATACACTTCATCACCTGCGAACACCATATGATTAGGACTTTTAGCCATATCATACAACTTACATGAACTTTGTGTTCCTCTACATGCATCTTGTTGATCATACACAACAGCCATCTTGCACGATTCAAGAGACTTGCATGTGCTGAGACAGTTGTCTGCTGTTAACCCCGGTACGATCAGTTCTGGATCTTCTCCCGATAACAACAACATATCGTTGTAGACGACAAAATCATTGTTGCCCGAGTTCATATCTTTGATCGGCATACCGAGATAATCATTGTTTTTCACTACCATCGTACTAACCTCTTCCGGTGCTTTTGCGATGGGATCAAGACCTTCTTTTTTTGCTGCGTTTGCACGGACATAAATCACGTAGATCAAAACTACAACAGCGAGTGCCAGCAATATTTCTTGCATTTATTATCTTTCCCAAAAAAGAAAGATCATTCTAAACAGGGCGGCGAGGACAAACGATGTGCAAGTAGTCGATAGACCGTTTGCACGGGCGGCGAGGACAAACGATGTGCAAGTAGTTAGTTGTTCGCTTGCAGATGATGAGCTGGTCGCTTGCAGATGATGAGTTGATCGCTTGCAGATGATGAGTTGATCGCTTGCAGATGATGATCAACACAAAAAATAAATGATACTACAGACGATGATCAACACAAAAAATAAAGACGATGTTGTCGACGTCAATGACGATGTTATGTGTACATGACAAACACAAAAAATATAGATGTGTTAAACGATACGTCCATGCGATATACTACTTAACACGCGCACATACATCTATTTTTCTGTGTTTCACACGAACGATCTATTGACTACTTGCATATCGTGCGTCCTCACCGTTCGTTTAGAGACCAGTGTTGACAAACTTTCTATCTGCCTTCAACATCATTTGTAGTGCCATTCTATTGAGTGAGTTAATATCTGCGACAACACCAGATGAGTAAATGTGTTCAACTACATGCAAGTTGTATGCATTATAATCGATGAAGCTATCTCCGCCTGCTTCGTGCACATCGCTCAAGTGGTCAGGTAATGCTTGAATACCAGGAATGTATAGAGCCAAGTTGCTGTTATAGATCGGAGTGATAACAGTTTCAAGAGCACTAGTAACATGCTTTCTTGTCTTGTTGATGTTCAACACAATGGTCGACAAAGCGTTCAAAGCGCCCTTATGCTTACCGAACAACTCAATGCTAACAACGATGTCGTCAAGATCTCTTCTTCCTGATCCATACACTTGCTCGTAATTCATGAATCTGACTTCCCACAAGAAACGTCTATCGTCTTCATTCAACTTGAGATGAGGATAATCTTGATATCTGCGCGCAACTCTTTCGGGGAAGATATTGTTGACATCGAACAACTGATTGCCTGTTGACAATGTTGTATAAAGACCAACAAGTCGTGTGAACGATTCCATGCTGGCTTCATGTGTCATTCTGTATTTATTGAATCTACCGACGATGTCTAATCTTCTGTCGAAACATGCTCCGTGACCAGCACAAGCTGCGAATGCTGCTTTATATGTGCTTGCAATCTCTGCAGTTTGTGACTGTGCCCACCATTCATCGATCAAACAATCTGGTAACAAACGATCAATAGCACAATATGGTTCCAATAAAAAGACGATGTCTGAGTATCCCATGTTACATACACTCATTGCGTCTGGTAGATATTCTTTGTACTTTGGCGATGACATGATGAACTTGATCAAACTTGCAGAGTACTCTAAGAGAGGCATTCTGAACTGTTGTTCGCCTGATTTTGCTCTCTCAACAACAAGATGATAAGCAGAGATAATTGCATGGAAGTAAAGATCTCTGTTAGTCAATCTCTCTAACCCTGGTTCATTTGTTTCACGCGATCCTGTCTTCTTTGCGCCTGAATATTTGTACTCAGCTGCGATACCCGAGTCGACCGGCACACCGCTCTTAATGACCCAAAGTGCAACTTTCTTTGCGGACTCTGGGTTAACTTGCTTGAAATTCTTGTCTCTGACGATCTTACAACCGCCTTCCAATGTGATTGTGTCACCGGAAATATCTTTGATCTGCAACTTAGTCTTATTACTTGTGACGATGTCATCTTGTTGAGCCTTGAACTCAGCGCCTGTTGGGAAGTGTCCATAGATGATACAGTTTCTGAGGATCTGTGGTCCCTTATTCCATGCATCATTATCAGATGAGTTCAGTGCTTTGTTGAGTTCGGCCTTGATTTCATCTGATGCAGGAATCAATATCGTGATACCATCGAATCTTTTATCCTTTGGTGTTCTCAAAGAGCCTTTGACGCATGTTCTATCTAGGTAGTATCTAAAGTCAGAGTAATGATCATCAAGGTAATCAATATACTTGCAATATAACTCTTGTTTGCTCTTATTCATGGTTGTTATATGGGATCCTATAAATTAATCAAAATCATAATTTTAGGTGTTGTACTTTTTTGTCGTTTGAATAATTTTTAGTATTTTCAATTTCGATTTTCTTACCTCCGCCGAGTATATAGATGGGTGCTTCAAACAGTAAGACAACAATCAGTGCAGGCGCAGAACATGCTCTTGCAGACCCAAAGTTAGTATCATTCGTCACTGACCTCACAAAAGGTAACATTGACGCTGTGAAGATTGCTAACCTCGTGGAGAAGTTGCCAAAAAATGGTACCCCAGTAGATGAAAGCATCTTGCAATTGTACGAGTCAAATGTTGATAGTCTTGTGGATGACATCAAAACAGCAACAGGAATTCAAAGTGATCTCATCAACGGCGAAAACATCAGAGGAATGGTTGCAACAGCAAGAAAGTTCGGTTTGCAAGCAATTCCATACATTGTTGGAATCGTCGCCACAGTTGCAGCAGAAGGTAATGTTGCAGTTGGAATGCAAGCAAAGAGCTCTGCCGATAAAGCAGTAGATATTGCACAAAAGATTGAAGACGCTATGGTTAATTTTGCCGCAACGTCAAAGACACCAGGAATCGTGAAAACACTCTCCGATAAGTTTAATTTGGGTAAGAAGAAGTTGTTCAGCTTGTTGACTGGTAAAAAGGAGTTCTCCGGTGCTTATGAAGAACTCAAGAAACACTACGGACCAAAGTTTGGTGCATGTGATTGCGACAAGATTGGTGCAAGAGATGAAGAAGACTCTGTGTTGTCTGCTATCAAATACATGAAATCATCGAGCAGCGCAGCAAAGACTAACTTGGCTAAACAAATCATCGAATCTATTAGTAAGTTCGTGATACAAGTGCCACCAGCATCTTTGTCTGATGCCGAAAAGGCCAATTGGTTGTTGGCACACATGCCTGGTAAGCCAGGCAACCCAAACAACATGGATGAAAATAAGATGAATGCTGCATGCGATGCTCTTATCAAGATCTTGAACAACTTCATCGGTAAAGAGGTCATTAAAAAGGATCTTGATCGTGTTACAAAGTGCGCACAAGCAGCAGAAATGTTGCACAGCTTAACTATGGGCATGCACATCGAGTACTTGACCGCCCAACAAGACATTCAAACCATCGAAGACAACTTGACATACATTGCACAACTTGAAGGCCATCTCAATAAAGAGATCTTAGAGTCGATGAGCCCTGAGATGACTGAGGGTCAAAAGTTAGAAAACCTCAACAAGCAAGAAGCACTCAAACTCTTGAGCGAAGAACGTGAACGTCAAATGAACATGTTGAGAGCCATTACCACTGGTACATTCGATAAGACAGATAAAGAGATTCTTGATTTGTTGCGAAACGGTACGATCTTGCGTGCAGACATTTCGGATATTTCTGATAAAAATCCATCTAACAAATCTTTCCGTACCACTCTATATAAGCTGTTAGATATGGTCGTCATCACTGGAGCTGTCGCTGCATACATTGAAAGTGCCCTCAGAGGCATCGGAATGACCATCGACGAATATAAGAAGACACAAAGTTTGTCGCAATTCAAGAACAGAGTTGCCGAACTTATGCCAAAAGATGGTGATTACAAGGTACAAGAAAAGTTCACAAGAAACGCAGAAGTCTTAGCAAAGAATTTTGACAAGCGTGCAGATATTAAGACAAGCGTCGCTGGATCAAGAGATGAAGACTCATCAGATGATGAATCCGATGATATTTATGGTGGTGCTGATAGACGTTACGCACCAACTGAGTCAGAAAAGAAGATCAATGCTCGTAAGAATGTTCGTGCAATGCAACTAAGAATCTTCGCTAATCAGTTGATCAGAATCTATAGTGGCATCGAAAGAGCACTTGATGATATTGTTCCATTCGTTGGTGACAGTATTGCACACGGAGATGATCTCGACATTTTCTTAGATCGTCTCTTGTTCTTGGGAGAAGATCAAACACTTAAGGGTAGAACATATGAAGCTCTTGCTGGTGCTGTTGTTGATCCATTGGCAACACAAATCCGTATGGAACTCATCGGAAGATATAAGACACTTGTCGCAAGTATTGATGTTCTTGTCAATAAATCAAAGGATCAAGGTCGTGAAAAACTCTTGAAGCTTAAGAGTGCTATTGAAGAACTCATCAAGTTGAGTGACACAACATCTGAGGGATTTAAGAAAGTGCTCGGAGGTGCATCTGAGTCATCTGGTGATATCAGCGCTTCTATGGGCGTTGAGTATGGTGTCGGAAGAAGCATCATTGATCTTAACAAGGCCATCGACAAGATGCGTGCATTTGCTAAGACCGCCAAAGTTCGTGAAAATATTAGAGACCTCATGACTGATTTCAAGGGTGTAAACCCAGAGTATGAAGACATGGTAGGCAAAAATGTTGGAGGTATGCTCAATGAAATTAACGAATTGCAAAAAAAGTATCTCGAGATTGTTGACTCAGTATCGAAGAACGAAGCAGACGTTAATGCACTTAAGATGTGTGAGAACGCAAGAGAATTTTACATCGGTCAGTTCGATGCCATCAGAAATGTATGGAGATCAGCTGAAGCTGTCGACTACTACTTGGGTAACTTCACTCACGACATTCGTCTCAATACATCAGAGATCAAGGACATTGCCAGCTTGCTTGAAGGCGTAACTGTGCACAAAAATTGGTACGATGCTAAACTCGGTAACTTGTTGACAGGTATCTACGATAACTTCCCAACAAAATTCAATGCCACTACTGCTAAAGCAACGTATTGCGATAACGAACTGATCAACAACAATGGTGAACAACACTACTATGAACTGTTGAGCAAATATACTCCCGGTAACCCAATGTACAGCGCAGAAATGGTGAACCATGGTGCTGACGCACTCAAGAAGTCTAAGGCATTTGTGTCAAGATTCGCAATTCTCAAGAACATAGTAACACTTTTCTACGATCTCGGATCAAAGTATAGTGGCGATAAGACAAAAGATTCATCAAAGTATATGGCGCCAGGTTCTCTCTTGAAGACCCTCATGGATTACATGCATTTCGGATCATTTAATGTTGTCTCAAGAGAACAAATCATGTCATATGAAGGTATATTGGTTAAAATTAATCCTTTTGATTCTACTGGTGTGGCTGCGCTAAAACAAACTGATAGAGTTTTATATGATGATTTGGCGGGAGAATCGATGAAGATGCTTGGACTGACTCTTGAAGATTTAGTAGGACCGGGAAAAGATGATAACTTGTTGATAAGAGATGTAGAACCTATATATTTAGGAAAACATATAAACGGAACATATCTCAATCATATAGCCACACCTAAATCTGACGACCCTCAACGTCATCAATCATTCGAGTTGATGATTCGTTCAGACAACTTGAATTTCATGAGAGGCAATCACTTGCTGGTTAAGACAGACGAGATGTTCTGCAACTTGATTAAGGCTATGCTCGCAAAGATCTTAGCATGCATCGAGACATTCGAAATCATGAAGAAGCCAATGTTGTACAATGTTAGTAACTCTGCTGTTAGACAAATTCTCGGAGGTGCTGATGTTGATGTTAAGCCAGAATATGCTGAACTTTATGTTCGTATGATTCTCTTGATCAAGTTCTACAAGGACATCTTTGACATTGACTCAACTACTGGTTTCCAAAAGTATTCGAAGCTCGATAGATCGGAATCTAAGTTGTTGAAGATTTCATTGATGCCTGATATCGATGGTATCTACGGACCATTAGTGCAATACATGTTATCTAATGATCGTCTCGGCGTTAAGAACTATACTGATTCTCAGATGTCTGTCATCGTTGATAAGATCAACGAGATCATTAACAAAGTTTCTGGATCAGGACCAGAGGAGAAGACACAAGCAGTCATTAAGGGATTCATCAAAGATATCAACAGACGTTTCGCCCTCGTCACTGAAGAAGATGTCAAAGAATACAAAAAATTAGTTGATCAAGAACGTAACTTGTGGGGTCAACTCAAGGAAGCAAACGCAGACGACTACTCATCAAACACGATTGTAATGGATCAAGACGATGAGTTAACATCATTCATGCGATTGCCATCTGATTCATATGTTACTAGTGGATCAATGCCAAAGGGTATCTTCGGATCAGATGTAGTTGATCGTGAAGTAAACAGAAAATACTACGGTGAGTACTATCAACTCTACAGAAGTTTCAGAGAAAAGATCGATGCTTACATTCACAAAAATACATCTGAGAACGTTCCAAAGTTGTCTGGTGTTATCGAATCGATCAGCAAGCAGATGAAGCTTGAAAACAACATGAATCGCAGACTTGAACTATTGAGCAAGTTCTTAGAAAGTGGTGTTGACATGTCTGAGGTTGAAAAATCAAAGTATGTTGCATTCCATGAGTTTGTTGTTTCTGCAATCAACGGTATCAGCATGATCGATGCATACATTACAAACATCATCGCATGTGGTTACATTGCAGACAAGATCGGTCTCGGTAATGCCATCATCTTCAACAGAGGTGACGCAGGTACTGTACTTGGAAATGGTGTCATAAATCTTAACGATGTTATTAACGCAATCGACGATATGACTTTGGCTACAGGAATAAACTCAAAGGCAGTCAAAAAGATTCTAGAGAAGTTTGATAATACATCCAAGAATTTTACCATTGCTGGTAGAGGATTGTTGATGAATATCGAAAACGATTCTGGTAAAATTGCAGCATTTAGCGATGCTGCTCTCGGAGCAGACATTCTTAAAGAAATCATCGTAAACATCTTCTATGGTTTATCTGGAAACGATCTTTTCAGTGTTAGAATCGGTGAAACAAGCATCACTGTCGATTACGCAAAGTTGCAAGAAACTATCGAAAAGACATATGCATCCGTCAAGAGCACATTGGAGAAGTTTAGACCACACATTGACTCTAAGATTTATGATCTTTATGTCGGACAGATCAACAACAATAGAAACAAGAACGCCATCTATGAACTTTATGATGACTTGATCAGAGTAAAGCTCAATGGCGCAGAAGTTTATGGTGCGTCAGAGTCACAAAAGTTAGACGCAAAGCTTGGTAGATACTATGGTCTCAGAGCTGCTATTGATGCAATGAGCACATTCATTGTCCGTCATAAGAGATTAGAAAACATCATTGCCAGCAACGTAGCATATGATCAAAATACACCAAATATTGGTTTGTTGCCAAATACTAGACTCCCCGTGCTTACAGAATGGTACAAGACAAAGGGATCAGGCATTGAACGTATGCACATGAGTATTGATGGTTCTAAGTTCACTACTGATTTGCGTTTTGGTGCCAGATATTCTCAAATGTATGATTTTGATGGTCCATTCAACTACAACAGAAATGTTTTCTCCGCAATGAATCAACTTATCGCCCGTTTCATGTCAAGAACATTCGACGCAAATCAAGAAAAGATGTATAAGGGTGTTGTCAATGCATTCGACAAGGTCTTCAGTTATGAGATCACCAATCCATTTGCTAACGCATGGCCTGACATTTGGCCCGCTATCTACTTTGATAAGACAGCTGTCGCTAAAGCAACTGTCACAGAGAAAGATTCATTTAACGTGGTTAGCTCTTTGGCAACTTTCACAGCCACGGCTGCTAGCAGAGTTAATGATAAAAAGAAAAATCAATTAGGTTCTGTTTTGAGTTTGGCCGACTTTATCACTACTTTAGGTATTAATCCTGCTACGTATCCTCTTGGCCAAAATGCTGTTAGTCAGTTGCAAAGAAGAAATCTACCGGATTCTGATGGTCTCTTGCTTGCATCGTTAGCACACATCATTCAAAACATCAAGAGTAATAAAGATAGTGCCGGCGGTCTATTGAACGTCGCTGAATCTTGGAGCGAGATTAGTCAAGCCACCAAAGATACTCTTCGTGAAGAGTTGCCATTGTTCAAGAAATATTTTGCTGAACTTGGTATCAGAGCACGTTTCTTGAAGGACTTGAATGATAAGTTCGCAACATCAACTAACATACCTTCTGTTGCTGATGTAATTTATCCAAAAAATATCAGAGCACCAACTGAGATGTCTGTTCCATACTTCGACAGATTGCTCGCAAAGATGATCGATATCTCCGAAGCATTCGAAAAGACTGTCGATGACATGATCAAGGAACTCATCATTCCTACTGAGTATGGTGAATTGTTCCCAGGCTTCTTGAAGGCATATCAAAGTAAGTTCAATTCTGTTCCACTTATTTTGCCAAGTATGATCTTCTCGTATGTGTTCAACAGAAGAAGCATTGTAGCAGATGGACAGAACATTCAATTGATTCCCGCAACCAAAGGAACGTCTGATAGATACTTGACATCATTCATCAACAATATCAGTGGTGCTGCTAACAGTCCTATCGTCGATGCTCTTATCAGGCACTTTGATAGTACTATCAATGGCCCAGAACGATTGATCAAAACTGATGTTGCAAACGCAGTAGCAGGTTACACTAAACTCGTTGACTACATCGGATATTGTAGACAGTATAAGTCGTTCTTCGTGTTGCCAATGGAATACGATAATACAATCATCACTAATATCGATGAATTCGACAAACTCATTTATCCAGAGTCATATGATTCTACTGCTGGTAAATACACTAAGACAGCTGCAAATATTTCTGTTACTACCCCATGGACGATCGGTTTCTTCGTTGATGAGAGTGCAAAAAAGAATCCTGGTATTACGATGAACCTTGCCAACACAGTTGGTATCAGATATCTTAATTCATACTTCATTGAACAACGTGGGGTTACTTACCTCAATAATATCACAACCGCCCTGGTGGCAGAAAAGATGAAGGTCATTTTCGATCATTTTAAGATCCGATCTGTTGATGTTGGTAATGCTAACAGCGATGCATTCATCGTGAAGAACATTCTGGATATGAATATCGTTCCGATCGATTTCAGTGGTTTTAGTAGATTCATTCCTTACAGCAACATCATGAACTATGCATACACTCTCGAACAAATGGCACTTGATATGTTGATTCCTAATAAACCTGAAAAAGAGGCCATTGAAAACAGTATGATTGGTAAGAATAGAATTCCTGTAGTAAGTGCAGAAACAATGATGTATTCACTGTTAGTCAACCCATTCGCAAAATTATATAATGATGACAGACAATGGAATCAACTAAAGAACATGTTTAGAGGCGACAACGAAATTGCGTTAGGTCGTCCAGTGTTCTTGGATGATCAATTGTTCCAGAAGTTACTCTTTGAGTCTAATTTTGACCAGAGAACAAACTATGATACCGTTGGCCACGAACATATTGATTATAGTAATATGAGGGACACTATCGCATCTGACAAGCTTGGTATGTCAAAATTCGATATGCCTGTTTATAGGGGTTCTGGAGAATCTGATTCTGGTTTGCAATTATTGTTCGGATACAGCAAGCTTATTGAGCATACCACTTTTATATCCCAAGAGATTATTAAATATTTATCGTTGGGATCGGATATCGATATTGAATACCCAAATAGCGGGGATGACAAATTACCACTGATTGCTAGTTTTATATTTATCGACAACACGGGAGCCAAAATCGCAAAAGGAGACTACGTTATGCGAGGAAGAATATACAATGGCGATTTCATGGATGTGACTCTGAAGATTGTTCAGTCTTCAGCAACGACAGCTGATATTGTTCTCGCGAGACCAAATAATTCGGTGCTAGTAGCATTAAAAAATATTCCTATTGCAAATATAGTTACACTAACGGCCGGAAATAGAATCAATGTAGGATGGGGTGCACAGTTGCCTATAGATGTATACGACAATGCATTCAAAACTACTAAAACGGTGTTAACAACAATCCCCAATATTTCAACGTATCAAGATTATGAGACAGCTGTAAAAACCAATATCGCATATGCCATAATTGAAACCATCATAGATAGATCTTTAAGACCTGGACGAGGATTTAACATAGATAGACTAATTAATATTATATTTGTTGCTCTCTCAACGACAGATGACAGACAACCATTGAATAGAGTTCCTGTAGAACCAGTGGTTGATCCATCTACCATTCTTGATAATATTGGTTCGTTGGGTGAAATCAACAAAAACGTATATTTAAGAACTTTGGCATATATGTTAGTAGCTGATATGGTAGACGTAAATGTTGCAATAAAGTTCGCAATGATCAACAGTTTCTCAACCGCACCAAATAATTTGACGGGTCCTAAATTATATGAATATCTGGCAGGAGAACTGTCTAAGGCTGGTTTCCAGATAAGAAAACGAGCTGTATCAAATCTCAGATCATCCATCAGTGGAACAACAAATGATAGCAAGCAACATAAGATTACAGGATATTTCAACCCTAGCAAAGGTTTCAGTCCAAGTTTCCGTGGTCAGAATATCGACGACAACAATGTATTTAGTGGTGTTCACGGTCAACTTAACTATATTGATCCTCAAAAGATGGGTGTCAGTCGCATCAGAACAGTTAATGTACTCAATTCAAATGATGAACTGATGGCACTTGGTAGTATGAGAATGAATACTGTTTTGGTCAAGTTCATTGTATTTATGGCCAATGCATACAGACTCATCTTGTATCGACTCCGTGAAGATTCTAAGAACAAGCACGCAAGAATCGCAAAGAATGCCGAAGAGCTTCTCGATGATAGCAACACTGAGTTCACAGGTTTTGACATGTTCGAATAAACACAAAGTTAAGCGCTATACACACAACTTATTTTTTTGATCGAATAATGATGTCGCCAAAAAAATAAGATACACGTAGTTAGTACATGAAATGAGATGAGTTATTTTTTGCCCACTCTTCAGCTTCTGATCTGATTGATGCCTTGGTCACTAGAGGTTTTGCTCTATTCAACAACACGAATTTACGTTCAGCCGAACGATATTCAAGACCTCTGATGATACTCAGAATACGCACAAACATGTCGATGATGTTTCGATGTTTATGTTTCAAGTAAATAGCACCGAAGTGTACACTCACAGCACCAACAGCAATTTCTTCTGCGAACAGTGCATGATTGTCAATCTTGATTGCGCTGATCGCTGTCTTGATGTTTGCCATCGTCTCCCACAATAATGCATCAAGCCCCTTAGTGCACTTTGTGTAATGATCATTGATTTGTCTACTAGTACTCGACAAACCGTCAGGCAAGCTGCTCTCTGGAATGCTCTTGACTTCGATGATAGGACGGATCCATTCACCGAAAACACAGATGAAGTTGTTCATTGTGACACTGCTATATGTTCCGTTCAGCACAGATGTAACAAGTCCGGCGATGACATTTTTGATGTCCGAATCGCGACCGATCTTCGATACTTTTTTTGCTAATCTGCTGTTGACGGTTAGATCGGAACCATTGTTTTGAAGAATTTTGAAGACGTTCAAAATGTACTTTTGTGCAGCGGTCGATCGCTGTTTGTCTGCACGTCTATAGTAGTCATCTGTCGTCTCGTCGTCAGTTTGTGGTGGTGCAACCGTGTCAAATATTTTGTCCGAGATGATCAAACGTCCTAAGAAGCCTTTCATCTTTTCGAGATACTTAAACAAGTTTACGCTGAAAGATTCTTTCGACCCCTCAACAACACGCAGCGGTTCTGCTAGTTCGGCGGTAGTGAACTTAGTTTCAAGCTTACCGCTTAAGTCATAACCTCTGAAACGATTGACATAGACGATAGGAAATGACTCTCCAGATAATGGTGGTGTGTACAGTTCGGCTGCAACATAGTCGCCATTCTTCTTTAGTTCTTTGTGTTGGCGCGACATGTACTCAACAATGTTGTGCACTTCGATCGCCTTCTTACCCTTTCTGTACGTCTTGAACAATACGAAGTCATTGTAATCTGCTCCCGCCGTCTTATATGATCGAAGAGTTGCTTTCATCAGCTCCAAAGTGTTACCGTGGAATGATGGATGCATCATCTTTTTCAAGAAATCGTTACCGATGCGCTTGGCGATCTTTGTTTGACCTCTCTTCTTGAAGTCGAAACCTCTCAAGAATATGTCATGTGGATAAAAGTTGATTTCTTTCTCATGTGCTACGAGCGCATACTTTTTCTTACCGCTCAAATATGTAGGGAAACCTACTTCTTCGTAAGCCATAGTCAGATATCTAGTATTGTTCATTAAACACAGCGTGTCGGCAATGACCTTTGTCACGAACTCGATATATTTTCTTGTGGCATGAACCATCGGCGTCCATAGTTCATTGACCTTTAACTCTGTTTCTTCCTCCGAAAGTGTGTCTTCGTGCTCATGTGTACTAACATCATGCGATATACCGAATTTTTCATAACGAAGATTTAGGTAGCGAGCAATGATCTCTTCATATATCTTGTGCGGACACTTGATATATGCTGAGTCAGTATCACCGTACATAACTTCGCAACCGAGGCTCTCAACAAGTGCTATGACAGGTTTGATCGCCATATATTTACCTGTGTGAGTGATGCCAGCAGCTACTTCGAGAGCATAGATGAAACCACGATCTTCTCCTGATTTACCATAGATCGTGTTTGCCATGATCTTGATGGCCAACTGCTTGGCGTTATAAATTTCATAGATCTCACAAATCTGTGCATATGTGTGCAATGTTATCGATGCACTAACATCGTCGGATGTTGCGATAGCATCAGGGACATGAACATTTTTTATTGTGTCCCAATATGCCTCTTTCATACCCTTTGCTTCCATCAACTCTTTGAGCTCTTTGGCATTTGCAAATGGCTTCTTGATAACATTTCTAAGATCGAAAAGTTGTTGTCCGAGTAGTGCATTGACACCCATACATTCGTTTTGTAACCCTGCACGACCATATATTTTGACCACTTCTTCAGAGTACTTGCAAGCGGCCGGAGCATATCCTGCGTCCAACAACATTTTATCAGCGTTCTGATAGATCTTGCATGTTTCGCCCATTTCGACGTTATCGATCTTCATCACAACTTCATCTCCGATCGTCCATGTCATGTTTTTAACGTATCGTTCAATGATACGTGTGTCTTTTGAGGGATCAACAATGCCATTGTGTTGAATAAAATGCGCTTTACACATTTCTTCTGATATGATAGAATCTTTGTTCTTATCCTTCTTCTTGCCTTTCTTGACTATCTTGTATGGGATCTCAAGACTAAGAACATTGTATCCGAGCGCTTTGAAGAAATCTACCTCATCGTCGTCAACAACCATATCAGGTGACAAGTTGAATGCAGCCATAAGACTAGGATACAAGCTGCTGAAATCGATACCGGTGATCGGTCTATCGACGTGCAGCCCATACACAGGGTTAACAACATATGCACCAGAGAATGATTCTTCTGTTTCTGAGTCATTATCTTTTTTGTATCTGTTTGAGAACAGTCTGCCTGCATCATATGCAGAGCTCGCTAACATGTTTGTTAGAAGAGCACCAGCAGCACGATAAAATGCACCTGTGACAGGGAATCTACTCAATGCGCCCATAGCGCGACATGAGAACATGAACGATTCTTTGAAAAACAACTTATATAGTTTCAGAGAGTCGATATATGAGTAGTACATGAACTTGCACATCTTGTCGTTGAAGTGCGGATAGTGTGTTTCGACATCTTCGGGCACAACATTGTTAAATGTGTACTGACCGTCATCATCGTAAACTTCTGTCGCTTCGGTCAACTTATGCATCTCAATATATGTCATGTCTTCTTTGTTTCCGAGATTAGCTCTTTGTAAGAAGCTGTTCAAGCTCTTCTCTTCGATCTTCGGATACGCACGCACAAGCAGTACCATAGAGTCAATGAATGCTGTTCCAAAGAAATTGGGCATCTTGAGATAGCTTGTTCGGCCTGCTTCCATCTTTACTTGATGTTCACGAATACATTTATCGAATGTTTCGCCCCACATCGGCTTTATTGTGTGACAGTATGCGGCCATAAAGTAGTCTCGTGGTGTGCGAGGTTTGTCCATGTCGACAGGAGTGTTACCCATATCATCTGTCCAGAATTCGATACGGTCTCTCATTATAGGATAATCGAAACATCCGCCGTTGAAGGCATGTTCATACTCAGGTCGAAATCTTCCGATGAACTTGTAGTACGAGATCAACATCTGTCGTTCGTTTTTACACAAAACTAAGATGGGCGGTACCTTGCCATCGACAGTGAGTGTCTCTGGTTTTAGGTTCACAACAGTAAAAACAACGCTGATAAGAGGGTCAGGATCATGCCATGCACCTATGCTTGTCGAGATCGCTGATATATAATAATCGTCGCCCGGTGCAGGTACAGACATGTCTTGACCTATCTTTTTTGTTTCGATATCCCATGCGTTGATGAGCAAGTTATCTTTGTGCTTGAACTCTTCACGCGATAGTGGCACGAAGTCATGATCAGCAGTCAACTCATAAATTGTGTCATAGACATCTTCTCGAAAGAACGAAACATCGAATTTTTTTGTGTGTGTAGGGAGACCTAACAATGTGTCGACTGGTATGTTGCGATTATGTCGCAAGTATTGTGGCACGTAGTCGTTGTCATCTTCGCCGATATAGTAACCAGCATCTAACAATCGTTTGATCGCCATCTTACGCGACATTAATGTCCCGAAAGTGATCTTGATCTTTGGTGTCTTATGCAACTGAAATTTGTGATAGTTGTACATCTTGATCGTTGTATACAACGGTGCTTCGAAGCACCCCATCACACCTTTTATGACATTCTTGAACTCACGTATATTTTTGTGATACTCGTCTGGGACAGAAATTATGATGTATGGCGCAATATCGCGCTGCACTACCATGATCTTGTTACCAACAGTGTCAACACCCGACATCAAGAAACATGCTGTCTTACCACAATCAAGCGATATGTCTTCACACTTGAAGAAGTTCAAGAAGACAGGTCTATATTTTGTTTCGTGTCCTGTTACCGGCGATATCTTTTTGACTATTCGTGGTGCTTTTGCAGGCAATGATGATTGTAATGTTTCAAGAGCATACTTTCTGTCGCAGAATTCTTCGTCGAAAAACTGCTTGGGGCTGGTGTAAACCTTCCCCAAACTGTTGATATCCGAAAACCGCACAGTAGTATTTTCCATATTATTGAGTATATAAGACAACTCCAATCATTCAATTTTTGGTAGCTTTTTTGCCCGCGCTAAAATAATAACATGTCATTAGAGAATGTGCTAATCGCTATCCTTATCGTCATAATCATAGTCAACATTTATTGGGCGCAAAACTATGATGTGATCAACATTAATGGTGATAAATACCATGTTCTGAGCGAATATCCAACATCCAGAGATGATGCAGCAAAGATATTATCTGTTGTTCATGATCGTATAGTCAAGTTTATGGATTATGAGAGGGTCAAATATCGTGTTGGTCTCACAAAAGAAGAAACTGACAAGCTCGGCCCGGGACCTAACCCTGATGTGGTGGCAACATACGACGCAAAATCAGTGATCGATGCTATGTTATACTCGTTCAACCCTGAGAAGGTGTTCGAGAACGATCCAAACAACATGTCTGGTAGCACGAGTTATACAGTACAAAAAGGGCGAGAGATGTATGTTTGTCTCAGAAACAAAGATGGCTCTTTCGTCGATATCAACACTCTGATGTTTGTGATTTTGCACGAAATGTCGCACATCGGTGCTTACTGGACGTTTGGACACACAGATGATTTTTGGACTGTGTTTGCCTTCGTGCTTCAAGATGCGATCGAAGCCGGCGTATATAAATATGTCGATTATACAAAAGAGCCAGTCGACTACTGCGGACTGAAGATTCAAAGCACACCATATAGACCGGTTGTATAAAATTGATCCATGCCGCACGCAAGCAAAAAAGATGTCCTCGTCGGCTGTACTATGCTTTGATGTTGCTGCGGAGATAACAAGTTACTTGGAACTATGCGATCTATTTTCTTTGCGAGGCACAAACACTGTGTTTATGTCGGCGGCAAGATGGTCGCTTGAGAACAACGCGACGGGTGTCATGAAATTATGTCGCGGCCCTGAAGCTATTTACTTAAAGTTGGCGCGATATTTCGCGAAGATGTTCGATATGGATATCATCGATGCAGTCACACAGCTCAACTTCAAACTTTTGAAAAAAGATGCTAGCTTCTTGTTTTGGTATGGACACGAAAAAATTAGATGTATCATTCTTGACGGTCGTAAAGTCATATGCACAGAAAATCTGCAACAGATCGGTCACACATACAGTTCGTCATCGTGGAAGAAATTAGAAAAGTATAGCTACATGTTGTGTTTTAAGCAAGCAGGAACTCTCACGGCAATATATGATGATCATCATAGAGCATCTTATGATATCAAGACATTCACCAATGACGATGATATAGTCGCATTAGTTGGCACTAGATACATAGATGTCGTTGGCACAAAGAGTAAGCAGATGCTCAAACGACATATACTTCATTACAAAGATCATGGTATATGTTCATATGTATCGCGTGAAGGTATTGTGTCGATAGCAAAATATGTTGAGTACTTACCGCCCATAGATGTGTGTATAGGACGGTTGTTGCTAGGCGATATCCTCCAAAATTGATTCTGCTATACGCAAACATAAATAAAAATGGCCACTAAACTTGCTGAAGCAATTGCACGCATAACTGATACCGACTTTTACCATGATTTCGATGATGGTGAGTTGACTCTTAATTATGTAGACAATGGTTTTCATTCAACTTTGGTATTGAAGTTTAACAGCGATGAAAGTATGTTTTATGTCTATGAACGTATATATAGACTCAGAGGCAAACGCCCTGTAAAGTATTACGAGAAGAGATACATGAGATACGACATCGGTTATGCTCCACAAATTCGTGACTTGCTATCTTTGCAAATCGATTATCTTACACCTATTGCCATTCCGGGTGTTAAGAATGCAAGATCATTATGTGATGTAAAAATTATGACCACTAATGCTGCTGCAGATGATGAGTAAAATCATCGTCGCACAGCATTGCATGTCGTTATAATTTTTTTGCTGTCCATTTCCCTAAAATTGATCAGCGATGCCCAATACAAAAAAATAGAATGGGCAACTTGTTATGTTATGATAATATTGTCGACATACTTAGTTATTGCAAAACATCTGAACTAAAGACTGCTTTGGCTGTCGATACAACATCGAGAACAGCAGTCAAAGATGTGTTATTGCACAAAAAAATAGTACCGCGTGAAGAAGATGAAGGCACTGGTATCGGCATTGATGAATATATCTTGATGCATGTTAGAGAGTGTGCCCTAAAGTTCGACATGGATGTCATAGATGTATTCAAACAATGTGATTTCAAGTTCATTCGATCATTCCCTAATGCTGTCTTATCGTGCGGATATGAAAATGATGTCAAATGTTTGATCATCAACGATGAGAAAATCATTGTAAGTAACTCTGATGACTTCGTCGGCAAAAAACTATGTGTTGCAGAAGAAAAAAGTTGTGGAGGTGATCATGCTTTGATGCTGATCAACGCCGATAAAAAGTATGTTATCACTACGTACGGCAGTCGTTACATCTTCGAACCATACTCAAAGATCAACTTTGAGGAGCCAAGAGTGTTTATCGATCGTAACATATATTATAGGCGCAAGGTCAATTTCGTCGACCTGGATGATTGTCATAGATGTTATCGTAAAACTATCAATCTTTATAAACAACACAACATCTGTTCTTATGCTGACCGTAACACAAAAAAATGGAGCATCGCTGATTACAAAGTTGTTGATGGCCTATGGTAACATCGTCGATGATGACATCTTTATTTTTTGATGACACGCGCACTTACGGTAAGAACGGAATACTTGTAAAGAATGCGCCCACACCACCTGATAGACCTTCAACAAATGCGACCATACTTGCTACCGAACCACATTCAGTAACAACACCTAAAGTTAATAATGCTGCTTCTGTGCTTAGGCCTGCACCTGCAATAGCACCTGCAGCTACACTTGCACCTGCCGATGCTTGAGCGGTTATTACTGCAGTTGCTGCACCAGTTGCGGCGCCTGATATACCACCAGTAGCAACCGTGGCGGCTCCAAATCCTGCTACCGCCGTACCATAACATATTGCTTTAGTAGTTACATATGCTATGTAACCAGACACAGGTCCACCACCCACTAATCTTGTGTTGTACTTTAGGGACATTTGGTCATCGACCATTGAACATGTGATGTAACCATATGTCAGAGCATCAGCTAGTTCATCGCATGTTTTGATCTTTCGCAACAATGGGCACAAGAGATGAGATGGAATTACGAAAGATGATGTTGTCATGTTTTATACACATTTCGCGTGATCTTCAATTTTCAGAAAATTGGCATCTATCAAACACAAAAAAAGAGATGAAATCGAATACGATGTCGCATACTATCGTGCTGCACGATGACATGATTTTTGGGATACTAAAATTCTCATCGAGCGATGAGTATGCTCTTTTGCGAATGGTCAATTCGTCGTTTGAATGGGCATTAGATCTAATCGCCAGTACAAACCATGATGTGCAAATTATATCCGAGACGATAGACTTACCGCCTGCAGTAGTTGCAGCTAATTTTATTGGTGCACGGCGGCCATCACAAGTAGCATTCATGCAATTTGGGCGGCATCGATTGTTGCTCGGTACATCTGGTCTTAAACATCGGTTCTATTATTTCGATGTTTGTAGGCCTCGATATCCACCAAGATGTAAACGATCTACGATCCCTGAAAATCTGTATATACAGAAATATGAAACTTATCGCCGTGGTGTCAATAAAATTCGTTTCAACAACTATGAAGTAATGGTCGATCAACCGTTAGGATCGATGAACAGCGAAGATACGATATTCGAAATAGATGAGCATAGATTCCGTCGCAGATCGAATGTACATCTTGTTGTTGTGTTTAGCGACAATACACATGCATTGATCGAGTTCTCGAATGATTCGATCAGCGGACCGAAGCACTTCTGCATGTATGCTGATGGCGCCGAGTTCACTATTTTTGATATACCACAAAATTGAAGATCATGACGATATAACAGAAAAAGAATGTCTACTCCGTCTACTTCATTTACTTCGTCTACTCTGTCTGCTCGTATTAATCTTCCAGGCCTTGATGGTCTCTTTCACGAAGAATATAATGATCAATATCAAGGTATGCTCGAGACGATCGAAGCAAGTGATGCACAACAAATCATCAAAGACGTTGCGCTAAAGTTGTCAACATATCATCATCAAATCCTCATATATATCAGAGACGACAGCACTATTTGTTTGTGTTATGGTTGGTACAGCGGTGAGATCTCACCGCGTACAAACATGTATGCAGATGCTGATTCGGCTGTCATGAAAATAAGATTCGTCGATGATGCAAGATATTTTACTCTCGGTGATCGCAAGATTGCATATGGTAGAACAGGTGACAAGACACGCGACATGTTCGTTGATCGTAAAATTCATATTACCGCGACCAATGTCTGTGAAGTTGCCGAATACATCATTAGCGCATTTCAGATAGGCACTACCCGCAAACCGTTTGTTAAACATTCATTCACTACATTGTCCGATATCAACATTGTTACCGACGCAGATGATCTCTAGTTATTTTTTTGCATGCGATAAAATTGAGTCATCTCGCAACCTGTAAAAAATGTTGTACGATGACATGCTTCGAGAGGTGCTCTCGTTCATTGGACGATCTGAATATGTATCGACACGTCTTGTGTCTCGACAGTTCAATGATGTTATATTGGCATTGTGCACAAACGGTTACACTCACCGCCTGCACATGGCCAACAAACGATTATCCATATTTGCTATTTTTATGAGTTTGTTCGAAGAGTTCGATCCTGAAAAAATGTTGGTAGACGATGGTGAGCCTGATACTTGTGCGATCTTTAGTTTCAGCATCGGTGATAAAGGTAGACGTGTTCTTGTCTCAGGGCCGAATGATGCTATGAAGATAACATACTCCAACCATCCGTTCGAACCATTCAAAGAACACTACTCGTATGTATTTATTGATCATCGCAAAAACACATTGTACTGCTTTCATCATATCAAGTCGAGCTATACAATAATCAAGTGTAGATATACATATGTAGTCGACAAATTATATGTTGTTTTGGATGGCGATGAATACTACCCATATGATATTGCACATGATATTGAGCATGTACAGATGTCGGAGTTGCATCGTATTCATGATATCAGAATTTTAGGCACAACAAAAAAAGCGATTGTCTCATTTTGGCGCAAAGGTGAAGAAACCGAAACTGTAGGTAGACACTATACTCTAGTCGATAACATTCATTTGAAGATGCTCCGAGCACATGTTTCCGATTCTCAAAATTGATTTCGGAATGCACAAGAAAAAAGAATGTCTGCCACAATTGTTGCCCCGATCTCTCGTCATACTATCGAAACACGCGATCATTTTACATTTCTTAGAACCGATGCAGATGATTTGTCAGCAAGTAATATGAAAGAACTTGTACAGAATTTGCTTGGTATGGATCTTAATTTCAGCACATCTGTTAATATTGATGATGATACTATTGTTGATCTTTGGTTGTGTAATCATAGTGCAAATGGTGATACCACAACATATGAAATGCAAGTGAAGTTCATTAATGATATGAGATATATCTTCATTAGTGATCGTTTTGTTACAAGATACGCTGACGTTGAAGATGACAATCAACCGATCGTCATTAACTTCAACAAGACTATTAAGTACACCTCTGATGTTTATCAGAAAGTGTTCATGACATTCTTGTCCGGTATTGATTACTTAGCTGTCGACAAAAAGATTATTGCAAATGATCAACTTGCCGATATAGCTATTACTACCGAATGCTAAAATTGATCTCTATATTTTTTGCATTCATGACCACTTTGATGACTCTGTGCGACGACAATATCATCGACATCATATCATTTTTGCCTATTGTGCACACGTATAATTTACGCGAAACATGCTCAAGAGCGTATGCACTTTGTGACATACAACTACGTCTTCGACTACCTGCAAACGTTCTGAATATCGTCGATGCATACATTTCGCATACCGGACATACGATTGTTATGACACTTAAGATGTTCAAGTTGGATACTCTTGATCTTCCGAATGCGCTACATGCGCCTCAAGCATTGATAATGTCTGAAGTCGATATTGGATCGCAAAAAATAATGATCACTACAAGCGATCATGATAATGAGCACCTGAGATTGACTAAATTTAGACATGTAGTTTTTAAGAAACTTGCGCATGTCGGTGCAGATGATCGGTTCGATATCACTATATTAAATGACAGGAAATCGACGATATTTTTGCGCGAAGAAGATAACATGTATGCCGTGCATGAAGGTGCTAGCGACATTAAAAATCATCATGTCGAGTGCGGAAATGTGTTTGTCAGAACACATATATTGACGTGTGTCGGTAACCTTTGTCGTTCGTGTAATGATATATTTATTTTGGATGATCATATCTTGACCTGGAACAACGAAAGAGTCCGATTACATGAAAGTCATGTATTGTTATCAACATCTATGTGAGTAAAATTGACTTCTGCATTTTTTTGCAAAACATGTTCTATCGCGATATCATCGGTGAGATCGTACTTTTTGTCGCACCGATAGATCTACTCAGTTTTCAATTAGTTAGTATGGACTTTAGATTCGCCGTTCGAGACATGATAGAACGCAATCCATATAAGCGATGTATGTATGCATTCATCTTGAGTGCTTCTAAGGCTATCGGATGGTCTGTTCATGAAATTTTGCGTCACGTCAATCTCAAAAAATATACATCCCGCGGAGAAGAAATATTCTATCATGAGGGTAGCCTGGGTATGATGGGCTACATATGGTATACACAGATATGTGTATGTAAGTATAGAATATGGGGCAAAGAATACACGACATTCATGACGGGTTATCATGAACTAACAAAGACAATATTCGATCCGCATAATAAGTTGACGGGTCGTTGGTATTATAATTACGCTTTGTTCGACAAAAAAACAAGCACACGATATATGTTTAGAGAATATCATAGCTATTACGTTCAAGAGAATGTTGTCGCACATGTTGATGATATCTCGTTGATGGGTTGCTTTGATCCATCGCAAGCGGAAAACATACAACAACTAATAATTCTTCGCGATCGATCCGATGGTATCATCTGTGTACACAGGAACAATAAACCATTCAACTCGATGTATGGTGTCTGTGAGATATTACATTTCTCCGAACAAATGATCGAGTTCAAGAGATGATCAAAAAAATAATCTTTTTTTGTGAGATAGTACGCCAACGTACTGAACGCATCCAAACGATTTAAGCAGTATAACGCAAAACGCATGAACCATCAGCAATCAACAAGAAGTTGATGGCCTTAGCTACGAACTTGACAGTCATAGTGTTACCAGATGTGTTTGCATAGTTACTGGTGATGTTAACGTAGAATTGGTTAGTTCTTGATACGTTGAAGTGACCAGATGGTTGATAGATCCATGGGAACAATGAGAAGTTAACCATGAGGATACCATCATCAACAGTTGTGTTGATAGTATCGCTACCAAAGTTATAAGTCAAGTAATCCTTGTAGAATTTCTCGACTTCTTCATTGTACAAGTCAACACCAGAAACATACACTCTCATTGTGTTGATAGTTGGACTACCTTGAATGACGTTGTCAGTGGCAACTTGTCTTTGTACTTGCCATGTGTCAGCAGTAGCAATAGTACCAGCTGTTACATCCCAATTATAACCATTGATAGTGGCGATCTGATCAACACTGTTAATGTTGATAGATCTGAATCTGTGCCAATCTCTCCATCCAGTAGTAGCAGATGTATTGACTTGTGGCAAACCACCAACGAAGAAGAATTCAACTGGGTACTTCAACATTTGCATGAGAATATCCTTCTTAGCCTGATTGACATCTTCATCTTGTTCCAAGAAGATTCTGATCATGCTGAATCCGATTCTTCTGATGTACATTTCGTGGACATCAGGATCAATGAACAAGTTGTTAATATACAAAGCAACTTCAGAGATATCACCTCCGGTGACGACTGAGTTGTTTGCAAGAACTGGCACTCTTCTTGTGGCGATGTTGTTAACCTTTTGCAAGACACCAGCCAAGAGACCAGATGATGTAGTGAATTGTTCTACGTCAAGTCTATAGTACAAGTTACCTGGGGCAACAGTAACAATATCTTCCTTCTTTGCAACGTTGAACTTAATGAATCTGTTGTTGAATGGGATAGCAGCAGATGGAATGGCCAAGTGAACATCAGTATTGAACCAGAACCACAATGGTGACCAGAGTTGAACACCAGTGAAAGCAGCTTGTGGTGTTTGATAACCAGACAAGAATTGCTTAGTAACCTTATAGTTACTTGTGCTCAAAGCATCGTTTGCAGGATCAGATGCACCGAAAACAGAGACAACTGCAGCTGTTCCCATTGGTCCTTGATAACCATTTTGACCGGCGATAGAAACGAGTTCAGAGTATGATTCGACTGGGACTTCTTGACCGACGAGTCTCTTCCATCCACTGATCTTGTTTGGTTGAATGCTCTTCTTTGCGATAGTGATAGCAGCAAGAGCAGTGTATCTGTCAAGAATGGCAGAAGCAACTTCGAATCTGATCTCAGAGAAAAGTCTTACACCTGGATATTCACAGAATCTAACGAAGTTAGTAGCAACACCAGTGACTGGAGTTTGAGAAACACCAGCGAAGTTCTCATATCTTTGGAGATATCTAGTCAAGATACCAGGACCAGAAGCAGCTGGAGTATATGATGCTTGCACGTTGGTATCAGAAACAGTTGTTGCAGTGCTTCCAATTGCGCTTGGCAATGCTGGGACAGTTCCAGCAGTTGCAGATACATCAGTCAATGTAGTTCTGATGACCATGTCAGCGAAGAAATCACCGAACTGTGGGATAGGGATTTGGATTGATTGAGCACCATATGAAACTGGTGAACCCAAAGTTTGCTTATAGTATTCCATTGCGGTAGTGACGAATGGCTTGTACTTAGCATTTACAAAGAGAATGTGGGTCTTCTCGATATCGTTGAGTGTTGGGAGAACATCAGCATCTGCATTTCCAGCTGCCAACTTCTTCTTAGCACAAACGATTTGACTGATTCTCATCTTAAGGAACTTGTTGGCGGTCAACAAGTTATCCATCTTACCTTGATTCGCAATGATTGTATAGACTGCACCTACTGCCATTTTTTGGGACTATGTATATCAGGCACCCCAAACAAAGAAAAAATATAATTATTGACCGACCCAAACATACTTTGTACCAAAATTGATTCCCAGCCTTCCTCAGCAAAAAAGAATGACTAAGTTTAGTGTAAATGGATATGAAATGATCATTATGATCAATGACTTCGACATACAGAAAGATATATTTATCGAAATAAATGACCGTCCGATCGACATCAGCAAAGATGCTATTGATGCTCTAAAGAAGGCAATGCGCCTTTCATCTGTGTTTAGGGCAAGTATAACATCAAAGAATGATATATTCGGCATTCTAAAATTGTTTAATGATTACATCATACCAGGCGTCGCCAAATTTCTCAAGAAGAATGATGTAACGCTTGGCGACAGCATATACACAGAAGAAATGTATATCTGTTTCCACTATTACAATGTCTCATCTATCATACGTTCTATGGCGACAGGAAAAAATTATGAGATGGCCGTTATCTTCGATAACGTTATCACAAAGATTATTCAGGGCACATTCAAAGAACGTGATCTCGAAAAGTTAGGTGCGATGTTTGATTACTTTGATATGCCGTTCGATAAGACGATGACAAACATCAGTCTTGTTGTTACTCGGTTCATCGATAACATCGTATCAGGTTATATTTCATCAGAACATATACATATTGCGCCAAGCCGTTTGTACGGTCATTTGTACAACATTGTTATCAACAGCATTAATCCACTCAGAATAAGTGATGCATGCATAACTGACATCTTGAGCGATGATGAGACCGCTGTCTCTGACTGTGTCGATGCCGATATGATGAACGTTTAATAGAATGAGTCACCAGAGTCATCTTCATCATGAGACCCACTTACATTCGGCGATGATGACCCTTTACCGCGAAACATCTTCTTTAATTTTTTGATACACTTCATCATCTTTCCTGTGCGATACACAAGAAACCAAACAAGCGCGATAAGCAGTATAATTATGATAGTATTGAAATCTATCTGACCGCCCGCAACAGCACCAACGGATGGTCCGTCGATGCCTGGAACGAATGTTTCTGATGTAGTGATACCGAATTTCTTTGGTGGTGGTGGTAGTGCTGCATAAATACCAGTTGATCCGGGTGCTAACTGTTCACCAACTGCATCTTTTTTTGATGTGATTGGACCTTGAGGTGCTAAACCACTTGGATCAGTAAAAAGATATTGGTAATATGGGGCACTCGTATAAGGATCATATGTGTCAGCCAATGGATTATAGTAATCATAGTCTTTGGTCATTGTATATTATTGCCTAATAATAATACGAGAAATATTCATTGTCGACTGTATTCTCATCGATCACAAAGTCAATAGAGATGACATCGACACCTTCGCGCGATGTAGAAGGGCGTTCAAACGATGAGTCGAACTTTCTGACAGCGACTTCTGGAACATGCTTCTCGCCAAACATATATTCTCGATATAGTCTATTGTGCTTGCATATCTCTGCAGGTGTTTTGACATGCAATATGACTGGTGTGTATCCAGCTGTCGTCACGACGTCGATTATTTTTTTGCGTGAATCTCTCGAAGGAAATGTACCATCTACTATTATTGTGACTTGTCTAGTACTTGTGCTATTTGGAATGCTGCACTTGAGTGATCGCACAGTCGCTGCTGCGGTTGTGTAAGGGATCAATATAGATTCTTTGTTTCGCAACTTTGTATTCATCGCGAAAGATGTTTTGCCTGATCCCTGACGACCGCACATAATGTAGACATGTTTAAGTTCAGTCTCAATAGATGACACACATGTCTTGCCTGATCTGACCGATGTATAACTATGCAAGTCAAGATACTCGAAGTCGATCTTATCTTGCTCGCTGACATTTTTATCTGCCCACAAAACAAAATCATCGATCGCCTTAACATCGTCATGTGGTAAGTGTTGATCGACGAATGCACGATATGATTCAGGAACAAGAAAATATGCACATATGTTTATTGCGAACTTGTAGTCAGAATCACTATGATCTTTCTCACGTCCAGCGGCATCACCTACCATGATCAACTGTTTGTACATATCATCCGTAATGATTTTTTTGAAACCAATACCAGATGGCTTTCTATATTCTGTGTGAGTACCATCTGCAACAATGAAATAGACGTTCGCACTTGGATTTATTTCTATGAGTGTGTCAAATATTTCTTGTGCTTTGATCATAAAATAGTCAACTTGTTCGATCGACTTTAGACCACCTTGATTAGTATAAATCATGATGTCAGCACCATCAACTGACGGTTTGAACTGCCAGACATAATCTTTGTTGTCGATAGGAAACTTCTTTCCTGATCGTGTCTTGATCAATGTGTCATCGAGATCAAAAATCCACAAACATGTCTTAGGGTCTGATACGATGTGTTCAAGAATTCTCATTGTTGACAACTGTGTTGATGTATGTAGCTTGCCCGCGACCTTCAATTTTCGATAACAAAAAAATAAAACTCTGTCGCACATAACATATAATAAACATGGAACATCTTTTGTGGAACATTGGTGTCATCGTTGCGATGATGTTTATGGCTGTAATATTTATGATGGTTGGCACATTCGTAATATTCATGGGTGCTACTGTTGCAGACAAATATGGTGGCATCTCATTCATGATCATAGCAGGTGGTTACACTGTTCTCGCACTATACATATTGAACTGTATGTTCAGACTGATCGAATAATTGTTGTCGTTGAACAATAATAATCATTACTTTAATTTTGTGCTGTAAACATATATCATATGTCTTTTGGCGATTATCCATCTGCTAACGTCAAGCTTGTATTAGACGAAATACATGTTACAGCACCATGTCTGAGCAACCCATCTCAGGGTTGGATCACATATCCTGTATATGGTCCAAAGTCGAATGTTACATTCATTAACAAGACTATTTTAGATTCATCTAATCAGGTTGCGGCAAACTATATTACATCTGGTTCAAACACTTATGCTATCACTGGTACTCCGAACATCGGAGACACACTAGTAAATTCTGCACCTGGCACATTGTCATGGTCATCATCACCTCCTTCAACAACAGCACCTATCATATATATTTATGGGTTAGCTGCATCTGGCGGTAACGGTTCTGTGAATGCACCATTCCAAACTATAAGTGCTGCGATCGCATCTGTCGCTAGTGTTACTACACAAAAAATATTTGTCATATGGCCTGGTACATACGCAGAAGCTGTAACATATTACACAAACAGTGTGTTTATCGGATTCGGTCAACCACAAATTACATCTGTTACTTTCTCGAATGCACATGGTGAAGGAGGTCTTTCATTGTTTGACGGAATCAGAACTGGAACACTAACAATGACTCCTGGCACTAATGCTATCGTGCCTACAGCCATACTTCGTAACTTAGTCATTAGTACTGCCGTGAACATCACATGTTTTGATACAGCAGTTGGAACATTGACTATCGAATCATCAGATATGGTCGCCATGTCTGCCATAAACTGCAGTGTTGTTTGTAAAAATTCTTCATTCAGTGGATCTGTATCTCTGATGCATACTGGTTCACAACCAGCAATCACTACTGTTGTGACTAATAGCGTGTTCTCTGGTACATTTGCTATCACAGGAACAGCAAATTATTCATGTACATTACAGGGTTGTACTATTACTAGTACGACCATATCTGGTGTTCCTACATTGAAGCGAGACTTCATATCCTCAGGTAGCGTGAATTCGACTAATGAAGTAGCTGTCGGTGGTAACTCATTTTTATCACGAAACTTAACTAGTATCGGTGTTGGTAGTGGAACTGATATCACATCATACACTAATTCTACTTTCTTGGGTATCGGATCTGGTGCTACATCGAGCGCTATTACTGGTTCTATCGCTATAGGAAGAAGTGCTGTTGCGGATACGAACAATCAATGCGCATTCACAAGCACCATCACACAGTTCAAAGCAGCTGGTTTGAGTGGTCATGCAGCATCAACACAAATGACGTTCAACACTGTTAACGGTCAGATCAACTATTTGTCATCAACTCGCGCAAAGAAAGAGAACATCGAAGATCTCGATGAACAAGACTGCTTGCGAATTGTTGATCAACTTCAACCAAGATCATTTAACTGGATCGAAGACGGTACTAGCGACATCGGTTTCATCGCAGAAGAAGCAGCTGATGTTAGTGATTTCTTAGTCGCAAAAAACAAAGATGATGAGATCGTCTCTGTCAACTACTTCAGAATCGTGACGAACTTAGTTGGCGCAGTCAAAGAGTTAAAAGCCATCGTCGACGAACAAGGCGAAATGATCAGATCACAACAAATGTTGATCAGCAACTTGAGCAAAAAATAAACATGTACTGCGCAAGTTATTCGTTCAGACTTCGTGATTCGTTCTGGCTTCGTACGTATCTTTTTTGTTCTAAGTATCTTGCAATTTCTATATATATTTCTCTCGGGATCATTTTTTGTCGTGTGCGTCTTTCTTCAATTTTAGTGATCTCTGATAAACACAAGATAAAAATATGTTGCCTAAACCAACTCAAGAACAGAGGGCAATCATTGATGCTATTGCACCGGACACTAACATTCTGATAAATGCTGTTGCGGGATCAGGAAAAACAACGACAAACTTGTTGATCGCAAAAGAGTACTCAGACAAGAAAGTATTGCTGCTGACCTATAATAATCACTTGCGACATGAAACAAAAGAACGCACAAAGGGTATATCGAACATCGATGTACACACATTTCACTCTTTTGCTGCGCGCTTGTTCGAGGGCAAGTGTTATAACGATACTCATCTATCAGATTTTTTGAAGGGAGTCGAATCAGACAGCGATGCTGACGATGATAGTGAAACAGACGACGTTGACGATGATCATCATTTGCAAACTCTCATTGATGAAGATGAACAGACAGTTATCTCATCGCCGACATACGATATCATCATTATTGACGAAGCACAAGATCTCACCCCTTTATTATTCAAGCTGTGTAAGCACATCATAAAAGCATGTGGTACCAATGATGTGTGCATATGCATCTTGGGTGATTTTCGTCAAAACATCTATGGGTATGCAGGTGCAGATTATAGATACATGAAATTTTTTCATGAAATCGTTGAGAGACCCAACACAAAAAAAGTGATCTTACCACTCAAACAGTCATGGCGACTAACAGGTGAGATGACCGAGTTCATCAATAACGCTGTGTTTGGCGGCAAGAAAATTCTTGATAGCCCTGAATGTCGTTACACAGGCATCAAGCCGCGATACATTTATGACGGTCAGTGGGATATCGAAAAGTCGTTTGTATACAATGAGATCAAGCGATTGATAGATACTGGCACATATATAGCCGATAATATTTTTGTGCTAGCACCGTCATGTACGGTCAAAACGAAATACGAAGAAGATAGAAACAAGAAGAACTTAAAACCTGTTGTGCAACTTGCGAACAAGCTGTCCGAAGATGGTATTGCATCATGTATAAGAACAGAAAACGATGGGCATGTATCAACAGACTGCTTGAAGGGTAAGATAGTGTTCAGCTCATTCCATCAGGCGAAAGGGCGTGAACGCAAAGTTGTATTTCTTTTGGGTTTTGATGTATCATATTTCGAGTACTATTGTAAGAGCGATCCGCGCAATGTTTGTAACAACCCTCTATATGTTGCGTTGACTCGTGCAAAAGAACTGTTATACATCGTCAATTATCGCGACAAAGATCACTTCGAATTCCTTAACACCGAAAATTTACACACATTGGCAGATGTAATCGGTGACAAAAAATCACCTCGATCGGCTGATAACAAAAAAATAGTGAAGTCGGTGACAGACTACATGCGAATGATCTCTTCAAACCGTCAGGCGTACATCATTGATGACTCAAGTTTCGTAGATTTCGTTGAAGTACCACTTAGCGTTAGAAAGTTGAATGCATTGCCGTGTGAGGTCAAGCAGAAATTCAATAAGAAGCGATACACTGAGTCTGTCGCGGATATTAATGGTGTCGCATCTACTATTTTGTGTGAGTATGTTGTCAACGGTAAGACAGCCGTAACAGAAGATGCACAATTTTCGTCGATGTTCTATCAACACTACAAGCGCGAATGTCATCTTCGATCATCAAAACGCAAGAAGTACAATATTCATGGTGCGAACAACTTAAATAATTTTGTAGAAGAGTTGCTCAGAGCGTCATTGGTCAACATATGTGCACCATCCGTATCGGAATATAGGTTACGACAAGTAAATGATTTCTCATGGGCTGATAGCAGAATGTTGATGACTGTGTACGCACGATTACGCACAAATGTTTTGTGCCATGAGTATGAAGTTAATTCCGGAACACTAACGATGAATGATCATAATAAAACAGGTGTGTGCGGGCGGTATGACATCGTCTCCGGTTATCGTTTGTACGAGATTAAAACCGTCGACGAACTATCGAATGAACACTTCATGCAAACCATTATTTATGACCTTATACGACAGATGACATCATCATTGGCTGATGCAAAGAGCAGCACAGAAGTAGCATTGACATATATGAAAGCGCTTCGAGACAACTATAATTCTCGCGATGCATATCGCTTGGGTGATCCCGTTGTTGGCGGCTTCATTTATGAGTTTGTTGCAGATGGTGAGGACGGAACATCTGTAAAAATCATCGATCAACATGGTAACATCAAAACTGTTTCCGGCGATAAGTTGATCGCAGACACATCGTTCTTTGATACTCAGATCAAAACGCTCGAAGATGATATATCTGCAAATAAGTTCAGAACATTCTTATACAATGTTCGATCGAATGAGATGTTCGAAATCACGATAACAGACATAGGAGCATTATATAACTACTTGTCTTGTGACTTCGGGGAGGCGGTAGGCGATGATGATTTTATCCGTATGGCAAAATGTTTATAAAATTGACAGGCGGTGAGAACACATCATACAATACATACAACAATGAATGCGTCTCCAAAGATGGGCACAAACGATAAGACAAGCACTACAACATGTTCGAAGCACTTCTGGTCTATCATGCGCAAACAACTTGAAACAGGTAACATCAAACGATATGCACTGAGGGTCGACTCAAAGTACTATCCAGGCATCTGGATATTTTATGGTGCTAATGACACAGCAAAAAAGATGATCGCACATGAATCACCACTTGGCATGTTCTATGACTATGCATAGTCGTGAGTTGACTACGTCTATTTTTTTCATTTGTGTATCTCTATGTGAGTCATAATCAATGTCAACAACAGAACAAAAAAGATTTATCTGCACTAATATCGCAAGACTAACTTTTGAAGAAAAGAAGAATCTTGTGTTTATGTACTTCATCGCAAACGGCTTGCAGAGCCTCATCAAAGAGCAACCAGAATCATTAACGATCAACTTAGATCTGATTAATGATGCAAATGTCATTGAAGGCATATACACATACGTCGACGAGATATGTAGACGTCATCAATAGTGACATTCGCGATGTTACATATGAGAACATCCGTTCTTTGTATTTTTTTTGGTTCTCATGAGTGACATTGATGATATCGTAAACGGGTCCAAGTTTAGTGTTATGTATTTCGAATAAGGTCATTGGTATAGTAGTCCATCGCGATCCACGCATGTCAACGATATATTTATATGCCGTCATCTTATCGCAATCATACATGAACCAAAATGTATAAATATAACCCGCAACAATATACCCATATAATCTTGGAATACCGTTTTGATGCGGTACTAATTCGATAAAAGACTTACCGCAGTTTACTATGATGAACATATAATTTTTTGTCGTGAAAAACACTATATGATCATGCATTTGATTCATAGATATTACTCTGCCATATATTTCTGGCATAACAAATACATCTTCTCTTGATATTTCCGATGTTATGATACACATGAATGATCCTATGATTGGATCAACATGAACTCTAACGTGCTTATAGTATTTGTTGGGAATATTCGTCCAACAATTATCGTATAATTTTATCAAACTATCCATGACCAAAGATTTTTACAAAAAAAGATAGAATCAATTTTCATCACATGCAACGATATATATGTCCGAAAGTCGCGCCTGTAACGTCGCGATGTACATCCGTTCTTTGTATTTTTTTTGGTTCTCATACGTGACATTGATGATATCGTAACTAGGCTCAAATCTAACATTACACAATTTGAATAAGGACATAGGTATCGTCGTCCATCGCGACCCATTCATGTCAATGGCGTATTCGTGTATCGACACATTGTCACATTCATATATGAACCAAAGTCTGTGGGTATTACCCGCACGAACATAATTATATAATCTTGGAATACCATTCTGATGTGATGATAAGTCGACAAAACATGCACAATAATTTATGATGACGCACATATAGTTTTTTGTCGTAAAAAACACGATACAATCGGATATATGAGTCATAGATATTACCCTACCATATTCCTCAGACAGACAGAATACATCATCTCGTGGCACATCCGAGGTTATGATACATTGGAATAAACTGGTAAGTGGATCAACATGAATCTTGACACATTTATAATTATAGTTAGGAACCTTCGTCCGACATCCGTCGTATAATTTTATTGATGCATTCATTATGCTCAATGATTTTTACAAAAAAGATAGAATCAATTTTCATCGCACGCAATGATATATATGTCCGAAAGTCGTGCCTGCAACGTCGCGATGTACATTCGTTCTTTGTAATTTTTTTGGTTCTCATGGGTGACATTGACTATATCGTAAATAGTTCTGCATATGGCGTCATATAATCCAGAAGAATTTCCTAGTTCTACAACCCAATATGATTTACTAGTATCGATTGTGTATTTATATGTCGCCGTATTATCACAGCCGTACACAAAACTAAATGTACTACTATCGTGTATACGGGTGCAACCATACATCCTTGGGATACCGTTCTGGCGGGGAGCTAGTTCGATCACGGACAAATCATATTTCACGATGAAGATATAATTTTTCACCGTGACAAACACTATATAGTTATGCATTTGATTCGTAGATATTACTCTGCCATATTTTTCATGCAGATCAAACACATGATCTGGTGGTTGATGTGTAGTTACAACACAACGAAATGCTTCTGTGATCGGATCAACACGAACTCTAATACGTTTGTAATATCTGCTCGGAACATTTGTCCAACGGCCGTCATATAATTTTATTGATGCGTTCATCGTGACGATCTTTTTTTACAAAAAAGATAAGATCAATTTTCATCACATGTAACAATAGTCGCATCCGAAAATGAGCAGCATCGTAATAGTCCTGTGCGAAATTTTGCAATGTTCAATGGTGTCATCGGTGTAATTTTCATTCGAGTAACATAGATCGTTCTGTCAACTCCAAATAAATTGCAATCATGTTGATCTACGAGAACACAACTAATACTACTGTCGGTAAAATCGAGAAGATATGTTTTGTGTGTTATCGTACATACTAAATGATACATAAGAGAACTCTTACCTATTATCAATACAGGATCAATGTCATTTGGTACTTGCATACACCATAAAAAACCTTCGTTCAATATATACCCACAACCCGACGATAAAATAATCAAAGTACGATCTGCATATGATTGTAACGATGTTATATTCGCACCATGTAACTTAAAGTCCATGCATAATGATTTACGTCTTTCACGATATTTGACATCATCACCAGAATGTTTTATCTCGAATGTTATGTTGTGATCGATAAATTCGTATCCATCGAGATAAGCTCTTTTACCTGGGTTGTGAAGAGTATATTCAACGTTGTCGAATATTTTGACATATTCATCTGAAACAAACATTTTTTATTATGTTCAGCGTGTAATCAAATTTAGGTGTAAACAAAAAAGATGTGTTCGATATGCTTCAGACATTAGCATCTGCAATTTATTGCGATACACTCTTTGCATGCATACGTGCTTCTTTACTTTTTCTGAATGTTTCATTCGTCTCTGACAGATTACCAAACTTGAAAACATTGTATGTTTCTTCCTTAAGCTTCTCTGATTCTTCTGCCAACTTAGCATCTTGCTCTTGTCGCTTAGCGCCTGCACCTTGTGCATCTTCCGTTCTTTGTTTCTTGATTTCTTCCATCGCGGTAGAAAAGTCTTTTTTGATCGAAACGATGTTTTCATACACCTTGTGCTTGTGCTCTTTGATCATTTTTTTAGTGACCTTAAAACCACGAGAACGATTGATCTCTGCTACCGCATGTGCTGTGTATCGCGCAAGCTGCATTGCTTGTTTCGTATCATCGCCCAAACCATTTCGCCTAACATCATCAAAATATTTCAGCACAGAATCTCTGTGGAAGATTCCACGCGCAAATGTAAAGAGCAGAACAGGATATGCATTGTTAAACTTCGTGTGATCCTCTTTCAGACGGCTATATAACTTTGATGTCATATCATTGATCTTCGATTCTTCTGTTTCGCGACTGACCTGATGCCTATCCCAATACAACTTGACGTATTTGATGATCTCGTCGACCTCAATCATGATGGTAGCGATATCGATAGTCTCTGACGACTCGATAGTAGGTGCTGTTTCTTGAGACATATAATTCACTAAAAAATCTTCGTTGAAATGTATATAGCAATGAATATAATTCAGTCTCCTGATTACACTTTAACATTTTTTGGTGGTATTGATCACGATGAAACACTAGATAGCATTGATCCCGAGGGCATTGTATTCAACAATGATGTGATAATGTCATTCGACGGTCGAGACAAACACAAGAAAAAAGGTGGTGCGGAATCAGATGAGTTCATCAAAAAACACTGGAACATGTTTGATGACTTAGGTTTCACGCTCAATAAAATCGTCGAAGTTAATACCGACAATCAGATCGCAGCAAGAAAAACACAGAAACGTAAAGGTGCTAACGACAATCTTATACTCGCCACCAGAGCTGCGATCATATCTGCTGCACATGAAGATCCTCGCGACGACGATGAGACTGACGATGATGACGATCTTGCAAACTACTTAGGTGGTCAAGAAGATTACATCAATGATCTATCGAATGAATATGTCGATGATTTTGTCAAGACACAAACAGATACCTACACAGGTAGTCATGACGATGAGTATGACTTTTATGGGTCATCATCCGACGCAGGCGACGATGATGAGTATAATTTTTATGAATAAGTCACACTTAATATTTCTGTCGCGACCGTATCATTGTACTCAAATCGCGAAAGTAGTAACATGTCTTCAGAATCTTCGATTCCTTTGATCTCTATGAGCACGAAATCTTCTGGCGGTCGATCATCACATTTCGACAGTTTTATGACAACAGTAGTAGTGTCATCATAATTTTTTTGTATGTCGACATCATGAACAAAGAAGTAGTCGACTACTTTTTTTGTGTTAACGATGACTAGATGCCCTTCATGAAGATCCATGATGCCCGCTGCAAAAAATATGTTGTTAGTCTGTCCCATCTTGTTCTTGTATCGCACAGATTTTATGTCGCTCGACATCAGCGCCCTATTACTTTTGACGGCTCTATGAATCTTGTTACCCATCACACAAGTATATATTTGTTTGTACATATGTCAACAAAAAAATTATTCACTGATGTCAGCCGGGTGGTATGTTGATAGTCCGAAATAAACTTTGGTATCGGTCTCGGTGATGATCTTCACGATGCCAGGTATAATTAATTCACAGAATTCAAAACCTGTAGAGAATTCTGTTCATCCTTAAATGCGCTCATACCTTGCGCGTTAGAAATCTGATTAATATGTTGTTTGCACCATTGATATCTCGATCAATAGTTGCATTACAATTACTACAACATAATGTTTTTTCGATATATTTATCATTAACATGGCCACATCGACAACAAGTTCTGCTAGTATATGATTCGTTCGAGAACAAATAATTGTTGTTATACAACTCACACGCCAACTTTAGTTTTGAAGTGAACTTGTAATGACTAACGAAATTTATGTAGTTAATGTACTCAGCACCTTTGTATTTTTTGATAAACGAGGAACTCAACTCCGGTGCGACAACGTTGCTGTATCGCGTTGCAAGAAACTTAGCAGCCTTCCTGTGGTAATCTTCAACATAATTAGTCACTTTGGTTCTCAGTGACTTTATTTTGCGTTTACCATTGCGTTTAGATTTTAACTGCTCTATACGTGTTGCGGTTGAATTAATACGTTTCAACATGTCATTGCCAACACTATATTTGTTACCATACGAATCAATGCATGTGATGAATGTTCTATATCCAGGATCAAATGCAACTATACTATCATCTTGTCTAAGCGACGACACGGGAACAACGTATGAGATACAAAAATAATATCTCTTATATTGATCACGGATCAGTTTCAATGTTCCGAACTTCTTTTGAACGTCATAATGTTCTTTGAGGTAACGTATATCTCGTTTTGTCTTTTTTCCGTCATGTAACTTAAAATCAGAGTGATCAATTAATTTTGTAGGTAACACTCGCATATATGTACCCAATAAGTTGTAGTTATTTTTTGTCAGATTACACATTCTTGTAGCATCTTTTAAAGTGATTCTTATGCTTGTTCTATAACTAGGGTCGGCATTATACTTTTTCTTATGTATAGTTTTTCCTGTTTTATAGTTAGCAACACATGTTCTGATCGCCTCTTGAGCTATATCATATGATGCTCCATCGATACTAGCATCTCGTTTGAGTATCCAGTTCCGATCATTTTTATCGCTCATCAAGCTGTTACGAATGGTTATTGATGAAGGTATTTTGAATTCATTGATATAATCTTCGGATTCATCAATGAAATTTGCTGCTTCATTATAAAACAACCTATAACAACCGAAGAACTTACGCAATATCTTCTTCTGAATCTTCGTCGGATAAAATCTTATCTTCCTTGTTCGCATAACGCCGTCTTCCGTGGTATCTGGCAGCGAACACTGTAATAATTTCGAGAATGTCTGCGGATAAATCGTCGGTTCTTGGTACTTCTGTTGTAATCTTTCCCTCAAACTTTGGAAATAACCATTCAAATAATTCAAATCCAAATCTAGAAAATCTGTCTGCTGTTGTGACAACAACTTCATCGAGATTTTTTGTGAAGAGACATTCCAAAATGGTTCTGAAACCCTCCCTTTTTGTGCTGATTCCGCTTCCGATATCAGTAACAAGTTCGTGTTCTGGATATTTTTTTTGAAGATGTTCGATTTGATGTTGAAGTTCATGTTCTTGTTTTTTGCTTGAAACCCTACAGTAGATGAATCTTCTTTTTGCTCCATGTGTTTTGACCTCTTCAACGAAATATCTTCTGTGTCCTCCTTGGGTAACTTGGTATTTAATTTTTCCTGAATCAGCCCATGCTCTGAGTGTTTGAGCTGACACGTTATAAAATTCGATTGCTTCTCGTGCTGGCACATACATTTGCATAACTCACGTTTCTCAATATTTTAATATGTATTTTTAACGAGTTAGTTGAATTCTTTGAAAAAATTAGGCAGTGCAAGTGGTGAAGACAAATGTTCTGCGTAGATGGCACATATACAAAACATCAGATCTCACCATCCGAGCAAAACATATGTCCCTGCCGCCTATGTAAAAAATTAAATGTCGATGAACATCGACTCATTGTCAGACTCATCGTTCGTCTCGATGTTCAAATCGAATTGCCATACATCAACATACCAGTTATGATATGCATACAACGTTATCTCACCGTTTGATGGTGAGAATATGATGTATCGATAGTCAATAAGACTATCAATGATCCTCGCAAAATCATTGTTGTCTTTGACAGTGATTGTTCTGCGCAACACATTATTTGGTTGCATGAGTAATTTGCATTCGGTCATGAAGATACGACCATCGTCGTGTTGAACGATAATGTTATTACGATAACTGTAAAAGGTGCGCACATGCGATGATGACTTGATCGGACCAGATGCTTTGTGAAAGATGTTGCGAGAGAGCTTCTTTCCTGTGCTTGTAATGAGGGTGAACCCACCGTTTGCACTTGCGTCGGCGATGATTTTATGATCACCGAATGAAATGTTTTCAAAAGTATCACAGAACGACATTCTATTTTTTTGATACAACCATGAAGATCAATTTTAGGAAAATTGACTAGTTAGCATGATCATATTATACAGACGACATGTCATTACCATCATCACAAAAAATACAGGTCGCACAGTTTAATAAGCTGCGTATATTTTACGATGATTTGACCGAAGATCAAGTATCGACTCTCGAAAAATATGATTTCATCGAGTATGTCCCGAACTACTCAAGTGCAGATGTGATCATCAATTCAGAACCAAGACAACTCAAAGTGCAGATCAACATCGGTGATTCATCCGACTTCAAAGAATCAGGCATCATCGATCTGCTCTTAAACTTATATCGCGGCCTGATGCCAGAAGCATACATTAATTATCTGTTGGATAAACCTTCGAACAATGAGCTATTTCGCGTCCTGAAATCATTGCCCGGTGACATTGAAGGTGAGACAGCACATGACTCATTCAATGGTAAGTACACAACGATTCTTCTACAAACTTTGCGTAAAGATTATGCGATCAAGATGTTGAACATCATAAAGACGATCATAGAAGACATGCACAAAGGGTCATATGATCGTTTCTTAAGTAATTACTCACGCAGTCAACACACATTGTGTACAGATGACCATGTAGATGGTTCGGGCATATGGTCACCAGAGTTGCTACATGCATATGTGACGAACTATCTTATGTGGTCGGTGCCAACATTCGTCGACATATACAATGAGTATATTGATCTTCGAAGTAATGCATTTTTGCGAAAACAACTAAAAGTGTTCTTTCGAACATTGCCCGAAAAGTTGTATACACAAGCACTGCGCGATGTCTACTTGGATGCTGTTTCTGAAGACAAAAAAGAATGATTACGCGGAGCGTGTGCGAGGATGTTAAGCAAAGATCTTTACTAATGCGACTATACCTACCGGTATAACAACTATGCTGGCGATGAGAGCACACAACAACACAGAGCCCGCACAGATCAATGTGTACACAGTAACGATGCGCGCATTTTTCATAAATCGTCCCCATCTAGTATTCAACCACTTTTCTTGTTTCCATGATTCATACTCGGTAAGTAGTTCATGACTATAATTGATGTACTTTCTTTTTTGTTGTTCTGTTAGATCTTCTAGCCCAAGGAACCACAATGAATATAGCAAGTATACACCTTCATGCCGTGCTAGTATATGCTCAACATCAGGGTCTCTCTTCTGATATTTGTATCGAATATATTTGTATGTGTACAACGGACTTTCTAACAACGACTCAAACACATCGTTAAATCCACCGCTCATGTTGTACATGTAACATGCTTCCGGATCTGTATATTTTTGTGTTGTCATGTATTTCTCGAAATATCTCTTACCATATTTCGTAAACATGAGTACAGGATATTTGTCGTCCACATTTTTGTACGTGGATCGGGTTGTTAGGCGGCGAGAAAACCCTCTGCGACATAACCATTCCGTTTGTTCAGGCGAAAAGTGTCTCTCATGGCATACTTTTGATACATGATCATCGGGCAAATCACGAAACACTAATCGTAACACCAGAAATTCTGCATCTCGAGTATATGTCGATATCTCTCTCCAAAGCTCTATTGGAATGTGATATACGTGTGACATATGTCACCTAATTTCCATTAGGTGACATGCATCAATTTTACCAAAACTTCTCAAGCACATGAGTAGTGGGATGCTCATCATAGTACCACTTGATCAGCATCAGCACTGTGTTATCGCGGCCGATTAATGATCCCGATAAGAATTTTATGTCAACAGATGTTCCTGCAACATTATACTCATAATATACCCAAAGTGAATCAGGATCAGTGCGCTTTGAGCTACATCGCAAACGATGAATCTCATCGTCGACACAAAGTAAAACACAAGTGTCAAGTGTGGCGGTGAGCATCGTTGCACCGATGAACTCTATGCTTGTCTCATTGTTGTTCGTTTTCGATAAACAGAAATCTATTCCGCGAACATCAAGATCATGTGTGTATGGACTTATGAGCAAGTTATCATGTCGAACGATACCGTCATCACCTGATTTTCGCGATGTCACTTGACCTGTTTTTTCATCATATATTGCGATGAACATTTGTATACAAAGATAGGGTGCGATGATATCAAAAAAGAATGCACGGGCGGTATGCGATGACGATATGTTCTCGCCGTATGTGCTAGCGCGTTAGCGCAAACGGTATGTTCTCATCGTCCGAGCATGCCACCTACACCGCTTGCGCCGTCTGCTCAGTATCGTTCTGCCAATGCAAACCACTCATCATTTTTTTCATGAATGTCTAACATGATGCGAATCTTGTTTTTGTCTGCTGTTGGAAAGTTGTCACCTGCGTCGAGCAATGCCATGTACACATCGTCTCTGATCGTTGTCCCGAATGAAAATGTAGATGACATACATCGATTGCCAGCATTTTCCGAACATGCACCTGTGTTATATTTTTTGGAATCGATGTCATCACCAACATGAAAACCACCAATGTCATCAATCGATCCTTCGATACATTTTAGTTCAGAGAAGTGTTTACCACCGATAAATTCTTTAGTGACATATGTACCACGCTGGGCGTCGTCATTCATGAGACAGCGCAAAACATACTTCTCTGCGGCTAACACAAAATCAGAGAGCATGTTAATAATAGATGCATCGACATCCATCTTGGGCACTTGCAAGTGGCCAGCATGATCATCTGACGTGTTACTTGCTTGATCGCCGATACGACTACTTATAAAATTCTCATCAATGTTACCTTCGCGCAACCCCTTAAAGATGCTGAGTAGTGCTTTCGACAAGAATATTTCATCGATGACACCTACAACTTCATACCATCGCGGATCAGTAGTCATCAATGTCACTATTTTTTCTGAGTGTACCTTGTATATTTCTGGAATAGCACGTTCGATACTTCGGAGCAAACGGTTATGTTGTTCTTCGAGAACAGTTTGCAATGCGACATCATTATGTCTTTCGCGTAACGGTCCGTGTCCCGTAATGAACGATCGTGAAAAATCGATGATTCTACCGATATACGGTTCGCCTGATTTTTGCATCAAGACGGTCAATGATGACTCTCCGGTCGTCGTTCCAGTCGTTGATCCACCGATAACATATTTTTGTTCATATCCAGTGTAGTTTGTATACATAGTAACATTGCCAGCATGCAAGTCACCATGAATGATGCCTCCAATAAGATGCAGATTAGTCAATGTGATCAACCAGTTCAAATACAACTGTTTGAAAACGAGTGGATCGAGCAACTTATCACGCAATGCCCATAAGAATGAATCTTTGATGATTGTTCCCCTACCGCCTGTTAACACATGAGACACACTTACACCTGAGTATGGCATGATGATCATGCCGGCAACATCTGTCATAGTATATTCTGCGATATCCAAGTTAGCAAGTTTCTCGACACGCGGATCACTCAATGTGTTACGTTCGAGTGCAACACGAGCATCGGATATATCAGAGATCATTCTGTCCGCCACTTTAAACTTTCTGACGATGTTAATGTTGCGGTATTTTTCTTTTGTCATACCATAGATCGGACATACAACAGACATAAGTGGCATACCGGTACCAAGATACATATAACATAAATCTGTACTTACGAGCAACATCTCACATTCGCGCCAGAATTTGAGAGTGATATCATATGGTCGTGTGACCTCTGCTTCTGTCAATGGTACAAGTTTAGGGAATGAGTTATTGCCTCGCGACATTAATGTATGATATTCAGACAGCGATGTAAGTAGTGTGTCGGGGACATGCAAGTTACTAAAGATGTTACGCATCGAATCATTTGCCAACTTTACTTGATGACCGAGTCGCCACATATGAATGTATGAATATACGATGCAATCAAATGTCTCTTTTCGCGACTTTACTCTTCTGACTAGTGCAGGATCATCTGTTGCGATCTCGTACAAAATACTTAGTCTACCCCCATTTATGAGCGCACTTATATGTCCCGAAAAATGTTCAAACAGCTCTGTAACATTTTTGTCTTGATCAGAAAGTTCGTACATAGTACCAGAGCACTCACCGTCAGCAGAGTCAATGACATCGCCAGGTATAAACATGATCTCGGGATCATCTTCAGGTAAGTCACCACTACTAAACCACCATGGCTTTGACTTGTGTGATCGCATCGCATCTGGGTTACTATGATTAGTCATGTTGGCATAAAGTATGCGACAAATCATGTAGTTGATCTTTAATTCGTTGTCATAAATAACACAAGTAACAAGAGTTCTGTCCGACATGATTTTGAAAAAACGTCTGCCGAGCAGTTTACTCAATGGCCACAAAACGCATCCGGCGTGATCCATTATAAAATTGATTTATATACCTTTTTGTACAAATAAATGGATCTACTAATTCGCAAAAAAATAGCGGATAACGTCCCTGACTTCTACTATCATCGCATCGCGACTGGCAGCGCAAGCAGAGCAAGTCGTGTGAACCGTCCATACAAGTTTTATGAGCTGAGTGTTATTGGCTCCGATGTTGTTATCGGTGTTTTTCGAGGCATATATGGTACGATGTTATATATATACTGTGTTACACGTAGTCGCATATGTCTCAAAACATCGAACAACAGTAATGTTATCGTGTTTGATTTTGATGGTAATGTTGTTATCGATCCTGAGATAAAATCAGATATGGCATTTGTTGGACACTATGGAGAAAAATTAAGCACACTAAGTTCAGTTATTGATATACATAAAAAGTTTGTAGATAGACGCACAGTACCATTCAAGTGGTTGCAACACAAAGATGATATAGTACGTAGAATGACATTGGCGCAACATGTTGACAGACCGATTGAACTGTCTGATCTCATCGTTGTATGCATGGATGCATGTACGGACGCGCGTCCATCGGAGTAATTAAATTATCGATTGAATTTGGTCATATCAATTATACCGATGTTTACAGCTGATACTTTTTTGAAGATGATCTCAGGGTTGTCTAATTCTGAGATTGCCGATCTCGATGAAAGTTACTTCATTGACCTTATACGATATGCATCAATCGACAAAGTACTATTATATGCCGCTGCCAACACAATGACATTAGCGCATTGTGCAATCGTTGTCTATCATCGACCAGATATCTACCCAGAGTTTATAGATAGTTCTGATGTTCCGTTATCGACTGTCATAAAAACTATGCAACGACTTGAACCAGAAGTATGTGGCAAGATACTACAGTTCTATGGTTTGCGCGATCCTCATTTCAGAACAGCTGATGCATATATTTCGCACATCAAAAATCTGTTGTTGCAAGATCCTGTATACGAAAAAATAAACAGAAATGGCACTGTAGCGATAAGCGAAATTTCAGACATGACCGCAGAGAAGTATTTAGAGAGTGATCATCTGTTAGAAACACTTGTCAATGCCATCAGCGAACATTACATCGATTGATAATGAGGCGATTAACCGGTGATCAACTGACGATTAAGTCTTTTTCACAACACCATAGTTGACTAGCTCCTTGACTAGTTCACTCTTGTTCAGTCCTGCAAATCTGATACCGTGTCGCTTGGCTAAATTTTGCAGATCAGTCAAGTTAGAGCTCTTAGTTAACTTTCGAGGTGCACTTTTTTTGCTAGATGGTCTTCGTTCTTTCTTAAAAATGTTTCTCATTGTATTATATTTCGGAGTATACAAAAAAATATTTACACATACATAGGGAATAGAATAGGTATATATATTTTTTTTGTTAGGCGGGCAGCATTCGACGGATGCTTAAATGTACAAGTCGAGTAGAGAGATAGCGAGTAGATGGATAGATGGATAGCAACTCAGGTGTCAAGTTCGAAGTTGGTCATGAAAATTATTTACAATATTTGTCTTTCATGATTCTCAAAACTGTGTTGACTCCTTCATTGGTGGCGAGATTGATGAGATCATCAATGTCAGCGAACATGTTACCTTCACTGTGGAAATAGTTGGACAAGTTTTCAAGATCACCGTTTGGATCAGATACAATAGACTTAATTAGGGAGCGACTGTTACGGTCGATGTCAACTCCATAATAATAAGCCAATGTAACTGCAAAGCTATTATTGTTGATCTTGACAGCAATGTCGAAAAGTTCATCGTAAAGTTCGTTACTAAATTTTAGCTCAGAAGACTTCAGAAGGTATGCGGCAAGATCTTTACGATCTTGTTTGAGCATATTCTTGAGAAGAATTTCAGCAACGTCCTTTAGTCCGTAGGTTTGACAGATATCGAAAACACTTAAAATGTTCACATCACTCACTTTGTTAGAAGCAAGAGATGAAATCATTTCAGAATTTCCATAGAACATGGCAGTCGTCAATGCTTTGGCGTTATTGAAATCAGGATTAGCTCCTAAATCCAACAAACGTTGTACATCAGCGGTTGTGTCATGTTTTACAGAAAGTGCGAGAAGAGTTTCGAGGGTCATTTGTAGAATATTGATTATTGGAGCCGGATTCAATTTTGGTCAGGCGCAAAAAAATGAGGTTTCTATGCTTTAGAACGAATGATATATAACGCTCCGAAAAACCACATTATTGTGAGTAACATCTCTACATATGCCATGCTGTTGATATCTTTTTCGATGCGCTGTTTATCTGTAACTCATGACTCCGGTCGCAATGAAACACAATGTAGAGAACATATTTTTTTGCAGTTATGTTGTTATGTTGTCGTATCGGCACGATCAATTTTAGCAAAAAAAATGTATGATCAATTAGTCACGAGAGTAAATAGTTTCGAGGTACTCCAATAACTGATAATCAACATTTTGTGTCGGATGTCCGACTAGAAAATCTACAGTGTCAATACTTGCGCATGACAAAGCGATCGCAATGAAATGACCAACATTACCATTGATATCAATATTACGATAAGTATTCAAAATTGTGTCGATTGAATAAGTATCATCATTTTTGATAGCAGCGATAAGTCTGTGTTCCGGTTGTTGTTCCTGATAGGCTCTGTATGCACGCATAGAGGCTTCAGTTGGGGCAAGTGGAATGGCAGTCATTTTATTAAATTATTGATTGGATGAGGCATGTTCAATTTTAACAAAAAAGACGACGATGATTACTTAGGTAGTGTATGTGCTATCGCGCGTGATCTATCGCGCGTGATCTATCGTGCAGTGCACGCTGGCTCGCTGCGAGATAAGCAGCATGTTCATCGGATGTCATATTTATGTATGGATAGTTCATTGTGTTTGTTGTTCACCGTCCGGCTTCAATTTTATATATCCATTCAACACGTAAAGTACATTAATGCTATCATGATCAAGCGCCATATTATACAATTTTTTGAGTGTTCTTTGAGTGATGTTTTGAGTGACATGATTCAACATGAATGACATCAAGAAGATGTTATCGGTGATAATTGAGTATCTATATACTGCTCCGCCGAACCTGTTTGTATCGATGATGCACGTATTTAGGATGTTGTCAATGGCCACATAATCTTCGTCATGAATAGCATATTTTAGTTGTTCATACATTTTGGGTTCTGCTTCGCCAATTATCATTTTTTATTTATGGCTGACAGGTTTCAATTTTGCGACATTTGATCAAACAAGCTCCTTACCTTTGGTGGGTTAGATGAACCTCCGGATGGTGCCATAGCAAGCGCATCAAAATCAGATTGTGGTAACATGTGTAATCTTTCGATCACCGGCTCCTCACCGTTCAAACGTCTGCGTTGGCTTTCTTCTCTTTCTTTATTACCTTGTGCGATCATTTCAGCTGCTTGCTTTTCTGCTGCTTCACGTTTTTGTTTTCTTTCCATAAGTGCTTTGAAGTAGCTGCTACCTGAGTTTTCAAGCTCCTTCTCAATGGTTCCTCTGATCGTTTCTGGCTCAACTGCAGCGTTAGTTTCTTTCGGATCAATGAATGTTTCGGGGAACTCCTCATTCGAAGTGTTGTCATCAACAACAAGCAACTCAAAATATTTTGAGATGGCTTCTTTGATAACTGGTTCTGGCATTTCGAGCTTGTCGAGTTGACTGATTAAATACACGATTCCTGTGAGTTGAGGCATTGTATATTTTTTGATGTTTCATCGGCTTTAATAAAAATTGATAGTCATCGTGCCAAGATAATTTAACATGGCATTCCACAAAGATACAGTAAACATCATCAAATCGTTCTCAGACGATCTATCGCTCAGACTCGTATGTAAAGATTGGTCCGATCGTCATCAAGGTTATACAGAGTTAATGTCATCAGACGACCCAATCAAATCGTATTATTTAGCAAGAAGAATAATCGGTCATCATCGTGCATGCAAGTTAGTATACAAAAAATTTAATGTCGCAAAACTGGTCAAACATACATCGGCAGAAGAATGCCCAGATCCACACAGAAGTAAGTTTCTTCTTGGTGTATATGGCGAAATAAATGACACTGAAGTAATTTCTAGAGATACATACTTCTATCACAAGTTGCACGGTAAGATCTTAGAGCCCGCTGCAATAATTTGTAGATATGATTCTGACGCAGAACCAAAAAAGTTTATATACACAATGATCATGCCGGTCGTATTTATGGCAGTAAGTATAGTTGGTCTGTTCGTGTATATTTCTATACTAGTGAAATCTGTTGCACCAGAAATTATTATATGTTTTGCTAGCATCGCGGCATTATCATTTGTACATATTCTACTCATGGCAGCAAGAATGACATACAGAATGTTACGAGAAGATGAGGGTCAAGCATATGATTTTAGTTGTCGAGTTTAGATAGAGCATCATAGAACGCATCAATGATTTTTTTGTCGTCGGATGACTTCCAGTTGCTACCGATGCGCGGCTCACCGTACTCATAACACATGGCACTAAACATCGCTGGATATGTGTCTTTAGAAATAATGTCACTGCGCGCCATGATAGTTGATGCATCAATCGGATCATTGATGTCTCGATATTCGAGGGCGATGAGATAACCGTCACGATATTGTTGTTTGCGTATCAAGAATAGTGCACCTGATTCTTCTTGACGCGGTGAGCAGCATAGCCAAATAGGTATGCATGAAAAACATTCCGCGAAGAGCTCGCCGATACTACTTTCTGCATGTGTTGCTGGTTCTTCTGGTGATAGTATGTTACGATATTCAGGCGGTATGAACATTTTTTTGTTGCAAATGTTGTTGTATATATCACAACAAAAAAATGTGTTTCGATTGTTAATCGAGTGTGGACATGATGCCTGCGTTTTCGACAATACGAAGAATATTCAGTGTGTTCTGCCCATACTTCTCACAATAATAGTTGATCTCTGGATAGTCATCTGTGTCACAGTGAAGACGCATCTTCATGCTGACCGCTTTGCGGATCTCCTTACTTTGTTGTCTGAATGTTTCATATTTTTGTGTTGCTCTAAAATCATCTTCACGACCATCATATCGCGCATCATAAAATTCGATGGTTTCTTTTCCGACTGTATCTCTGGCACTATATTTATGATCTAGCTCTGCATATTTCAAGAGTCCATCGATCGTGTTTATCTCATAACCTTGTGGCCAAACACCTTGAGGCAATGTATCGAACAAAAACGCATTGATGATTGTTTCGTCGATATAAGGCTTTATGCTGTGCATAGCAAATTTCGATATGCGAGACAAGTCACATCTAACCTTTTCGTCAGGATGATCAAAATATTTGTCGATGACTTTCAACAAAATTAACTTATCTTTGTTCGATAACACAGAAACATATTTGACTGCCGGCAAATAACCGATGATGAATGTGTTAATAAAACATGAAATACATGACACAAGTCCATCTTCATCGTCCGCGCAATAACTATCGATGGTTAGATCGATGATGTTTGCATCAGGTATAATGCATCTTGTGTGTGGCATAATGTCATTCACTACTTTTTTGAGAAAGCATTTGCTCTTCGTGCCAATGATTATCGTGATCGACTCGAAGTCTTTTGGATCATCTGAAGATAAGTATTCCATTTTTGTTCATATTATTGCGGGTCAATTTTAACAAAAACGAATGACACAACGTATTACATACCTTTCAGACACATGTTTACCGCAACACCTACAGTGCCTACGGCGCACGCAATGATAGCATCACTTGGAATCATGAAGAACGATAATAGAGTTATGATCAGCGGTCAAACTGATCTTTCGGAAGAGATGTTCGACATGTTTTATGCTCCAGTGATCGAATCACACATCATGCAAGATGCAAGTTTTATGATGGGAACTGCATCCGGTGTTGATGCGATGGCAAAAAAATATCTTCTTTCGCGCGATGTTAGTCCCAACAAAATTACATTGGTGTTCAAAAAAGATGTTGGTGCATGTGTCGATGTAACTAACATCGGAGGCAACTTCGCAACATATCCAGATCGTGATTCTTTCATGACACAAAACACAGATGTTGATATCGCATATATAAACGGATCATATATGTCGATCGGATCTGGCACTATGTCGAACATCTTTCGCAGACGGTATGGACATACTATTGCAACAGCGCTAACTGCGCACATTCGAGGATTCACTCCGGTTGCACAAAATGATGACGATGCCACGATAGCACTGAGCTTGTATGATGTTCTTCGCAAGTTCGATGCAGGCGATGGAGTTGACCATTCGGACGAAATTTATAAGATGATCAAAGATGCGTCAATGTTGTTTATCGCTGATTCCATCAGATTGTGGCCACAAAAAAATTAGATACCGACGATGTAAGCTAAGTGTGCGGCGATATCATCGAATGACCATTTGGCATCTATCATTTTTTTTGCTATGGTGGTATCAGAAATATGACACGCGCGTGCGACACTAAATGAAACTGAGTTATCAATGTTATCGCCAACGGTGAGCACACCTTCGGGCGAAGCATAGATGAAACCTGTTTGACGTACTGTGCGACCGAGTTTCATTTCATGTAGATTGTTATCGCCATTGATGACGGTTCGCACAAAGTTAGATGGCATCAACAAACATCCGATGGCGGTCATCTCATCGCGTGTATACTTTTTGTGCTTGATGATTGGCTTGAATTTCTTTGTAAGCTTCACGAGCTTACCTTCTTTTTTGAGAGTCAAGTTAGGACTATTTTGCCCGAATGTGATGACTGACGACGTGCAGGTCATCAAGTATTTTTCTTGTGTACATCCACTTGTCATCTGTCTTTCTTCGATAGTACCATAGGGCAAATCATAGAATCGCATCAAGTGACCAGCGCTAAACAACAACTCTGACAACTCATGAATCGGAACAACTGTCGATGACATCGATAGTGGCGTTTCATCGCGCAATGTATTCATGATGATCATTGGATATTTTGACTTGTTTGGTACTGTCTTAGGTGTGAACCAATCCTCATCGTCCATGCCGTTTGCGCCAACGTTACGATATTCTTTGATCAAGTTCATCTTGACTTGCTCTGGATATTCACTCAAGAGTAACACTTTGTATATGCCGGCGATACTCAAGAATAAGCTCTTAACACCCGCATCATTCAATATGAGCAACTCGGTCATGTCGAAGAGGCATGCATCAATGTCTTTCGAAAGATCAAAGAACTGTGCGATGGTATCAGCGCGGAAATATGGCCATAATGTTGCATAGTTATCTAACCCCTTAACAGAGTCATTAGTCACCTTCATCGCTTTTGCGATCGACTCAGGTGTCATGTACTCAGGAACAGCAGCCTTACGCAAGCGCTCTAACATCGTTTTTGTGTTATATAAACTACTTGTATTGACTGTTGCTGGCTTGATGGCTGGCTTGATAGCTGGCATAACATTTGTAGTGTTAATAGCAGCTTTAGCTGTGTTACTGGCATTTTGTTTCTTGTTTCCGCGATTGTTCTTTTTTGAGGTCATGATTATTGTTGTGATCTTGTTAGGCTATGTTCAATTTTGACCTCGACTCGCTGACACTTGATACTAAAATTGATGTCCGCACACGAACAAAAAAGATGTTCGACGAGCTATTATTTCATCGTATTTCACAGTTCATGCCTCTCATCACGCGTGTAACGATCATGTCGCAGTTGTGCAAAATGTCAAGATCAGTCGTCCCACTCAAAGAAATAAATGTTGTGCGAACGTTGAGTTATAGCACTGATCCAAATGTTAAGGCATTAACAATATGCCTGACGAATGAGTATAAGTCTATTGGCATAGTTATGCGAAAAATAGGCGCACCTTATTGGATGGGACTTGTTATGTAGCTATATAATTTGGGTTTGGACCAGGCTATACTCTGGATGTGTAAAAATACGAATGATGGTAACGGGTATGAAATTATCATACAATGTTACAGAAAATTTCTTGCCGTGTCACACATTAGAGATAATAAACATGGATCGTTTGCATGTTTTCTGGGTGTTGCAAAAGATAAGATACGAGAATTATGTCCAGACATGTATGGTATAGTCGAAAGCACAAAAAATGATTGCTTTGATGAGATGCTCCGCTTAGGTTGTTACGATGATACTCCCACCGCTAGTGCCATCAACAGATTATACAAGCAACGAAACTATTATTGCGTCGATAGATTATTCAAGCATTATTATGCCAAGAACCCTAAGTTGCTCGATGGTGTGCAACCAGAAATTAGAGACTACCTAGTAAAAGTCTTCCTCACTCATCTCGAATGAGCCCACCATTCTTTTTCTGTCTATTACATTGTTGTTGATCATGATCGGAATGAACACAGCGAGGAATGAATATACGATGAACTTTGTTAAATTACTACTTGCTGAGTCTTCGTCATCATCATCTTCTGGATCTGCTGTATAGTATTCGTGCAATATTACGATGAGCACGACAATGAAGATACTCAGAAATAGGGGATTAAGTACTATCCATCCGATAGGTCCATTTGCAACCCAATCATTAAAATTCTCTATACCCTCAAGAACACTAAACATTTTTTTTGTGAATATATTAAACACGGGAATATATAACGTAATAAAATGATATCAGACGGACTTTACGAGACCATCGATTACGTTCAAGACATTTCACTTGTTGGTTATGATCCGAGCTTGGACTATGAACAGCAAAACATCGATAACTACCGCAGAGCATCTTTGATGGATAAGGGTCCCGAAGAAGTGATCATGCAGAATGAAGATTTCGACCCTGCAATGCAGAGACAATACACACAAGTAAAATTAGATCGTATGTATAACCCTCCAGAGCCTGTAAGAAAATCGGGTATTGATTTGAATGACTACGGTATGGATTTTCATTTGGGTGAGGACATCGGTACTCTTCAACAAGAATATACAGCACAACAACGCAAGCGTTTGACAGAGACACAATACTTCAACAATGATTCTGCGAAACAAGTGCCCATTGGTCAGGTCGCACCGATGAAACAGAATCGTGATATCTATTGGTCAAGAGATTCTGCTCTTCGTTTGAGACAAGACTTCACTATGGAAGCAGAAGATAGAACTAGCTTGAGATCATTTCGTGGATTATCGAAAAAGAAGATTTTGGGCTACGACCCTAAACGTTGTCCGACCGCTGAAAAAGCATTCAATGATTATGTTACCGATGCAACTGAGACTAATAGAGCAATGTCACACAAAAAAATAAAGCAGATGGCAGCCGTCTTCAAAACAATGCAAGATCTCGAATTCAATCAAGATGCACTTGTTGATATTTTGCGTGGCGCTAAATGCATCAAACCAAAGAATGCTACTGACAAACACAGAATGGATGCTGAGTTGGGTGATAACCCTGAAGAATCATTGAAGCGAACATTTGTGAAGATCTGGAAAAATCGACCAAAATATACTGGATCAGTAACAGATGTCGATTATGATGATTCGTTTGAGCAGGTGTCTCGTGTTGCTAACATCATCAATAAGAAAGCACAAGCACGTGCCCGCGCAAACAGCAAAAGTAGTAGTGGTATCTTGACCGAGTTTGATGATGCGACACTTGATCCAGTCAAAAAAGTTAGACAAGGTAAAGACTCAATTAATAAATTCTTGAGCACAACACAAGACTCAGATATTCCAGATGACACTCGCGAAGAAGCAGTAAAAAAAGTGCGTAACGAATCTGCAAAGTTGTCTAAATTTTATCACAAAGTTCAGGCCGATGATAGTGAGTATGCACCTAATGATGATGCGATCAATAATGTTGCACCTGGCGCTAGACCAAAAGAATCAGGCAGAAATAAGAACGCACAGCTTGAACGATTTGATGCTGTTGAACATGGCGACAGTGCAGAGAATCGCGTAGAGCATAAGAATTTCCACAAGTATGATACACAACAATTGAAAAAATTAACGAAGAGCGATACTGACCGCCCAGAAGAAGTTGTCGGCGGCGACCCAACTGCGTTCAGAAAGAGTGTACAGGGGGCAAGAAGAAATGAGAAGTACAAAGATTATGCACCCAGCACCCTTGACTCTGCGCATACTCGTGGCTTGAGAGGTAACGGAAAAATACATGTTCGCAGAGACTATAGAGATAACGCAGAAGAAGCAACGACGCATTAGTAGTCTAAGAGAACATTAACATTTCGTCCGACACTAAAATATTTTAGCATGCCATACGCATCTCTAACGGCGACGCTATTTGTGAAATGATCATAATACCAATCACTTGATTCTGTTATATGACAATGGTTCAATGGAAATGTGTTATGTTCGTATATTATCACTTCTTTTTTGCCGAGTTTATGTTGTTTGAGTATTAACCTACGTCCATCACTCGACATGTAGTCAACATTTTCAACATAATACAAGCAATCTTCTGTGTCGAAAACAAGTAGTTTGTTAGAATGATCAATGTGAGCATACTCAGTCAACAGGTCGGCCTTGATATCGCTGATGCTATCCAATTTTTTCATCTCGGTTCTACATATTTCTTCGATGTGACCATCAATATACATTAGTCCATGGCCAATGATAGATAGCTTCTCGTAATTATATTCACGTCGTGGATCATATGTAAGATAATACTCAGCCGTCGCTAAATATGTTTGTGGCACTACACGATTATGTGGATCGATGAAGTAACATATTGGCTTGGGTCCTAAATGTAGGTATGCAATGACGATAGAACAATAGTATCTTTGTTTTGATCTGATAAAAATCGTCTCTTGTTGTATACCTAATATTCGTGTCATGTTACTTCTGATTGATTTGCATGTTCTGCCAAGATATACACGAGATTCAAGATCTAAGAATTTATTGATCTCGAACAAACAATCGAACGGTAGTGAGTCGAACGGTAGTGAGTCGAACGGAAATGAGGCGAATGATAGTGAGACTATAGTTGACATTTTATCAAAAAAAGATGCGATCAATTTTATGATCAGAGCTCGTCATAAAATTCATCATAATTTTTCGTAACAACATCTTCACCGAAGATATATTCAAGCTCATTACATCTGTATATCACGTGAATAATACTATTATCATCGAATGTGACCATATCGCCTGTTTGTCTATCTATATAATATTCTGCTTGATCGCCAAAATATGCGTTCAAGTGATGATCACGATGTTTGAACCGAAAAGTATACTCATGTTCTCCGAACTTAAGTTCGAGAGTTTCACCGTCTGTTCGTGCGTATGTCATTCCCTCGAAATAATATATGTCTTCCCAAGATTCACCTATGGCAAAAATATTTTGTTGTCTGTCGAGATAGACCCTCGTATATATTTGTTGAGACGCATTTTTTAGTTTGTCATCTACAACATCTCTTATATTGCGATGATCGGCTTTGTGTATTTTTTGAAAGTTCATAGAGAATAGATCATCAAGATAAAATAATTCATCTCCAAAGATGATTCTGTTGTACGCAGTCGTATAATTTGCGGGAGGTTTTAGAGTAGATATTGCTAAGAACTTTTGTTTGTTTGTATACCCATTCTTAGTAATAAAATATCCTTGCCATGTACCGCTCTCATCTTTGAATGAATGTGCAATCACCCTTCGAGAGTATGAATCTAAGAAGAGTGTTTCCGAACGATTTGCCATACATTTAGAGATGACCGCTCTTATCGTTGTGCATGTTCTTCCGACATTTAATCTCTCTTGTGGCAACAAGAATTTGTTGATCTCGTAAAAGATGTCTGTCGATATTGTTGGGATCATGAATAGTTTGATCAAAAAAGATAGCATCAATTTTCTCCGAATAGATAATAAATATCACTGACATCATGAAATACAACTATGTCGAGGTTCTCATTATATATGACCAGTTCGCTGGTGCTAAAATCAACACGATAATCGGCATACTTCGGGTAATATACATTCATTGGATAAGTCCAATGTTTTCCGTACATCTCATGTTTAGTATCATCGCATATATACGTCAATGTATAGCTGTCAGATTGTACATATGAAATATAATTCGCGAAATGAGTTATATTCTCGTTTATATGAAATGCTATTCTGCCATTTTCGACATCGATATATACATGACTTATTTCATCGGTGCCTGGATGACCGCCTTTCGTTATATCAATGGCTGTATGACTTTTGATGTTGTTTACAACACCATGATTAGATATGATTTGCTTGTTACCATGATAATATATCGATTCCTTTAAAAAGCATCCTTGATAATATTCGACCTTTCTCAAAAAGAGTTGCTCAAATACATCGTGATCAGCAACGATAAAACCTCGTTGAAGGCCTGTTTCATCTGTGTATACTTGCGCAACAACACAGTTGTTAGCGCCGATATATAATGTTTCCGAACGTTGTGACATAAATGTTGCTATGTGCGATCTGATTTCATGACATGTTCTGCCAAGATTCAGGCGATCACGTGGCATCAAGAATGTGTTGATGTCTCTGAAACTATCTATCGGAAGATCATTAAGTCGCATCGTTGTTTTTTTGATCAAAAAAATATAGCATCAAATTTACCCGAATATGTGTTCGAGTTTACGTGTGACACGCAACACTGATACATCATCATGGTCATCAAGTATGGCCAGATCACCTGTATCAAAATTTATACGATAATCACCACAATCAATATCGTATAAATTTATTGCATGAGTATAATGGCGAAAGGGGATCTCACATTCTTTACTATTATATTTGTACTCTAATACGTTGCCATCTGATCGCGCGTATGAAACATTTTGTATATAATGAATAATATCATCGCTGATGTAAAATGCTAGTAGGCCGCTGTCATGATCAATATACACATGTGGAACAAGTGTTATGTCTGATTGCTCTGCGTCTGTGACATTAGTGATGTCGATGATATCATGTTCATCGATCGAGTGTATATCACCATCATTTGATATGATCTTGGTGTTTCCATAGAAATATATGTCGTTGTATAAGTTGTCGTGTTGACAATATTCAACTTTTTTGAGAAACTTTTGTTCGATTCTTTTGTGCTCTGACACTATGAACCCTCTTTGTTTTCCAGATTTATCAATGTATGTTTGTGCGATAACATCACCGTAATCACCGATGTATAAGATCTCTGATCGTTGCGACATAAATGTCGCTATGTGCGATCTGATCTCGCGACATATTCTGCCAAGATTCAAACGATCGCGTGGCATCAAGAATGCATCGATGTCTCTGAAACTATCTATTGGAAGGCCAGTAAGTCGCATAGTTTTTTGATCAAAAAAGATGGCATCAATTTTACTACAAAATATCTGTTAGACTACGAGCAACACATAGAGCGGTCAAATCACCATCATCGTTGAATATGCCCAGATCACCCGTACTAAAATTTATACGATATTCACCGCAATCATGATCATATAAATTCATTGTATGGATATAATGTTGTTTATTGATCACGTGTTGTTTATCATTACATATATATTCTAATATATTACCATCAGATCGTACATATGATACATTTTGTACATAGCGAATAGTCTTTGCATCAATGAAAAACGCTAGTAAATTGTTCTTACGATCAATGTACACATGTAGAGGATATATTCCACTCTGGTAATTCTTATTTGTTATATCGATGAGATTGTGATCATTAACAAAGTTCAAGTAACCTTCGTTTGATACTGTTTGACTATTTCCATAGAAATATACGCTATAGTATGTGTTCTTAGAAAGGTCATAATTGGCTTTTTTGATAAATTTTTGTTCGTATAAATCATACCTATCAACGAAGAAACCTCGCTTTTGTCCTGTAGCATCGATGTATGTTTGCACAATAACATTACCATAATTGTCGAGATATAATGTTTCTGAACGATGTGACATAAATGTTGCTATATGCGACCTGATCTCATGACATGTTCTGCCGAGATTCAGACGATCTTGAGGCATTAAAAATGTATCTATGTCTCTGAAACTATCTATCGGAAGATCGATGATCTGCATCTTTTTTGCTATGATAGAAGAGCCACCCATGTCAATTTTCATAAAATTGATGCCGTCAGAAGAAACACAAAAATAGAAAGTCATGAATACGACTGCGACAGCTTTGCAACAAATGTTGAGAGATAAGAATGAACACGAGGTCCTCGACAAATTTATCGATGCTATATACAACCCTTGTGCATTTCGTTCGATGCTAGGATCACTCAACTACAATGGTTACTGTGCATTGCGCGAACTATTTATCGGCGTTGAGAACATACCATTTGCTATCGGAGATATACTTGATCGTGCACATGATCTTTACTTCGATCGCTACAGACCATTCAAAGTGGTCATCAATGCCACCATGAATGCTGTCGGTGAATGTAGTGGCCCAACTAATACATTAGCGTTCTACTACAATTTTCCAGATGGTATCCAATGTTTAACTCGCGCTCGTGTTATAGAAAAAATAAGACATGAGAAATACACAGTAAAATATTTCAAGTCATCGACAGACTCACTATCAACATATCCTATTCGCGCGAGTGGCAACATCGATGCCAATGGCACTACTAATCATTATAAGTTCGATTGTTTAGGTGATCTAGAAATAGTGTTTGGTGCATATGACAAGATCGTCGAAGTCATCGTCTCAAAAAATTATTGCGACTTCGCAGTCGTCTACTTGTAATGATGTACAACAACGTCATTATGATCGTCGCGATATATATCGTCGGATGATGTGACTGCATCAGACACAGTGTTAATGATGACATCATAAATCTTGTGTGTACGTTTGACCCCCATCTTGAACTTTTTTCTGATGACACATGTATCGCGTTGATGCAAGAAACTAAGTACCAACTCTTGTGCGGATCTACACTTGCATTTATTTTTATGATAGTCAATGAAGTCGGTGACGTATGTCTCTGTATGTTTCTTCACTGTGAAAGTCATATGATGATACGTGTTGCTAGGTACAGAAACACTGTAATCATTGATATCGTTAACATTAATGATTGCACAGAATTCGGGCATGTCACCATACAAATATGTTGTAACGAAATTGGTCAACTTTCTATCTACATGTGGTGTTGTTTTTGTGATAGGCATGTAATTATCTACAAATTTTATCCAAGAGATGACAGCATTATTGTCTGGGTCGATGTCATCTAACTGACCTACTGTAGTAACAATGACATTTTTTTCGGAACACCCTACAGCGCCTTCAATATTATTTTTATGTACTTTTGTCGTAGTGACAGAGTCATTAACGACGCGCATACAGTCGTATAACATACATCCATCGTATCTAAGGTTGTGTAACAACATGTATCCTTTTTCAATAGAGTAGTAAAGACGAACAGGTGTATCAACAGACAAGCGGTCAGTTGCGTCTTGAACAATTTTTGTGTATGCGATTTTTACGGAAGACATGCGGCAACGTTGTTTTTTTCTTCGCAAAAAAAGAATCAATTTTAGTGGAGGGACTCACGCTCAGTTCTAGAGACTCACTTTTAGTTCGTACCCCACCAGGTGTCAATACCTTCTCTAACTAATTTTTCTAGTGCATCGAGCTCATCAAGCCATAATGTTGCGCCCTTGAATTGACCGAATGTAACATTGTTACTATATATCTCGAGACGTATCTTTTTTGAGTGATACTTCTTCTTGAGATCTGCCAAATATTCTGTGGATGATAGTTTACCAGCACCAATGTTGAGCACATAGTCATATGTGATATTGAGATCTTCATTCTCACTATCTGCAACACACAAACGATGCAAGTCCGATACTTGTGTTTTTCCTGGTGTGTTAACAAGAACATGATTGAATGCTCTGATACCCATCGTGTGCAAATCTTGTTTGATCATCTTCAATGGTTTCTTGACTGATGTATCATACTCAGTAATGAACTTGATCTGATCGTGCAACATTTCTATCTCAAGCTCGAAGATGATGAGTTGTCTTGTTACTCTGTCGATATACATCTGACGACGGAAGCCAAACCAGTACTTGATTACATTGAAGTAGTTTGATCCGAACTCAATAACAGATGCATCCGCGCCGACCATGTTGAGCGATGATTTATGTCTCTTGGTTAAGTTCAAGAATGAACCCAAGTTATATTTTTCACCAGTAGGAATGACCCTATTAAATTCGTCTAGTGCTTTGTTAGCACCTTTTTTCTTTGGTGTTGTCGCGACGATAGCAGTCTTGGAGTCTGTCTCTGCGTCTGCACCTTTGGTACCTTTCTTAGTACCCTTCGTACTCTTCGTACTTTTGGTACCCTTCTTTTTACGATCTTTCTTCTTTGGTTTGCCTGCAGCATCTTTACCGAACACCTCTTCAGTGTTCTTTTTTGATATCTTTGCCATGGCATACTTACCGTTTTCATCGATCTTGTCCCAAAATGTATCGCCTACATAGATGTTGATCTTGACCGTATGATCATCTGCCAATCGCACAGCACCAACAGTTGCGTCCAAATCATAGAATGCTATCTTTGCATTCAACTCAAGAATATACTTGTTGATCCAAACACCAATAGGTATCTCTGTTATAGTGATACAATCGTCTGTATAATCGTATGTGCCCTCTGTATATTCTGACCCATTTCTGAAATCATATATATACTTACCGTGAAATCCATGTCGTGCCATGTCGATGATCGAGTTAGGTACATATGAAGGATTGATGATCATGCTTCTCACACAGTTGATGACTGAAAATATGTCACGAGCAACAACCTGGAAGTTCCAACCATGAGCAGGCATACCCGCAGATTCTAAGATCGCCATCGGCACGATAGGCACAAAGAAGTCTGGTTCATAGTAGCTGCCGTCATCTGGTGTGAACGACAATAGTCCGTAATCTTCTGCAGGAAACAAGATACGTGTCAAGTCAAGATTATGACTCGAAAAGATATATCTTGATTCACCAGCAAGTTCACCACCACACAATCTATTACCGAATGCGCCATGTGGTAACAACAATGGTAGTTGCCTACCGCCAACAGAGATGAAGCACTTATTTTTGATGTTATCTTCTAAGCACTTCTCACCGTGATGATAGTTTTGTGACTCTGTGATCGAACCACCAAGTTCAGCAACTTTCTTCTCATCCTTCGTCTTGAGTTTAGTGATGATACCATTGACGATCTTACGACCTGAACTATTCAAGCCGTCGATGGCGCTTGGCAACTTTCGAAGAATATCATCTTTTGCAAACAAGAACAGATCGCTGTTCAAGTAGTTACTGACATTGACATCATCTTTACCGATGCCACGATTATAGTATTTGCTCGCGAATGTTATTGGCTTTCGAAGAATGACTTTTCTCGCATCTGAGTCTTCATCATAGTACTTGCCGATCAACACATCACCCAAAAAGTCGTTTGTGAACGTCTTGCTGTTGTTAAAGATGTTTTGACAAATGTCTCTCATCTCTTTTGGACCGTGTGTTGCTAGCCCTTTGTAGTATTTGATCTTGTATCTTGATGACATATTGTGCGACTCGAGCCATGTTTGATACTCATGTTCATAACAGAACTTCTCAACAAGCACCTTGCCCGGAGTGTAAATTCTCTTGATCGGGGTATCTAACTTCGATATGAACGTACCATCGTCTACTAGTTCTCTCCAGAAATAATGGATAAGATTAAGCAACAATCCGAACAACTTGCCCTTACCGTCTAAATCTTGATCAACGCATGCGATGATTCTACCATATCGCAGTTTGCTACGATCGACTGGTTTGTTAATTTCGACACCAAGCGCTTTTTGCAATGTGTTAATGAACACATTGTTCATAGTCATATCATCAACGACGATACGTTCATCGGCTGTGCCGGGATATAACACCGTACAGTTCTTACGAACATTAGGTACACCTCCAAACAGAGTGATATAACCGATCTTGTCGATGTCGAACTTTCCGTCTAAGCTGCTCATACAACCATTGATGTTGTTCATCGCGGAGTCACCCTCACACACCAACAAGATGAAATCGCTTCTATCTTTGTTGCGTGAACATGCGTCTATGAACTTGTCTGACATCTTGACTTTCTTTTTTTGCTTTGTTTCAAGCTGTTTAAGACTTTTCTCAAGAATTAGACCAGCGATCATCGACACGATCTGCTTTATATCCTTATCTTTGATGATATATTGTTGACAAACAGCTTCATCGACGTTTGCACGCTTCTTTGACTGTTCACCGAACTCAAGTCCCGGGATGATCGCATTCATAAACATGAGACACACAGATTTAATGTTGTCAACAGACAATGAGATCTCACTGTTGTTAAGCGTCTTGGCTATTTTTGAGATGATCGCATTAGATATCTGATCAGATAACATTTGAAAATGATCACCCTCGTAAATGAGTGTGCCATTTGTGTTACTGATAAACGAAGACGATGATTTTCCTGGCGGATCATTTCTGATACACAACAAAAATTGTATCGGATAAAGTGAGACAGGTGTTCCATCTGATAGCTCTACAACGGTATTCTTGGGGTTAAGTACCAATGACACGATGTCTGTATCTGGCTTTTTGAACGCATCTGCGATATGCTCAAGGGTCGCCCAAGAAATATCTTGTTTGTTGAATGTTACTTTTACTTGTCGCAACTTGAATGTTGCCACAAGAGTATGTACATATGACACAATAAATATGAGTCTGCGAATCAACCATACCTCGATGTTCTTTTTTGATATCATTTCTGGTGGCTTGAGCGGACCTTCAGAGATGGGCGTGAAAGATACTTCCACGAAATCATCTGTTTTTTTGCCGACGACAGATGGTTCACCCAAAATGTACTTGCCTGTTTCCGGATCGTTCTTATGTGTGTGCTTATAAACACGTCCCTGCGATTTGTTACCACAAGCAACAGTCATAGTCGCAGAGTGTGCTAACACAATCTTTGAACCATATCCGTTGGTGCCTGCTTTGACACATTCCTCATCTTTGAACGAGTTACTACCCTGTTTTTCTACAGTAAAGTAGACATACGGCTTGTACATTCCTGCACAAGCATCGCCAGGTGGATACATAGATATGTCTATGCCCTTACCATCGTTACGGATCTTGAACTCACCGCTGCTAGTATTGTAAGATATATCTATCTCTGATACTTGTTGCACGGCGGGCAAATCTCTACATGCGGCGATATGATCAACCGCGTTGACGATAAGTTCGTCATAACATTTGATCAATGATGCATATAAAGAAACCTTACATGGCCTCAGAGTCAACTTTTTATTTGTTGAGTCTATATTGAAGCTAGTAAGATCTTCTGTAACCAGCTTTTTAGTGCTGCCTGCCCACATTGACTTATCATGAAGATGACGAAATGGGTCGATGGTACTTGCGTTGTAATCAATGTTATTTGACTTACCTGAACTATTTGTCATGATGAATAATAAACAAGATCATATCTTCAATTTTTGATGTGATTTATGCAAAAAAAATATAGAATAATAGTTGTCTATCTATTAAGCTTCTTCAATAACAATCTTATTATTGTGTTATATTCATCGATAAGATTTGCATCTGATGAATTCATTTTTTCTGTAAGAACATCCAAGAACACATTTGGGTACTTGATAAAATATTTATATGGTAGGTATCGAACCCTAAGTTTGGTGATCAAACGATGCAAAACATTATCTAATTTTATGGGTTTATCTTGATATGATTTATATCCATCAACTACACAATGATATTCAGAATTATAATCACTGTTAAGATCGACGAACAGTAATTCTGCTGCATCATCTAATTTTCCAGAGAATAAATACAGCAAGTCTCTACACTCAGATGTTTGTCCATAACATAATACATATAATACTAACATTTTTTCGACAGAATTTATTTTATCTGTCTCATCATACATATTAATTATATCGACAATCAAACTTACTACTTCTTGCTCTGTGATTTCATTTTCGCTGAATCTAGTGATGTGAAAATTAATCATTGAAACTTTTGCGATAACAGGAGCAATACGATCAGAATATTCTAACAATGTTATCAGCTTATTCGATAGACGTGCAGACGACATCTTGATGTTAAAATTGTCTGACACAGAATTTATACCTGTAGATGAAACTGATCCGTGAAAATACATCATCAATGCTAGATTAATATTGTTGGTCATAACATTTTTCGCCCATATGTATAGCGATGATTCCTCGTTATTATAAACTTTATTTTTGGCATGTGTATCGCATTGTCTGTCAAACCAGTTACTAAATACCATGCTATCAGACTTGTATAATCAGATAGATTTATTGTAGATCCGAATGTTCTACTATATAATGAATATGTAGAATGTTTCAAACTAAAGACTGGTTTTGTTTTTCCTCGTGTTTTATTTGATGTAATTTTGATAAATGAGCGATCAACATAAATTTCTGTTATATTTTTGTCATCGTATTTGTTGTATGGTGGAATCCATTTTTTGTTCTTTTGTGGCATGATAGTATCATAATCAGGAATAGATCTAATGTCAAGATATGATACGAATTTAGATTGTTGATCGAATGAAGATTCATCATCCGATATATCGGTATGTTTAGAAACAGATTTATTATTACTACTCAATACAGCTGTAGATCGGTTATATGATAAACGTTCATCTGATGAATGGTCATCATCTGATGGTTCATCAAATGAAGATTCGTCATCCGATATATCGGTATGTTTAGAAACAGATTTATTATTACTGCTCAATACAGCTGTAGATCTGTTATCATCTTCTGATATATCATCATCATCGTCAGATACAGGCTCAGCATCACTGAGTGATATTATTTTAGGTTGTTCGTATAATGATTCATTATCATCATCGTCATCAGATATTTCGACAGGAACAACAGATTTTCTAGAACATTGTTTGGTATCAAACTGTTTATTTTTATAAAACCAGTTGATGATATGATCGGCCAACATAATTTTTGCATCTATTCTTCCAGATGTCTTGAAATCAGACAATAAAATATATCTCCGTAAATCAACCAAATAACTACAAGTGCTGTTTCTAGCGGTATGATCTAAGTGTCTATCAACATAGATACCGTATTCTGGGACATATGAAAATATATGACAAATAACATCGTATGACAGTAAGTCCATTTTTTGTGTTTATTTCCGTGATCAATTTTACTAAAATTGATTGTAACTGTCACTCAAAAAAATATGTCGGTGATACGAAAATTCAATAAGAAATGGAAAACAGCTCTCTACAACAGTTATTCCGAATGTTATTCTACTGATGATACGGAAGTATTAGTATATGATTATAGTACCTTTAGACCTGGATGGAAAACATCTGATTTCGATAAATCAGATTTTATTTTCGAGACGGATAACATGATCTTCTGTTATAGAGACCCAGACTTCGATGAAACAAGTGATAGTAGCATATTAGCTACGTGGACATTATTAATAAATCCACAATTCTCTAAGGGTTGCTCAACCTGTAGTGGTAAAAATACATCGTATTATTACGCATATATTGTGGATAAATTTCATGATTTTGGAAGATATGCATTTTGTCCAGGCGAATATGACCTATATTTTAAGGATACAGGGATTCATGGTTCATTGTTCAATATTAGGTATGCATGTATGAGCATGTTAGATAATCCTTACTCTAGACATAATAGAATCTATGTGCATAAATTCGGTTTATCATCCATATATACTAAGTTCTCGATGATGGCTAATATTGGTTCATCCGGCAGCTTTATAAATGATGAAACAGGTAAAGTATCAATAATTTTATACGATAAAAACTATTATATTGACAACAACAACATCAGTATGAAGGGGATATCATCTGATATCCTCGTCAATGAGGTATGTTTGAAATGGCTGAACATCGCTGATATAATTGAGTTAAGAACCGTAAACAAGTATTTTGCTGATGTTATCTCTGATTATATCAAAAAATATATGTCGGCAGAATACATATTTTTGATAGAAGAAACATTCGATCGTGTGGTAGAATACAGATCATGTGATGATGGTAAATTCTTTCTCATAGATACATCATTTGTTATCTACAGCACGTATGGAGGGATAGGTATATTTTACGATGGAGTATTACTTGCTTGTGCCGAGAATACTTCGATGTCGATAGATCATGTACATGCTATTGTATCAGTCGTAGATGAAGAAGATACTAATAAATATATTGTTGACATGAGACTCTTAGAATGGTCTACATATAAGTATTGTATATATGAAGAAGACATATTTTTGATCAATAATCATTCGAATGAGATATATTATCTTGGAGCATCCCCTGCAAAATCACTAGAATGGTGGGAATAAGCTTTGATGGTCGCTGAGATGGCTTCAATTTTTGTTTCAAATTTGTTCACGCCCAAAACATATCTATGTTCGAACAACTCCAAGAATATATTTCTGCCAACCCAACTATAGCACTCGGCATCATCGTCGGTCTCCTTGTTATCGTTATATACATGTATTTCCGCGAGAGCTTTACTGTATCACCAAAGAGTAGTCGTAAGAAAGCAAGAAAAGCAAAAAAAGAGAAACTGCCTGAGCCCGAACCTGCAGACAACGATCGAGATGAAGAAGAAGACGCACTAAGCAAGTTCGACGACTTATAAGCGGCAGGAACAAATGACATGCATGTCACCGGCATGTCGTCAACGCGCGAACGATGAGAACATATTTTTTGTATGTAGCCCTTGCAGATCATATGTGCACAAATGATGAGAACATATTTTTTGTGTATATCATTTGCAAACAACATGCACACATACGGTCTGTGCAAAAAATAAAATACATCGTCGATGACGTGTATCATACATGCGATATACATGTCATACGTCCTCGCCGTCTGTACTAATTGCTTGCAGTGTATCTGTTCTCGCCCTTGACATACAAGTATGTACGTGCTAGTCCAGCAGACTCAGATGCCGTTTCTAACAATACTAGATCGCCTTCTCTCACCCCGTACCATAGTGCAATCGGATTATATTCGCCTACTTTTTTGAAATCGAATGGCAATATTCTTTGCATCTTTATCACTTGTGTTGCCTCTGCATCTGTCAATACTTGCCACGATATAGAGTTATAAACATGCTTTGGAATCTCCATCAAAAGATTATCGAATCGCATGTACCATATTTTATTTTGCTTGTTACGTGATGCACGCTTTTTCTCTGTATCAACGATCGCTGCATTATACGCACTTTTCATTTTTTTATCGAAGACTATAACTATGTCATCGGTCGACTCTGAATGCTTGGTGATGATATCAGGCAACTTGCCCTTCGACATGATATCTTTGTTTTGAACAAGAAACACTTTTATATTTTTTGTTACACCGGGCACACCTCTACCAGTGATGACTAATGGATCGAACTTCTTGATCGCTGTTACTAACCTTGCTTCATCTGGATATAATTGTGTCTCTGGGACGAAGCCTCTGTACTCAATCATCTTGTGAATGTTGACATACACTAAAAACAGGATCCTATTATATTCATTAGCACTGACCTTAGTATCTTTTGCCATGTTTTATGTCTCCTTATATTTCTGTATATATCATTTACTTGTTTCAAATTTGGATATTTTAGTTTTCTTTTTCTTTGCCCGCCGACATATATAACCAAATGCAAGGAGAATATTACGAATCATCATACGGCGGAGCTGATGTTATGGAGTCAATCAAGGATTACGCAAGAGATTACTCTCTGTTTATCCTCGGTGCTTTGATCGTTGCTATCATCTATATCGCCTGGAGCATGTACGCAAAGAAAGAGAATATGTATAATCCAGGATCTACTGCCTGGTTCCAACTCGGTAACTGGAAAGAAAACATGGTTGACCCTGCAACATTGAACTGCACAACTGTCGACATGGCCGGTTACGACTCTGAAGACCCATACAGATATTATGTTGATTCCACTGGTGCTTTGAGTGGTACTGAAAACTTCTCTGATGCACAATTGAGAAGATCTTTGTATTAGACTTTCGCACAAATTTGAAACAACAATGCATACCATAAATGCTTATCATCTCGCAATAGAAGCAGACAAGTTGCAGGTATCGTGCCAAAATATTGTCCAGGATCTAATATGTGGTCCGAAGTTTGTCACTGGAAAGAAAACAAAATTGATGACGTCAAAGAGATCAAAGATACAACAATCATCAATGACTAGACAGACGTTAAGACCGACCATGACAACAAGCAATAAACATGTTGGTCCTGCAGGCTGCGCAAGTAGTATGAGTCGCGCAAGTTTTACATATGCACCATCAGGTCATATCAACTTTACCAGATACTAATTTTTTTGATTCATGACATTGGTCGTATGTATAAAATAATGTACGCAATACCAGTATACACAAAACCAAAAGAGTACCCAGCCGATACGATGTTCAAATATAATCCTGATACCGATGAGTTCATCCCTATCGGTACAGAAAGAGATTTTCCTGATGATACCGAGGAAGAAGCAGAAGAAAGATACGCCAAACTCAAAGCATGTATCGAACTAGCCAACAAAGAATATGAAGAAGCATTCGGTGCATATGTACCTCACGACGCCCACGCAGATCACACCACATACGATGATCACAATAACAGAAAGTAATATGTAAACACATTATCGGTGATATCGTTATTTTTTGATTTATACAAACGTCGATGACACGAAATAATGATTTATACTAGCAACACAAATGATGCGATTATTGATATGAACGACTACATCAACAATACAGTTAATCGTGTCGGTCAAATAACTGAAAGAGAAGATACCATGCCGATAACACATATCGGGTTGCATGCATCTATGATAAGAACATTAGAACAGCCAGCTGCCACAGCTGCAGCAGCAGTTACATACACATCCCCAGCAGCCACCGATGATTCGTACAGATATTTTGTGGAGTTACCTAATACAACAACACAAGAACTTCAAGCAGCTGCTATAGCGGCCAGAAATGCAGCTATGGCAGAAGACGCTGCAGCAGCGCACGGAGAAATATTCTCTAATGCTCGATTGAGCCGTCAGTTATATTAAACACGGATGTTATGTGCGATGTGATACATCTTTTTTGCTACCAAAATTGATTGCTGCGACGATCATAATAACAATTAATGACCGTGTCGAAGACATCACCTAACGCAATAAGACAAACACCCAAAGAAAGACATGTTCGTCGTTATAACGCACTACCTGATTTCTTGAAAAACTTGTCACAATACACAGTCGCAAACACAGTGGTACAGTTGTATGAAGATGTCGCTATGGTTATGCACGATGAAATGCCAGCAAAGTGCATCGAGCTTCCGAAGAACACATCTGCAGCAGTGAGCATCGGTGATTTTGTAATGGTGCTAACAAAGCATAGTAAAAAATCTACATACGATGTGGTGCGTGTTGTTCGCGGTCATCATTTCTTGAGAACAAGATTAATGCAACTAGATGACACATTCATACTTTGTTGCATGTTCAGGGGTCAAGACATCGTCGAGAAGATCATATTCAAGCCGCTTGCAGATGGTCGGATAAAAATCAACATTGATGGTCGTGCTGAACATTACTACTTAATCGCCACCGACGTCGAAGTAGCAAAGTAGAGCCCTTGCATAAATGCATCAGACACATCACGCATCTTGATACCTGATCCGCGCTTATATTTTTTGTTGTATCGCATCAACATGTACAACTCAAAGTTTAGACGTGTATGTTTTTTTCTGAGTGGTTCTCCCGACAGTCCTGTCAACTCTGCGACATGCCCCTTTGACAGCGGTCCGAACATATTTTTTTTCTTCGCATCAATAAATGTGATCGGATGATCAGCATAATGAAACGCGATACAGAACTGTGTTGCGGTGTTACCGAGTGTTATGCTCCCGGTGAAGCGCTGTGGTTGTGATTCGATCACCACCAAACAGTCAGTTTCGATCGTCGGTGCATGTTGTGCAAGTCCCGATTTGATCATGCTCGGCCACAGATCTTCGCGCACACTCTTTACTTTTTTGTCCTCGAGAAAATCAATAGTACCACATCCGACAAGATCTATATCGGCGATGTGCAAACGGTGTGGTGCAGATGGTATGCGCACGGTGAGTAGAGCCCATGAAGATGACTTCAACCCGCAATCCCACGACAACACTTTCTTTGTGATGTACTTCGGAGGCGACATTGACATCGGGACTGCGACGGGGAGTTTGCGCATATCGTTGTTCAGTTGTTCGATGCCGCTAGAACATTCTTTGAGCAAAGTTAACGCCTCAGATAACGTACCGGTCATTTTATAACGACTTCGAGTCGTGTTCAAAAGTACGAATGGAACCGTGATTACCATCTGCACCAGCACGTCCAGCAATCTTATTTTTTGCGTTTCTTCTTATGTCGAGACCTGTCATCGCAGATAGTTCTTCTGTCGTTGGTGTATAGTCATCATATACGATGTACTTAGAATATGCTTGCGATGTTGTTGCCCTCAACATATCGTTCGGTGCTACTTTGCGTCCCATCTTTGTGTAATCTTCGCAGTCCAAGTAGTCGGTATATGTGTTCGAACCATCAGGTGTAATGATGTCGCCCATAGCAAGATCCGACTGCGAGCCATTGATCACTATACTGCTCGGATCATAATTCACTGTACTATCGGGGTCGATATCTATGCCCTCAACACCACCAAATGATTCTTTGCCACGAAGATCGATGACTTTAACTTTATCTGTGTTTGTATAAACTATCACAACAAGTAGAACAACAACTAAAAATGTGCAAACTAATTCTAGCTTCATTTGTTTCTAAAGATATACTTACTAGCAGGTAGAAAAGATGAATAGTATTATCGAAGTTGACAATGGATCGCGCGAAGAATGTAGCAAGTTGCAAGTCTTCATCAAGACACCAACAGGCAAATATCCTGATGCAATCACATTGCTCGACCCTGTATACGATCCATACAAAGAATCATTGTTTTGGGCTAAGGGGTATTCACGCATCTTTGTTGACTTACCATCTGTGACTAACAATGTCAATGACGATGGTGACACACCATTAGTAACGCAGGTGTCGACATATAAGAATGCATTTTATACGTTCATGATTCAGACCGATACATTCATGTTCACAAACAACAAGGCGCGACGTGAATTTTACATGTATTATTCTGGCACCGAAACACAAAAAAGAGAGCATGACTTCAACTTCTGCGACTCAGGCTACAACTGTTTTGAGATCGACTATAGTCATATGTCACAAACAGACTACGACGAGTTGATCAAGGGGTTAGCAGCATTCCTTGCTATCGTGGTATCATCGGAACCACTCAGTGCCACAAGTAGCGAGTTTGCAATGTGCACAGGTGGTGAGTTCAAAACGATAAGTTACAAAAATCAGATCAAGTTTAAGACGATGCCTCAGTTTGATCTCTCACACGAATTCTTCGATAAGATGTTTGATCCGGAATTTATATCATTGTTGCGTGCATCGAAAAAAAATAAGAACTAGCACATGCGTGAACATCATGTGATCAGTATCATCGATACATCTTTTTTTGTTACATGTTCATGTGGTCATCTCACCGCCTGCGCACATCATTGATACATCTTTTTTTTGTTACATGTTCATGTGGTCATCTCACCACCCGCACAAAAAATATGTGCGACATATGCGACATCTATGGTATCATTATTCGATGTTATCAACATAGTCGACAGGGTCGATGAATAGTTCGTTACCATCTACAGGCATTCGTTTTGGCAATATCAGATAGTTTGACCAGTTGCAGTCGCGATTGAATACGATGATCGATGTACCTGCTTTCTCCATAACAACATTCAAGAAGCGCGCAACAACATGCACATACTTTGTTTCACGACATCCAAGAGTGTTGATACGGCCTGATGAAAATACGTTTGTCGTCAACACCTTTTTCTTTTTCTTGATGTTTGGGATGCTCAACACAAGACTCATTGCCGCCAATGAACCATCATACTTTACGTATGCAAGTGTGATCTCATCGCCTGTGTTGTTGACCGACTCAAGAAGATATGCATTCTTGAATATCTCTTCTTTGAAACGACTTAGATCGATGCTCTCATACTGCTCGATGATGACTTGATACTTGTAATTCTCCATAGTCGATGATAAGCTCTTTAGCGCTACTTCTTCTGGATCACCATTAACATCTTTTTTGACCATGTCAGTATCACTCACAAGTTCGATGATGTTGTTAACCATGATTTTTGCAGACTGAATATCGCGATATGTTAGTCCCGAAATCTGTATGCGACCGCCACGAAAGAACTTATGTTTAGTGATCTCTGATGATCTTTCGATCTCAGGTCTACGTACAAACATAGTAATCTGCGACTTCAAACTGCGGTTCTCTTCTTCTTCTGTCTTTTTCTTGTTGCGCCCACGGTTTGATTTCTTGAGTTTAGACGGCACCATATAGTTGACATGTTTTTTGTGCCCATAGTTGCTCTTAATGATTGGCACCGTCTGTGTTGGTTCAACGCTATTCATATGTGTAGATTCATTGAACTCGATACCAGAGATGTAACCATCCAAAGTATTGATAAATAGCTCAGGCGCTGTTACATATGGTAGATCAGCGAACTTCAACTCTTCGAGAACACGCTCAAGTGTTGAGTCGACCAACAAGTTACGTGAATCTTCTACGATATCGCGCTTTGTAGGTCTTGTCGCCTTAGCGTTGTTTTGCACTTTTTCTAGTTTCATCGTCAAGTCGTTGATCTCATCTTCGAATGCCTCTTCTTGATCTTTTTGATCATCGAACGAGTCATCGTAAATGTCATATTTATCGTCGTCTAGCAGGTTATCTAAAAAATCATCCATAGTCGTCAGGGTTCTAATACACTAAATATTGTTCAATTTTAATACTTGTAATTTCTGCCCAAAATGACTGCGTCAATTCTTGGATCTTCATCAGCATAAGAGTCTTCTGGCATGATCTCAGGAACTTGCTTCTGGTTGTAATTGATCGTTACACTTCTGACCGGTCTAATACCAATGACGTTTGCTGGTGATTCAGCTTCACGTGTTACATACTTTGCAGTGTTGACTGCAGAGTAACTTGACTTCGATAAGTCACCATCATTCATATCTTTGATGAAGTTTGTTTGACGACTTTGGAGACTTGGATCAACTGATGTTCTCATAAACTCAGCATAGATACCTGCACCATTTTCATCGAGACGGTTTCCGTTGATGCTCTCGTCCATAATGGTTGGATCACCATGATAGTTGTCAAACATCTCATAGTCCATCTTCGGACGTGTTCTCGACGAGGCTAAATCTGTTTGCAAATTGCCGTTCATCTGTCTTTCGAGAAAGTTTTCGTTCCCAATAACAGCAGTGCTCTTCAGCGTTCTATCGGATGCGATATCGACTTGTAAGTTTCCATTCATTTGTCTTTCCAAGAATTTCTCAACACTTTTTCTGTAGACAAAATAGATCACCAGTAATATAACCACCGCAATAATCAGCGCATTCGTTGACATGTTTTATATATACACAAGGCCAAAAAAATAATGAATAAAATAAACGACACGACCAATATGGCCAACGGTAGACACTAATCTTGTCGCGAATAGAACGCCAAATAGATGTCAGTTGAATGAAGTGGCACAGAGGTCAACTCAGAAATAAATAAATCATTGCAATTAAACCACTTAGGACCACGTGTCTTCGGACATTTTCTCAAGCAATTAGCTGTGTAGTGCCCACCGGTAGTGATGCCGTAATGACATACTGTTGCATTAGCATGATACCATACGTCTTTTCCTGAGTTTCTCTCCGTCAAACAAAACTTATCTACGAGCATGACAGGTGTGTTGTTCGTCGCCTTATCGAACTGCAAAACAAAGATCTTTGGCAGTGTGCACAGACGATAAACAGATTCAGTGTCAATCGATTCTTGTTGACATTTTGGACATCGATATCTGTCTATTTTTTCTACATGTCCCAAGATGTCTAATACTAATCTATTCGTGTTTGGGTATTTTTTTGGATCATGGAACGTCTCTTCTTCAGACCCCTTATAGATCGGTACATACATATGCATGCTCTTGACACATTCTACATGCCCGCACGAAGGATGTTTACATGTTGTCTCTCTCAAAAAGTATGTCTTGAAGAGATCATAAATAGCGGGATAATGTAACACTTCAATGATGTTCTCAAAGAATTCGAGTGCACATTGTTGCTTCTGATTGAGTTTGATGTTGCGCATACTGTCTCTGTTGATTTTATTAAGGGCGCTCAATATGTCAGTGGCACACTCAGATGTGTTATAACCATCTTCGCACTTTGAGATGAACGAATAAAAACCACTATACACATCATTATCGCCATGTGCTTTGATTCCTCTTTTGATTGCTTTGCAGAACTCGGGGCACGAACACATACTTTGAATGAGACTCGTTAACCAACACGACACACTTTTATTTGCGAGCGGTCCAGGCGGTAAGAGCGGACCTCTCAATGATACTGATGCAGACGTAGGTGTAGACGTAGATGACATAACGTGTGTGTATATTTTTGGTACTAAAATATTCCTTCAATTTTACGTGCCTTTAGTCGGTACAAAGAGTATTTTTGTACCATCGCCAATATCAAGAATGCCTGAAGGTTGACTTGGCATTGGTGTTCGCGTCAAGAAACCCTTAATGTGTTCTTTTGTTTTATCTGTTGATACCACTGCATCAGACGCGTCCGACAAGCTCAACAACTTGGACGCTTTATCTGGTAGTATCGTTTTTACCTTGTTGTTGAGCTCATTGATCAAGTAGACCGCCACAATAGTGATCAATGTAACCATAACAGCGTATATATATTTGCCTAAAATATCGTCCCCGACAGCATCAACATATTTGCTCAAAGTGCTTTTGACCGCATCGTTCCATGCTAGACCAGCAACAACAGTTAATGCAGCACTAATATAATTCATGTTATATCTATTGAAGGCAAACTAAAATTGAATGACCCGAATAAGTAGCAACTAAACATGTCCGGAACTAAGTGCGAAATCCAATTGATCGATACTAAGGCAGAAATGCCATCAAGACAACATACTACCGATTCAGGTGCTGATCTCAAAACAGTAGCTGTAGAAAAGGTAACAAAAGACGAATACATCATTCATACCGGTGTTGCAGTCAGACCATCACCTGGATACGCATTCTTCTTGTTCGCAAGAAGCAGCCTTCAGATGAAGGGTTGGACACTAGGCAATTCTGTCGGTGTTATTGACCCTGATTATAGTGATGAGATCACCGCAAGAGTATATTCTTTAGGGGATAAACAAACTACACTAAAGGCTGGAGATTGCCATTTGCAACTTGTTGCATTGCCAGTTCTATTCCCTATGTTCGTCAAAGTTAGCACATTGTGCGAAACTGAACGTGGTAAAGGTGGCTTTGGAAGCACAGACAAGAAAAAGAGCACTAAAGACTCTAAGAAAGACACTGAAGAAGATGACGATGATGGATCATCAAAGAGAAAGAGCTCAAAGAAGGGATCAAAATCTAAGGATGAAGATACCGACGATGAGACCGATAAGAAGAAGTCATCAAAAAAGAAGTCGGCAGATGATGAAGAAGCATCAGATGACGATAAGAAGAAATCATCAAAGAAGAATGCATCGAATAATTCGTCGAAGAAAAAGACAGATGACGATGAAGAAGCATCTGACGATGATAAGAAATCGTCAAAGAAAAAATCTTCGAAGAAGACCGACAAAGATGACGATGAAGAAGCATCTGACGATGATAAGAAGAAAAAGGCATCAAAGAAATCTTCAAAGAAAAAGAACGATGATGAAGAAGAAGCATCTGACGATGATAAGAAGAAAAAGGCATCAAAGAAATCTTCGAAGAAGGCAGCTGACGATGAAGATTCATCTGATGATGATAGCAAGAAGAAGTCATCCACAAAGAAATCATCTAAAAAATGAGCACATGGAGTAATCCATAATTGAATTTATTTTTTTGCCAACATAAAATGGAGCTAACACACGAACAAAAAAGAATCGTTAGAAGACTTAAAAAGGGTAACAATGTTCGTGTAACTGCTGTTGCTGGTTCGGGAAAAACAACTAGTATACTCGGTCTTGTTGGCGCCAAAATGAACATTCTTGTTTTGTGTTACAACAATCGACTGCGTGCAGAAACACAGCGGCGAGCAGAGATGACTATGGATCCCGAGTCAGAATATATATTCGATGTGCAAACATTTCACAGTTTTTGTTACAATGTTCTCGACGAACCGCTTGCAACAACTGACTTAGGTATCATAAAAATCAATGATCGCGTTGATTCGGTGCCTGGTTACTTCGCCGATAAATATGATTGTCTTGAACTAGAGTACGATCTCATCATTTGCGACGAGGCACAAGATCTTAACGAGATATATTACAAGTTTCTTCTGACCCTCTTACGGTACACAGGCGCTAAACTATGTTTGATAGGCGATCCGAGACAAGCCATATACCAGTTCAATGGTTCCAATGAAAAATACTTGTTAGAAGCACCTAAATATTTCGATCGAGAGTTCATCGACTTAACATTATCTCAAACTTTCCGTCTTACAGAACCTATTGCTGAGTTTATCAACGGCATGTACACAGAAAATGTGGTTGATACGATGACACCAAAAATAGTCTCGAAGAAGAAGTCAAAGCTCAAACCACTAGTCATGCATCATGAAGTCAATGTAAAACAGATCGCAAAATTCATCAAAGGGTTTCCTCCGGGCGATGTGTTAGTGCTTATGTACTCTGTGAAAAGATTACCATTCAAGTCGTCTGTGAAGCTTGCTAACGAACTTATGAACTCTGATGTGCCTGTGTCGTTTGGTAACTTGTCCGACGATAACGAAGATTCAGTGTTGATGCTCTCATATCACCAGTCCAAAGGGCTCGAACGGCCAATAGTAATTATTATGGACTTCAACAGTTTTTACTTTGATGCATCCGGTGATTCACCAGAGACAGTGCCAAATCTTTGGTATGTAGCGATGAGCAGAGCATCTGAATATTTAGTCATACATACAGAAGTGCCATTCAAGTTCATCAACAACGGTTTGATGGCGACAGGCGCAAAGATGTCAAACACAAAAGAATACTCTATCAATGATGCATCTTCAGGTGGTTGGACACGACGCAACAAGACGTTTGATGATTTCTTACGTTACACACCTAGCACAGATATTTGGAACATGATTAAAGCAGGTCAAAAATATCCAAAGTTCACAGCGCCAATATCGGGACATCGACCTTTGTGTGTTACCCAGAACAGCATCATTGGTACTATGATAACAGATTATCTTAGGCGGTCAGATCGAAAGATGAGTGCTAAAACATTCGTTGCTGATTATCTTACAAAGATCAGAGGCGGTATAAAATATCACATCAACACAGGATCTGCATACTATGAGGGGTTCAGTCCTCTTGAACATCATCGCGCACTTGATGTAGCGGAGATCACTTTGAACGATGTGTTAAAAATATGTGGGATTACGACATCATCAGCAAAGTTAGATACATTCACCGATCCCGCACATAACAACATAGAGTTGATCGACACAAAAACAGACACAGTCATCATCATAACGATCGACACAAAAAGTATGGATACGCATGTACGATGGGCAGGTGTAACCTCCGCGACAAAAAAGAAATGCATCATAGTTGATGTTCTAACGGCAAGACATAGTTTATTCGCTAAAGAATGAGTTGAACTCATCAACATCTAGCACATCTTCATCGTCGATCGGCTTCTTTTTTGTCGTCTTAGATGCTTTAGATGATCGTGATGAAGACGTTCTGCTGACCACAGATGATGTATCATCGTTGTCGACCTTTGTCGATGCTGCTGTCGCTGCGGCCTCTTGTTGATCTTTAATTCTTGCATCAGACATGAATGATCTCTTCGACGATGCTCCTTTAGTTTTCTTTGTTGACTTCTTGCCGACCTGTGATACTGAATCATCTTCATTGATGTCATCGTTGCCACTGCTACTACCGATGATACTTAGTTCATGACTGTTCGACACACCAACTGTTCCGACTGCTTGAATATCAGTTGGCCCGCTGTTAGCGTCGTCGCGATGGTCATCGGACACAAATGATATTTCACGAGGGATGCTTTCGATGTCGCGCATACGTGCTCTAAGCGCCTGAATCTCTATTTTTGCTTTTTTTAGCGCATCTGCCAATGTCTTAATTTTTGAGATAGCTTGATTCATATCGTGTCCATGCTTCGTTTGAAGTGCCAGTGCAACATCATATTTTTTCTTGAGTACATCATATGTTTTTGCCGGTACAGTTACTGTGTTTGTCGCACCGCTGGTTGTGCTCATTGCGATACCATTTATCTCATCATTGAATACATTCATCTTGATTGTGTCGATAGCGTTTGCAGCGATGTGTTGACATGGTTCAAAACAGTTGTCAGATCGGTTGACAGCCATATCAAAAATCGCGGGTGTCTTGATCAGCAAGTTAGCTGCTTCTTGGAACGACTTTACAAAGATGCCTCTGATGACTTGTTGTCGACGACGTTCACCTAACTGTTTGACTACATCGGATGCACAAAAAGCAAAGATAACAGTTTTCAAGAGATCTGTATATAGCAAGTGCAGATTGTTCTCGACGCAGTACATGCTGAAATCGGAGATGTGATCGTGCATACCATCATTAGTGTTGAGTGATACTATCTTCTCTTGCAACAAATATTTGTATGCATCGCCGATGCTTGTGCCATTTTTTTGACTTCTTGGACCAGCTAATCGAGGCAATGTTCTGCACAAAATGATAGCATTATAGTCGCGCAACAGCTCTATAATTTTAGTCGAATGGTAGTTTGTAGACATGTATAGTTTCGGCGTTTTCCTACTTTAATACACTAATTCTTGTGTGGCGATGAGGCAGATGGCCTATATCGCACTGATGCAGGAATCTTAGCAACCTTATATGTCTTCTTGTGAAGATCTGCAAGATTATGTATCTCTGGTGATCCGCCATGCTTCGTGCCTAAACATTTGTGCAGGTTCGACATCTCTTTCTTGACATCAAGGCCGGCAATCGATCGCACTGACGACCATATATCGGCTTCAAGAGCACAATCGAAGCAATGATCGATAATAACCTTCGGACCCACCATCGTGTATTTGTTCTCGAACTGCTTACGTGCTTTGTTCACACGGTTGTGATACAACATTCGTTGATCATAATCGATCAAGTCATATGTCTTGATAGCATACATACCGTCTGATGTAGTCACCGACATATGATCAACATGCGGTTTGTAGTCAGCAGGAATACGAATGTATGCACCTGGTATACCAAAAGAATTCAGAGCACTGTCTGCAGAAACTTGTGTTGCAGGTTGTATGTCACGTGATCCGCGAATTCGGCCAGCTGGCAACTTGTCGATGATCAGTCTTGTTTCTGCAGATGAGTTAGATACCCATGCTTGAAGATGTGCAACGCCAGACAAGAATGTGAATTTGCTGTTGCGGAAATCATCCAAAAAGTTGATGCCAAGCTCTTTCGAAAGATCGAAATCAGCCACCATATAATCTTGAACAGCACCTAACTCAGTGTCAGGAAGAGGCATACGATGTTTGTGACTAACTATATCTGGTTTCAGCGTCGACACCCAGTTATATACTTGTGCGCAGTTCCAAAGAATATCTATCTCTAGCGGAAATTGCTCACCGTCTGAGATCGTTCTTATGTCGCTCATAAACACAGTGAAATATTTATCGACAAGTGGCATGCATGCTTTCATCAATGGTACTGTGCAATAATCTTCATAGATGAACACCTGTGTTGCTGATGCTGCTTCAATGAACGATGAAATTTCATCAGGTGCTATTTCAGGCGATGTGCCCTTAGGATATGACTTACCGTCTGGTGCAACTACTGACCTATCACCACCATGCATTACGTCGCCAGGCGCGCCATACATGATCTTCGATGAAGATTTCAAGTAGACGAACTTGCCCGACTGATCATCATATTGTGTTGTTTGTTTATTAGGATCGGTCGTTATCCAAAATTCGTTGGGGTCGATCAACAAGAATTTGATGTTCGGGAACATGTCGAGCAGCTTGCCCAAGTGCATGCATGGTGCTGCGCCGGTATATACAAAAAGTATGTCTCTGTTGGATGTATTTTTTTCGATCGCATAATTGAGCAACTGAAGTTCAGCCAAAAACAACTTTCTTTGACCGTGATGACGATTAATGAGCGGTTTTGGTGCATCAACATTTGTGAAAAATGGTAAGTCATCAAGTGTGCGAACTAACTTTACATACTTTGTGTCTTGACCGCCGCGAATATCATGACCAGGTGCGACCAATGAACATAGGGCATTCACCGCGGATAATATCACGAACAGAAGTAAAATCAGTATTGTAGCAAACATATAATTCTGCGCAAAAAAATTATATCGTTAGCAATTTCATCCTCGGTTTGAGGAGTTGCAAATTGTCTGATATATCTGTTGACGGCTTGTCAACCTTATAAATCATCATGCCTGAGTTAAACTCGAACGGCATGTCTACTGCATGTGTTGGTGATGAGGTATCATATACAATCATTATGTCATTTGTTTGGATGAACACATAACGACGAGATGACACATAAATGTTTCTGATAAATTGTTTATCGATGTCCTGCCATGGGACTTTTTTCAAGAGATGGAGCATAGTTTTATCAAAAAAGAGAGTGTCAATTTTACTCGCCAATGTCATTCAAGAGTTGATCAACGAACGATGTGCCGATTATATCGCAGATGTTGCGAATAGCTCGTACTAATCCGTTGTACTCATTTTTAATGACATGTTGTGTGATGAATTTTTTTGCATCCAATATAAGTTTGTCTGGATCGACGGTTAGGCTGTCTGTCCATGGAGCACTTGACAATGCAGCACCCGGAATATACTCTATAGATACCATCGGATACACGATACATATGCTGCTGTTATCACTTGCAGTATTGAATGTCATCGGCTTCAGCAACTTTATTCTGAGTTTGCTCGAACCATGATCACGAAGAACAAATATATTTGGTGCGCATGTTTGCAACACATGCAATGTCCGTAGACCTATATTTTTGTTGATGACATCGACGATGTTTGTCATCGTTACGAGCATTGCTAATGTGGTGCTCGGAATGATGACTTTAGTCGGTACATAATTTTCACAAGAGACATATTGTTGCATGATAAATGTTGCACCAAGTAGTTTGATCACGCCATCCGATGTCGATATACTGGTGGGTATGTTATCTGGTATTATGATATCATTAACAGCGACGATGTGTTTCTGTGTTTGCTCAACATATATGATCGTGATCACATTACCATCTGTGTCAGACAGGTAGAATGATTCTATTGAGAGCAGTTTGAACATCTTTAGATATTGTCATCTAGTCGCGTTCAATTTTGTGCGCCGTAGATGGCAGAAATATCGCTCTTCAACTGTGCGACAAGCGGCCTGATATCGTGTGCACGATGTGTAATAATTTTGTAAATGCACTTTGCTGCTACTCCGAAATGCTTCTCATCAGCATCTTTGCCCGATGGTCTGTTGATGATAATATGTTTCAAGGAGTCAAGTGCATGTTCTGTTTGATCAACAATGCCCTGAATGTTATAACCAGAGCGCTTGATCTTTTTGTAATCATACAACCCTTCTGGACGATCAATCAAGATGTCATAAATAAGTTGTGCCATCGCATATGTATCTGTTTCAGGACCAAGATGACTGCAGTTCATCATTTCTGGGCTCATGTGCCCAGCTGTACCAATACACTCACCCAAGCATCCAAGAGGAATGAACGAATCGATGTCGCTGATCACCGGTTCTAGGTTATCATCGAGCAGTATGTTGCCTGCCTTAATATCTGAGTGAATATAACCGGCGGCTTGAATGTCCCAAAGAATGTTAGCAATCTTCTCAATGATCAAGATCGATTCAGGCGCATTGAAGATACCATCTGCGGTTTGATCTTCGATGTAGTCTTCTAGCGACTGTGCGTACCATCTATGTATTGTACCGACGATGCTATTACCGCATGCAGTTGCGATGTGCGCGATGCCGATAGGTACATTGACACCAGGCACATTGGGACATAAGAACATGCTGGTCTTGAACAGCTCGAAATTAGGATCGTTGACCGCAGCTGACAGAGGATCTAAAAAATCATTAATCGTGTAATTCTGCCCGATGCTGTCAGGAGTATGAATCATACGAATGCATAAATTACCGTTGCGGAAGATGGTTGCACTTGTCGAGTGCACTATTTTTTCACGCAGTTTGATCTTTATGATTTCATGTGCTCGAAGAACAACGATTCTGTCAGATGTTTTGTGCTCAACTTGCTCAAAGAAATAGCAACTAACCTTGTCGGACGATGATGCAACGATCTTCATTATTATACTGTTCATAATGTTGGCGATTTGTAATGCAAAAAAGAAAGCAGCCTAATACTGCTTCTGGTGGTCAAAGATTATTTGATAATCCTTGATGCACGCTTTGATCCCGCCGCGGACAGTCTCATAAAAATACATGCATGACATTATTGTCGTTTTCGATACTTTTCATATACCGCGTGTCATACATTTTAGACAATATGTTGCATCGAAAAAGAAAATTGACGCCGTAGTTACATCATCAAAAACTATGGACGAAACTTTCATTAAACAGTTCGAGAGCATCTTGTTGATGACTATCGTTAACTCACTATCTAGCTCTATGATTAGCATCGTTACAGATAGTATCAAGAGTGTGTTTGGTTTCGTGAGTTACGTCATTTCTAGCGTCAAGAACTATATTTTCGAATGGCGTTATGGCAAGGTACTAGAATTCAAGGTAGAGAGTACAGATAAAACTGCTTACAAACCACTTATATCGAGATATTTCTTCGATTTCTTAGAAAAAGAATATGGCTTCATCACTAATCAGTTCACGAAAGGCAATAAAAATGATGTTGTTACCGATCATTCGCATGCTGGTGACAAATACATAAGCGCATCTCTATCTTCCTCTAAGGGCGAGAAAGACGCTTACTATACTAATGTTTTCACGTTCTCTACTCGTTTACACACTGTCGATGAGTTCAAAAAAATATGTCAGAGCATGATTGATAAAGATGTAAACATATATGACTCATCGAGAAAAATAATCAACTATACTGAAGGCGATAAGTACGTGTATGAATTTGACAATCTTGTAGAAAAGCCATACGCATCAAACATTGTTTCTGACATCATGCACATCATTGAGACCAAACCATACGCAAATATCTTGTTGCATGGTCCGCCTGGAACTGGTAAAACAAACCTGATAAAGTATATCGCAAAAGAAATGGACGCCAGTATAATCATCAGCGATTTATCGCGATACTATAGTATTGAAAAATTGCGTCAAGTATTATGTCGTCGTAAATTTGGCGCAATTGATGTTTCTACTGATTGTGTTGTACATCTTGAACCGAAGAAACGATTCTATCTTTTCGAGGACTTCGATACTGTGTTGCCGGCAGCATTTTGGAACAAACACAAGTTTCAAGAAGACATCAAAAATAATGAGAAATATGTAGAGTCTGAGAGGATGCCAGATTTCAAATATTCTGAGATGTTAAATTTACTTGATGGTATCATCAAGAACGACGGTGCATATACATTCTTCACGACCAATCACATCACTGCTATCGATTCTGCGTTTTATCGTCCGGGTCGTATGCATCTCAACTTATATATCGGTGAGTTGACGAAGCTGCAGATATGTGACTTCATCAAAGATCACTTTAATGTGACGGTTGATGTGAACGCAATAAAGCGTGTAACTACACTGGCCGAATGTTATGCTCTAATGAATATCACAAAGAAATCTAGCGATTTTGTGAAGCGCATCAACAACAACTACTATCTCGGACTCGGTTGTGCAGACTAATTTTTTTGTTGCGCATCTAAAATTGACGTCAAGGTTACATCATCAAAAAATATGTCGCACACGTCACATACGCCGCATGATTCATCAGCAATGGATAACATCCTTATGATCACCATGATCAACACTATCACCGCGACTTTCGCATCAACTATAACTAGATTGGTCGAGGGTGTATTCACATTGATCTCTAAGTATGTGTCTATCTTGTATGATAAATTCTTGGACTGGCGGTATGGGCGTATGCTCAAATACGTTGATTGTAAAATATCTTTTACGAAGAAAAAACCACCCGTCGCAAAATACTTCTTTGATTACATTCAGGACACATATAAATTCCGCTCAAAGCAGTATGCATGTGATAAAGACATAGTTAAAGATGACTCAGAAATAGGCGATAATTACATTGGTGCTACATTTACTTCCGAAAGATTATCAGACAAAGATGGAGATGGTGGAACATGTCACGAGAACACATTTACATTCTATTCAAGACTACATACCGAAGAAGAATTCATAAAAATATGCAATGATATAAATGACAAAGCATCCAAAAAAATATCAGGAGCGTGCATTATATCCGATGTTGATGGATATGTAGAGGCCAATAATAGATACTATATATTTGATGATACTATGGAGACACCTTACAACACAGAAGCGGTAGATGTGATCAATCACATTATCGAGACAAACACACATGCCAACTTCTTGTTATATGGTCCACCAGGTACAGGCAAAACTAACATCATTAAGTATGTCGCAAAAGAACTTGATGCTACAATGATCTTATTAAATCTAAATAAATTCAACAACATCAATCAAATCAGAAGTATACTAAACACAAGAAAGTTTTTCGCACATGACGTCGGTACTGGTACAGATTATTCTATCGAACCGAAGAAGCGTATATATGTGTTTGAAGATTTCGATACTGCGCTACCTAAGTCATTTTGGAGCGGATCTGATGAATCACTCAATGTGATGATAAAGAAGAATATACAAAGTCGATATGATGACGATGATGACGATGATGATAATTCAAATGGCAGGGTCGATTCATTCACATATTCTGAGTTACTTAACTTGTTAGATGGTATCATCAAGAATATAGGTGCATATGTCTTCTTCACCACCAATCATATTAATCATATCGATTCTGCATTTTATCGTCCTGGCCGCATGCATCTAAAAATGCATATCGGTGCATTGACAATCGGGCAAATACGTTCATTCATCAGCAAAAAATATGATGATGCCGGACAATCAATCAACGATGTTGAGATCGAAAGATGTGCAACATTGGCCGAATGCTACTCGTTGGCGAACATCACAAAAGATGCACGCGAGTTTATTCATCGAATCAATACCAAGTATCTCGAGACGCTTGGAACGGACGTTGAGGACACACCGCCAGCAGACGATGTAGACTACATGATTTAGAGTGCTTTCTTAATGATGCTCTCAATGTCTTTGGCGCTAAGATTCTTTTTTGATGCGCTTACAGCCTCCGAACAGGTCATTGATGCGCGTGATGCAGCATAGTAAATCATTCTTTCTGCTGATTCATCTGACTTCGACTTCAAGAAGTTTGCAGCAAATGACTTGAACTTAGATTCTTTGTCTGCCATCTTGAGTGCCTTCAAGACAGATTCTTCAACACTAATTTTACCATCAGCGATGTGACAGAAAACGGGCATGATGCTCTGCAAGTAATCTTGTGCGACGATCGCACTGAACGCATCTCCGAACGTCAATGTCTCGAAAACACAACATGGTTCTAACTTGATACCACCATAATCAGAACGAAGAGCACCTTTAACAGCTTTCATGTCAGGTAGTTTGCCCTCGGCGCCTTCTTCAATCTTATCAATTGCTTCATCTTTGAGTTTTTCTACTTTACCGAACAAACAGATTTCAAGATTCTCTAGACCGTTGATGAGTTTACCTGCACAATAATTGTACGAATCTTTGTCTGGTCGTATCTTCTTTTTTACGTCCTTATCATCTGTACCAAACAGTTGACCGATCAAGATTGCATAATAGACATACACTCTATCAGGGCGCAAGTTTCTGCTGATCGTGTTACATAACTTTCTGATGCCTGCTGCTGACTTCTTGCAGTTTGCAGCAATGATGACATGAGAAGAGTTGACTGACACATTCATGTTCGTGACACCGATACTAGCTGCAAGACTAGCAGGATGCATAACATGCGACTCAACATATTTCAAGAGTGCAGCGCATACTGCACCACCGTCTAATTTTTTGTCTGTGTATACACATCCATCATATGCACTTCGGAATGACCAATAATCTGCAATACCCCCATGAGGGAAACTCAATACTACAGCTGCATCTTGTGCGACCGTAAATGGAATAGTCGATAGTTTCATTATGCTGTTTTGCGCAAAAAAATAATGATCAAAATAAGATTAATCTTCGATAAGACGATCTTCAAGTGGTGTGAGTCTACCACTTGTTGGGTCTTCTGGGTCACTAACATCAGAACCAAGTTCATCGTCAGACACAATGTCGGTAACGATAGTTTTGAATCCTGTGAAACCTTCATCTCCGACTTCATACTCATTTTCGTCGTAGTCACTAGCTACTTCAACGATGTCAAATAACTCGCCATCATCATAACACAACTCATTGTCGCTGTCACTATCAAAATCAATGACATCATCGAAAGCATCTTCCGACAACTGTGTTTTTATTGGTGATGATATTTCGGTCTTTGCAATGAGCATGTTCAGATCGCCGGTATACTCAGAACAATAAAATGCATACACGGTATCTGCATCTGGTACTTCACCGACCAATGGGAACAACTTTTTGAAAACGATGATTTGTCTTTCGTACCAATTGATGAGTCCGATGAAATCATTTTTGCACATGTTGTAGTCAATGATAGCATCCTCAATGATTTTCATTTCATCGGGCTTAAATTTTGGTGGTATCGACATCGCGTATAACTTTGTAGATTGTTTTTTGTCGGTAACAGTTTCAGCAATTATTTCAGATGTTGTACGAGCGTCATTGTCAACACATGACCATTGTCTGATACGATAATATTCATCACGTAGTTCGCGAGGAAATTTCGCAACTTCATCACGACCAAACTGAGTTGCCATAAAGACATATGACATATAGTTAGTGATAACTTTGTTATACGACATACACAAATTGATAGCACAAAGTAATGCAATTCTGAAATGTGGTTCAGGCCACCACTGTTTTGCTGCAAGTCTGATCAAGACACGAACATGTTCTCCAAATGATGCATGGTCAAATTCTATTGGATGAACCGGAAGGCCTTTATGACTAGTCTGAAACCCGATCACTGCGATAGGATCAAAGGTCTTTAATACATCATAGCTGTAAAGAGATCTAACAACAGCTTTAGTCTCTTGCGATGCATTTCTGTAACCTGTCATCATTATGCCTACGATGAGCCTACCGTCACCAGTATTGTTACATGCATATAATACTGTGTTGCACAGAATGATACGCATGACTGTTTCAGGATCAACAGATGATTGTATCTTTTTTGCACACATGAACATGTCAACATACCAACCGAGTGGGTTGTAATGAGGATCAAGTGTCCAACACCTGGTTGAATAAAGTTCTTTGAAAGTAAGACTTGAATCAAACTCTGCAATAGCGAACTCAAACAGAGCAATGATCCTATTTACATCGATCGGATACTGTGAATAGTTTGATCCGATCACTTCTAGAGCATCTACAAGAGTAGTCGTATCGACTATGTAACAACCTATTTTTTCGAGTTCATCGATGATAAATTCTTTACAAGAATAATCGTACGAGAAAAGGGCATCTTTGTTTTGCACACGGAAACCGGATAAAATGTTTGTCATAGTCGATAAAGTCGAAGGCATGTTTGAAGTCATGTTTTTTAATATATGTGCCGCAACAATCAATTTTAGCTAGGAAAATTGATGCCCATAACATGTGATAAAATGACTATCACTCTCAATCATCTCTTCAATAATCATACGCCAACAGAGATCGTTTCATGTCTCAATATGTTAGGGATCAAGCCATGGTCGATAAAATTAAATTCCAAGATTATCGCATCTGTTAAAAACCATGTTGTGCTTGCCACCATGTTCGACTGGATCGGTGAGTACCCACTTATATTGTTCGAAGATTGTAAAGCATATGTAACATTGAATGCATTAGGCAAAACGTTTCATGCGATCCAGGATGATATCAAAAAAACGATCAAACATCGCAAGTACTTTACTGAGTTTTTCGCGACAATCAGTTCAGAAGACGCTCAAGAAGTATTCATAAAATATAGACATCCGATGAACAGAGTCTTGGACATGAAGTATGGTTTTAACGTGTGTCTCGATATGAACTTCAGGCTAAACACCTGTGATGATCCTCGATTGATCGCATATTTTCTTGTTCACTACGATACTAAAAAAAATGACAACTTCTTGTTATTACCTCATTGGCGAGTACAAAGAGATATAGCAAGAGATGTGTATGAATATGTGAAAGGGGGATCAGACATAGTTGCTCTTCAGGGATTCATTATTATGAATTTCGAACACTTCTCTGTTTCTGAGTTTCATGATATCTTCAGCAGAACCAGGACAGCACAAGTGTTAGTTCATGATGCATATGTTTTGAATCGTGCGATTTGGGACACAGAGTATGCATTGAATGATAAACTAGTGCGATACAAAGATCGAACACGTTACAGTATGTCATATGTTCCACTGAATGTCATACTTAATTATTTGGATCTGTTTCCAGAAAAACGCACATCGATCTATTTAGAGATGGGTAAATATCTTCAATACGAATCGCAAAAAGTGGTAAGAAGATCTCTTGCAAAGATAGATTACAGATCACTAGCTGTACGCCGTATATATGCCCATCAACACGAATCTGTATTCATACTCAATAAATTTGGGTTGATATATGGTGCGAGAAAACTAGACATTGATAAAACATATGACAATAGTACCATGGAACTGTTCACTGAATACATACTTAATATACAGACCCCGGATGAAATTTCTGCCAAGATTGTCAATGAAGGTGTATCATCATACGATACAAATGAGCTTCATAAGATGGGCATTGGTTTGCCGGCCATCACGTTCGATGATAATATCATGTATCGTGGATACAAATACACATGGCTCCTTGCAAATGGGGCAATGTTTGCACCAAATGTAAGTGATATATTAATCAAAAAATTTAGTATACGGCTAGGTGTATATAATTTCGTTGGCAATACAGAATACATCAAAGCCGATGTGCAAAAATTGCACGACAAGACAATAAAATTAGAAATGCTTAAGGCGAATGAAACCATGCAACGGGGTATATTTTACGAACAAGATGTTGTGTATCTGATGCGACTTACGGCATATGATATTTATGAACGATTCTCATGCACAAAAGGTGTGGAGACGGTCAAATGGTTGTCAGAAGAAATAGTTAGATTCAACTATATGCAGTATCCATCTGCGTTCAGACGCGATGATACATACGTTGAAAAAATCGATCCCAACTTGATCGCAAGAGTCAAAGGTGCATGCATATTCTTTGAGAGACTTCGCAGCGCCATGAACATGTCATCTGACATGCTGTCTGATCTCATTGTCGAATGTACAAACTAGATTAGACAGATCTATTTTTTTGCGTAGAAAAATATAATGTTGTTTGACGAAAAAATGTTGGTAGAGGCCAACGAATACATACTTGTTAATGACCGATCACTGTATGATCCATTCTTTGAGATGTTCGAAGAATATTGTGCCACGAACGATGTTGTCTATACGATGATTTCTGGTGCAAACTGTATACTCAAAAAAAATGATCCATCGATCAAACCAAAGTACAATAGCTACTTCATCACTGTGTGTTGCACAGAACCAGAGAAGGTTGCTATCGAAGTTTGCAACAAGTTAACAACGGTGAAGACGAATCATATCAACAATCGCAACATATCATATATGCGATCAGGTAGTGATTTTACAATCATGATAAACACCCGACAATGCTTCAAGATAACAAGCGCGCCAATGTACAGAGATGCAACAGTCGATAGTCTTGTCGGTAACATGCAAGGGTTAGGATTGTGGACTGGTCGAGAAGTTAAGTGTCAAAACATATACAGCTTACTATCATATTTATTAAGTCAGTCATATGATCCTAGAGGAACATTAGATATCGACATCATTCGAGGCATCGTTGACATCATCCGTCCTAACATCAAAACAGGTTCGAAACAAAAAAATAAAGCACACGGTCATGTGCAAGATCGCACAAAGATCATCGACTACATATCTGGTCGAGACAACGTATATGTTGTTGATGACAAATCGTTCTTGCAAACATTTGTTATAGATGCTCAGTTCGACGATCTGCGCAAAGAGCTTGAATCGCAGTTTACTATCAGAGTCGCAAAATATAATTTGCACGATCTCGATGATTTCGCACTGACTAAATACATCATTCATGACTCGAACGAAAAAGCTGTGTGCGCAGTGTTCAACTCACTCGAACATCAAGTCATTCCTATCCGAGGTGCAAGCCCACAAAGTACACAAAGCACAAAAAATAAAAAAATGGTGTCACGAAGATATGCGGCACGTATCAATTTTCTTGAGATACAGATGTTGAAGATGATGTCGCATATAGGGCGTGACATGTCACCTGTCATCACTGATACATTACGTCGTGCACTTACTATTGTAGATGATCCAAAATTCTTCGATGAAGATGACTTGGTCGGATATGCTGGTAACTGCATCAATTGGGTAGTGCTCAAGAGACAGAAAAAAAAGACATATATGCAAACTGTATATGCGAAGTTGACAGATCCTGCATTCGAGCTCGGACAACGAACAAAGCACGGAGGTTATATGAATGCAGATGACATCATTGATAGTGCAGACGGTGAGAACTAATGATGCGCGGATGGTGAGAACATATCGCATGCATATCATCTGCATGCCATCAACATATCATTTGTGCGGACGGTAAGAACATACTTCCTGCACATCATTTGTGCGGATGATGAGAGCATAACATTCGTGCACATCGTCTGCATACCATCTGTGCGGACGGTCAATATTGATGATAAACATACCACATGCACATCATTAGATCTCGCCGTCAGCATTTATTTTTTGCGGAAGAAATCAACACAAAAAAGTATAACACAGAAAATAGATGTATGTCGGCGAACATCTATTTTTTCTTTGTGTTGTACTTTTGTGCGGACGATGAGAACACATCATCTGCGAATCGTCATCATACCATCTGCACAAACAATGAGAACACATCGTCAACATATCGTTTGTGCGGATGGTATGTTCTCACCGCCCGTGCAGGTTAGCAAAAAAATGTTTACATCGCGGGTGCGATGTTTCATTTATCGATTAACTAATTTTACTTAGCCTTAACAGTCTTCTTGACTACTTGAACTGGTTGTTCTTCTTCATCGCTATCAGAATCTGATTCAACTGGCTTGACAGCTTTCTTTGAAGCCTTCTTTACTTCCTTGTGCTTTGGTTCTTCTTCAACTTGTTTCTTTTGACCTTCCTTTTGCTTTCTTTCTTCTGACTTCTTTCTTGCTTCTTCTTCAAGAACGTTCTTAGTGCTTTCCAAACAACTGAATGCTGATGCGAATGCACCACCGAATGTTGTTTCGCTGATTGCTTCATAACTAGTTTCCTTTGGCAATGATTCAACATCGATTGGTGCAGCATACTTCTTAGCTTCCAAGAGAAGCTTTCTTTCTGCTCTCTTCTCTTTGAGTGCTTCTTCGCTTGGAACTTCGATATCCTTGAGTGCCAACTTACGACTAACAGTAATATCATTTGATGCCAAACCAACCAAGAATACTTGCATATGATCAGCATCGAATGTTCTTGTTTCATTGACTTCGAGTTCTGTTAAAGCAGCTCCGGCAACATTGTTCAAGAATTCAAGAGATGCATTCTCGAAGAATTGCATAACTTCAGTTGCAATGCTATACTTGTTACCTCTTGCCAACTTAAAGTTCTTCTTGATAGCATTGGCGAAGATGATCTTTTCCTTATCTTCATCACTTGCCTTTGCTTCTTCCTTTGGTGTCTTCTTCTTCTTGAGTGAAGAACCATTTAAGAGTTCTTCAGTCTTAATTCTAGCGATTTCTTCGTTTGAAAGACCCTTGAATCTTTCGGCTTCTTCTTGAATCTTCTTAAGAGCTTCATTCTTTCTTTGCTTAGCGGCCTTCTCTCTAGCAGCTGTACCTTTAGTGTAACCAGATTCCTTGAGTCTCTTCTTTTCAGTCTTTTCAGCGGTCTTAACAGCATCACTCATCTCTTCTTCATGAACAACGCTCATGATTTCGAAGAATGACTTACCGAAATAAGCTTTGATTCCTGCCAATGATGTGAAGTTAGACTTCAACAAGTGCAAGAGACGAATCTTGATCTTTGCATTTTCCTTGAGATCCTTAGATCCGAGGAGTGCATAATCAGCGGCAAGATTCAACCAAGCAACTGATGACTTTTCAATGAAAGTCACCAAGAGCTCAATAGCATCTCTGCTGAACTTAACCTTATGTGCTTTGAAGGCAGATACCTTCTTGTTCAAATCTCTGAGCTTGTTTTGCTTAAAGTTTTCAACATATTCTCTTCTTTCTTGCAACTCATCTTCAGTCAAAGCGACGTGTCTAACCTTTTTCTTGGTTACGAGCACTTCATGCTTTTTCTTCTTATCTTCCTTATCGCGAACCATCTTAACGACTTGAACACCATTCTCATCGAGAACAGGGATTTCGTCACAGACTGGCTTACCATCTTCGCCTAAAACGGCTACATTCTTGTTTCTCAACTGAATGACATATTGATGATATTTCTTCAACTTCTCGCCCAAGGTACTCAACTGTGTGTTGACGTCGCTATTTACGAGGTTACTCAAAAGATCCTTTACTCTTGAAACGGAGATGCTTTGTTCGGTGGTTGATGACATGGTATCGATTATGGAGTATGCTTTGAAAGTTATTCAACTAAAAATAAGTGTTCAATTTTAAACGGCGGCTTTTCACAAAATTGAACACCCCTATTATAGCCAAATAAGCATAAATGTTCATCCCAAAAGTCACTATCAATGACAAGAATGATGTCGTCATACAATTCGAAAAATTAATCAAGCAAGTTACTGCCAACAGCTCGATAATGACGAAGGCCAGACAGTACAATGAGATGTGTGAATCCAAATATCATGAGTCAATGACACACGCTATCAATGTGATCGGGGCATCGTTGCATGAACATAACATCAAATACTTGGTACAGAGTTCGTTCTCAGCATCTGTATACATTGATAACCCCGGTGATGTGGACTTAGATCTTGTTGCACTGTTTGATACAGATGATGAGCTTGACCACTTGCGCACTGTCGCAGAAACACTCGGTTTTGTCTTCTTAGAAGATCGTAATGTTAGCAAGCCACACATGATTCATCATGTCTATGTAAAACATTTTGAATCATTTGTCGTCGAGCTCAAACTCCGTAGATGGGAGACATACAAAGAGCATCTCTATAAGATACATACATACTTGGATCATCTCCCAAGTGATGTTAGAGTAGCATGGAGATACATTCGTATGTCCGTCATGTCTTGTGATGATCAGACAAAAAAGAGAATCAAGTATCTATGGTACATGTACGGGGCGATCAAGACAGGTGTCAAAGACACTAAAGACTACTTTCCCATGAACATATATTATTAGACAGGCGGCGCAAGCGGTGAGGACTAACGATCAAGACACATCGTTTGGCGCATAGCGCGCCAGCGCAACGATCAAGACACATCGTTAGAACATACCGCCCGCACACGAATACTTCGTATATATGTTTCGTGTATGTGTATCTATATTTTTTGCTAACATGTTCATGCACAAAAAATAAAAGATGCATGTGAGTGGCATGCAGACGACATGTTCTCACCGTCCGCACATATGGTATACACGTGGTGTGTTCTCACCGTTCGTGCATGTGATGTACAAATGATGAGATCTTATCATCCGCACATATGATATGCATGCGATGTGTTCTCACTGTTTGCGCGGATGGTGAGAACATATCATCTGCACGAATGATATGTTCTCACCATCCGCGCACATCATCTAGTCGCACTCATATAGTTTTGAGTTACGTGCTTCTTGCAATATTTTGTGGTAGAGCGATTCATTCTTTTCGAGAGTTTTCTCGCTCTGAACATGAATGTAGTTTAGCAGTCTGAGTTTCTCAGGTCTGTTTGCAAACTTTGTCTGAATGATCTTATATATGAAGAATGGATAATATGTTCTGCCGAGTGGCTTAGCGTCTGTGCTATTTCTGATGCGATCAAATGTATCGATGATAACATCGAAGCGATATGCAATATCCATTCGCTCGGAATCAGTCAAGTCAGGTGGGCTGCGACCAGTGACCTCTTTCAAGAACCATGAGATCGTCTCATAGTAATCTTTTAGGTTGTTCTTCTTCAAGAATTTTCTGATGCCTGTATACTCGATCAAATCTTTTGGAACGCCAGCACCACGGAAATATTCTTTGATCTTTGGAACAATTGCATAAGCGCCTGCACGTACTTCGATCGCTAATATTCTGTTGAGCCATGTCTCAAAGTGCTTCGACACCTTATATGTATTGCTCTTTATTTTTTGTGAGTCGCCTGAACCAGCACCACGATCTTCTTTGAAGAGAGCCAACGCAGATTCTTTGCACAGACCGCAAGATTGACATGATATACAACCTGTCTCAAGATCAACCTTCATCTTCTCGCCGCATGAACATGTATCGATACTCACCATCGATACCTTAGGTATAGCATCAATGTTTTTTTGATATATCTCAACACACTCTATCAGGCGGTGAGGATACACTTTGTGCATAAGTTCATGTGTATAGTCATTGAGCAGATCATCTATGCTCAGCGTGATAGATACTTCCAGCGATATATCTTTTTTCTTGATATAGACCGGATCTTCACTTGTGTGTTTTTTTGCATAGCTCAACAAGCGGCTAACGAACTCTTTGATGCCTGACCTAATATAGTTGACGCCGGGATCATCACTCACGAGTGAATCTTTTTTGTAGAGCGATACAACTCTATTGAATTCTATGTGCCATATTTCGGGTGTTGGCATCGTTTCGATCAACTCGTAAATTGTCTCAGATTGTTGTGCGAGGATGGTATCTATTTCTATTTTGGTCATTTATACGTCGATCAAAAATAATGACGAAGAAGGAATTAACCAACGCCGAAATTGAGGAACTTATTGAAAGAGCAGATGAGAATCCTGATATCGTGAAAACATGGTCTGATAAGACTTCTGTCAAAGTTTATAGTTATCTTCGTAAAAGAGGTATCGCACAGAAGAGTTCACAGTATGCATGTATGACATTTATCAATTGGCCGGAAAGCTTGATGCAACGATTTTATCTCGTCGCCGCCAATGCTTACATTGATCGTGCTATCACTGAACACAGAATGAACGGTGCACCTGAAGCTGAATGCGAAGTGATCGAAAACTTCTTCAGAAAGAAGTTGTGTTTCAATGGCGCAAAACATGTTATGGACGGTTTGGATGAAGGCACAACGCGTGAGAAGATCATTGAAGAACTTGGCATCTCAGCATCAAGTGATATCTCCGGTGAAGCACCACAACAACTTACAAAAGAACAAAAAAGCTTGTTGACTGCTACTAGAGATAGTATTAGAAGCGCTAAGAACATCATTGAACTTGTCATTGGTCAGATCAGCAATGATACATCCCGTAGAGATGTTTTGAAGAGACGTCTCGAAGAACTGCAATTGGCCAACGCAAGAATTAGTAATATGTTGGGCGATACATCTCGCGATGTTTTGAAAGCACTTGACTGCTTACCACCTGTCGACAATGTTCATTACTTCAACAGATTCTGCAGCGATAACTATGAGCACATTCGTAAGTTGACTTCATTGGCATACAACGTGCCCGATGATATGGAAACCAGCATCTGGTTCCATGGTGCTGCAGACACTTTGCCAAAGATTGAAAAGTTCCAAAAAGACATTCACAAGCAATGTTCACTCGGCGCATTCATTTTGGGTAATGCTGGTGTTACACATATCGCACCTGATCTTGAACCACAAGAGTCAGAAAGAAAGTATGGATCTAACACAGATGTGATCAGTAGCATGATTGACGCTGCAGAAAAATCACAGAACATCGTCGAGAAGATCGTCAAGAAGAACATTAAAGATTCTCGTAAGAAGGTCATTTTGGATGATTTCAAGAAGAGCCCAAGCATGCGCAAGAAGGCTGTCATGGCAAGAAAAGCAGGCAAGAAGTTCGATGCCACTGGTATCAGCAATTACACAAGATTGGCAGGAGCATTCAGACCACACAACATGGCTGATCTTGATTCAGACGATGAACAAGAGATTGTTGATGAGCTTATCGCGGAGAACAAAGATGAATTTGTAGACACTCAAGAAGAAGAAATCGATGAAGGTACTAAGCCAATCAGAGTGCTTGGTATTGGCGCAGATGGCCAGTTCGGTGAAGTAGATGTTAAGTTTGACATCCCAGATGAGTTCGCGTTCGAAGCATCTGCCGCACGTGACATGAAGAGCAATCAATAATACGTTACACAAAATGCAACACACAAAAAATAAAAGACGACGATGTACCGGCATTGACTTTTCTTTTTTGTGTATCCGCTCAACTAATCATTCGCGATGATGTTCACATCAAACAACTTTGTATGTATCTTCATAGGAACCGCAAGACGTTTGCGCAACTCATTCGATGAGATGTATTTATCGTTGTATCTAACCACCCGCCAAAATCCATCAAGTATGTCTGGACCGTTATATAACTCATATTTATCATTGTGATGTTTATTGGTTGTGCGATCGCGATACCCAAAGAATTGATCAAATGGTACTACAAATGGTTTTGATGCCCGATGTACATCATCAAACACATGCGTTATTATTTCATGTGTGTGCAAATTATATACAACATACGATGGTATAGATTTTTTGTTGTACGACACTATTACAGTGTCTCGCGCATCGTTTGTGTATATAGTTCGTCCTTCATTTCTTCTGCGCATTTCTAGAATGAAGCACTCAAATGTGTCGATATGTCGATTGATGTAATATATTTGTTCGGACGTATAATATCTGGCAATGTTTGGTTGCTGGCCGTAACATGAATGATATGTTCCTTTGTTGGTAAATTCTATGCGAAAATGTGATTTACTATGTCCATCGGAGAACAACCTACCATTGCATATAGCATAGAAATCTTCTTCCAATGGTGGTCTGAACGACAGGGTTACTCTTCCATGAAACATCTTCTTTTTTTGTGTATCTTATCGGCCGCATCAATTTTACGGACGATGAAAATTGACTCCGACTGTATACAATAAATCAAAAAAGATGGTGCTCGATGAAGATAAAGAATATATATTGACCATTCGTTACCCTGACAGCAATATCGAGCGACTTAAAATAGGCATAGAAGCCATAAATAATGATCCTATGTATGCATATACATGGTCGCTTGAAAATGGTGTTAATGTGTATGTTCCATACACATATGCGATTAATAGATCACACAAAATATTGAGTGCTTTTGGTAGATTGACTTTTGACGTAAACTTATCGGATGCTGTTTTATCCCGTTACTCAAAACATGTTGGATATGATTACTTATCGCTTGGTTGTATAAGATATTTTCAATTAATTAAGTGGAATATGTTCGTACCTTTCCATTTAATCGTGCCAAGAATATATGCAACCCGTCCGTTGCGTTTGTTTACTAATGCATTAGGTGATACGAACATTCAAACCAATGATGGCATTGTTTTACTCAAGATGGGTACATATGTTCCTCATAATGAAGAGATGAGAATACTCGAACAAAAAATGTTGGAACAACGATACGAACAGCCAGTCAGACGGTATGCATGGCCGTATGATATCACTATTGTCGTAACTTTATTTTTTATATGCCATCAAAATTGATCAACTTGTTGTCTGAACAAAAAATATGTATACATTACTTGAATGCGATGAGACACAGCGTTATCATCTAATCATCACACATCCCGAAACACGTTCATTTAGTACTCCTGATATATGGCATCCATATTATGAACAACCAGATGGCACAAAGATTGTAGATCATTTTGTTTGGTCATTGTCCGGCGGTATGCAGAAATGTTCATCAGATGATCCGAACATCAATATACTACCAAAGAGATATATTTGGTCCAGCACAAATATTAACGTGAAAGTATCAGAAGCTGTATTGGCATGGTACTCTAAAGTTGCGAGATATGATTATCTGTCGTTAGGCTACATCAAGTATTTTAAAGTGCGATATAATAAAAAATCATTATGGTTTCCGTATCATGCTTTCATGGACAGAACAATTGCACAACATTGTATTTCTATGGTCATGTATCAATATGAGCTGTTCACGTATACATTTTCTGTGAAAACACACCCGATAAGAAATATAACATTTTATCGAGATGGTGACATACATGAGATCATCGATACATTGAAGTTCTTGTCCGGTATTACGCCAGAAAGAACAACACAAAAAAGATACGATCATACATCTATAATGCTGTGCGATATTGATGTTATTACAGATGTGTAGACTTTTATTTTTTGCCTTGTAAAATTGATCGATGAACAAAAAATGATAGCTCTTGTCGAATGCGATGAGTCACAAAGATATCACTTTGTCATAATACGAAGAAATTCGTTTTTAGATGATTTTACTGATTCTTTGAAAAGCAATATAGTATGTTTTGACAATATACAACCGGATGACACAACTATAATTTGTCATTTTGTTTGGTCCTTGTTCAATGGCATTCAAAAATGTTCGCACGATGATCCAAATATAATGATATTGCCCAAAAAATATGTTCTCACTCCCTTTAATATTCACGTGAAGGTATCAAACGCCGCATTGGTTTGGTATTCTAAAGTTACGAGATATGATTATTTGTCGTTAGGGTGCATCAAATATTTCAAATCACCCACTATTAGAAATCATTCATGGTTCGCTTATCATGCTTTTGTCAACATCGTATACGCTACACATAATTTGGGCGTATCGATGGATAAAAATTTTATATATTTATTTACGCTATCACGTGCATTGTATTTTCCGATATGTGTGACGAGGGGGGGGGGTATATCCTGGCGATGATGAACAAGAAATCATCGATACATTATTGTTCTTACAAGGTGCTGCCCCCGAAAGAACAACACAAAAAAGATACGATCATGCATCTATAGTACTGTGTGATATCATCATCACGACATGTGAATAGATTTTATTTTTTGTGTTTGTTTCGGGTGTCGAGCATAAATGATAAGGATACCAAAAATAGATAAAAAATATGTTATACATGTTTTCAAGACATGTGATGATGCATACTTAATTTATGACGAAGACGAGGACGATTACATCTACAATCCATGCACAGAAGAATTTTTGACAGAGGAGTATATCGTAAAATTCACGAGAGATAACTTGATAGGATTGTTCGAATGGTCGTTGGCAGATGGTATGAGGCCGCTCACAAATGAGATAGATGCGAATGAAGCAACTCTATGTGCGGAAGATGTGTTGGTGTATGTCACCGGCCCCAAGAAAATACTGCGAGTGCAGATCCCCTTGCCAGCACTCATACGTTATTCACGTTTTTTGAGATACGACTACACAGCTGTCGGATACATCAAGTACATTTACATCAAAGAATATTCTATCTTCGTGCCCTACCACTGGATGATCGCAGAAGTTGACCTCTTGAACGACTGTATCGTGTCTTGCAACGATCAACATTTCGGGGCATTCGAGATAAGAATTTTTAAGAGCCCCGAAAAACATAGTTACTTTGATATGTGGTTCTATGATACATCTCGTAATGTTGCAGGCACAAATGATGTGTATGAGTTGATCAGAGAACAAGTCAAGCCGCGAAGACCTAACGTATCAATAGACATTCTGTGTGCAGGCAACAAGCGGCCAGAGGAATTTTCAGATCTCAACATCTTTACGCAAAATTGATTTTGCCTGCTACTAAGTAATGAAAAAAATGATTTATTGCATCTCTTGTGATCCTGCAAAAAAGTACCTTGTTCATCTATGTTACGAAAATGATATTCTCGAAACTACAGTTGTCGACGACAAATATGTTGAAATTTTACATGCAAAGGATTTCTATGCGCTATACACATGGGATATAAACAATGGTTTTATTGCTACTGAAGACTTTGATGTTGGTCATCTTGAGAAGAAGTACATCGTCAACAAAAATAATAATGTACGTGTGATTGTACCAAAAAAGATGCTTGCTGAGTACTCAAAGGTGACAGGTTATGATTATGTTCCACGTGGTTGCTTGATCTATAGTGTTGTTCTTACTTCTGTCGATGTATTTTACATCCCTATGCATGTGTTGACAAATGATAGCAATGTTACTTTTGACGTTGGATATGTAGCATACACTGTGATCAAAACGTTCGGTGCTTGTTATTTGATGACAACTATGATTATTGATGAAGCTACAGACAAAACTGTAAGAGTTGTAAACAAAGGATTGCTAGACATTACAACTTTGAGAGAGCTTGATGTGTATTCAAATCGCTTCAGAACTATTTATGTGCCATGTAAGATCGCTATGCAAGTAGCACAAAGATGTGAACAGATCACTGATGTGATGATTGTATGTAATGATGAGTAGATGTGTTAGCGCCAAGACGGTATGCAAAAAAATAATCTAATCATTCGATGTCCCGCACCATATTCGCGGTGCATCATGATTATTTTTTGCTCTCACCGTCTTCACCACTTGAAGGTGTCTTCAACAAGTTTTGTAAGTTCTCTTTTGTCTGTTTTGCTATGTTAGCGATTGCAGGATCGAGCTTCATACCATTCTTATCCATCTGTTCGATGTAGTAGTTCAAGATCTTCGTGAACTGTGCGACGATACTCATCTGAGAATTTGCATTCTTCTCAGTGACATCGCGAATGAAGCTGATAAAGATCGTTGTAGTGTTCTTCTCAGAGTTAACGAACTCCTTATAATATTTATCGAAGTTCGACTCAAGTAAGTGCATCGACTCTTTGATCTTTTCGAATGCTTGACGACAACCTTGAAGACCGGGTTCACGCTCTGCTGATGTTAGAATAGCGATTACAGTCTCGCAGAATTTCTTAATATCGATGTCTGGTTGTTGGAGTTCATTGCTCAAGAAGATACCTAGTTCATAAACATGCGCCAAGTATGATACCCAATCTCTTACTAAACCAGATTTAGCATCTGAGTTACGCAATGAATAGATGTTCATCTCTGGACAGAACACAAGTGGTTTGAAATAGAATCCTTCGCCCTTATAAATGAACTCTGTCTTTTTTGCTGAGAGTTGCGATGCATATGGTTGCAAGTATGATGCAGATATCATGATGTGCTTCAAAACAACGTTCTCTCGAAACTTGTTATATACCTTCGTGAATGCAATGATGTCAACATCTTTGATCGTTCCCAACAGACATTCTGCTTCGGAAATGTTCGGAATCTCTGTATTCATCTTCAATAGTGCTACTGCACTTTCTTGGAAATCTACGAATGTATTGTACAGTGTCGTATCACCCAAGAACTTATCGATGTTCATCACAGCACCAACACGAATAAATGTTTGCAGCTTATGTATCATTTTTTTGAAACGAGGATAAGCATATCGGGGATCAACACGACTAACACCTATTAATTCTTCGAACATTTTACCAACTTCGTCAGGTGCAATACCTGCTTGTTTGAGAGCCTTAGGCTGTTTCTTCATAATTTTAACGTGCGGTGGCATGGAATCAACGATTTATAACTAAACATTTTAACTTGTTCCAAATTATAAATGAAGAGAGGCGCATTTTCTCAACCACAAAACAGATACATTCAACCTGTTCATCAAGGTCCTATCTATAATCAACCATATGGAAGACCACAAGTGAACGATTTGTCTCGCGGCTTGCCTGATTCTCATGAACTAACTAAACAATTCATGGCGCAAGAAGATGCTCAAAACGCAACAAGCAAATATATCGCATCATCGCAGTCTGGTGTTTCGGGCACAACATCTTTATCGGACACAGGTACATCTGATTATGGTTTTTTGACATTCAACGTTGTGTTAGACTCCGCGCGATTTAAGTACAACACATATAGCGTCAGCCCGAACTCATTTCATGATGGTCAGATCACGTTCGATTTTCCAAAGATCGGCAACTTGAGTTACATCTCGAATGTCGTCGCACTTGATCTCGGACAGTTCTTCTTGCCACAAAGATTGACAGATACAACAATACATCCTGACTATTACTATGATCAGTTCATTGGTGTTCAGATCAACGAACTTAACACAGAATCAAACATCTATCAACCAATCGTTGGTAACGGTGTGAATGCAGTTTGTTTGACCGCTACACCATCAGGTACATCTATCACTGTGTATCCAATGTCCGACAGAATCGCATTCAACAGACCTATTCCAACCGTCGACAGGATCAGTATGACATTTTATAGAATTGCACGTAACCCCAATGCAGCTATTTTCGAACCGCTCAACATGCCAAAGACAGTTGTTCAATGTATCTACAAGCCACATTTAATACCTCTTGACCCGTTGGTCGTAAATCGTTTCCAAGTGATCGGCGACACGGTCGACGAATTTATTACTACAGAGGGTTATATCGCCAACCCAACATTTAAAGCAGGTATTCACTTGAATCTTTTGTCCGATGATGGTATTCTGTCACAAGCAACAAAGACATACATCGACAATGTGTATGGATGGTATGCAAGCGGCTTTGACTTCGTCAACAACACATTCTTGGTGACTGGTGTCGACTTATCTGCATACGAAGCACAAGTAAATGCTGGCGCAGTGATCTCATTCACTGTTATTATTATGCCAAACAGAATCAACATCGCAGCTACATTTGTGTGTCGCACAGGCGCTAAGACGAACGATATTTCTGTCATCATCTAATCAACATCTGCGGACGATGATAAAGGTGTATCTTTTTTTGATGCCGAGATAACGAACAAAAAAGACGCGCGCACACAGATGGCATGCACGGGCGGTCAACACTGAACATTTGTCCTCACCGTTCGTTGCATTAGCGCGCTAATAGTTCATTTCTGCCATTAGTGTTGCAGTCTTGTCGGGTGTTGAAGATGATTTAACTATGTTGTACGCATCTTTTGTGTAGACTCTGCTGAATGGTACTCCACCAGACATCAAACCTGTCACATAATCATAGTAAGAGCCTGTTGATACGGCGAATGATTCGCGAATATGATACATATAGTATGCCAAAAATAAGATAACGACAAATAGGGCGAGATACCAAACTTCCATTAAAGATTTATACTTTATCGCGGGCAAATTAGTTTAATGAAATTTGAATAATATGTATAGGTATATACCTCCCCCAACATGTCTTGGATTCAAACTAGTACTGAGAGCTTCACAGTGCCTATCGACTTTTATGACCTTCTTGCACTGTCCGCAGACACAACTAGCACGATAGCGAGTATGATCAACAAAAATTACATCGGCAAGAATTTTCATGGCAAACATCTTATCAAGTTGGTAAGTGTCGATGGGCATCAAGAGCCATTTATCAACTTGAATGACGCATTTGTCACTATGACTGTATCGTTCACTGCTGAATCTGTGCGTCTTGTACCTGACAAGATCATTCCAGACATCTTGGTGCAAAAGTCAAAAAAGAGCGATACACATTTTGGTATCAAAGAACTTGGTCCAGGCAGTTACATCAGAGTTGTATTCAACATCGGCTACAATGATGTATTGAATGGTGCATTCTTCCCTACACGTTTGCGCGAGATCACTCACAACCCTCATTCAAGAGACATCACTGCGATCGGAGAAATCCTCGTACCATACACAAATGTAACTTTCTACAAACATGATGGATCAACAAATGCGACCGGAACACCAGTCAAACCATTGCAGATCAACGATGAAACATCTGCTGTTTACGATAAGATCAAACAGTTTTATCTAACACCTGATCTAAAAGATTTGCAAGCGATGAGTTCATTCTCGTCCAGCGCAGTTAGCGCAACAAGTGATAAGATATATGTTTTGCAAGGGCCACTCGGTCCAATCATGGAAGTGACACCTAACTCAACTGTTGCGGGTGTTAAGTGGGAAGACATGAATCCTAACATAGTCAATATGTATGATATTGAGAACAATGCTATCGACGCAAGCAATGCGATCAAAGTCATAAGTGGCATGTACCTAGACCCAGAGAACAAGAAGAAGATACAACCATATATCTCATTTGTGAACGTCAAGAGAAAGCGTGCTGCCGTAGTCGGTGCGCAACAACCTGCAAACAGACGATAGGCGGTGAGATCTCATCTCTTGTACATTGTGTGTACGGGCGATGAGATGACCATATGTGCATGTCTCCGACGTATGTCACTTGTATATTTTTTTTGTTGGTGGTCAATGACTCGCTGCCCGTACATGTCGCATATATTTTTTGTCGGGAGGTGTGCAAGTAGTATGTTCATCACATACAAAAAATAAAGACGACGATGTGCACAAACAACATGCAAGAGATGAGTCCTCGCCGTCTGCGCCTAAGGTTCGTACGTTTCCCACCATGGTAACTTTTGATCTTTCTCCATATCAGATCCAAACACAGTGTTCATGATGTCGCGAGATGTGTTAGTTACACGTGTGCCTCGTTCAGCGGCATCGATCATTACTCCATTTCTTTTACGATTCATCTCATCCATCAAGTCGACAAAGTACATTCTCTTCTTATACATTGGTCCATTCATTGGGTTGTAATTGTTGCTCGCAACTGGCTGTCTAGGGTCATCAATGATGTCTGAATATCTGCTAGAGATGTCAAAATATTCAGATGCATTCATTTGAGGTTCGTTCAATGGTTGCCAACGAGATGCCTCAACGCTTGCGGGCAATGTCTTTTGCACATTACCATAGTATGCGGCAGACTCATTAAAGTGTGTGACGGCTTGTTGATCGTCTGCGATACCGATAGTACGACCTGCATTGGCATAATACATTCTGTTGAAACCATCTATGCCAGGATGATCATTGATCACATCGCCGATAGGTGCATATGTTCTTGCACTTGGTGCTTGCATAAAGTTCTCACGAGTATAGCTATCATCGCCGGTAATGTATGCATCACGTGTGTCGATACCTTGTATCTGACCATCATATGGCCCCATGTCATATCTGTTAGTGAAGTACTCACCTTGTTCTGCTTTTTGCATTCCGAGAGAAGTATCGACTGGCGCTCTATTGATGTCTGCGATCATCTGTTTAATGTCGATGTCGACATCGTTGTTCGGAATCGTTGTATAGTTGTCTAACATATCACGACCAATGATGTGATTGACATCTTTAGTATCAGCCCTTTCACCAGCTATAATTTTTTGTAGTTGATCTTCATCAGTAGAGAAACCGCTGGGGTCTTGTGACTTGTTCAACAACAAGAACGGATAGCTTGCATCCTCCGAATATGTGCCAGGGTCACCTCCGCAATACGGACTAGCACAAGCATAGACGAGTGGAGGCACTCCTGACCCGAAGTAGTTTCTATACGATTCGGGATATCGTGTCTTGTAATAATAGACGATAAGAATAACGATTAGTACTGCTAGAAATACTATCACCGGTGTACCAAACATGTGTTTATATATATTTGATGCGTACAATTTTTTTTATGATAATGCTCGAGGAATCAAGTAAAGCTCGACGCAGACGAATTCATGATCGTGTTGCATGGTATTCAGGTAGCATAATTTTTACTGCGATCATATTGTCGTTAGACCTATACATTATTTTTGGTGGCAGACTAACAACTATCAGGGGGTCAGAGATGAACATTCATGTTGGCCCTCTGTTCACAAAATATTGTCTCAATAATGAAACATACATGGAGATTATCATCGAAACAGGTGATCCAAACTACCCGAGATGCATCCGCGAACTGTTTTATCAGACGGCGAACAATGTTGATCCGCCAGAATTACATTTATCGGGTGATATCATGTTGGCGGTTTGGATACCGTTATTAGCAGGCACACTAATGACCCGAATGACGATGTGGCGATTACATGCCCTCGCACAAACATTGATAAGTTGCTCATTCGTCGGTGTGTACATGATCATTGATGGTGCAACACATAATGGAAGACGGTATGAACATGGTTCTGCATTCGTCATCTTTTTAGCACGAACAATAATTTCTGCATTGGCCTCTATAGTAATATGCACTGATCTTTTGGTGCGTGTTGCACAACTAAAATGTTGCCCTGATCCTGACATGGACCCTATCTTGATCGGACGATCATTCAATGAACTTGATCCACCACACGGTACAAGTGGCGTAAGCGATGAGGATGAATGTGATACAGATTTTGTGGATCAACATTTCTGGGAACCAAAAAAGATGCCACTGCGAGATGTATCACTCGGCCTTGAAGACTAAACACTGCCTGCATGTTACACACTGCCAGGCATCTTGTTCCACCATGCATATATAAACTTATTTTTTGATCCCTCTTCTCGCGCTTCGATCTCACGATCGAGCAATGTCATGAAAATATCTCTGCAATATGACTTCGTACGATGAACATCTGGTTTGATGCCAAGCATCTTGATGATAACCAGCAGCTGTTCTTTTGTTTTAGTGCTGCACACAATACCTCTCTCATAGTTCGATGAGTCTGCATCGATAGCACCAGAAGCCTTTCGCAACTTGAACTTGGCTGATGTTCCAGGTGTATCTTCGATGTAACCTATTATTTGTCCCGACTCACGATATATTTCCATGCGGTTGAGAACCGTTTTTCCGATGTCTGTGAATGTACCATCTGCAGAAATTATACGCACACTTTCAAGTGATTCATATCCCATGATGGTATCAACAGGATACTCCTTCTTGTAATATTTTCCCGATAGCTTATATAACTTCATCTCTTCGAATGTGATAAGTGATCCCATCAACTGAAGGCCAGAAAGCACAAGTGTTGATACATCTTTCAACGATCGAAGCTCACTATCTGTGATGTCGTGCACAGGGAACTTGGCTTGTACTCTGATGCAATCTTGGATGAAATATTCTTGGATAGCAACAGGCCATGATAACAAGAAGTCAGCAAAATCATCTAGCTCTGATGCATCTTCCAAAGAGTCAATGACCGACTTTCTTATTTTTTTGTATCTCTTGAACGCATGACTACCTGCGAGCAGTGAGTCGATGTTCAATGTTCTTCGTGATTCTTTTGGCACTTGTTGATCATAAATGTCGACATCGATAACAGGGTTACCAGTCTGATCACATGGTACCATGATGTAATAACCACTTGTAATGCTATTCGCACCACTAACATTGTTGACGCAATGAACGATACGATAAACACCATTGCCGAGAGTGATACGACGTTCGGAAGGATCAACAAGACGATTGATCAAGATGCTCATTGGCATACTACTATTTATTGAGTCATCTATGCTGAAGTTTGGTGCATTAACTAACTGCGACAAGGTCACCATAAATAGATCTTCATCAAAGAAGTTTGGATTGGTCTCTACAGGAAATGGGGGATCACGGCATGCGCGCCACAAATCTATGTATGTCCATATCGACTTGTTGATAAACATTCGTTTGATGATCATCGACAAAGTTGCAATCTCGTAGTTGAAGAATTTATTTGATCGAAATGTGGTCGTGTTCAAATCACTCAACTTGAGGCCGGGCTCAACATCGATAGATGGTTCATAGTATAATGCACCAAGAGAATCTTTACCTGGGTTACCCCGCGGCCAGATTGTACCTCTGTTGATTGCAGCATCGACAGCATACATATGACGATACTTGTCGACCTCCTGAATAAGTAGGTACGCGTCCATCTTAGCTTTATATCTTTGTGCTTCTGCCGAATCGCGCGTCGATGATGGCCACTGAGGATCAATGACAGACACAATAGTATGAATTGTTACTGTTCTATACTCAGGATCAAGCGCGATGTGACTGTTCTTACGCACCGATCTACCATATATCTGCAATGTCATACTGATGTTTGTAGGGCAATCGACCATGAACATGTGTCGCACATCTTTGAAATCATATGACTCTCTTATCACTTTTGACCCGATGAGCACTTTATATTTTTTGCCGTCTGAGTTCGACTGTGAGTTATATCTTTGTAAGATGCCAGGGATCTCATCTTTGTTCTGCCCATACACAAGCATGTAGCGAGCAGGAATAAAGTGATGTCCATCATCTAGTTTGTGCTCAGAGAAATCTGCCGCATAAATTTGGTTGTATGTTGTTTGACCGCTTGATGTCTTCTTGTGTTCTTTGAGACGATGACCGCAAGAAACACAAATAGTATCATTGTGCGGTTCGGCTGACTCCCCGATATAGCCGTTAGATTTCAGGATTTCTTCGATCAACAACACACCTGATCCCATAACTTTTTTGTGAAAGATGACACATTTACCTTTCGCCAACATCAGCTCATCGAGCATCTTCGAGTACTTTGGCGACCACTTTTGCAGACCGTCTGCTTTGTTGATCAAGAATGGTCCCGATAAACGATAACCTTCTGCATCTCGGTTGACAACGATGCCATTAGCATCCAAGAATTTTGAGTCTGCATTGTTTAGAACACGATATACTTGATCGGTCGATGATAGATATTTTTGTTGTGCATCTGGTGGCATGGGCAATGTCATGTCGAACACTATCTCAGAATTTATCGGTACTTTTATACGACCTGTGTCGGGGTCAATACCATGTTCCGATACGACGATCTCGTGCGCAGCTTGTTGTTCTCGCGACATAGGTACTTGATAAAATCGTTGATACTTCACTGGCCCTGTCTCTGTTTGAAGTTCTGTGCCTGCCAACATCAACTTCGGATAATATTTGGGGTTACTATCTTTCAAGAAACTGAAGTAACCGTGAGACAAGCGACCTAGTTCATCTGGCACAGACGGTCTTGCAAACCGTAATCCAGATGGTGTTTGCACGAAGTAATCTTCTCGTTTGAGTTTATCGATGACCAAGTAGTTCAAGACATCAACAAATTCTGCGGGCGATGAGTTCAATAATGTTGCACTGAGTCCTAAGAAACGGATGCCGGGTACATTGTCGATGAGATATTGCAGCACGATACCACGACTGTTTTTTCCGACAGAGTTATATGTGTTGTGCAACTCATCAGCAACGATAAGTGAGTTCTTGAATTTCATGATGTTCTCTTTTCGCGGTCTGAATGTACCATCGCGGATGAACTCTTCGAACACCTCTGCAGCGCTCTTATCTGATTTTGCTGCCAACTTCTCGATGTAGTCGAGGGAAATCTCTGCATTTGATGTATCGAATATATAATTTACTAGCTCTTGGAACCCCTTGAAGTTAAAGAAACCACCTGCTGCTTTGTCAGTTAATCGTCTTCTATATTTTAGGTATAGGTCGCGATATCGACGACGATCATCAACCGTCGCATCTATTTTTTCTGTTGCGTGTCTGGCTCTAACAAATGCATCACGTTCTATCGGAGTCACGATGCCAAACTCAGGGTAGTTAGTTAGTTCTCGAAAGAATGCTTCTTGCGTACCTTCGAACCCGACGATGAGAACATATGGTGTCTCTGATTCTAATGTCGCAAGCTTCTCTAAACCATATGTCTGTGTTTTGGACGCAATGTTATCATACAACTTTTTGTATGCCGTCACAAATGTCTTGATGATGGCGCATGCAGTGATCGTCTTACCGGTACCAGTATCATGTTCAAGGATCAACCCTCTGTGCTTTGAGTCGACGTTAAAAAAGTTTCGACAGAAAAGTTGATGTGTATGCACGTTCAAAAAGTCCCGCATGTTGTGCGAGAACAGATCAGTAGTTAAGTCGCGTTTAACAAACTCATTAGACTTTAACGAATATAACTCTTTTTTTGTGAGAGACAGATCGTCATCACGAGCGTCTTTATCAGCCATTATTCTTTTGTGTTTAAACATTTTCTAAAATTGATACGATCATCGAGACATATAAAAAATGTTTAGAAGAGCAGTCATGATGAACACACTAATGCAGCACAGACGATATGCCGAGAAGCATGATCTTATCGTCGTAACAACAACGGTAGACAGTGACAGTGAAGCGCTCTTGATGGAAGCAAAAAAGAGATGGAAACACGAAGCAGATATACGTCAACATGTTCTTGCAGAACAACAACAAAAGAGCGATAGCACAGGATCATTTATGGTAGGAATGGTTGTTGGTGCATCGATCGCACGTGGTCATTATCGTTAGTCATCGCTAGTCATCTCCGATACCATATATATATTTTTTGTAAAATTACCGTGATGTCGCGGCACAATAATTAGATGGAAGCCGCAAAGAACGTTATCGCACAAGTCCAACTTAGCCCTAAGTACACTGATGATGCAAGCAATGAACGTAAATTGCGCAAATGTATCTCAGATAGTATTGGTGCTGTTTACGATCTGCACAACAAGAAGAATGATTGGATCCGAAAAATAAAAATATATGAACTATCCAACCAATACACCGAAGAAAAGTATTACAGATTTTATGTATCGGTGCTTCGTTTCGATCCTACAAAAAAGATAGATGCCACGACCATATCAACGATCGAATCACTTCTATTGAATCGCTTGTCGGACGGTGAGCTTCACCGCTTGTGGGGTGGTGAGAACAAAGAGTTGTAGAACCACACAATAAATAATACATATGTGGCGATTGCCAATCTTAGGCCCACATACTGTGATCGGGCTATTTGCAAAAGATCATCTTTACGCGATGAGATCAGAGTTTCTTGATGTAATTTTAAGTAGTATACTTCGTTGGCAATGCGCAGATCTTCTAATGTGCATGTCGACATCACCAGCTTTTCTTGTGTTTCGGTATCGATGATACCATTTTTGCCGTCGTCAAGTAGCTTGAATCGTGCGCCAATTGCATGCGACTTACTACAATAAACATTAACGGGATGCGCGGTCAACACACGTGCATTTATTTTTTGTGCAATTGTTCTTAACATGTTGTTTGAATATAAACCTCAGACGACGGTTCAATTTTGTTAAAATTGATCCAGCGCGATATGTATCAAAAACATACATACATTGCGCAATGTCATCAACTAGCAAAAAAAAGAAAGAATTTCTTGTCAATGATATTCCATTTGAAGTTCATGTAGATGTCTACAACGAATATTTTATCATGAGTGAGGTATCACAAGCAACGAATGACATGTTTCAAGATGTTGATGGATATGAAATTACGGTCGACGAAGAATGCAAAGACCCAGAGGACGAGATTAAAACAAGCATATCTGCCATCATTAACGCCTTGGAAAAACACAAATATGTAACTATAGATCCATTTACCGGATGTGAGATGTGTTCTCACATTGAAGTATCAAATGTTAGTTACGGCGATTGGCATCGGGCTACAGTCAACACACAGATAGTTATCGAATTTTTGGACAAGTACATGAAGGATCCGATAAAAGTTATATGTATTGTATCACCTCCAGTAAAAATATATCACAACGCCTTCTGTGATAATCATGATAAACATGGCATAATCAAAAATCGTGTGTCGACTGCGTTCAAATTGTTGTTGCGAGCTTTCGATGGTGCTATAAAATTAGAAGATAATACAAAGGGTTCTTTCACCGGTAAAGCGATGATCGATAAGTCGATGCCATGTTATATCAAAATAGCAAAATCTGGTTTCAACACACGCGAAAATAGCGCAGAGATACTGCGATTGTTATACTTGATGATCGCATGTGCATTCAAAAAATATGAGGGCATTCCGACATTCAACTACAACTTGGATGATTACATTGAGCATTATCTCACCGCCGAATATGTGCTTGATGTCAATAAATGGGGGATACCTGATTTCGTACCACCAAGCCCACAAGATATAACACAAAAAATAGAAGAGTGCGAACAATACATTCGCGACCTTTGTAACCATCGTAACAACGATTAGAGCACGACGACTATTGGAGCGCGTCTACAACTTCTATCAATAGTCCTGTCACTTGACCTTTGTTCAAAGCATATGTAGTCTGACGTATATTTTTTTGCATGATAGCAAACTTGTCTGCGCGACACATCGCTGATACAACACGTTTTGCGGGCGATAAGTAATATTGGCCTGTTGATGTTTCGACAAGTGATGGGTTCTCGAACTCATAAATTATTGCTTGTGTCATGTCCACATCGCTTGGAATGCTCTTGTACACAAGTGATCCGAACTCAATTTCAGACCCGATGCCGATCAATGTTGTTCCGACACTAACTTTATAGTACTTTCCGCGTTTCATAACAGCACTACCAGAGACAAGATGTGCAGGTGCGTTATAACCATTGTCTAAAAACCACGATAAGATGATCTCATTGAGGGCAGGAGCAGATGTCTTTCTCGACATCAAATGTATGATGATATAATTTTTGAGATCCAACATCTGTGTCGCCGTCAATGTATTTTTCAATGATGTGTATCCCGAGTATTGTGCAGGCACTATACGAGTATCAGTTGATGTTGCGCGCACATCACTACTTGCGCCACGAACTTTGTATAAGAGTAGCATTGAACCCTTGAAGAAATCTTTGATCTCTTTAGTAGTTTCATCTCCGTTATGTACTGATCGCCAGAATGATGGTGTCAAACCACGTGCATCCGGCATGTTCTTATCGCCAGACAAGCGATCATATAAAGCAACATTATCAAGACGTGCAGCAACGTGCAACCATGTTTCGTTCTCATTGTTTTTACATGTACCAATGATGTCTCCGAACACCTTAACAGTGATTGGAAGAGATTCGATCAGTGTGAAAACAGCATCAATAGACTCTTTGGTCGTAACATTAAATAGTTGTGCAGCAAGAGGGTCGAAGAAAACGTTGTATGCTTTGCTTCCCAACTCCGCGATAGACTTTGGCGTCTTACCTTCTGCGTTTGATATCGTCCAATCAAGACCAGGCAATGAGTACATCGCACGCAAGATATTTTCATTGTCATACATTGTTGCGATGTGCAATGCTGTCTGGCCATCTAAGTCATGAACATAAAGATCGTTCGCATTGAACTTTGCTTGCTTCGAAAGATATTCGAACGTCTTTACTGAGTTATATCTGGCCATTATGTGCCAGATGCTTGCGCGTGGATACACAAAGTTATCATCGTCGCATACATCATTCCACAACAGTTCTTCGCAACCTTCGTCAATAAAATGTTTGTGCAATATCTCAAGTGTTGAAGGGCGATCTTGCTCAAGACATGATAAGATGCAATCATATCCATCGATCTTAATTTTTGTTAAGATCGTCGTGATAGTTACTTTTTTACTTGCTAACAAAACTCGAACAACAGCATCTCTGCCCAATCGCACTGCTGATGAAATAGGTGTTTCGCCTCGATAGTTTTGCAAGTTACAATCTACATCAGACATCGCAAGAATCAGCTCGACGATATCTACATGCCCATATTGACATGCAGGCATCAGCGCAGATTCATTGTCTGAGTTAATGTACTGTGGATCCGCACCATGATCAATGAGATCACAAAACATGCTTAGCGTACCCTTGAATGCTGCATGATACAGCGGTGTGTTCTTCTTGTGATTCAATGAATTGATGTTTACTTCTTTTTCGAGAAGCGCAGTAAACAGCTTGGGCTTATTTTTAGTGATGGTCAAGAACAACAGAGGGCTTCCCTTATCACCTGTTTTCGCCATGTCAAATTCTTCGCACACAGATACATCTACACGGTCAAGCATCGCAAGAAACAATTGTTCTTTGTCGATCACATCATGAAAATGCACCCATTCTATTTTTTCTGTCTCTGGCAACTTTGCCAAAAGTGATATATCACCTGAACGAATCACATCTGTGATCGTAACAGGGCCAGAACGATGATTCGTCAAATACCATGTAACACCAGCGCCAGTAAATTCATACGAGGCAATCGCATCATTTGTAAGCTCTCCAAACCGTTTGTACAGAACATCTGCACTCATCGTGAATCTATTATTCGCACAATACACTATGCAGTCGACCAAGTCAGATACACTTGTTTCGTGATCAACTAACGCTTGCAATGTCTTCCAATGACCACGTGTAGCAGCTAACATCAATGGTGTGTATCCATATGAGTTGACGCGACTATGATGCCCATACGAATGAATGAACTCTGAGACATATTTATTTCTTCCGGCCATACACAACAAATGTAAGATAGTGTTTCCATATATATCCGCATGACTTGAGTCACATCCACTGATGTTACCAGCTGCGGCTGAACTAAATGATGATGGTACTGCACGATCTTTTTTATCGAAGTATATACGGGTCAATGTTTTTGTCACACGACGACCATCGACAGCATTGTAATTGCGATGCGTTGATGCCGTCAGCGTTGTAGAAGGTATATGCGCATTGTGTTCGGTCGTCTTGGTCACTCGAGAAGTGTACACACCGGACATCAAGTCCAACAAGTTCTTCTTATCTATGTGTTGACCTGCAAGAATGCCTTTGATCATTTCTATCGGACCATGAAGAGCGCTTGTTGATGACAATCCAGTGATCATGCTCAAATATCTACCGATGATGCTTTTGCAAACTGGCAATGTTGCTTCGCTTGCTGCCTTTGACAACTCTTTCACTACTTTTGTGTATAGCGCTTCTCTAAATTCTTCGATAGAACCGTTTGAGACGATAACTTCACAACCATCGACGATGAGTGTTTTAGGAATAGAGCGTGATATCATCAAATCGCCGATAACAACATCTGCGACAGAGTCATCTAACCCTTGAACAGCAACTGTTTTCGACGATGTCATCGAAGTTTGAGACAGCTGTGTGAGCTTGTTGTAAATGTCTTCCGAACCATTTTCTGATGTATCCGCATAGCAGTATACACCCTGTTCTGTACCTAAATTTCTTACGGTATCTAATGGTTGAACAGAGTGTTCTTTGGAAATTCCTACAGAGTTAAATACAACTTTTCTGCCGATATTACGATCGACGAATAACTTGATCTGATTGATAGTATTGTTGCTGATATTGTCTTCACCATCTGTCATGAAAATTACATTGATCGTTTTAGCCGCATCAGGAATCTTCACCGCATTGGTATCATTCAGTATTGCGAAAGCATTGTAGAAGTTTGTACCACCGCCAGAAAAACCACTGATGATGTCGACATATCTCTTCACTGTCGCATACGAATGATACGAGATATAGATGTTGTTGTTTGGTGTCGTGCTGTGCATATGTTTGATACCTCTTACAACAGCGTTCCATCTACTTCCGCCCATACTACCTGACTCATCTGCAATGATGATATTGATGAAACTATCATCAACAACATGCGCACCGCTAGATGCATGCATTATTTTTGTGACATTGAAATCGCCAAAATTAACGGTAGATGCAACAAAGTTAGACACAACGATCGTTGGGACAGATGCAATAGAGTTGTTAAGTAGCCCTCTATTAGTTGTTGCATTTTGTGCGTCGAAATCATGTAAATCTTCTTTGCACAAAGGGCATGTCGATGAATCTGATAACCATTCAACGAGCGCTGATCGCTCGAATGATTGTCCACAACATGGAACCATGATAGGATCAACAAATAAATCTTGTGTAATTGGGCACGACATAATAATGTTGTAGTATGATGAGTATTAAAATTGCTTATGTCGTGCCCACACACGGTCAATTTTGTAAAATTGAAGGAGTCGGAACATGAATACAAAAAAATATGTTCAAGACAACAAGAATGTGTCTCGCAAAATCTATACATCACTACTGCACAAAGCCAGCAGGGCAAGCACGTATTGTGCGTGTGTTTATCACAGAAGATAAACATCATCTGCGCGATGTCGTCACCGATGAGGTATTTCACAAGCAGATTGGATCGCTCGAAGAGATGAGATTAGCAACAGAGCTATTTAGTGCTCATAGTCGCAACCTAAAATATATCACACACGATGAGATCGCTCTTCAAAAGTTTCTTGAACATGATCGTAAAATGACAATCGGAGATGCATTCGGTATATTCACGGTGCTATTAGCTTGTTCTATCGTCGGAGTTTTCATATACATTATTATATTCGTGAAATAGTGTTATGATGTTGCACATGACGTATGCATCTTTCGCGCCCTACTTTTTTTGCTAAGATCCAAGTTGATGGTCGTGTATCAATAGGTCGATTGATTGGTCGTATCGATGCTAAGTAATCATCGATCATGTTCGCAAGAGCAATGTTTGTTGGTTGTATCAACGGTTCGAAAGATGGCATGTGTTGACGACACATCGGACATGTTTCATGTCGTTCGAACCAATCACTGAGTGCTATTCTTTCGAATGAGTTTCCGCAACATGGCACTAAGATAGGATCGTCAAATATTTCGTGTGTTATAGGGCACTCCATTATTATCGTTGTGCTTGAGACTTGATATATTGACAAAAAATTAATGCTGATGCATCATTAATGATGAGGCCAAATCTCATGATACATACCATAGTTTCTGTTGAAAGTATCCATGATGATCTGTTGCAAGATATGTGTTGCAGGTGTTTCGTCTCCGAATGACCAGATAGATACCAAGTACTCATCTATGTCTCGATCATATACACCATAGTCGTCAGTTGATGCAACATAACCTGTTTTCGATGTCATGATTTCAACAAAGCGTTTAGGCAATAGTGCATGAAGATCATGTAACACAGTATCAAGTATATGTTTGTCGGCCAATACATATGTTACTGATTCCGCTAACTCCAATATTTGTGGCACGGTGAGATTGACCACCAAGTCACAAAGTATATCTGGTAACTCAGTGTTAGTTTTTCTGTTCGACAAATATGACCATATGAATGCGATCATCTGACGACCAGACATAGTGTTCGGCTCACATTGTAGTTCGACTATATCATTACCGACATACAAGTCCATGTAAAAGTTCTTTGCACGAGATGCAAATGTGATGTGCTCTTCAAAACCAGTCACATCATTGACATAGATAACTCTGCAATAAACATTTTTGTCGATGATCGGCTTGCTACGATGCAACTTCATTGCCTCAAACGCATCAGTTGGTGTTGTGGCGGTTTCATAGTCATCAAAGTAGTCATTAATTATGCTTGATCCGACCTTGCTGTTGTTGTGATTAATGTATTTTGACATCTTTTTTCTGAGTTGGGCTGGGATTCAAATTTGACTTTCCGCCCAAATTGTCACAAAGCGATATGCAAAAATTATCAACAGACGATGTATATGAGATTATACAATATCTTGATCCTCTTAGCATGTGTGTGCTCGGATGTGTTTCGAAGAGGTTCAACGGCGATGTACACACTACTTTAGGGATAGACAAGATGACTATAATATTGCAACCTACCGAGAAAGGAGCAAAAGACATCAACAAAAAAATAGCATGCACCTATATCCGAGGTGATAAAAAATACTTGTACTCATGTGAAAATGAAAAGATGATACTTGACAAACGTACAGTATACACATATGAGTATGAACAAAGTATAGCCGAAGTATACTTATCTTGCAGCGTTTTATGCTTCGATAGACATGATCAATGCCGAAACACAAGATTACCTTTCGATATACATTATTGTGATGATTACATGTTTGAAAAAACATTGGCTGTAGCAGCGAACATAGAAAATGGAGTGATTTCATATGATATCAGAACCAAGATATTAACAATCAAAGATGAAAGTGCGCACGAATGTTATTTTGTTCGAGATGTCGACTCCGTAGATTTTTCTAGAATAACTATATCTGCTTTTGATGAATCTGGTTATTGTTACGACATGAAGCCATGTAAAAGTTTTCATGTAATCATGTCTCATGACAATGATAATGATATTTCGAGGGTCTCAGTAGATTATCTCGAAGGAAATATGTTGTTACATGTATGCGGTGCACCTACCATTATTCCTTGTGTTAGATCATCAATGTTCCAAGAATAATGTCTTCGATGCTTGTTGCAGATGCAGCAGTTGCTATTGCTCCGGCGGCTGTTGCCTCTACAGAATCTTCTGCCAACACAGATGAGATGATCGCCTTCTCAGCATCATTTCTCGCTACTTTTTTTGCTATAGCGCCAACAGAGTGATCGCGCACTTTGACTTTATTGAATGCAAGATTTTTACCTGTGTCAGGACTATACTTCAGAACATCAGCATGTGTCCCGAAGTTGACACGCTTCTTGTGCGACGTTTCGCCGGTCACTTTTTTTGTTGTGTTGACTATGCCCGAAGGAACGGTCATAGCCGTCGACGTAGGGGTCGAGGCGGTCGTCGATTTGACCGTTCGCACATCATCACCAGCACTGACCATTTTCTCATCGTTAAAAAATTTAACACCGATGAACAGGAAAACGAGTATCAAGACTACTATCACTATAATAGATTTATTCATCATATATTTGTGCGCATAAAGAGCATTGAAATTTGAAGACAAATTATGTCTCTATACATCTTATATAATATTCATGGCACCAACTAGAAACACAATCGAGAACACGCTCAATGAATATAACAGTGCTTTGAACTCAAAAGCGCCCGGAGACAACATTGAGCTCGAGGCTAAAATTCAGAGTTTGTCTGCAGAAACATTTGCAGAGTCGCTCAAAAATATTGCCACGACAGCAACTCTTGTGGATGTTTCCACGACAATCAACGTGATCAAGAATGCCACAGACAGCAATAATGTTGCATATTCGTGCATCACGACACACATTTATGACAACAATAAAAAGGTATCAGAGATGTGTTCATCGAAAAAGACTCTCGGTATGAAGTTTACTGCGTCCAGCGATATCATGAAATATACGCTGGCGGTGAGTAAAGAAGCTCCAACAGATATTCCATGTGGATCGTTTTCCGCAACATATCGTTTCAAGATAAGATTATCGTTCATAGATCCTGCAAACGATTCGTGGAGATATGATTATACTTTATCGCATCAACTCGAGCAATATGGTGATATCAAAGGTCGTGTGACAGAGATCAGAAATGAGCTTTTCGCTGGTATCAAGTCTACGATGAGCGCAGCAGATGTTGTTCCGATCATCCTATCAAAGAACATGCGACCAGAGATCCGTCAAGAGATCGAAGTAGAACGTACATCACAAACACCAATAAGTGATCGCACAGAAATAGATAAAGCACTAAGTCTCTTGTGGCGCACATTTGGTATGGGAGGTGATTCAAACGATCCGAAGAGCAAACTCGTTCATGAGGTATATGAACTGATCTCCAATAATGTTGTGCAAAAAAAGTTGACTCTCAAGAACACACTCAATGCTGCGAAGTCGATGACAAAGTCGAGTTACTATGCAGAGATGTACCCACCGCTTGGATGGTTCGTAACTGATAAAGCAGACGGTGAGAGATGTCTTGTGTATGCTGTTAGCAACACAGTCAATGTCATATACTCAAAACTTGAAACAGCATCAATGGCCGAAGGAACATTAAAGAGCATCATTGACTGTGAGTTGGTTACAACAAACAGCGGAAAGCGTCGTCTTGGTATCTTCGATGTCATGTATTGTAATGATCAAAACGTTACTTCGATGACTATTGAAGAGCGTCTAAGCTTTGCAAAAACAGTGTTGGCACAGATTGTTGAACCATTGCGCGGATTAGGTATCGAAGCATTCGTCAAAGAATATGTGCAGATCAGTCAACCAATGGAAGAAGCAATCTTGAAAGTACACAACTTGCGCAGAGATTATAAGACGGACGGTCTGATCTTAGTTTCACAGACGGGCAACTACTATGAAACAAAGAATCGTAAGTGGAAACCAACAGAAGAAAACACAATCGATTTCATGGTCATCGAATGTCCGAAGACATTCATCGGAAAAAAAGAGATGCCAGAAAAACCAGGAAAGAAGTTATATGTGCTCTTATGCGGCATGAATGCTATCAGACGTAAACAGCTCGGCATCACTTTGTGGCCTGACTATCGTACTGACACTGGTATCGATACCGCTGCAGGTTACATTCCTGTGTTGTTCCAGAGTGTGCTCTGGCCGTATGCATATGTTTATTATCATGACATATCCGACATTAATACAGATGGTATGGACGATCTTCATGGTAAGATATGTGAATTTAGTATTCATAAAAATGCTGCTGACACACTCAAGAGTGCATTTTCGAAAGGAGCAGTAAACACAGATTTGGGGATATGGAAGTTGAACAGAGTGCGTGATGATCGTTCTGTCGCTGCAGGTGAATATGGTAATGACTTCGATATCGCAGAACAAATCTTCTCGAACATCATTGATCCCTTCGAACTTGATGATCTCTGGTTAGGCAACTCATCATATTTCGAGAAGCAGAGAGATACTATTTATCGCGCACCTAACAAGTTTAAGCGTTTTGTGATCAAACAAGCATTCGAAAAATACTTGGAACCGGGTAACAGTGTGTTAGATTTAGCAGCTGGCCGTGGTGCTGATCTCGGACCATATAACCAGATGGGCATTGGTAGATTAGTTGCTATCGACATTGATCCTACCGCGCTAGTAGAGTTGATCCATCGTTCTGCAGATAAACATATTATTGGGATGCGAAAGACAAGTGCACCAATGAAGTTGAACGTTCTTGTGTCCGATGTATCAGGCAATCCAAATGTCAACAAGATGGCCATAGCTGATCGTTTTGCTGTCGACGATGTTGATGTTATTGTATGCAACTTCGCATTCCATTACTTCTGTACAAGTGCATCGGCAGTGAACAACGCATTGAGCTTCGTCAGTAGTATGTGCGATGCAAGTCATGATACATATTTTATCATGACTGTACTCGATGGTCAGAAGGTATTCAACCTCTTGAAGGATACTGATTCGGGCGATTCGTGGAAGGTTGTTGAAAACTCTCTCGAAAAATATTTGATCCGCAAAGATTATTCATCTAATACACTTGAGAAGTTCGGACAGAAGATATCCGTCAAGCTTCCAATGACAACAAAATTATACACAGAGCCGTTATGTAACATCGATGCAGTTGTTACGGACGCAACAAAGTTCGATCTTGAGCTTGTGTCAAATGAACAGTTCGGAGACTTCTTATCGAAGTTCGGAGCAACAGAACCACAAGTCGCGCAGTCACTCACAAAAGATGACATCATGTATTGCAACCTTCATAGCTTGGTCGTATTCAAGAAGAAGGGATCGAAGACAAGCAAATCAAAAAAGACGGGCGGTAGGAAAGTGGTCAAGACAAATGATTAGTCTCGCCACATGTCGCAGACGTCTATCAACGTCTAAACAAATTCTTTTTTGTACTTCGTGTAGTCGATAAAGTTGCCACCAGGCACGGCATCGCGGTAATCTTCGTAAGAAGGGTTTTTATTTTTTGTGAAGTAATCTTCGTTGGCCGACTTCTTCTCTTGAATAGTATCAAACGACTCGACAGAGTATTGATAGATGAAGAAAATAATTAGTAGTATGCTGATTATCACGAGCGTGTAGTTCATCTGTGGTGATTATTATTTGTGTCACAAAAAAATAAACATCGGGATCGCATTTAAGCGTCGTTGTTTATTTTATAAAATTTACCGTTGTAACTAATGTTTGTCGGGGTCTTTGTCTCGATCAATGATGGCATCTCTGTATAATTTACACCGTCTAAGACACCGTTGATAGATGGCTCGAAATAGTGGAAGCACATAGCACCATGATCGAACTGCAAATAGTGAAGAGTCAAAACATCATAGACCTTGTTCTCTTCACGTACTTGAAGCGCAATGTGATTGATAATACCAGTATCATCATTAAACATCACTGCTTTATGTAAGCCAGCGGCCGTACAGATGCGAGTGACATCACCATTCGATGATACATTCACGATATCATCACCTGCGATAGCAATGTAACATGGATCAACGAGTTTGTCTTTTGCAACAGATGGCTTTGTCTTAAAATCTTTCTTACTGATGTTACCATAAACAGGTGTTTTGAACTTTGATTCAGTGAAAGTTGGCTTCTTATCTTGCGTAGAAGATGCAGACGACTTGTTATCACTCGACTTGCTGACGCTCGACTTGCTTACACTACTTGCAGATGATTTGCTACCACTAGATGAAGAACTAACAGATGACTTAGTGCTAACGCTGCTGGCGCAGCTGGCTGTGCTGGCACGCGATGAACATTGTTTACCGGAATCAACCTTAGCAACAGTCTTGCTGCTTGCGCTGCTAATACCGCTATCGCTGCTATCGCTGCTATCACAATCAGATGAACAGTATTTACCGGAATCAACATTATCATCATCGTCTGATTGAGGCTCATCATCGGTACCATTGCCACAATATTTTTTAAAGTCCTTTCTAAGGACGGTTCTCTTAGAACCTTTATACAACATAATGTCACTATAGTTGATTTCTATCTCTACACCACGATGTTTGATCATGATGATAGGACGGAAAGTTTCATCACTGATATCGATTTCTACTGTACGAACTGCACATTCTTTTGGAACAATAAGCTTGCTTTTGAGGGCGCCTTTACTGACGGTGAAAGTACTGAATTCTGGTTTTCTAACGATAGTTGAGGACATTTTAACAGGGGTATGATTATGGTCAGATGTGTCAATTTTAGTAGACAGGCACCCATTGTGCTGCGACATAGATGGTTTCATCATCCTCCAAAATTAGATGACCGTGTTGCAAAGTCAACATCAATTTGCTGGGGATGACTGTATCTGCGTCTGCATTGTCGTACACCATAGTGACTGGCACCTCCAAGAGGTCGAGACGGAAGACAGGAATGTTCATCGCAAAGGGTATAACAGTGGTGTTGATGATGATAAAGCCGTTGGCAGATCCTAACATCGATATGTCGGTTACCATAAATGTCATCGAGCTGACCCCTAACTCTTTTGCGAAATCATCTGGTGCAACATAAACACCTACTAGATCATTGAGTCGGGTCTTGCGCATGTAGAGATAAAATACGATAATTAAAATCACGAATATTGCGATCACATAAATCATTGTTAATGCTTGTGTGTATACTTCGCGTCGGAAAGTCATTCTAAATTTGAAGTGATCATCGTGCCATATACAGTATTATGGAACCACCAAAAAACGCAAAGAAGGTGATCATGACACTCATCGACGAAATACTTGAATCATCTGTCAACGACTCGGAAGAAAGATACGATAAAGCAGTCAAGTACTCTGAAAAAATAGTTGCATGCGGCTATAATCGTCTGATGAAAAAATATAACATCGCTACAGTCAAAGAATTATTGCACTGCGATAGTGTGTTTAGTGACTATCAAGAGATGTTTGAAAAAGTTACGATGGTGCTTAATGAGACAGATGCGCTAAGAAAGTTACGAAAGAAGCACATAAAAGTAGATGACCTCTTCGACAACCCTACCGATTTCTTTGCGCCTGAGGCGAACAAAGAGATCAGAGATGAGATCGAAGAACGATTGAAGGTCAAGATAGAACACAAAACAAGTAAGATGTACACATGTCCTCGATGTGGTAAGAACGAAGCTGTTGTTACTGAGAAGCAAATAGCGCGAGGTGATGAACCCGCAACTGTCAAGGTTGAGTGTATCTTGTGTTCAAACAAATGGGTGTCAAAATTCTAGACGAACGATGAGGACATGTCGTATGTATATATTTTTTGCACATATCATCATATGCGGGCGGTGAGGACAAACGATATGTTTTGATCGTCATATGGCTGCGCTCTGCGCAAACGATTAGAACATATCGTTTGTTCTCACCGCCTGCACATACTTTCAAATTAGATGTCTTGACTAGGTATGTATTTACATACTCACACGTATATATGGCCGCAACAACAGAACAGATCGATGTATTCGTTATTCCAGAAGGTAAGCTCACCGCAACATATCTTTTTTGTAAGTTATATAACGACGATGATGCATTCCGTGCATGCTTCGATGAAGATCCTATGATAGCACTTGAATCGTTCAAGTCGTCGACAAGTCATATCGATGCACAAATAGTTTACATCAAAAATGTGTTCGAAGAATTCGCAAACGGTAATCATCGACCACTCAAATGGTTGACTGCAAACATACACTTGTTCCCAGAAAAGATGTTGATGTTTCTTGATACAGAAACATCAGGGTTGTCAGGCAGCGATAAGATCATACAGCTTGCATACATTGTAACATATGCCTCGCACGAGGTGTTCAGATATTCAGAATATATCGCATGGGACAAGATCAGCATTCATTGGGCAGCAAAAAAAGTGCATGGTATCTCGACAGACACATTACGAAAATATGGAGTCGCACCTGATGTTGTGTTCAGTACGTTTGATAAACTTGTTGTATTATGTGATTCGATCGTTGCATACAACGCTGCCTTCGACCGCAGGATGATGCTCAGTAGTCATAGTTCAGATGCGATAAACTCTGCGGTGTGGACATGTTGTTTAGATGCTGTTCGTAAACACAAAAGTAAGATCGGTGGGTCTGTTAATATGTCAGGTGCTGGTGCAACAAAGTTAGGCAATGTATATAAATGCATCTGCGGGTCTGATATGAACAATGCGCATGATGCGTTAGCTGATGTTCGTGCAATGATGGTAATCTGGGATTTTATCTATGGAAAGAAATAATGACTGAGTCGACAGATAGTCCGATAAACTATAATGCGCTTTTCGCATTCGCAAGCGGCAAGAACTTACTAGTTGACAAACGTTCAGTAACATGGATGACAACTACAAAAGATACTTTGTTGATGTTCAACATCGCTACTAGTGCACTACCTAAGGGGTCACGCACATCGCATGCACGGCGCTTACTCAACTTGACAGCAAATCATGGAGGAGATACATCTATTTTTTGGGCGAAACCTGAATGGTCAGGTGTTATCAACGAATTCGACACAACAATATATAACGGTCTGGTACATAATTGTGCACAATATCGTGCACTGCCCCGATGGTCGATCAACAACATTGATTCAGTAGAATACATCAAAGAGACGAATGAGACTTTTGATCTTGTGTATGTCGATCCTCCTTTTGGCGATGAGTACAAAACAGGTTACTCAGATGAGTTGTTTATCGGAACGATGGGCATGAAAGATCTGGTCAGATACATGTTCGATGGTGAGGGCACACGACTATGGCGTAACATCGAACACCCTGTAATGTTGTTAAAGTTGCCATCAAAAAATTATAACATCGACGGTCTGAAGAGCACCTTAGACGGTATGCACGGTGTCAAATACGCAGTGTATGCACCTGAAGATCTAGAGAAGATCGATAACAAAACACATAAGATTACTCTTGTGCTTGTAACTAAATAATTTTCGCTCGAATGAATGTTTCAAACGATGAGTATATCATGTCTGGAAAAATTATTGATGCTTTGAGCGATTTCGTTACTGACTTCGACTACATTGTTTTTGGTCTTATCTTTTTGTTGTACATCGGACTCAATAGTCAGATCTTCTATGACAAAATTCTCGATAAATTTAATGGCGCGTTGAACATGGGGTTACCGAGCAACTACGGAATCATCATTCAAGCGCTCATCATGGCACTCATCAGCATCTTGATTTACAAAATGTATGAGAACGAGATCATCTAAAAAATATACGTCGCATGTATCGTGCTCAGCGTCTACTTACCGTCTGTGCATGTGCGCTTCGTAACTTTGTATCTTCCATAGTGCTTCAAGTGACATCTGACATAGTAGTCGGGCATGTACTTTGATGCCATGATCATTGCATCGAAATCTGGTACAACATCGCAAAGAACATTGATACAAAATTTAGATGCATACTTAGCACTATGAACAAGACTGCCAGGTATCATCGACATCAAACGACCAGTTTCACGCAACAACAACTCAGAATAAAGATATGCATATCTGGGTTTCGAACAAATAAATTCAATCAACGGACATGTGATGTCAGCATAATATTTGTGACGAGCCACAAAGTTTAATGCATCTCTTTGACTGTCGAACACTATCTTTTTTGCAAAGATGCTAGTGTTACCGATAAGACATTCGAGAGAATCTATGCCTTGAAGTGTGATACTGACTTTATGACCAGCAGTTCTAACCGTTATTTTTTGTGGTGAATTCATCTTAATGTTTATTATGTATCATGTCAATTTTCATATCGGACAAAAAATTAAACGACTGCGAGCAACTTACAAAACTCGTCGAATGATGTTGAAGCGGCTGTCGCAGCGGTCAACTCAGATATTTTGAACTGCTTATCATGATCACCCTTGATGATGTCTGCTGGTGATGAGTCAGGGTATGTTCTCGTTGCATAATTGATGAACTCATCATGATTCAAGTAACCCATATACTCGCATACATTTATTCTACCAGGACGGTAGAATGCAGGATCGATCTCGTCAATGCAGTTAGTTGTGAACACAACAATAACATTCTGCAATTGTAAGATGCCGTCGAAGAGGTTCAAGAGGTCAGACAAGTTGATCTTATCACTCTTTGAAGACGATGAACTGGACGATTTGTCATCCTTTGTTTCATCTTTCTTGTCATTTTTCTCTATCGACTTAGTTAGTGCTTCTGCAACCTTTTCAAGCGCATTTATTTCTTGTGTCTTAGTTGGTGCATCGGCGACTGACTTTCTTTTTTTGATGATGTCTCCGATGTCTGCATCAACATCTTCGAACACAATGATCTTTGTTTTTGGCTTCGCAAGACAATATTTGCGGTTAACATAGTTGTAAGAGTCATAAGAATCTGCAAAGACGAAGTTACGCAATGAGTCGATCGTTTTGAACTTTGATATCTTCGCCATGATTAACATGCCGTTTGTCTCTTTTGCGATACTTGTGATCAATGTTGTCTTACCTGTGCCAGGTGGTCCGTGCAACATGATCTTCAACTTACGTGTTTCAGGCGATGCGTTCATGTAATTTGTGAGAGCATGTCTGATCTTGTCTCTAATGTTTGTGTCATAAACATCATCTAGCGACTTGCTAAACTGTGCGGGATATATGTCATTGCCTCTACAAGATGATGTATCTGTTTGTGATGCAATCATGATAGAACTAGTGTCAATGATATTAATAAACTTTTTGTTGAACTCATCGACGGTATTCTTGATGTACTCGAGTGATCTTTCACGTGACCAGATAGAAAGACGTCTGATCGTAACTTTTGTCTTACCGTTATCTTCTTTCGAGCTTGTCATGTTGTATATGATACCATCGTGTGATAATTTTACCATCGGACATGAAAGTAGTTCAAGCCCTCTTCTAAAGATTTTTACTTCTTTGCAGGGGTTGAGCATATGTACTTCATTCATAACAAAGATGTCAAATGTCATAATGTTGTGGCGAATGATATATTCATCAATGATATATTCGAGCATCATTGTGTTGCGTTTGCCGTAAAACAGGTCGCTGACAAAGTCAAATATATTGTAACGTTTATCATATATCAACTTGATAAGGTCTTTAAGTCCAGTTGTGAGTGTTGTAATAACGATGTTTAGGGTCGCACCAAGAATGGTCGCATAAATCAATTGTTCTGTGTTATCATGCTGTTGCGCTGGTGCTGGTGCCGTCATTTTTTAAGTTATCGACGACGAATTTCAATTTTCATAAAGTATAAATGTCACAAAAATTAACACAAGAAACGCTAGATAGCACTCGGGACATGCTCAAGAAGATGAGTAAGTACCGTAATGCAACTGGCGATGAGTACCCATCGCGTGCATATGATAATGCTGCAAAGTCACTGACATCGATCAGAGCACTTGATTCGGTGATCGCAGGAGTCAACATGCCCAAAGGCATAGGCAAGAAGATACGAGAAGTCATCATTGAGTTTGTGTCGACCGGTCGTGTCAATGAGTTGATCGAACTTCGTGACAATCCCCAAGTTGCTGCACTTGAAAAGTTCGAAAAAGTGATGGGCATCGGCCCTGTTAACGCGCTCAAATTTGTTGATATGGGATACACAAGTCTTGAAGAGCTGCGAAAGTATCCGCACTTGACTAAGCAGCAAAAAATAGGTATTGATCTTCACGACAAGATCATGCTTCGAGTACCTCGAGCAACGGTAACACAAGTGTTTGATGTGTTAAGGGGGATGATATTGACCGTCGACAAAAGTTCCGATTCGATCGTCTCCGGCAGCTATAGAAGAGGAGCATCAACAAGTGGTGATGTCGACATCTTAGTACGATCAGATACGATCTCTGCAAAGACGATCGTTGCGAACGTTGAGAAGACGATGAAAGATGCGATCATAGTAGTATCTGCAGGTGATCAGAAAGCGATGTTTCTATACAAACTACCAGGAGGCGCATATATACAAGTTGATATTTTTGTGTGCAAGTCAGATGAATACATTGCGCACTTGAACTATAGTACGGGCAGTGCGTCACACAACATTAAAGTGCGTAAGGCTGCTATCAAAAAGGGTTATAAGCTGAGTCAACACGGTCTGTTCAAGGGGACAAAAAAGATAAAGTTGTCGACTGAGCGCGAATTATACGATCTTGTCGGTATACCATATTCAGACCCAACATCACGAAATGATTAATCACTATCTGAGTCGGTGATATATTCATCATCTGAAGATGATCCGTTAGTATCGTCGGCATTGCTGGCACAAACAGTTGTATCTGGTAGTGCACCGATGTCAGTGACAGTATACTTAGTATCATTGATATATACATGCGTCCATTCTTCTGTGTTTCTCACAAAGATAAATGTCAGTGCGGCCGGCGCACTGGCGTCTTTATTTTTTGTAGGTGTTGTAACGACGATCACATTGGTATCACGATATTCAATACTCTTAATGGTATATGGTCTGCGATTCCACCACAAGTGTTGTCCCGGATCAATGTCATAATACAATGATGGACAGGCAAGTTGTATGCGAGCAGATGTTTCTATGAAGTCAAAAATCATTCTATTGAATTTCAGCAGACATTCATTGACGAACATTCTTGCACCAGGACAATGACCTAAGTATGACGTCGAGGAACGAGTCGAGGAACGAGTCGAGGAATGAGTCGAGGAACGACCCGAAGATGAGTCATGGCCGTCGTGACCACCATCTTTCTTTGTCGATTCTTCGTCAGAAGAATATGTTTCATAACCACTATCATCATCGCTGCCAGATGAGTAGCTGGCATTGCTATCGCCACCCGCATCGTCGTCAGATATCTGCACATCGTTTGTATAATATGTCTTGCGAATCATTGCACCGGTCTCTGCATCTTTTACGATCGACGCTCTCGTGTATTCATCTAATGCTTCGATCGTGCTAATCGCGCTCATTGCGCTTGTAGTTTGCAACTCATGATCTCTTAATAGTGCGCTAAGTACCACCATAGTTATGTTTCTCACCGCTGGATATATTCAATTTAACTTTGAAAATTGACTGCGAACAAATACCCATTACTGAAATGTTGTCAGCAAATTTATTACTTTTAATTGAAGATCTTAAGGACGGCGAGCCCGTTCTTCATACCGATGAAGGAATATTTTGTAACTATTGCAACAAGCGTATGATTTACTTGATGGATAATGTGTATGAGTGCGCGGTCTGCGAACAACAATACTACCATCAAATGATCATCGCAGAAAATAACAAAGATGAGATGCAGACGCGTGATGCTACTGGTCGTGTGCACAAATCGCGTACAAGACGTTCCGATTATCGTGCGGTGCAAATTCAAAAGAATCGTGCAGAGTTGATGATCAAGAACGATGCATACCATGAGAGAACAGGCAACACAAAGATACCAGAAGAGATACTCGATGAAGCAGTCAGATTCTATTCAAGCATCCAAACAATGTATTACAACTTGCGTCAAAAAAAGTTCGTCAAACGTGGTAACATTAAAGATCAGATCTTGGCGTTCCTCGTCTACATACTCATGAAACGTAAGCGTTTATCAAGTCAGCGAAGCACTATCATTGCTGTGTTTGAGTTGGAGCACACGGGATTTAGCGCGGGTGAAACACAGATTTTAGAGATATCTAAGCTGCTCGGCATTGATCTTATTCACGATACGATGGACGAAATAGTAGATCTGACCACTCGATACTTGTTGAGTCTGGATAAGGCAACAGGAGAGAACATATATACACAGCGTAACATACAGTTTGTGCTAGACATCATCACTCGTGCAACAGTCATAAAGTGTGGCATGCACTGTTATGTTTATAGTCGCGTCTCTGGCGCTGTGTTCATGCTCATCAACGAACTTGGTCTCTCATTCAAGAACAAAGTTATCGAGAATGCATGTGACCATTGCAAAAAAAATACATTCGAGCGATTTAGAAAAATCGTCATGATCAACTTCAGATACTTTGCGGACATCTTTATCGACTTCCAAAAATATCGTCACGGCAAAGATATACGTGCTGCTGAAGTACGTCGCTTACCACATACAAAGAAGTATCTTGGTATATTGATCGACATGTATCCTGATGTACCTGAGTTTAAAACATTCTTAGAACAAACTAATGACGCAGAGAACCCTGTACCAGATGACATTAATTTTAACATCGATGACGTACTCAAAAAATATGATCTCTTCCCTCGCAAGATTCCATCAGGATAAACGCGGGCGATGAGGACAAACGATGTGCATGTAGTATGCACGCAGCATGTGTATATAGCATGTATTTATTTTTTGCAGGCGATATGTTCTCATCGTTTGCTCATCGTTTGCTCATCGCTTGCTCATCGTTTGCTCATCGTTTGCTCATCGTTTGCTCATCGTTTGCTCATCGCTTTGCTAATTCTTGTATTCTTGATACCATCGCTCTTTCAGAATCTTTAAGAACAATGTGTCCACGGCCATCTGCACCGCCAGTTTTTTTACGAACAGTATACTTCTCTGCTAACTCTTCTCTTGTTGGTACGTCTGCTGCACCTGTTTTTACAAGATCACTTATTGACTTTCTGATCTCGAGCATGTGCAAACTATCAAGTGCACGTAGTGAGCCGACTGCATGTTGATCATCTAAGATGATGTCCTCGTCATCGGCCTGATGCTCCTCGGCCTGTTGGCCGCCGCGTCGTACAGAATCAAATGCAGCTAATCCATTGATGACAGGTGCATCGTCAAACACATAAGTGATGTTATCTATTTTACATGAGCATGACTCATCGCCTTCTGGCAGCGCTTGTATACCACCTCTATATAGCGCTTCGGTAACTTTTAGGATAGGACAAACTGGCATTATATGCTATGCAAAAAAATAATGTTTCAATACTATTAGTATGCGTGTGCGCTTACACGCTATTTATTCTTTGTCAGATGCTGATGAATCTGATCCGGAATCGTCATCTTCCTTTTGAACTGGCTTTCTTCTTGAAGTCTTCTTTGGCTTTTCTTCTTCTTCGGCTTCATCATCGCTGATGTTTGTCTTCTTGTTCTTTGCTGTCTTTCCACTTGCACTTGTTGTCTTCTTCTTTGTGCCAGTTGATGCTGCCTTAGTCTTAACAATCTTTGTTTCGATTCTTAGACCTGCATAACAGAGACCATCATACAATTCGAGCATTTCTGAGTGTTCTAATGCGAGAGTACCTAGTGCTGCATTGATTTCTTTGGCGCTAACCTTAGATGTTGGTGTTGATGCATTGAAGATCAAGTTACATGCTAAAGATCTCGAAATAGCGAAGATAGTAGATACAACTGCGTTAACAATTGCTTCTCTGATCTCTGAATCGATCTCTTTTTCTTTCTTTGATTTACTGCTTTCTTGTTCCTTACGACTCTTGGTTGGTTTGAGGCCAGCATTGAAATCAGCTAATAAACGACCAGTCTTTTCACTGATTGCTTCATTAAATTCCTCTGGACTTGGCAACTTTTCACCGATATCGAGAATCAACTTAGGTAATCCGGAGATTTCCTTATGAAGAGTATCAATATTTTTGAATGATGATTCTGACTGATTCCAAAATTCTCTGATGGAACCGATTAAGGAATCCTTGAAGAGCTTGTTTAAGAGATCGAATGCGCCTGGTTCTAAGGTGAAAACCTTAGCTTTAGCTACACCTCCTTCTTTTGGAGCTTCACAGTTATTATCCAAGTAAGACTTGAAATCAACATATGTGGCCGATGGGTACTTCACCTCAGTATCTTTGTCGACATCTTGTGCTTTATCAATGTTGTACATTGTGGCAAGACTGGCAATTACTGAGACTGATGATTCGACGGCTTTGGACATGATGATGTTTGTGAATGATAAGTTTTGATTATTTGATTACGAATTAATAGATTCAATTTTAGTTTTTATCAAAAATTGAAGGAACAAGTATATTCATTATAAAAAATATGTCATTCCAAAACGAACTTACCGAAGTCTTTCCTATCAAGTCCGATATGATGGAGTTCTATGAATTCCAAAAAAAGATTACTGCAACTGTATGGAGACACACAGAAGTATTAGGTAGTGGAGATCGTCATGCATACATGATACTCGATCCGCGAGTAAAAGGTTTGTATACGTTCTATCTGAAGTTCTTGAATTCCATCGACGACATCGTTGGTGCAAATTGGGCATGCATAGTTCCAGACAATGTTAGATCTGAGTTCATCATCAACTCGATCAAGACATTTATTGAATATATCGAGACAGAACATGCGTTCACCTATAAGAAATTCATCTCCGAATTCTTGGATGATCCTATCGAGCGTAACACGATCTTTAAGGCATTCATGACATTTGGGCCTGTTCTCAAACTACAAGAATACTCAAAAAAATACATCAGACATTCAGGCACCGAAGGATATAAGTATCCTTTGTTCGCCAACCTGCTTATTGAGCATGTTTTGTTGCCCATCATCTTCACATTTGTGTCATGGACAGCAGAAAAGACGGTTGACAACTTCAATAAGAGAGTACCTGGCTTCGTGCAAGCTAACACAATGATCATGGCAGATGAAGCAACACATGCTGATTTTGCGATCATGATACTCAACAAATATCCAGAGATCAAACCACCTCGCAGCGAGGCACTTGCAGTTGCACGTGACTTCATGGTGTTTATAGAAGAATGTAATACAGAAGCATTTGCTGATGCTAATGTACCAGGCATCAATGCAGAGATACTCAATGATGTTGCACGCGCAAAGATCAATGAGTTGATCAGTCGTTTAGGGTTAGGTGACCCTGTGTACACCGTTGGCACACTGCCTGGATACGCACTAAACAACAATCTCATGAAGAAGGAATCTAATTTCGAGACCAATGCAACTATATACAGTCGTGTTGATAAGACTGATTGGTCGAATGTCTCCGACGACTTGTTAGATTTCTAAAATTGAACACCAAGATAATCATTCAACAACACAATCTAAGAAGCAACAGTCATAAATATCATCAACGTTATTAACTCGTCTAAAAATAGAGACGGTAACACTATGAGCGAAATACTAGTCAAGTAGCTCAAAAGATACCAACCTCATAATGTCGACGACAGAATATCAAACATGATCAAGATGTCTACACTACTTTACTATCGTTGTCAACACCGTTCAAACCGCGTTGCGAGAAGTATGTTTAACTACATACATCTTTAGCATCTGCGTACTGAACAAAGGGTCGACTTATCGTTGTCACAGAAGATCGCTGATCCCTGATACATTTGGTGTTGAAAGTCCTTCGGGGCATGCACTAATGATCAGACCAAACATCTGACAAACGACAACATAATGTCTGGCCAACAGTTGATTGACCACCTTCAAACGATTTGATAATCTCATCCACGCTGACCCTGTTGACTATGATCGCACAAGATGCGACACATCATCACCGAAGCAACGATGAAAGATCACTGACCATGAAATGTTTAATCATCTCTTAATTGACACTCTTCTCGGACCCTCTTCACGAACACTCTTCTAGGCGTTTGCGCAAACGCCCCTAATAACACTACACTTACACACTACTCAAAAAAATAATGTCTTCCCACGGACCTTTATTTTTTGAAAATTGATGGCAATAGTCGAAGAACAACAACATGGCTACTGATATTTATTATTCGAAACAGATTCAAGACATCGTCGAACAACTAAATTTGGGACACAAAGAATGTCAATGGGCGGTGAACATCGATTTATTTTGTGCGCTTGCTTGGGGATCAACAAGCGGTAGGGCAGAGACAAAGAAGACGATCTTGTATTTTGATCAGAAACAGAAATTGCAAAAACTCAACTATCGATTTGACAAAGTAAATTATGCCAATGCCAATAAATTTAAGGCGCAACTAATGATCAAGTGGCGACCAGACGGCGTTCAAGAAGAAATATTTTATGGGCACTTCATTGAGATGATGACGATCTTCGATCCGAAGTTGACATTCAATAATCAGATCGTTGATCTGTGCAATGAGTATAAGAAGGCAGCTGCATACGGTAACATGTCAGGCTTCTTAGATAATGAGCTGACGTTAAAGAACATTTATAACGAATCGCCCGAATACATCATTGCACAGAGATTCAAGTCAATGTATGATGAGATAGATTCATTACATTGTGCTGTCAACGATTCGACAGAGCGTTTGCTCACCGTCTCAGAAGAACACTCAAAGAAATTGATAGAGACGATAGAATCACACAAAGTGACTGTCGGATATTATCAACGTCAGTTAGAACAATACAAAAAAGAACTGCGCGATGCTCGTCAGTTGAATGACTCATTGCTCAAACAACAAGTAGACAACATCAAAGCGTCAGTGCTCGTCGTATACAAGCTGTCTATAGATGACATCATGAACATCTTTGATCTTGAACTTCGTGGTGGATCTATCGCAAAAAATACAGAGTCGCTCAAGTTCATTGAGACGGCATGCGAAGATGCTCAGATGCCATTAACATTATATTATGTGTCTGACGGTCAAGACAGACGGTTTGTTGATAGCTATTACAACACATATACAACTGTGCCCGGTTTCATGACTGCATGGTCGGAGACAGGTCGTGTGCGTACTGTTGATGTCGGACCAAAAAAGATGACGTTCGCGATGATCGCTGTTTCAGGCGGTAAGTCGATCCTTAGTTTCGACGATCCGTGCAAGTTGTTCAGTCCATCATTCCGTGAAAAAATAATAAGCGGATTAACATCAAGCAGCTCAACATCGAGCACAAAATAATTTGATCTTTTGCGCGCTACGCGCTAGTTACTTTTTTGGTTGTTCACCATTATCATCGGGATGACCATCGGGATGACCATCGGGATGACCAAACTTAGACCAGTTATAAACGTCTGTAAAATATATCATCGAACATGTTGTGCAGTTTGGATAGCCGCATGAAGATGTACGTTTCTTGAGTGTGTAATTGATCTCTTCTTCTAAGTCTTGTGTTGTTGTTGAGCGCGCATGACTGATGGCCATTCGTGTAAGATATTCATCTTCGTGCTTGTTGAGCAAACGTCTTGATTGTTTGAATAGTTGTCTGAACATCGATAGATAGTGTTTTTGATCATGTTGACCGATGTTCAATTTTAGACGTCGACGTCTACGTCTGAAGTGTGTTCATATGTTTCGACAGAAAGTAAGTATGCTAGTTGTTCTTTTATATCTTCTAGAGGGCTTACATAGCCTGCCATCGTCTTTTCGCGCACAAAATTCTTGATTAGCGTCGAGCGATATAAATTCGCTCTGATAGATATTGACTCAAGATCAGCCTCACCGCTTGCAACAAGGTTATCAAGCATGTCTAGATCCGCAGCAGATTCTCTGAGACAAGCAACATTGATTTTTGCATGAACTGCAGCAGGACTAAGTTGTGGCATTAAATTGATACATATCATCTTTGTGCATCGATATGAAAATTGATCATATCATAGTATTGTGACAAAAAATATGAGTAAACAAACATACACAGTAGAGCACAATGATATCGTATATTCTGGCGACATCACTTTCATGTTATATGAACTGAACTCAAAAGACAATGTACATCTCTCGAAAGCTGTGTTTAGCACGGTCATAACTAGAGGGATACGCGAAGATATTTGTCAACTTCTTGGTGCTATTCGCTTTGGACGAGTGTCCGATGATAAGCTCGAACAACTCTTCGAAACATACTTACGATCTACCAAAACATATTCTGCAGAGATGCGATTAGACATACTTAACAAGTTTGCAGAAGTAGGTTTCGACACAGAAGAGTACAGAAATGTGTGCATTGATTTTATCAAGAAGCACAATTATACTGTGTGTCTCGGTAACTTACTTCGTCATGTACAATTTGCGACACCATACACAGAGATGTTAGATGCGTTGAGCGAATATTATTCCAGCGGTAAGTTGGCGACTGGGTTGACGTTTCAGTCAATGTTCGATGAGACTGTGAATAAATACTCTCAATTAGTTTCCAAGCGAGATGTATAAAACAAAGAACATGATCCACAAAATAGCTGAAGGTACGTTCGACCCTAAGCCAATGTTAGGTGCCATAGTTAATGGTGGTATGTCACGAACAAACGGCATGCCCCTCATTATTTTTCTTCGTGATGGTACTATCCTGAAATTTATGTATCACTTCAAGACTGACTATGACTTAGCGTTAGAGCGTGAAGGCAAACAGACTGCTCAATGGCAAGGTCTCAATAGTGCACTCATCACTGATGTACTCTTGGAACGTGTGCCTGGTCACACTGGTATTAACAAAGTGTTCAACAACATTCTTTGCAAGGGACAAACAAAAAAAGTATACGAAGCGCTGAAGGCGCTTGGTGCTGACGTGCCTGATTTTCTTGTGAACTACTTCGAATTCTGTTACACAGAACTTCAGTCAGGTGCTGCATACGATGAGTTCACGGTCACACAGATGGAAGAGTACTATGGTTTCTTGACAAATATTTATAACGTTCCGTCGCTGATAGGGTTGTATAAGAGTTTAGTGACGGGCACTTTGTTCGATGTTGTGTATCACTACTTCAAAATTCGTCATCACGTTCCGACGTTCCGACACAACGATCTGCACATGGAGAACATCATGATGTTGCCATTAGAGACGGTCACCGATGTGTATTACACAAAGTTCGTTATTGATGAACCTGGTCGCGCAGAAGAAATTTACTACGTTCCTTACTTCGGGTTCGAACCACGTATCATTGATTTCGGGCTGTCTGAAATTCCTGAATGCGGTTTAAACTCTGTGTTAGAGATGGTCGCATCTCGTAACATGACCATTATGACAGGTCACGAAACAAAACAGTTGTTGCGATTCATTGATTTCGACCTCGGCGAACTACTTGGATATGATGTAGGTGTTATCGATGAATTTTCGCGAGATGGGTTGACATGTCATTCAAGCATTTTTGCCGACTTCAAGAGCAAGGGTAAGAATGATCCTCGAGAACAACGCATAAGAGCAGAATACTTTTGGACGAAGTAAGCAAAAAATTAATGATGATATCTAACCGTCATCATGCCTGTCTTAGAATACGTAGTTTCTACACCATGAACATCCTTCAATGAAAATGAATAACATTTATCGTCGCTCGTATCAATGCAGATAGCTAACCTATTGGCAGGCATAATTAACTCACATGTTGCTAATACGAATGTCGTGTTTTCAACTTTTTTGTTGCCAATAACAACAAATTCATTATCTTGATCGAATGAAAATATGTATAATTGTTGTAATGAATTACCGAATATGAACTTAGTTTGTACTTCAAAGGAGGTGTTCACCAACTTGACGTTGTTTGAGCAATCAATAATTACCGCACTTTCATATTCTGTCTCGATAGCGATAAGTCTTTTGGTGGTGTATCTAGTTTTATCATTGTATTGGGTTACGCTCATTGCCGTTTATGTGTTTTGTGAATGCATCATCGGACAATCAATTTTAGGTTGCTCATGATGACTCGCACATACACAAAAAAGAATGCGTCTGCAACATATCGATATGTTGTCTATAGATTGTATGTGATCTTCATTTTACCTATCTTTGATAATAATGTTTTTACACGTCCGCAATCATAAACCTTAATATAAGGGTCAATATGTTCGTCTACCTTTATTCTTATCGTAAGTTCATCTTCGTTCACTTCGTGCCATACGGATGTCACTGCAACGTGATTGATCTTTTTTTCGCCACCAGAAAACACGAACTCGTTCTCTGGATAGAATGAAACAATTGTCAAACGGTTCGTAATTGTGCATTCTTCAAAGTGATATTTTAATCTCGTGATATGACCATAATCACGAATTTCTACGATCTTTGATGCATCCAAAATATCGATATCATCGTATTTGGTGTCGACAACAACTATGTTCTTGGTAGTATAATGTGTTGATTCTCCTACTTTAGTTACGTTCATTGTTGTTTGTGTGTTTTATGTATGTATCGTCTGGTGTTCAATTTTAGAAACCATTATACCGCCAGGCGGTAGTGTATACAAAAAAATGTGATGTAGGTATCACATCTAACAATTATATACAATGCTCGTCTTGTTGTTATCTAATAATTCTATCTCTACCCTGCCATATTTTTCGATCCTCAAAACATAATATGAACATGGCCCGACAAACATATATAAGTTTAATGTATCTTCACCTACACGTGTTTTCCATCGATTTGATGTATATTTAGTGACTTTTTTATCAGTGCCAGAAAACACAAATTCATATGTGTTGTTAAATAAGTACACATTTAATTCTTCGTCAACTTCTACGATCTTGAAATCAGTCTTTCCTTCTGCGCTGATGTCCTCCAAACGAATAATGTTCGAAGCATCGATAACATTGATGATATTAAAAGTAGTGTTGACCGCAACAAATTGTTTGATAGAGTAATGTGTTGATTTTCCTACTGACGTTACGTTCATTGTTGTTTATGTGTTTTGTGGATGTATCATTGGACAGTCAATTTTAGACGAACTGATTTGTGTCACGAATGAACGTATCTATCTGCGCAATGAGATGATTTTCATGCGTATCTTCCGACACAACCATTGATGACGAAGTATCAAGAGATTCTTCTGTGGCTGCAGCAGCGATCAACTCATCATTCGTCAATGGTATACGTAAATATCTCTTGCACTCTGCGCGTGACCATGAGTACTCATTGCGTAGTGCTTCGATGATATCTTCTAAGTCATCATCCGGTATGATTGGTACGAAGGGATAATCATATGTAGTGTGCCTAACTTTCGACTCACTCAATGTTGGCACGAGGCGAGATGACTTTTTGTAGAACCCCTCAATCATCTTGAACACGATATTTTTGGGGATTGTCGGATTACTTCTGCGCAAATATTTGAACATGCTGGTTATCTGATCTTGAAACTGCTCAACAAGTATGTCTTCTGTGCGACTAAGGAACTCGCCGTCGAACTTTATTTTTTTGCATATCGCCATGATGCTACTATGACTGAAATACTTGAAGTTGAACTTTGTCATCATGCGTTCTTTGAAGTCATATGTGTTTCTGTGCAAAGTAATGAAGTCGAGTATGACATGCACAACATACAGTGGATATGTGTTGTAATATTCTTGTCGCAAAATACCATAATCAGATATTTTTGAGAGCAGAGATACACGATGTTTAGGGTCACAAGTTGCATTGATGAGTGGAATAAGAGATACACCTTTGCGCTTTGCTGTCATGATCAGGCGCTCATCTGACATCGATAAGAATGTCTGCATCTTGATATGCAACTCAGAATAATCGCACGGATCATTGATCATGTGACTAAACACTTGATTATTGATCGTGTCGATATCTAAACTTGCTACTCGGTCGGGACACAATTTCAGTTGTGTGTAATTTTCTTTGGTAAATGATTGCCCCATATAATAATGTCACTCAATAAGTAACAAAAAAGAAAAGCAGGCGGCGCAAGCGGTGAGAACACATCGTGTGCAAGCGGTGAGAACACATCGTGTGCAAGCGGTGAGAACACATCGTGTGCAAGCGGTGAGAACACATCTTATGAGACAAGAAGTATGCAAAAAAGATATCGCATCTGCAACAAATGATTCTTGCAAGTGGTATGTTCTCATCATCTGCAAGTGGTATGTTCTCATCATCTGCAAGTGGTATGTTCTCATCATCTGCAAGTGGTATGTTCTCATCGTCCGAGCACACCGTTTGCATACGATATGTCCTCACCGTCCGTCTACATTCCCTGTCCCATAAATAAGTTCATCACCCTATCGGCTGTCAGTCTTTTTTGTCTGCGTGCTTCATTTGCGATATCATCCAATACAGGGAATCTGGTTCTATCGATCTGACATAACTTTGGATGCGCATCACGATTGTCAAACTCGTTAATTACAGTTGTAGATAGTACTTGTGTAATTTCCGCATCGAAATCAGGTGTTATAATCTCACGACCAGTGTTCATCATATGTGCAGTAACAGGTTGGTGACTCAAAGTTTGTATACATTTTTCGAAGTATACGTTTGATGCATATATCTTTCTTTGTGTGACTTCATCGGGATAGTTATTATGCAACATCGGTACTGACAGCTTGCCGGCATCATATATGTCGTGCTCGAAAACGATTGGTGCATATTTGATGATACCTGCGCCGGCACTGACTCGATACATGATACTTGTCTCTTGTACGTTTGGTGTATCTACTGTTGCTGGTTGTAATTTTGCGACGATATAACTATGCCCAGGCGACATCAATGTGTATAAACGTTTATCGGCGGCGAGATCTAACTTTATGAGTTCATCTAACGAGTCGACGATCTGGAATGATGCATAATCTTGCACATTGTCTGTCGTGAATCGCTCTGTTACATCATCTTCATCGCGTACATAGGCATATTCATCATCATAATCCATGTTCATATATGTAGGTCTGTTCTTTGGTAACTTGCTGATACCATAATCGAGTGTATTAAAGAAGTTGGCATATTCTTTGTTATCGATCAATCGCAAATTGCTAGATGGCACTTGCAAAATCAAGTAGTTATCGATGAAGTAGTTTTGTGCTTCGGCCACATAAACAGTCAATTGTTTTGTGCGAGTAGTGTTTGCAGCGACATAAAAATGTTCACTGAATATATCAGAAAATTTAGTCAAGAAACACATGTCTTGTGAGTATACACGTATGGTGTTGTCATTCAAATAAATTTTGCAACATATAAGTATACTTCATGTCTTTAGCCAGAGGCACACAAGAATATTTTTTGTTGAATTCGGTTATTATGACCAACGATCACATCATCAACAAAGTTGCGAAAGACAGGCTATCTGCCGAACTCAATGAACTGTTCATGAAGGGTCTGCTCGGTCAATACAAACTTCAAGAGAACATCATCGGCGGAGCGCAAGCGACCGGGTCAGATGACCAAGCGACCGGAGCAGATGACATCGAATACAACTTTTACGAATAATTAAAATTACCACATATGTGATCAACACAATGATACAATGAACAAGAGAACATTAGTTACATCAAGTCCAGTAGGCGGTGAGATGAAGACATTAAAAAATGATATCGCAGAGATGATCTCAGGGCAAACACAAACAGTAGAAACATGTATATCAGCGATGAACCAAACCATCGATGCACGATTTTCTACTATCATGTCGGAGATGGTATTAGCAAAAAAAGAAGCAGCGACATTACGACAAATCATCAGTCGGGCGGCAGATGCTGAACGTTTGCGAGCTATTAGTGTAGGTGTCGCGTTCACACTACTTGTTGCTTGTGTTTTGTTTAGCACGTTGTCACAAAGAACAGCGATAAGCGCATGTCTATCGTGTGCATTCTTGTGTACATGTTTTGCATTTTTTAGACATTAACTGCGAGCACTAGGTCGATATTTTTTGCTTGCCCCCTGATGAACATCTCTCTAAAATTTATCAGCGGATTGACTGTTACACCAATTTTATTAAAATCGACAAGGCATGTGGTCGATGTATCTAGTCCAGATAATTTGATGGTGTCTGGCACACGACAGTTGTATGCATATATTTGATGATTCCAATCATCACACCATTCTCCGTTCTCACCGTGCACATGTGTAGTTTCATCAGCTTCTTTCTTTTTCTGACCACCATAATGACGTGTTGGTACGAACATATGATTGTCGTAAAGATCATGTGTGTATGCTAGTGGGCCGTATGAATAGACATCGATGTGTTTTTTGCTGCGAGCATTGTATTGATCTCTGAAAGTTTCATGCGTGTTGGGCTTAGGAACATCAAGCAACTTGCAAACGATGAAACCCCAATGATCAGCGCCATAGTATGTTTTCAACACATCAAGAAGCCCATTAGATATTTTATATGTCTTGATCAACTCTTCCAAATTGTTTGCGACCGAATGTTGATATTCACCGGCATAAAATGTTGGGAGTAATGTGTCTGTCGTGCGCGGACCGTTGAAGCCACGATTATAGTTTCGATATGTATCGAAAGATACGCGCATATCGCTGTTCATGCTCTTATAATCTTTTACATCGACAAATTGCACAGATTGCGGATATGGTACTGGTATGACCATAAAATTATCTGTGGCATAATTCTTGATAGCGTTCGAGTAGATTGTTAGTTGACGGTTGCCTAATGGTGCTGTCAAAATAGTTGTTCTATGATTGGCCGATGCCAAATTTGTCATGCACATATCTCTATATTTTTGTGTTTGTTGCTCGGATCTAAAATTGAAACTCTCAAGTTAATGATACAAAAAAATATGTCGAACATCAGTGAGTCGAACATCAGTAACGAATCAACTATTGTAGTCCCAGTATCATTCCTTGAGAACCTTGTATTGTCGCTTAGCACATTACAAAAAGAGATAAATGCGCTTGTTGTACCAAAACACCAACTGACTGTTTATCTAAATAATGAGACAATTCATAATTTTAAAGACATCAAGGGTATGTTCCTCGAGACATGCACAGACGTCAAGCTAAAACTTTCATCCGAAGATTTTGAGGTGTTCTATGAAGAACCCGATATTAAATCATATGTTGTTTCTATGAGGTTAGCACATACATTGCTCACATGTGATGAATTATCATCCAAGGCGAAAGATTCAATTAAAACACGTGTCAAAAACTATTGGAAAGAACTTGATATTATCAAATTCATGTCGGGTAAACAAGATGATATGCCGGTGATGCCGCGATTTGAGGTTCTCATTGAATGTTGTATGTTCAAGTTTGAGTCAGATGATCAAGCTGAAGTTATTAAAAACTTGTTCAAGAATGGTGTCTATGATCTACCAGATTATCTACGCAAATATATTAGAACATTATGTATCAACGCATTCGATAAAGGATTGAGATTTATTCTCGATCTTTAATTTTTTGCAAACGATCGCGCAGGCCAACACAAAAAATAAAGATGCACTCTTAATATTGTGGTTGCACTTCTGCGATGGTCTTTTTTTGCAACAAGAACATTGCAACTCTGCTTTGACCGATACCTCCTCCAACCGTTTGAGGCAATGATCCATCGAGAATTCCGCGATGATAATCAGAGTCTAAGCGATCAGCGCTAAGTTCAAGATGTTTATGTTGTGCCAACATTGCTTGAGAGTCGACTCTAACACCCATAGATGATAGTTCGATAGCTCTATCATGCATCTTGTCGTATACGATAAGATCACCGTTCATTGTCCAATCATCGTAATCGAACGCTCTTGAACCATGTGTATATCCAATGTCAGTGATGAACACTGCACCATATTTTTTGGCATGTTGATATTCTCTTTCATCTGCTGTCATGTTTGGATACATGATCTCTAACTGCTCTGCTCACCTAAAATCGATCAATTCGATCGATTCATTCTTTCGACGGATAAGCACGCCGGATATGATTAATATTCTTCATACCGTTAATGTGTTTATTTTGCAATAAATCTACATAATATATTTTTTGCGCCATTAATGTCTCTATCAACGATATTACCACAAACACACGTTAATGTTCTAGTATCTTGATCAAGATGTACTGATGATTTTCCATCATCATAACGACCGCATGAACCACATGTCTTGCTCGTATAATCTTCATTAGTGAACAAATACTTACAACCGTAAGTGTTACACGCATTTCTCAATCTATAAGAAAAGTTACCGTGTCTCATAACTAATCTACGCATATTATTTGCTTCGACTCTGGTGACTCCTTTACATTTTGATATAAATCTACTTAATTCAGGTGCAATGATTCCATGATATTTAATGGCCAGAAATTTCGCAAGTTTACAATGATAATCATCTACTTGTCTTCTTATTTTGTCTTGTAATTTTTTTATATTTTTTGTTAGTTTCTTGAATTTTTTTGGATCATGATCAATGTTTGTCTCACAAAATTTATCTCTAGCGATATTTAGTTGTTGTAATTTCGTTATCATCTTATCAAAAGGATCATCTACTTCATATACATAACCATCTGTATCAGATATAACCATAAACTTTTTTACTCCCGGGTCAAAGGCAGCCACATGTTTCGATGTATTCGGACAAACATTTGCTTTGATAAAGATACCTAGTTTCCATTTTCCACTACTAGTCCTAAAAATTTGTTTAGATATTCTCCGCCCAACGATGTTGATTTCTTTCATTTCGTAATGACTTAGGATTATATCGATTTTTCCACTACAGTCATATTTTTTCCATTGCTTGTCTCTAGGCATTAAAACCAACGTGTTGTTTCGGATAAAACAACCATCAGCATGTATATTGAATGCTTTTTTATTTTCATCCATAACCAACATGTTAAAGTTTTTATGACCATTACTTATTGCTGAAGTATAATTAGCTATAAGTCGTGTACTGATTTCTTGATATAGTGCACCAGGCAATAATTTCCTAATTTTAGTGGATATTTTTTGCTCTTGTTCCGTTGTCGGAGATATTATATATCGATTTCTCAATTCCCAATCACCTATCGTTAATGAATGTACTTGAATTTCTCTATCATCGCGTAACTTTACTGTAGAGAAATCTAAGTAATTATCATACACAACTTTGCTTAAAATATTGTATGCTTTTGTCCACGATCTTGAATAACTTTCTAAGACATTTTTTTGTGCGACTGTTGGATTCATATCTATTATATGTGTGTATTCGAATGTATTATGATTCCACCCAGAAACAGAAGATATTTCTCTGAATGACATTTTTGTTGTATCGCCGATATCATAAGTTCTGTCCACAAACTTCTGAGTTGCCTTATTAAGATCATGAAATTTTTGATCCAATGTTTGTATGTTACACGACATGTTTTCAGCTGTCTTAATATGATCATATATCATACTACACTGTTTTGACCAAAATAATTCAGGTCTCGCATGTATTTTATGTTTATGTAATTCATACTCAGAACGTCGTTCTAGTTCGTTCATATCTAAATCTATCTCCTCATCTTGAAGAGACATTGTGATTATTTCACCATTTTCTGATAAATAATTTATCAATTTATCATCATAAGAATCACTTTTTCTGTTGTTGGATGTGTTAATTTTCGAAAGTATGTCTAATTTCATTGTATAATATCGCCGTATTTTATCCATATATAAGCAAAAAATAAGTGGCTATGCGAATTATTCGATTTCATTGTACTGTAGGTATATCTACAAATACAGATGGCAACTCAACTTGCGACTTGATAGCTTTGGCCGTCGACAAGAGAGCAGAATATACTGCACCTGCTGCTCTGAACAAAGCGATCTTTGATCGTTCTTCGCAAATAATTTTCTCCCAATCCCACTGATCAACTAAATAGCTGTGTGTGTGTCATCGAGTGTTTCATCGCGTCTGATTGCGCGCATGTCTGTTACGATACCAGTTGCACCTGGAACACGTCCTAAGTATGCTCGTTTCCACTTTGCTAAGCTGTGAACGACTTCAAACTGCTTTCCATCTTTTGTGTCGAATATGACCGGTCTCTCAACAGAGCAAAGATGGTCGTTAAGACCACTTTCAACTGATACGAATAATGGCCCTTGAACGGGGACAAGATCTAACTTCTTGCACAACTTTTCTCTGAAAGTTTGCTTCAATGTACTCAAGGTTTGTTCTAATTCGATTGACATATTTATACCTGAGATTATCGACGAATCAATTTTAGCGGGCGGTGAGGACAGATGGCCCACGGACGATGAGGTAAAATCATTTGCGCTGGCGCGCCAGCGCATGTGATCAGAGTCGATCGTCCGTGGACCATCTGTTCTCACCGTATGTTGCACATGCCTAGCAAAAAAGATGAGTTGCAGATGGTGATAACATACCGTCCGGTGCATATTACTTGCACGTCTTCACGTTGCACCACATGTCATTATTCTTTGCGCGTCCCACTATTTTGTGTTTTCTATATGTGCAAAAGGCATCTGGTTCGAAGCTACATTTTTTGAAATCGATCGTACATCTATTGGTCGCGTTCCAATGTGCAGAGTCAATTAATTCGCCGTTATAGATGAAGATGTCGTGGTCCCAATCATGTGCAATCTCACTATACTTGCCGTGAAAATGTCTTGTTGGCAACATCATCTGACCATCGAGCATCTTATGTGTATAACCGAATGGATGATACTTGTCGATGTTTTCGGATGATCCTATAAAGATGTCACCGAAAAATGTTGTAACAGCTGATTTGGCCTTCAGCTTACAAATGATGAATCCCCAATGTTCTGCTGAATAGAACTGTGATAGTACTTCATCGAGGCCTGGAGACAACTTGAACACCGTGTCATTAACGTTTCGAAGATCAGCAATGTTCATTGCGATAGAACATTTATAACCGCCAATATCATATACGGGCAATGTTGCTGATCGAGTTCCATTGCTCATTATGCTGAATTTTTTCATCCCAAGTTTATCATGATTCCTGATGAATGGTTCGTTTGCATCTGTGAAAAAAGTTTTATATCCCGATAAATCAAGCAGCTTGATGGTCTCTGGATGTGGTACCGGCAACACCATAGCATTGCCTTCGTTCGAGTTTTTAACATGATTAGCATAGACGGTGATTTGACGATCACCTTGTGGTGCTACAAAAAGATTAGTAGATGTTACTTCTGCAGGGTAGTTGAAGACGCACATATTATTCGGTCACTGTGATGTACATTTAATTCGTCGATAACGTCAAACATCATCATGTTACATGGTTCGTATGTCGCATTCTCATCGCCTAAATAAAATTTGTGATATGCATACTTACATGATGCAGAACGATTGATACCATAATAGCAGAACACACAGATGCTACGACCGAGACGATAATGATGATGAATGATTCGAAGTATGTCTCGCAAGTTACGAGCTGCCAATGGTACCTCATCACTTGCTGCTGGCTCTTTGTAAGTAGTATACACATATGTCTTCATCAACGATGTGATCAACTTTCTGATTCGAACCCCAGACATGTTGATATACACATCGTGCTCAAACCCTGCATCTTTTTTTGCTATGATGTTCCAATATGAGTCAACGTGAATAGACATATTTTTATGACCATCTGCGCGGCAGGTCAATTTTCTGTACATGACTAAAATTGAATGCCGTCAAGATCATTACAAAACACAAAACACGAACAACATGAGCACCGAACAACAAGAAATAGTAAAAGACATCATTAAGAGTCTTGAAAAACTACTTGCTTCGATGACAACTTCCAATGCCAAGCATCACACTGTGAGTTTCGGTGAAACGAAATTCATCGATGTTCATAACATATTCAATAAAGATGTTAATCTAGTTGATCTATTTGAATCGTCATCTGATGTTGGAAATTTAGTCACGTATAAACTTATCGACGATTTCGAAACATTATATTCGGTGTTGTCGATCGATCGCAATCTGCTTACTGATGCTGGTGTTGAAATCGTTGGTAGTGCCATTCTAGAATTCATGAAAAAAGAAGCACCTAATACGCACGCATTATTGAGTTTTGATGATGACGTAGATGATAAGGCCGATATCTCGCGTGATGTAAAGGCTATGATGGAAGAAAGTTTATTGACTCTGGATAAATGCGTCTGTGAAACTATTGAAAAAATGTATAAATCTAACATTGGCGCAGATGATTACAATAGAATTTGTAGAATACTCATTCTTGGTGGCATCGATAAAAGACTCAAATGTTATTATGTTACTGACTAATTTTTTTGCTTAAGTGAGGAACTCACGGTGCTTATTAAAATTGAATGTTGCACTAAGTCATTACAAAACACAAAACACGAACAACATGAGCATCGAACAACAAGAATCATTGAGAAACATCATCAAGAGCCTCGAAGTGATGTTAACATCGATGATGAATACAAGTGCACAAGAACAACAAAAGAAGCATTGCAATGTACATTTTGCGGGACAATCACTTCCTGATGAACATGATTTATTTAGACAAGATATTGACTTGACCGATATATTCACAAAATGTTCAGACGTACAAAATCTGATTAAAGATAAAAGAATCTCAAGTTTCGAAGGTCTAAAATCAACCTTGATGTTGAATCATGGTGTATTTACTGATATCGGAACAAAGTTCGTTGGTCATGCTGTAACATATTTCATAAAACATTATGCATCAGATATACATGGTCTGTTGGTTATCAACGAAAAATTAACCGGGTATGTATGTCCTGTAACTAAGATCACTGAAATGCAATACTACGAGTTGATTAAATCCGATCAAATCACATGCAATGCATTCGAATTTTTGAACAGCACTCCATTCCCTGTCGCGCAAAATAACAAGCTCTATAAAATGTTTATTTTAGCTGCGATGACTGATGACCTCAAACGTTATTATGTCGACAACTAATTTTTTTGCTTAGGCAAAAAAGAAGGCGATGACATGACGATATCGACCGTTTACAAATTCATGCTAATGATGGTCTTTACAAAGTTCTTTGAATAGTAGTCGGTGTTGATGATGTTGAGTTTATCGCGGGGCAACTCATCTACGATGATATCTTCGAGATCGCTATAATTGTTGTTTGCGACGGCGAGAGCAGAGTTCTGACCAGTGATGATGCCTGACACCAACATGTTTAGATCTGGAGTCATCACAAACTGCGAGACAAAACCATGATCGAAGTCAGCGCGCACATCTAACTCTTGAATAAGTGCGGTAACGAGTTGATCAAAATTCTGTTTGTTTGCCCATGGTGTTGGCAAGTCGCCACTATATGATACGTTCCAAAGATTAGCGTACTGAGCATTGGCATAAAATACTGACACACGATGGGGATCATTACGCAAGATGTCTCCGATGGTTCTATTGAAGACGCCATGGCCGATTGATCCTCCTAATCGTTCTAGAGTGCCATTCAAAAATTCGTTATGCAATGATGCACCGTTACCGAAGCCATACAAGTGGTTGAAGTCGATAGAGATCAACTCATGTGGGAACAGTCTAGAGAACTCTGCGATCTCAGATAAGATGACATCATATTGTGCGGACACAAGACCATGACATGATACGAACTTTGAAAATCCTGCCGCACCGGGAACAACACATACACGGAAATCGAAATGTCTAATACCATGCAACAGTTGATCACCAACAGAACATTTTTGATTATGCATCCAAGGGGCAATGAACGATTTGACAAGCGTTTGATTGATACCATATGCACCGAAGATAGCATACATTTGTGGCAAGATCATCATGCTTGGATCCGATTGAGTATCAGCACTGAATGCTTGCACATCAGAAATATTATATGTGCCAGAATCATGTGTTGCTGGAATGACGACTTGTGAATATTTCTTCGTGCTTAACTGCGCGGCAAGATTGTTCATCCAACGTGCGGAGTTGATTACCTTTAATCCGAAACGATTATTTTTTGATGCAAGAAACGAGAATGATGTTCCACATTGTGGACGTGATGGGATGGCGCCGAGGCACAATGTTGCGACGGTTGTCATGACAACGGTCAGAGTCAAGAGTTGGATGATGTTCATGTGTTATACTATGACCTCAAAAAAAAGATATTCAATTTTCACACGCACATTAGATCTTTGAAACTTGCTCGCGAATGATGCCTAGTTTTGAGTCAGCGATGAAGCGCTCATCATCAGTGATATAGAATTTTTTTGATGACAAACTCATTGGTTGTGTATTATGAAATGGCACATGTTGTATGCGTGTAGGATGACCTGCTTCATCATAAAATACATACTCAACCTCTAGATGTTGTGCACATGTTTCTATCGATAATGACCACGATGATGCATTGAAGCTCTGATGATCATGTATGACGACTTGCTTGATGCGTTGCAGGCGGTAAGTTTGATAGCATGCAAATGCTCCTGTGCAGGTGATCAAGATGTTTTTTTCGATAGTCATATTGCGATATGCAGGTAGTATGATGGTCGACAGACGATGTTCAATTTTGATGTCGCAAAAAATAGATACATCGCAGATGATACGCCGATCATCACTTATTCTGATAGCGCTAACATGTCTGAACCAGGTGATACAGAGCCAGTCAAGTCATCTGCATTCATCGCTTCATCTGATGATCCGTCGCGAATGTCTTTGTTATCGTCATTAACAACGGCCTGTGCGAAAGATGTTCTTATCTCTGGTGTGTCTTGCAACTCGACGTCGCCTAAATCTGCGATCACATCTGCAACCTTAGCAGCTTCATTCTTTGCTGCCAAGTATGTCATCTTATACTCTGTGATATAGTCTTCATAGTCGTCGAGGAAATAACTGTAACGCAAAGTGTCAGTCAAACCGTCGAACAACAACATTTTTATCATGTGTGTTTCGATGATTTCGATCAAGTTTTCGAGAACGATAGATGTTTCTTCTGCAGAGAGCTTCGAAAACTCAGAGAAGTTATATGTATCGCCCATGATAACACGAAGAGATTGTGCCAATGTTACGAAGTCATCATACATGCCTGATCTACCACGAACAGCATATGCCTTGAAGAAGTATACGAGCCTGTTATTGAGATCGGGCGATTTGCGAATGTCGCACAACCATTTGCGCAGACCGTATTGATTATAGTTGTTAGTGACTTTGCAATAATCTGCAATGAGATCTTTACCGACAGCATGTTCAAGCACTGCTTTGACCGTCAACTTACGATTACTCATTTCGCGACGAGCAACACGTGCGTCCATCGTGATCGCTGTTCCTATTGTGCTTGTACCATCATCTTGTGCTACTGCACGCAACAATATTTTTTGCCAGACAACAGCGAATAAACCTGATGTCATAATAATATATGTTACGTCGAAGATGATGTAACAGATGCCGTGGAAACACAACAAGATGATTCTACGTCCGAAAATATATGATGGAATGACCGCATCAACATTGCCGATGACGAATGTGAATATCGCAAACGGCAAGCATGTGATGACACAAACAGTAAACTCAGCGCGATAAAGTAGTGGGTCTTCAAATGTTTCGAAGAACGAAATGATATGTCTTGTGATAGAGTTGCGATGCTTAGCATCTGGCGATGTTGTAGTCGCGAATGCTGCGCTCGTCGTGTCTCCGATCGCTGCTTTTTCTCTGTGCATATTACGAATATGTCCAATGATGATCAGTGCGAAGACAACTGTTGCTGGTGTAAATGTTGATGTGATAGGACCTGCGAATTTGCCGATTGTCACCGACAACATGAAGTTAGCATACGGAGTTATTTGCTTGACATCGAAGATGAGGATCTCGATAAATGGTACGATGCCTAAAATTATGATTGCCCATAGAACTAGCGCATTGATCATTTCTTTCGGAATGTTCTTTACAAGCGATGAGAGCAGATCGTTCTTGTCGATGACACTGGCCATTGTTTTCTTCTTTAGATCTTTGAGAGATGTTTCTGCGCCACCGACAGTGGTGTCGTCATTGCTTATTGCGTTTGTGTTGCTGAAGAAGTCAAATGTCTTTTCTTGTACCATTTTTCTCACCGCATAACGCACGAAGTTACTAAAATATACGACACTGACAGTCATGTAGAAGAGATATTCGACTGATTGAAACTCAATACCAGCTGCGATGAAACAAAGACCTGCAACACCATAAATGATGCTTGCGACGATGACGATGCATGTTCCAAACAGACGATCTTGCACAACATTTTGTTCCGAAGAATAGTAGATGGTGAGTGCTGCGATGATTGCGACAAATATATCGATCGCATACCGAGTGATACGCCAATTATCGTAGACGATGTATCTCGAAGAATTTAAGTAAGCTGCGAAATTATCGCAATCGGACATCGGGCGTACATACTTTGCGGGCGGCATGTGGAATGCAACCATGTCGAGATCACTGTTGACACCTAAAAATGTTGATAGTGGCACCTGAAGATTTGTCTTATTACCTACACCTCGTGGCATGAGCATAACATATGTGTCGTTGTTGAAGACGACTACACGTGTTGGTAAAGTAAATTTATAACCACTTGGCACAAGCGCACCTGTTAGTGGTGATCCATAAATACCGGGCGCAAAACTATAGTTGCCCATTACGATAATCGGTGGATAAGTTGGGAAGTGAATGCTGAGCGAATCTTGAGACAAGAGGTCGAAGAGAGTCATCTGCGGATGCTTCTCAATGCACTTTGATGCGATGAAAATATCGTCCGTGAAACATGATTCAGTGATGTTATTAGTTTTGCGACGCTTGAACATGACTATACCTTGTGTTGTTCCTCTTGGGATCTCACCAAAAAGTAGTGTCCATGTTCCATTCACTTGTGTGACCGATACTCCTTGATCGAATCCTTGACCGTAGTTGAAGTACATACATTGATCGCATATCGCGATGACCGCGAAAATGAGAGTAATGAAAATTGATGATTTCAGATACATAGTTATAATGATGACGACCGAATCAAATTTAATAAGTATCTTGGAGTGGATTTCTCAAAAAAGAGCATTAACGCGTTGGCTGTTTTGGGCCATCTTCGCACCTTTCATCGCTGTGTGGGCAGCTGTTGTATATTTCAGCACCTAGTTGCGACCTAAAATTGACGTGCGTGATCATCGTATATAAATACACATAAATACACATAAACATGATCGTAAGTATCTTCGCAACACATGCAGACGGTTCATTGAACGTGCCTCGTATTCCTGAAGATCGAGCACTACTCAGAACACTGTCTAAGGGACATATCATTATTTGTGGATCAACTGTCGGCGCACAGATTCCGAGATCGCTCAAAAAAATAGTTGTTTCTCGTGTACCTGGAGAAGAATATGCTTCGACTGTCGAAGCGGTTATGCAAGCAGCAAAAAAGTCGTCTGATGAAGATGGAACCAACTATGTAATATATGGCGGACACAGAATTTATGCAGTCGCAAATAAATATGCAGACAAAATTGTTAACATAGTCGTTAGTGCAGAGACACCTCGACAAGACCCTGCCGCCGATGAAACATACGGCTATACATTTGTGCCTAGCAACTTTGTGCTTGAATCGAGCAAAGATTTATGTAACTTCACAGACGATGCGAGCTCACCGCTTGGACACATGGTCAACGTGTATGTTCGTAGCGATGATGGTCATGCGACGCCGTAATTTAATGACTTTCTTTTTTTGATTGAGGCATTATATAACATGAACGTTCAAATGATGATTGGTATTCTCGTATTGGTGGTGATCTTGATCATTGCTGGTGCCTATTACTACAATAAATCGCAGGCAACTGCAGCAACAAATGTTGTTGTGCCTGCATCTACAACACCTACAACAGTGACAAACACAACAACAGGTGCAACTGCAGTTGTTCCAGCATCAACAACACCAGTCGCTGTGAGCATTCCGGATGATACAACAAAACCTGCAGTCGCTGTTCCAGTAACATCACAAACATCGGGATCATCGACAGTAACAACCGCAGATGCTACCGCAGCCGTCAATGCGGCAAGCACTATCGCTGCTTCGGTACCTTCGTCGACGTCAACAACTACTGCTGCGACAACCACCGACACATCATCTACAATAGCCGCACAACCAACAACACTTGCTCCTATTGATGTTACTATCACAGAAGTATCACCAAACGGAACAAAATCATATACACATACAGTTGATTATACGGGCATCTCTGCGAAGGAACTTCCAACAATACTTGCAGCTGAACAAGCCGCATATGTAGCAGCTAATGCATCATCGAGCGGTATAGGAACAACAAAAGTGAATGATGATGTTGGTAATGTCATGTATCTTAGTTATGATAAATCCACCGGAAAATATAGTGCATCGGCTACTATATCTACAGGTATGTCTGCAACATCTACCGATGTTACGGCAACGGTCAGTGCTGCAGTTCCGGTAACTACTAGCGTTGCTACTACTACAGCATCAGCTAATTACTTTACATATCCTGACACTGATTGGACCGGTCATGACTTATCTAGTCAAAAAGTAAGTGATGTAAATGCATGCGGCGACTTATGTTATGGTACAAAGAACTGCGGACTCTTCTCATTCGGTGCTGATGGTGTATGTTACATGAAGCAATTTAGCTCAGCTCCAACAGCTGTGTTTAACGTCAGAGCACCAAGTGGTGATTATATGTCAGTGTCAGGTTCCGACATGAGCGGTTTCGACATCAAAAAAGTGAATGCCGCATCTAATGCTCTCTGTCAACAAGCATGTACAGCAGATGGTAGTTGTATCGCAACAACATATTATGCAAGCAGCGGTGACTGTTACTTGAAGAAGCCTAACTCTTCTGGCGGTACAACAAGTGGTTGGGTACGTAAATAGATACACGGCATACATGCGACAAATTTGATCATCGCCGAACATAGTTATATACAATGTCAGAACACATAGTTCATTGTTTTGTGATGCCTCGGGTGGTAGGAGGATTCTTTGAATACACTACTTGCAGCGAAAAAGAGTACATTGAATACATCGAACGTCATTTTCATGGCTTACATGGGATGCAAAAAAATAGAGATTACCTGATGATATCGGTGCCAGAAGATCTTGTCGCAAATGTCATTATGCGATATAAAGAATATTACTTGACACGTGATTTAGTCACGGAAACTAGATAACAATGTTTCGACCCAACTACTCGCGGTCGTGGTTGGTACGCTTTTATTTTTTTGTGTTGTCTTCAGCGTCAGTGCCATATTGGGCTTATCATTATTGAGGAATGTTCTTTCGATGCGTGCAACATGTCCCATATCAAACCCTAATTTCTGTGCATCTAGTTTGTGTGTTGATGCAAGTTCAGATGACTTACATTCGATGTTCGCATCAAGAGCATAAACATAATATGATTGCAGTGATGAAGACACGCCGTTTGCGATGCTAATATACAAGCCATGATAGTTGCGCAATGGTAATGTCAATAAACCTGTTTCATGAGCATTAACATCATGAGTGTATGCGATGATCGGCATTTCGTCTGGCGATGAAAGCGTTGGCATCGTGGCAATGACATAACCAGTTGTTTGAGTTGCTTCTTCGTGCATGATGTCTGCAATGTTTCTATTGACGGTAGGATTAGTGTTCGCAACAGGCATCGAATATGATACGTTGATATCTTCTGCCGTCAATGCTATCCGGGCGTCAACATAGTTTTTGTATGTGATATCTTTGATATATTTCAGCAGCGCTTTTTGTGACCCCATAATCATTGGTAACGGAAACCCATAGTTTACGTCGAAGACTAGGTCTCTATAGTTTGAGACATCGATGAATTGCACCGATTCTGGGTTGTGCACAGGAAAAATAAGTGTGTCAGAATCTGTGTTTGGTGCCCCAATATAGATGACAAGCTGTTTTGTGCCTGCTTGATTAGTTGATGTAATGAACTTCTTTACACCACGTCTAAATAAATTGTTTGTTGTTGTCATATATGTATGACGCATGAATGTATGCGTCTTGTATCAAAAAAAATATTTACATACGCTCGCGCGCACACATACACACATACACATACACACAAGTCATGAGTTAACTATCCAAAGATATGATCGAAATCACCATCTTCAGTAGCATCCTCAAAACATGTATGATACATACGATGATCAACACCATGCGCATCTGTCTTAAAATATCTTAAATCAAACTCCTTAAACTCATCAGTCTCAATTTCATTGGCATAACAATCATCTTCATAGCTTTGATAACGAGACTCAACATCAGATACAGGTCTATCCAAGTAGAATCTAAACACTTCATAACTTTGACAACGATATTCACCTGAGATCTCAACAAATTTTACATCATTCTCAACAACACAAACAATCTTATCATATTCATTGATACGGCCCAAAAGCATGCTCTTGATCGCATCATAGTTTACAGTAAGATAGTTCTTGAAGTCAGTCATATCGATTTGTTGTGTCATATTTTTTTATTACTTTATTGGGACGATAATCAATTTTATTATATTGCCGCGAACGACATGAACGAGAAAAAAGAGCTTATTCCATTGTCATGCACATCTGATCTTTTTGATGTTGTGCCCAGAGCACCATTCGAGCGGTTCATTCCAGACGATGAAAGTAATAGTTTACGATCAATGACCATCCGAGGCGATGCATATGAACTTTTTTACACAAATGATAGATGGTATAAAGTGCCCGAGACAGTGCCATCGTGTAAAAAAATGTACGATGTACCACTTAGACGTGTCATATATATCGGACCAGAAGATGTGTTTACAGATATATTTTTATGTGCGGTAATTGTGTTCGACTTCAATGAGATCATGTGGAACGATAAATTTATAGTTGCGAACAAAGGACCAATACGCGCGATATATAAATCTGGTAAAATAATGGTTATGACCATCGATGAACCTCAACAGCTGATAACACGTAGTAAATTGTATAATTATGTGTCCAAAAACTCATTTACGTCTGCCGACTATTTGTTGTTCGGGGATGCAATGATCCCAAGATTGACACCTATGCATGCTTATGAGCGCAAAGGATTTGACATATCTGATGAAGTTTGGGACGAACAGTTGTCTGGTAACTATATATCATTGCAACATGTTTTACACAAGTATCATAAGACCACGTTGCCTGTGTTATTTAGTACGGGGCCGAAACATACTATGTTATGCGACATCATCTTAGAGACCGGCGGCAGGTAAGTTGCCTGGTAACGATGGGAAACCGCTAAAGACGAAGATGCCTCTCTTTGTTGCGTACAATGAGACAGCGATGCATACAGCTGCGGCAGCTACTACAGCGGTCAGCTTACCACTTGCGAAATATATTCCGATGGCGAGAAAGATGATCATGACAGTGATCAGGCCGACTAATTCTCCTTTTTCTACTGCATCAGGGTTGATAGAAATGTTAGACATATTTTTTGTGTAGGGGACAGGTGTATATACTACGCATTCAAAGAATACGGAATACCAAAATTGACGATCCGGGCGGTTAGACATGTTTCAATGATCGCACAACAAACAATAATAGCTGGAGCAATAACACTGAAAATCATCGGTCTCATCATTTTCGGGTTAGGTAATGACTACTCGGTTCGCATGATGACTCATGCCGATTATGATATTTTTGTTGTTGCTGGCACGAAGTTTCCCGATCAAAAAAATATCAGCATGTTCATCATGTTTAGAGCGCATAACGGATATTACGACATGATGATCATCAAAGACACACGCAAAAACGATGTGTACAGCGGTCCGATAGAGTTCATGCGTGTCTTAGGATACGATGTTCGGGGTGATCGTGTTCATGACTTTACTATCAATGTCAATGTAACATCCGGCTCGGTGATCAAAACTCAAAATTAATGCATGCTTCTTTTTTCAAAACGTTCGAGATTGAAGTATGACAACAGCATCTGCAAATGCCCTTCTTTTTTGTGTATAACGAAAATTGATTACAGCATGTATCAACAAAAAAATGAATGCGACGATGATGCCTGACAACATTCGTATAAAAAACAACCAAGCATATGATGTAACTGATTCTAATGATTTTATCTTCATCAATGAAGATTATTCAACAACATTGAATGATCCGAAACGACTGGCACTGATCGAAAAACCGGATGCATCTAACATTTACACAAAAGAAGAATTCATGGTTTCGACCATCTACTTGTATGATAGAACTATCGAAGAGAAGATGCGCAAACCGCTTATGGCAACATATGACACCACACGATCGATCATAGAAGTCAACACTAAAGGTATACTCATAACTAATCACCGCAGAGAAACTTTTGTGTTGTATTTGTTTGGGGATGATAATGCGGTCAGCCGATCATGTATTAATTTTAGTATGTTGTTTTTCGCGAAAGAGGGATTCTTCGGAAGATTTACATATTCCTTTACCAACGATCGCAAAGAAATGTGCATCGACAACGTTAGAGAATTTTATTCATGCACAGAAAAAAGAGTCACGATAGAACCATCATGTCGCATTACGTGCGGTCAAAAAAGTGATGTTGACTATGTTGCCAAGTTAGTGATGCGGGCATTAAGAATGATGAAATACGGATTATGTGTGCCAAGTGGTAAGTGCGATAGATTGACTGATGTTCAAATCTTATTTTTTGCTGAGGCGTTAATGCCTAACGCTAAAATTGAACTATCGGGGAACGGTAAAACAATGACACCAGCATTTAATGTGGTCGATCTAGTCTTGCGTCCTCAACTTGTGAAAATCACCATCAATGGTGTTGCGTTCGAACTACCAAAGATCATACTTGATAAGTACTTTGTCACATCTATTGTGTCTGCTGAGTTTACTGATGTTCATGAATACACGGTCGAAGATGCGACCACAGAGCCATCAGGCATCTTTGAGCAAGTCGTCAAATATATCTTGAACAATGAATGCGTACCCGATATGACTTATGACACATCAGTATTCATCGACAAGTATCTCAAAAACAGAGTGACATTGTTCATGCACATCTTAGAAAAGTTCGATGAATCTAATAACGACTTTATTCGTTATATACCTAGAGGATATTTCACCGGTGAACTACAAAAAAATGCTAGCTTTCGTTATCACACTAACTTATTATCGGTTGTGTTGCAGGCAATATTTCCGGAAGTATATTCAAAGATGTTTCATATATTCGTTCATAATACAACAAAGAACAGTCGCGCATTCATGTTCAATGATGTTGAAACAAAAGATATATGTATGCGTACATTGCGGATACTAACATCTGAGCTACCTGATTTCTTGAGCACATTCCTCGAGAGTTACATGCTCGAAGCAGATGAAAAAATCTGTCATCTTGTGTTACCAAACATCACCGAAGATGAGTTCATAGCATATAAGCAATCTGATAAACCATTGAATATGAGTCCTCGAGCACAGAGCAAGAACTCAGATGATGAAGATGTCGTCGTTAAAAAGCCTAAGAAGAAACGATCTATATCTGATGATGACACAGACAGCGATGACGATAGTGACGACAAAAAGGTTAATGAAGTTCATGTACGTGTGCAATCTAAGAAACCACCACAATGTAGGGTATCTTACATTGATCGTTAAAATTGAACACTTTATTTTTTATCCAAACACTATCGAACAACAATGCCGAGATCAAAAAATTATAAAAAGACTGCTGATGTCGTCCATTTGTTGCGCAATAACAATGTTGAATATCGTCGTTTAGACGATGCTGTATTTATTGAGGCAAGTCCACTCGAAAAAATATGCTTCGCTTATCAAGGGGTGTTGAATGAATTTGTTATATTGATCATACAGGATAAACAATATTACTATGCTCCCAATGTGATGAAAACGTTAAAAAATACTGAATATAAGTTATCAACATTTGGCATTCAACTTCGCGATGCGCTACGTAAGATGACAAATGATTATGACTCAGAAGATGAATCTGATGATGAAGTAATATCGCCAAAAAAGAGAACATATGTATCTAGTGAAGATGATGAAGATATTTAATGACCTTTCATATCGACTATGAGTATATTTTTTTCGATAGTCACTTTATTGATACAAGGAGTTATCCAACCTTCATCAGATGGTACAAGAGATATTTTACCAATCGCTTGCAACAATGTTATCATCGGAAGACGTGCTGCGCCCATGTCTTTGATCATCCACATGTTCTTTTCTGGCAACCTCTGAATGATCATGTTATATTTTTTGTATACATTCTCCAAATTAAGTTGTTCGGTTGAATCATACTTTGTAAGGCACTTCGACATGAATCGTATTTCTTTGAATTTGCGTTCATAGATACTTGAAGGTCGTTGATGTCTGTTCTTAACGCTATGAAACTCAAGAAATGTTCTTATGTAGTCGAATTTATATGGCGCGATCAACATCCGTGTTTTGATCAGCGGATATAATTTTATGATGTTCAAATAAACAATATCAGAATCTGCGTCAAATGACGGTGCCTCAAATTCTTGAAATGTGTCGATATCACTCAATTCATAATCACGATATGTATGTCGTTCGAACACGTTGTCTTGTGTCTTGATGAATTTTTCTCCATCAAAATATATGACATCTTCGTGAGACAATACAATCGTCATCATATTGAAACTATTGGGATGACACAGACACAAGGAGCTAGATCTAGCTCCAAGCGGAGTTTCTTTCGTCGGGTAAATGATCTTACTTTTTTGAATCCTATTAGGTTCATCTGCAGGTATGTCGAGATAAACAAAATCATCGTTCTTGACATCTGTCATAAAATATTCTTCGGATAACTCAACATCGATATACGGCATAAACAGTCTGCCTCGATACTTATACAGGCCGCTTGTAGAGATGAACTCGCACAAACCAATATAATACTGTGCGACCGTGTGAAACTTTTTTGATACGGTCGATAAAGTCTCTAAGTACCATGGACTGAAAAACTCAAGAACATTGTAGAGCGCATCGTTGTTGTTTGCGTCGAAACATTTGAGTACGGACATATTTTTATGATATGATGTCGACGTCAATTTTAGCACTCAGGTTAATGGGCAAAAAAATCAATACATACATACATCGTCTGAGATATTAGTTCTCATCATCTGTAGAGACGATATAAACATCAGTCAAGAGATCAGCTTGACCGCTTGGTTTCTTCATTCTTCGCATGAGTTTTGCACGTGCCTTCATCACATCTTGAACAACCTCCTTGGTGTCTTTATCATAAAGAGTACCACCATCGACGCAGTCGGCGTATAGTCTGATCCTATCATTGGTGTCGCAGTTGAACATATATTTTGGATCGTTTCCGTTCTCATGTCGACATGATACATACATATTGTTAGTGACGAAAAATCCCTCTTCTGGTACACGAGACTGGTTTTGACGACCATTAAAATTATCACATACAACGTTACTATCGAATGCGATTATTTTTTTCGCGTTGGCTTGTTCATCGAACAACATCACGCCATCAACATACACATAAATATGTGTAGATCTTTGTGTTCCGGGAGTAGCAAACATCAGTGCTCTTCTGAGAATGTCTTCGGTTGTTGATCCGCGAAGATATATCAATAGGTCCTTCTCTTCGGGATATAATATGTATTCTACACCACGAGATGCCCGCGACAATCGTTCTGGATCATTCCATGTTGTTCCGCCATCTTCATCCAAGAAAAGTTTGCCTCCTGTTTTACGATAATATGCGACGCAGTTGTTCACATATATGCAGTCTTCGTTGTCATGTTCCATTGTTATCATCTATTGAAGAAGGTTCGTCATTTTTCTAGATACGCATCGTACGCACATAGTATGCAAAGTAAAATTGAATTTGCCCCGAATAACCATACCAATAAAATGTCATACGATAACGCTGTCGCAGCTGTTTACGCAAGAGATTCAAAGAATGTCCTCAGAATGTTAATGATCGTCGAAAAGCCTCTCAGAGGAACTAACGATAATCTACTTAACATGCCTGGTGGCAAACGTGATACTCAAGATAATGACAATTATACAGTTACTGCAAAACGTGAAATGATGGAAGAAACAATGGATGGAAACATGGAAACAATTGACCAAAAGTCGATGAAATACATGTGGTCTTATTCAATGACTCACAGAAACAACACTGTTTCCGTGATCGTTCAATTCTTCTATGATAAAATTGTTGATCCAGCTTATAAGCCTTTGAAAAATAGTGAAACAGTCGGAATGGTGTGGGTAAGAGTTGATCAATTTAGATGTCTTCGTGACAAAAAATTGATTAATGATACTGACCACTATGAGGTTGTGAAACATAAATTGCGTTTGCGTGGTTGTTGTGTTAACACATTCAAGAGTCTCTCGGGAGTCTTGGATGCTGATTTAGAACAACGCGTAAATTGCTAGTTTATGAAAGTTTCAAAAGTTTGTATGTATGTATATGTGTGAAAAAATATAAAATGATGCGCAAGCATTATTTTTTGTCGTGTTTAGAACATGTCAAGGATATCTCCTACGAAACCATAATATAAGTCTTGATCAAAATAGTCGTCTATTTCTTTTAGATGATAACCAGGTGTCGCATACAATATATAACCACCATTATGATCTTTGGGGTAGGTCAATTGACAATGCACTATTTTATTACGCGCCGTATTGTCCGATAATAAGCACTTGTCACTTTTTGTACATAGTTTTATTACTGATGCATGTATGATGAAATATACACGAAAGGTATTATGTTTTTGATATGTCAATGTCAAAAGACGAGTCTCTCTGCAGTTGGGAAATATCATTGGTTCTATTCTTATCAAGTTGTCTTCTTGATACCCTAGCGATGTTAAACATCTTACGAGATCCCGAATATTACACACAACAATAGATATCATGTTATAGCTAAGTGGCTTACACATATAACCTGTTGTTGTAAGTGAATGTGTAATGCCGAGTGCAAAACATCTATATTCTAACTTGTTATGTGCACGAGACTTAGCCAAAATAATGTTGTCCTTCTCTTCGATAGTTATTATACGGCCATAAGGTGTATCTTCGTGATGTAATCTTGTTCGAGATTCATTTGTAGTATGCGATCTGCAAAATGTTACATCGAGAACTTCTCCACTAAAAACATAATTGCTAGAGAAGATAATTCGTTTCGTAAAAGATACAGGCCATGGAACACATTTCAACCTTATACCATTTGTGATGGGTGGCAAATCTTTGTTTGATACGACTAATACATTGATTGCATCTGCAAAAATACTATTGACCGATCGTAAAGTGATAAGATCTGATATCATACAAAACTCAGAAATGCAAAGTGCAATGTCACCATATATCGTTGGTGTCATTTTTTTGCATGATCATTGCACACATCAATTTTGATGTGATCAAAAAAGTTATGGCAGCTCTTCGATAAAGGCACATACATCATATTGGCATGCTGATAATGCTGATTTTTTTGCAGTCTCTCTATCTAATGGGGCGCCCATAGACAATAACCACTTAACAAGTTGTATGTTACCACCAAAACATGCCGCATCAATAGTACGAGGCGATGATATCAGTGTTTCGCGATCAGGACATAGATCAAATATCATCTTTGAATTTTCGTACTTGCCCATTTCGCATGCATTCTTGAAGAACCTTCCAAACAGCTTCATGGTGATCTGAATATTACGATCGACACAATGACGATACAACATTTTGATCGTACTTGGGTAAAGATGTGTAATCGCATAATCAAATGTCCACCACTGCTGATGCATAATATCTGCTCCAGCGGTCAGTAGACGTTTTACTGCTTCGTCGCCTATATCATTTGCGTCTCTTGTATCGTATCTAATAAATTGTATTAGTGCGTGCGTTAGATTTTCTTGCGAAAATGTATGATGTTCTAGCAGCCAATCTATAAATTCTAGTGATAAGCGTCCGCATGTTGCTTCTAGAATTGGTGATTTATATTGCATACTATTGACCTCTGCAATAACATTCGGATCGTTGTCATATAACCACTTAGCTACTTCGAAATGTCCGTGTGTGAATATGTATCTCTTATATTTTGTCTTGAACATCGGCTTAAATTCGTCGAGCAACCATTTGATAGCAATAAATGCACCGCGCTTACAAGATAGTTTGAGCGCGCACGTAGGATCAATCTCGCTGAGCTCACATCTTGAGTATACATATTTTGCAAAATCTATATGGCCATGACCACATGCCGATGTGAAAACATGTTGATATTGTTCTATCGGGATCAGCCCGCCATCGAACATCCATCTGATCACTGACCCATTATTCCTGCAAAGATTGTGATTAATCTCTTTTTGAGATATTTCACGCGGACATCCAATCTCGTGCAAATATTTAGCAACATCTAATGCATCTTGTTCGACCGCATTGCAGAATGCTCTGCCAAGAAACTGTTGATTCTTATCGTCAACGATAACATGTTTACCAATGAACCATCTAACAACCCTTATACTGTTGTATTTGCACGCTGTCATAAATAGCATGCCTATCGTGTAACTTGTGCTGTGTGGCAGATATTCGATGGCTGCATCTACAAGATCGTATTTACATGCTTCGAGTGCTCTGTCACATATCGAGGCTTGCAATAATTGTGCGACTTGAGCATATTTAGCTGGATGTCCGAATGCATTTTTTGACACGAAACGTAGATTACAAAAATAGTCTAAGTCGCCGAGATACTCTGCGATTTTTGAGAAGATGAATCTATCGAAATATGTTGTCATCGTTATATGTGCAGGTGACATGCATCAATTTTGTAACAAAAAAATGATGAGTATGACGATGGTATTAGTTGCATCGGCGTTACTTTTTTGCGACATCGATCACGGTTCTGATGACCTTGAATAGTGATCGAAGTAGATCACCCCACGTGGTTGGTAAGCATGATCTTGTTGCCTACTAGTTGCATGTGCAATTTTTTTGTTGTCATGTTGATGAGTGTTTTATCAGAATGATCGAAGTCAATTTTAACAACGAGAAAATTGATCCAAACGCCACAATAATCATGTACAAAATTACGATGCGACCAAAAATAAGAAAACCGACGAAACCGCGGAGAAAGTCAATACCTGCAATAATCATAAGTGATATTGATGGTGAGATGATATGCGAAATTACTGCAAACATAACTTGCGAAAAATCACCTGGATGTAAATGTCGAATAATGTGAGTAGGCGGCGCAAGCGGTGAGGACGCATGATGTGCAAGTGGTATGCAAGCGATGAGCACAAATAGCATGCAAGCGATGAGCACAAATGGTATGCAAGCGATGAGCACAAATAGCATGCAAGTGGTCAAGATAGATGATATACAAGCAATGAGCACAAGTGGTCAGCATAAATATCATGCAAGTAGTCAACATAGATGATGAACACATCGCCTGTATACCACGTGTATATCATTAGATCTTACCGTTCGTGCATGTCATTCGTGCACGGGCGGTGTGTTTCGACAGTCAGCGACGAACGATAAGATCTCACCGTTTGCGCTCGCGCGTCATCGCAAACGGTCAAAACACATCGTTCACTGTTAACTGTTCATCCTCACCGCCTGCACAAAATTGATGCACCGTGTTCTTACTCAGAAAAATAGAAGATGTTCAAGTTAGCAGATATAACTTTTGTAACAAATGATACTGGCAGCGATGTGTCGCCCGACAATGTAATCAATAAACTTGCAGATCCGATCAAAAAAATAGAACAGCGTGTGTGTTACGGAACCAGAGATCGTTGCACGTTCAATACGTATCCTAGGGTCAAATGCAAGCATCCATATGATGGCCGTAACACATGTAACAGACATATATGTCTCATGCACGTCCATAAACGTACGTGCGGATGTATGTGTAATTATTGTGATAAAGTTATTTGTCACTACCATATGGGCATGTGTTGGGGATGTGATAAGATAACATGTATGTTAGAATCATGCAGCGCGTTTGTCAGTGACAATTATTATAATGATTATGTCGCGACAGTATGTCATAGGTGTGCTCGTGACAGAAGTTCATGCAACAAGTATATATGCGATAATTGCGGAAAAATACATGCTAACAAGAAGTGCTCAACTTGCGATAGTAAGCTATGCGACGATTGTAAGTCCCCATGTATTCGTTGCAGAGGATTAATGTGCACCACATGTTGTGATGACAGTTCAACAGGGTTTGATGAAAGTGTTACATGTCATTTCTGTCACCTAAAATATGGCGACAGTGACGACAGCTATGATTCTGATGAATATTAGAAGGCGCGAAAAAAAAAGATGCAAGCGGCACGCACTAGTTGCATGTGTTCTCATCGATATATTTTTTGAGATCATCTACTGTGTCGATGACAATGAACTTAGGTCCGTAGTCAGATGTTGCTCCTGCGAACTTGCTATACACATGCATAAATTGCTCAACATCTTCGCTAGGCAATGTGCTAATTTTTTCGAGTTCTGATGAATGATCATCGATACCGCATGTTTCGAATGCTTCGGCAGATAGCAAATCGCTCAGAAAGTAGTATTCATAGATAGTTTCGAACACATTGATTTTTTCGTAAACGGTATATGTCATGATTGTATACTACTTTTTGCGGGCAGTCAATTTTAAAATGTTGCAAAGAACAAGTTGATGTCGAGTTTAACATTCTTGTCGATTAAACTAAACTTTGGTGTCATCACCGATACACCATCAGAGAACGATCTGTAACCGCGCATGAACGATTTAACATCGTCTTTGGTGATCTTTGCGATGCACATCACCGTGCCATCATTCTCGATATTGTGTGATTCATGTGCAAAAACATAGTTGGTGAGCCCCGTAAGTTTGTTGCGAATTTCATAAACGTTGTATTCGGACATGTCTATTTTTGCCGAGCATAAATCTCTTCTAATGCGAATGAGCCTCTGATGGAGCCTCTGACGAAGTCATTAAAGTAACTTATCGCGACATCATCATCGCACGATGAGATAGTGATGTGCATACAGTTAGTGGGCGATGTGTTAACAGCAAATGTAAGTCGTGTATGTGACCTTGAACATGAACACCTAAAGATGGTTGTATGAGTTCAATGTAATCACCGTCGCACAACTCTGATACATACTTATCACCGAAGGACGATGTTAATCATTCTTGCCATCTTGTGACACCCACTCTTAAAATCGATCATGCTGTTATATACCATCGACATCACAAACAAAAAAATGACTATTTCGCGCGGAAGTATTTTGCAAATTTCGGGATGAGGATACTTATATAGGGATGATAACCACAGTCACGTGAAACCACTATGTTTGTATCGGGATTATATATTACACGATCATAACCACATTTTCCTAACTCAAAATCACCTAATCGATGCGGATAATTTAATGTAACAATGGAATCATTGTCACCTATTTTGTACGAGATGGTATCTCTGTCGATGTATATTTTTGAGATGTTTTCAATGTACTCATACACTTCATCTTCGTATTTCACTGCTAGCATCATGTTTTGACGATCAAAACACAACATCTCTATGTTTGCAGGGTCACTAAATTTTGTAACAGCTTGCACATCTGTTTTCCTGATTAACATTTCATATGGTTGCCCACAAGCATCTGCATTTGTAAAGAACAGTTCGAAATTCGTCACAAAGAAATGTGCTGTGTCACCAAGTTTATACTGGATGTACAACACATCTTTTTCATCATATTCGCAATAATTGTACATGTTATTATACCAGAAATTTACGCGAGTATATAAAAATCCATTCACTCTATATGCGTGAAAATATTGTTCTTTATCAAAGACGCATAGGTACTCTTTTCGACGATTGATAGATTCTTGGATCGCTTGTCGAATATGTTTGGATGTTTTCCCGAAAGTAAAGCGCGATATTATGTCGAGATACTCATCGACTTGTTGTATGATCTCCGGTGGCAACATGATGTGGTATGGTATTATTATTGACAACTAACGATATGCATCAATTTTAAGCAAACGGCGAAAATTGATGATGCGTGAAGATACTCAAAACGATCATGACAGATATAGATGATTTCAAAGTGCTGAGCATCGATACAAACTTATGTGACTACATCGACGAAGATAGTGGGTATTTCGCCGTGCATGAAGGTCAATTGTTTCGAAAGTACGCAGGTAGCTTTTGGATATATGACAAATTTTTGAGATGCGTCAAAGTACCGAAACAAAAAAAGTATATATTCGAGGATGCAATGAAGTACACGACACATCTACATCTTCATGGCAAACTAAAATATGTATACTATGTTAATGGTCTCATCGATGGTTGGATCAAACAAGCAGTTCATCACATATATACTTTGAATGAAGGTGATCCTCTCGAAATTTATGTATCGCATGCTGATGGTGAGATAAGATTTGTGAACAATACGTTACAAGACACACATTCATATGTTGTATACAAAGAGTCAACACAAATCATGTTTCATGTAGGCGACAATTGGTTTGAGGCACATGGATTAGTCAACAACTTTGTGTCTGATTTATTGGCAGATGGTATCTCGAATAATCGTCCAAGAAAAGTCTTAACACGTGACTATGTCAAGCTCGATACATCGAGCGGGCGATCAGCTAACATAATCCGCGACATCGAACATGTGATATACGCAGAAAAAAGAATGTTCATTCGAACACATGCAAGCGACGTGTTGCACGACTTACTCATCGTCACTGCAGATGATGAGTAGATCGCATGTCGCCTGTTGCAAGCATTGCTGCAATAATTTTTTCATAAACATGGCCATGTTGACTTCATCTTGATATTGCACATTGACGGTTGTCACATTGCAATATCCAAATCGCTCAGCTTCCATCAACTTATTTATTGCGCCATGATAACAATAGTATTTGTCGTTGTTTCGATCGACAAAATAAAAATCAATTACTGACGCCCACAAAGGTAGTATGTCGCAATCGACCAGTTCATCGAAAGAATAATAATATGGCCCATCAACGATATGTATCTTTTTTTTGTTGTCAGATGCCGTATAAAAATATAATATAACTCCTTGGGCTACTTCCACTATTTTTTTGATGCGACCTTCGAACTCCGGGATAACAGTTATATATCCGTTATGTTTCACTCTCAATGTTTGTTCATGTCGAGTGAAAGTTAGTTTTCTTGAAAACAATAAATCTACATTTGTCTCATCGATATCTGTTATGGTTATTGTGCCCTTATCTTTGATGTTATATGTTGCCTCTTGCATTTTTATTGAACAATGTGTAGCTTGATCAATTTTCGAGGTGCTTGAAAATTGACGATGTCCCGATATGAACATAAAAAACACATGACACCAGAAAAGACTAAGGAACAAGGATATCACGAAATTCAAAGCATTGATCTTATTTTGCATCCAGAACAGGCGCACATAACCATCAACGGCACCGAGTTCATAGTCCCAAAACTGATATTGGATCAGTGTTTCAACGATCCCGAAGAACGTACATTCACTGTCGAACTAGGCACATGTGATCTGCGCGAGACGTTCAAGAAGATCATGTTATATCTAACATTGCCTGATGCACACGATCATAATGCTGCGTCTCTGCGATTCATCTTCAAGTACATTAATGCTACTAGCTATGCACGCGACTCATTGTGGTATTATTATGATGAACAAGCACAAAGTATGGGTGGTAGAGGTTTGTTAGCTAGTCTCGTTAGACTAATCGAAAGAGGTCACTCGTTTGGAGATTTCTCTCGTGCAGCAGAACTATATATGATGTTGCAGGAAACGTTCCCTGATATATGGTCACGGGTGAGTCATGTCTTTCAGAAAAAAAGTTCATTCATCCTAGTGTCAAGCACAGCACATGATCGCGACAAGATAGACATGTGTGTAAGATTCTTGCAAGTGATGATACATGGTTATCCAAATTTCTTCGATGTGTTTGTTAAAGCATATCTAAAAAAATATGATGTCGAGCAAATATGCGAATCGCCAAGTGTGATCGTTACACTTAGTTCTGAGACAAAATAGTAATATCTGCAAGCGATGAGGACGTATCGTCGATCAACAGTCGATGAAACTTTGGCACCCATCTCTGTTCAATGTTAGCGAACTCTACTTTTTTTGTACGTTGTTTGAGATACGCACCAGTACCTATTCCCCATGACGGCACATTAAGTGTACGAGGTTCTGTGGACAAACGTCTTAACGATGTTGAGAACGGTTTGCCAGTAGATTTTGTCATAAAGACTATATCGCGCTCGGTCGCAAAGTATAGTTCGATGTCATCGCCGCAAGTATTGTGAATTTCATAGACACACTCTTTTTCACGCACATATGCATATATCATACTTTGTGGGTGAAATGTAATGGCATTAGGCACTCCGGGTGTTGGTTCATAAATATATATCTCGCGTATTAATGAGTCAATGGGTACAAATGTACGCACATATGGCGCAAAAAGCAGTAATGTGTTGTTGTTCGTGCTGTATACATCGTCGGAGAATGTCATGAAACATTTGACATCTCTTATCATGAACATCTCATTATTTTTGATGTAGAAGAATCCAGACATCTGGTGGCGATTTTTGAAAATTGAAGTTGTTGATCAATTTTCAAAACATGTTAAGGGTATTCAAGTTCATTGCAAACAACAGATTGCTAAGCACATTAGGCACAACAACTATCGTAGCAGCATTAATCTTTCTTTGGAAACGTTTTACGCGGCTGCAGATGTCAAAGCACGGCGACACAGATCTTGTTTATATGACATACGACAATGCTATCGACCACTCAGATGTTAGCACAAAAAAAATGTACTATTGATGACTATGACGACGATGATGACGACGAGTATGATGAACTAAGAGGACGCATACAACGTAGACGCATAAATCATGAGAAGATCAAAAGATCAAGATATGATAGTTGGAGAACAAAAAGAAGCGATCGGAGAAGTGATCGAAGAAAATATCGAAGCAACAAAAAATGAATCGCTCATCATGATATATATCTAAGATGAACATTCGCACTAATCTTTGTGACACACTACCTAGTAGCAGATATTACTATGTTGTTGGCAATGAGTTATATGAATATGTGCCAGGTGTTGAAAATATTTACTCGGTCATGAAAGGAACGTTCGAAGACAAAATAAGTCATGTACCGCATGAATTTGTGCCACTTCGTTCGATAAGTTATATCTCAAAAAGCGATACAAAAGTCGACATCGCTCTTATGTACATGTTCTATATGTCGGAAGCAGGATGCAAAGTATTTGTTAATGATTCAAACATAGTCGTCGGTACATCTCTCGCGAATCCTTTGGTGGTATATACGATCAAAAGTAATCGTATGATTTATATCATGTATTCGAGCACAGCTTGGACCGTCGAATATAATTGTACAGATTTCTCGACTTGCCGCTCATTTTACTTCAAAGGTAATATGCCATACATACGGAACATAGCGCCAAAAGGCTACACATATATTGGTCCTATGCCCAGCGACTATCGCACACTTTTGAGATGGTATCACCAGCAAACAATGTTCGCAAGGCACGATAACATGTTGAGTGACATGGTTGTCGCTTGTTTATTTTTTGCTGCCAACATGAAAATTGATTCGTCAGCGTCATCATCAAAAAAGATGTTGACAGTGCTTGAAGGAGAGTTTGTATTTTTGATCGAGACATGTATCGGTTTATCGGATGTGAATTATCATGTATTTCTTAACACACATGCAAACACAAATTACGCTAAGAAGTTCCTTGCGGAGTACGGTGATATATGTCGTATAAGATACGATGCGACCATCCAAACTTCGATTTTAGAGATCAATCATTCATGTCCGAACGAAGCAATAAAGATATTTCTTGGAAGGCTATCCAAAAAATATAATAGCGTGTTCATCGATATCGCGTACTTGATAAGTAGTTTAGGTTGCTTCAATAAAACATTGGTAGGTATGTGTTACAAGACGCACCCAGTTTATACCCGTGATGTGTATATCCAAGATTATGATGTATGTGATTCGATGATATACATGGCACATGACACAAATGTTTGGGTCATACCAAAAGAGATTACTGCTACAATGTTGAGGGGTATATTTAAGTTGCGACATATAGTGTTGAGACAAGCGACGGGGTTGAACATTTGTTCAGGCGCCCAGCAACTATACGATGTTGATATTTTATTTTTTGATGTGCTAAAATTGATCTCGAGTTTGTATCACAAAAAAGAGACAATGTTGACTAAACTAGAGAGCCGTGTTTTAGGGGATATGCACGAAATGTTGAGCAACATACATTATTTATTGAGAGGAACAGCGCATTATGAAAAAATATGTGAAGACGAAGATCTCAAAGATTTCAACGACGAATATGGAGACATATGTTATCTTACGTCCGTTAACAAGTATAATTCTTATAACATGCGACATACGACTTCGACAGCGTTAGAAGCACAACATAAATTTTTGGAACGTCTATCAAAAAAATATAAAGATCCGTTCATTGATTTAGCGCTACATTTTAGCAACAATAAAGATATACAAGGTGCACAAGACACGATTTGGGCGTTGATACTCATGTATAAACGTCATACCAACATGGTTACAAAGTATAAATGTGATTACATGATGCAAAATACTGCGCGTCGATGTAATGTAACAATCAAATTTGGTAAAATGTCTTACCCATTATTTGAAGAGATCACAGAAAAAATGTTGATCGATGTGTTCAAATATCGAGGCATCAAACTAAGTTGCATACGCGGTATGAAATATACCGAGCAATTGTGCGATGTCAACATTTTATTTTTTGATGCGCTAAAATTGATCTCAGAGTTTCATCACAAAAAAGAAACAATGTTGCGCATCAATGATGTTAGATGAGATCAAAGAAAAAATGTACTAGTAACGCGTGTCGCCATCATCGGTTGTCATCTACAACAACAACTTATTTTTTTGTGCAAAAAATAAAATGATGTTGATCGCTCGCTGTTTACATGCTGTTTATTCTTTGAGGATATTATATAGATCTGAATGGAGACTTCTTTCGAAGACGCTTCTCAATAGAATTCCGACCTTGTCATCGGAATAATCGAGTTCCATAAATGTTTCAACAATTTCTCTATCGCTGCTTGTAATATCGAGCAGACCTGCATTTGTCAAAGTAGTCAAAGATGTGAACATATTGATCTTGTTAGTAACACCTGAAATGAGATCATATAAATTTGCCATGTTCATTGTGAAGTAATTTCTGACGGCTTCCTTTAATGCTGATTCTCCGAGGCCTGACCAACCTTCGAAATCAAGTAGTTCGCGCACGAATTCAAATGATGTGATCTGACGACCTACAAAGTATTTAGTTCCATCGATGACATCAACAGTCTTGAATGAACATTTTTGCGTACCTTCCTTGAAGAGTGTACAATCGTTTTTAAGTGCGATCGATTCATTGTCTTTGAATAACACTACGATCTTATCTGATGTATAAACCTTGTTGACCGTCAACAACAAATTTTCAAGTGATGAGATGATTTCCTTAAGATCATCGACTTTGATGGTTACTGTGGACATGATGATGTTGGTGTTGTTGTGTATATACTTTTTGGGTTAGGTTCAATTTTAGATTTTTTGTATGTTTCGATGACAGCCGCTAGAGAGGTACAAAACAAATGAATTGGCCGTTGGTTGTAGGTGCTGTGTGCACTATCGCAGTAGGTTATATGTTCCCGTTGAAGACATACAAAGTTAAACAGTCGAAGACTCCGACGATACCGACAACGGAATATGCTGATAAACACATTACTGACTATATGCAAAGCAAGATGTACAAACTAACAATAGTAGCGGGCGATGAGGCGGGCGGTGTGCTTGATCGTTCATCTTTTTTGTTTCACTAAAATTGATGCCTATCATTCATCAAAAAAATATGTCTTTTCCACATACTCTTGCGGCCAAGATACTCTTATGCGATGAACATGTTGATATCAAGATCAATGGTGCTTCGTTCAAACTACCTAAAGTGATCATTGATGAAGAATTTGTCACAAGTAATGTAACAGGATTTGATGATGTTCATGACTATACTATTGATCTAGACGACGAGGACACATCGCCAAGACAGATTTTTGAAGAGCTAGTTGCATACATTGCCACCGATGAATTTACATCCGAGTATAGTATGCGAGATCAACACAAATATTTGAAGATAAGTCCTGCGACATCGCAGTTCATCGACAAGTATCTTGTGAATACATCCAAATTATTTGATTGGGTGTGTTGGAAGTATTTTCCTCGATTACCGTTTACACCATTTTTCAATCATAGTTTCATGCTCTTCGTCAAAGATATTTACTATGGTGTACATGAATCATTTGAGCGTAAGTATATGAATGTTTTTCGCGAAGTTTTCGGGGAGATGACTACAATGTATGCGATTAATAATATGTCATCAACAGACTTATTAACGAATTTGTTAGAGCATTATGACATAGTTTTAGAGCATGTTGTTCCGAACATAGATCGCGAAGCATATGAGCAGCATTACAACAAGTGGTCGGAAGAGCAAACACAAAAATCAGATACGCAAGAACAAGCAACGGAGCATGATTTTATTGTGCTAGAGCATCCGGAAGATAAGACTAAAGTTTTAATAAAACAAGCAAATAACAATGAAGAGCAAATTCTAGGATATGTTCCATACAATATTATGCATGCGTTGGATGACTGCGTTACGAATGTTGGCAT